CTGTTGCACCAAAGGCTGAAGCCCCCTCGCCATCGGCATAAGATGCCACACCTACAGCAGTTTGGCTATTTCCACCCACTTTCTCATTAGTAGCTTTAGCCATTAAGCCAATAGCAATCGCATTTCCGCCTTTACCACTATTGGCTCTATTACCAATTGTCACGCCATATTGAGAATTACCATCAGCTTTATCGCCTAAAGTGACTGACCAACGTCCTGTATTTGTAGCATTGCTACCAACTACTACGCTCTCAGTGATTTCAGATTTAGCTTTATTGCCTAAAACAACAGAATTTCCTGTTGTACCAGTTCCAGCAAGCGCCTTTGCACCAATACCACCAATGATATTTCCCTGATCATTTGATACTACATTGGTTTCAGCCATTGCAGTTGTGCTTACACCCGCTAAGACTGCAGCGCCAATAATTGCATTCAACACTTTACGTTTGTCAGTCTTGGATGATTTACCCGCAGACTTGCTTAGTTCTGAAACGGCAGTCCAGCATTGATTTACTGCATTCCAAATATTTTTAAAAACATGATTCATGATTAATTTCCTTTTTGTAGTTAATGATAATTTAACGTATAATTAAACCCTATTATTTACTTACACGGAAGATACCTAGGATACCTTCATAGAGATAATATACACTTGTAGTAAACTATAGAAAAAGAAAATAGGGACAAAAGTAGAGGGTATCTTCCGATACCCTCATATTTGTCTGGATTATTGTTTAAAATTAAGTCCAAGATGGAAGGTTTCTTGTTTGAAATCCATTCTTTCTTCTTGGAGTAATTTTACCACGTAGTCCATTAACTCATTTTCGAATGCAAGTTTAATTGCATCCATGTCTGCAATAAAGGTTTGGTTTTTGAAGAAGAATTCACCAAGGTAATTAATGAATGATTTAATCAATCCATTACCAAAGTCTTCATCACAAACAACCAAATAGCCTTTATCCGCACAGATATCTTTTAATCGAACTTCGATACGATGAGCACGATTGAAACGAACCGCTTCTTTATCTTCAGTATCTTCCGTAAATGGGATTACACCAAAGCGAGCATATCCAGTACGACTGTCGCAAACACGAAATTGGATTGCGACAACATCTTTTACTTTGATAAACTCAAACTCATCGATTGCAAGTTCTTTTAAGAAATCGATTGTTGATTGTTTCATGTCATCACCGTTTCTTTGCAATCCATAATTAACCTGTGATAAGGATATCTAATATTGCTATAGGATATCCTAGCACAAACCATGGATTAGTCGTCTACTCGACCAACGATTTCATGACACGGAAGTATTTCAGAATACTGAAATATCTTAACGGGTTCAGCTGATGGTTCATTGGTGAATTTGCAAAGTAAAGGTCTACCATAGATGATGTTGATGATACGTAAGATTTCATCACCATCCATGTAGCCGTATGCATCGACTACATGTGTATTACCATCATCCAGACTAAGCTGATATTTACCATCATCCATCTTTTGGATTTTGGTAATCTTTGGCATACCCCATCTGATATCAAATAGTACATCACCTGGTTCCGCTGTTTCAAGTGGTTTATACATAATGACTATCCTCTTGAGTTATCAGCAAATAATCTCACGTAGGTTTGCATGAGGTCAGGTGATGTGATACATGCCACTTCCGGTTTTAAGCAAAGTGCTTGCCAGAGTGCGCCACTACGACCCCCTACAGATGCACCGATAGCGCCTTCAGTAAGATAGATAGTACATTCATCGCCACGTCCATTTACGTTATCAACGTATAGGTAGTGATATTGTTTCGTGACGATTGCACCATTGCCAATATTACCATGGCGGACTACCACATCTCCACCTACTTGTGCATTGCTATCAACAACGACACCTTTACAGATAGCAGCTGTACCACTAATACAAGCAGTATCTCCTACTAATGCACCATCACCCACAATCGCATCATCCTCGACGATTGCGTTACCCACAACAAAGCCACCTTCAAATATCCATGAGCTACCACTATGAGATAACGATGTAGCGTTAGATACACAACCACCTAAATCACCTTTCTTCACACCAATAACTGGAATATCTTTCAGTGCTTTGATTCGATGACAAACCTCACCATTTGGTGCAGCAATAGGTTTAGGTAAGATTTCGTACTTACGTTCATCTTCCTGTTTTGTTTCTGCTGAAATATCGCCAGTGGCACTTAATACACGTTTAAATTCATTAAGACGCCATACTGCCAAGAAACGTGTATCAAATACCAGTGGATTTGAGGCATTTAATACATCCGTATCATCATTGTGATAAGTCTTGGTTTGAGCCATGCCGTTACTGATATAGCTATAGGTATTACCTTCTTCAATCTTACTGAAGTCAAAGTAGTACTCCGTTAATCTTTCTGGACCACAAAGTACTTGTGCTACACCAACAAGGTTATCAGCTCGATGATCTGGGCGGATATCGACTTTACGCTCACGGCCACCCGGTAACTCAACAAAGTAATAGTGATATGGATTCTTTTCGCTAGGAACACGACCAGTGAATGCCACTCTGCCATTGGTCAATTTAACTTGACTACCTAGCTTGATATCAAGCTCATTGATCGGTAATGCTTTTAAACCGAACTCTGGTGCATCTTCAGTATCCATATCTATCGCTTGCTCCTTATTAGTTGCGCTTACTGTTACAGCTTGGAAGTTTTCAAATATCGGGAATCCACCACGGAAATTACGTGTTACAACCGATGCGATATCTGCATCTGGCGTAATGAACGATTTATTCTTACCATCACGGTTCCATTTTAAGATATAACTACCATCAACTGTTTTACCATGAATAGCGATGTTACTTGAGAAGTTATACTCAATACCAGTAATGATTGCGTCTTTACCATTTTGTAATCTTACAACTGAACCGATGGTAATAAGTCCGATGTTGTTATGGAAAATGAAGTAAGCATCTTCTACTGTTGCAGCGATAGTGTAATCAGCATCCCCTGTAGTATAAGTTAAATCATAATCCCAGATTGGTTGCACGTGAGTGTTTGGTGAGTAACCATAAATAGTCTGCTCGGTGCGCTCAGAGATGTGCTTAATAATGGTGTACTTCTGGTTTGCAAGCATCACTACACGACCAATCATAAGGTCGATATGGGATTCACCATTATCATGACGTCTAACAATACGAAGATGATTTGAATCTGGCGCCGTTGCTTCAATTTTATATTTTAAGTTACTTGTAAACTCAGTGAGTTTTTCATTTGATTGTTCCATTTTAAACCTCCAAGTAGTTTAAATGTCTATTTAATCTGTTACCAAAGGTGGTATGGTCTAACCCACCCATCATGATGCCTTCTTTAAGCGCCTGTGCCATCCCTTTTATAAAAGGGTTTGCTAACTCAAGCGCATACCAGTCATCAAGTTTTTTATACTTCTCAAACCAATTCACTGGTGTTTTACGATAGAAATAGTTACGACAATAAAGTAGTGATTTATCGAGGTCATTCATATTAAGGTACCAATAGATATTTCGTCTTACCGCAATAACCCAGACACCTTGATCTTTATCGTAATAGTTTTCTTTGATGATTTGCTCGATTAAACGAGTAATCACGATTGCACAAAATGAGTTACTATCATAAGTCGCTTCATCTTTCGTGCTGAAGTAAATATCACGTGCAATAAGCAAAGCTTGTTTTTGTTGCCATGAGAGCTCCAATAACTCACAACGGAACGTCTTATTAAAAACAGGCTCTTGCATGTGCAGATAAACATCTACCTCTCTTACTTCCCATTCTAATTTATCATCGAAATGATGGTAAGTTAATTTAAAGTGATTGGTCTTAGGATCATAGTGCATTCCACGAATCCCCAGTAGACGTAACACTTTAATGGTTAATTTGGGAGTAAGTTCTACTCCCTCATTGTACTTCACTTCTGCCATTGTTTACCCTCCTATAAGTAAAACGTGGCACAGAGTAGCTAGCCATATAAATATTTATCAGACTCTTGTCTCCAATTAAAAGATTCGCCGTCAAGTGTAATCTCAAAGGCACTTAATTGCATTGGAAATATACCAAATACAAATAAAGCAATGGCACTCGCAAACTCACCTGGATCAATTATATATGATGGATGAGTCAACTCAATCTTCTTGCCTATAACGTGATCAGTAAGGAAACCTTTTCTTTCGATTTGACCTGGTTCTAGTAAATTTGCAATAGTTACTTTACTAACCACCCCATCAGCATCATTAGTAATATCAATGTTGCCACCATTGTCCCACTGTAACACGAAGTGAACCGGTTTATATGTCCACACGCTATATAGTTGGTTACCTGAATCTTTAGACATCTTTTACCTCCTATAAGTAAAATATAGCCTACTTGTATCATTTACGGTATTCGTGAAAATCCGCTAACCAATGAAACGGGTCATTGTTTAGTGTCATCTCAGCCGTATAGAATAACTGAGGTTCTTTACCTGATACGAAATCCTGAATCACTCCAGCAAAGTACTCAGGTTGAACAATCTTATTGACATTTGTGAACTTAATCTTGTTACCAATAATAAAGTGACTGATGTAACCTTTACGTAATTGTTGTGCAGGTGTTCTCATCTCATTCACTATCGCAGTGGCAACAGGTTTTCCTGTATTATCAAGGATGGTCAGATTTTCACTACAGCCCCAGTTAAGTGTGAAGTGATAATCTTCACGTAACCAATTCCAATAAGCAAGGTCAGCTTCTCTAATCTGTTTTTCTGTTGGCATTTACAACTCCTATTATCTAAAATCGGTAGCCACAGTTTTGGACAGGATTGTGTTGATTCTTTCGAGATCAGCCATACCTACCACCGCATCAACAAGTTGACGTTTGACTTCATTCATACGGCGAATACGTTTACTACGGATGAACCCTTGTTGAGAGATACGCAAGATAAACGGTTCTCTTGTTGCAAGGTCAACGACGTAGAGTTGTGGGTAGAGTCTTTTCTCTTCAGTGAATAACAGACAGCGATAGTTATCATTAATCGTTGCAATCATGCTACCCAAACGACCTTGTTCACATATCGCGACACCATGTGGCAATCGGCTAAGCATGAGATACATCTGGTCGAGACTTTCGCGAAGTTTGTGCGGCCAATCTATCGTTGCTGGATTGTGAGTAGGCTCTAACTCAGCGTACTTGCAAAGATAATAATAAATATCATCTCTATTTAAAGATTCCTTTGCGATTGCATAAACATGCGCAAGGATTTCTTTAACTATCGTGATTGGTTTTTCGTCTGTGATATTGAGACGATTTAACACACTCATGACCCAAGACTCTTCGATGAAGTTTTGGATATTTTCTGCAACACGACTAATCGCAACAAACCCACCTATATCAAAAGGCATCGATATTGAAAGTAGGTCAGTACTATGATCATAGTCGATACCCCAACCATCTTTACCATCACTTTTGTAGATGAAGCTTAAAACTGGTGATAGGTAACGAGCACGATAAGGCATCATTTCCATTGTGTATGGCGATAAAGTTAATTTATCCATTTTATATCTCTCCCATTCCAAAGAAGTACAATAGTACATGACGAACGACCACCGAGATAATCATGATAAGTGCTGCGGCTGCAAGAATCAGTGCCACGACTGGTGCAACCTCATCCATGATATACTCAGTTATTGACATGTCTTCCTGATTCGCTTTACGGGCAATTAACCCCGCAATAATCACCACGATGAGAAAAGCAATCCCACCACTAATGATATCCAAATTTGGATGAATAAATTCCATATAAAATACCTCTATTTAAGATCTGATCCAACCATTCTGGAAAAGATCTCATTAATCTTATTCACACCCGCACCGTTTAGTACGGCATCACGTAATTCAGTAGTAATTGGTCTTTCACTTTTGATTAGATGACGACGCATGAAACCGGTTATACCTAGGTGTGCAGTATAAGCTTCTTTTGTATTACGATCTACGATGTAAAGCATTGGATACGGTTTAAAGAAATCATGATAGAACACAATGCTGAAATTTGTACCAATATTGATACTGAACTTCGCCTCACGTCCACCCATATTTCTTTTCTCTGGTTTAGTTGGATTATAGAATAAGGCAGAATAGAAACCATTCATCCCAATACGAAATGTCGTATCCCATCTTTTAGAACGCGGAATAATTGTCGTCTTAAACTTGTAATAGTTACGAAGCATCAAGAAGACATCATCTTGATTTGCCGCACCTGCAACGACCTCATTAAACTCAGTTAACCCCGCAATCAATCGATTAACCAATCGTTCATTTTTCACTTCATGACCAAATAAGTAATCGATACGCTGTTTCGTTATCTGACCAAGTGGGATATCTGAGGTTGGGATCAAGTCAATTGAGAATAGCGGCCACTGTGTTAGTGAGTCAAACGCAGTAAGCTGGTTCTTAATATGATTATAGTTTAAAGTGATCGCTGATTGTAAGTCTTCATCATTGATATAAAGACGAAGTGATAAAACCGGCGTACGATAAGGAAGGTGCTCAACCGGCTCTTCCATTAACTTTAATATCTTATTTCGTTTCGTCATTTTTCACTTCCTCTTTCATTGCATAACGACCCACTTTGTTCTTAGATTTATAGACTTCGAACTTATTACGGAGGTTATAGTACTTATGATCTTCATTTAACTGGTAAGCAAGATCAACAGTAGTTTCATTTGCCCAACGCATAAGGGCACCAGCTAGTGCTGCACTAGTTACTGCAATGGATGGTTCATAAATCGTGAATGTTTTACCATTTAATTCATTCACTAAGAATGCAGCACGAGTAAGACTACGCGGTACTACAGTTAAATTGCGTTCACCGACGATTGTCTCGGTGTCTTCAGTAACAAATTTAGCTTTCACGGTGATATCAAGATGCTGACCTTCTTTACCTACAAACGCAGCAGAGACATCATAAGTCACGGTCTGACGATTAAACCAATCGATAAATCGTGCTTCGATACCACGGTATTCACCTGAACCATAGCGATTGAGTAAACAGTCGATGATGACGTATGCGGAGACTTCTTCACGTTGTGCCACTTCATTGATGATATCGATGCCACCTGCTTTACCAGTGATCCACTCAACCATGATTTGGTTGTATTCGATATAAGTATAAAGTAGTTGTGCTTGGATGCCTGTTTCTGGATCACGTAAAGTCAAACAACCAGAAGCGGGTTTACTGATACCACCAATAGTTTCATCGCTTACGATGACCCTGTTACCGATTACATCTACCGTATATCCTGGTTTGATGATGTTCCATTTGATGCATTTGGCTTTGAAATATGCTTTAATTTTGTTTAATAGTTTCATTTTATTTTCTCCAATAGAAAATTAATCAATCACAAATCAACCCGTCTATCAGGTCGTAAGTTGTGATTGTGGCTAAGTTAATAATTAAGCTTCGATAGGTTCGACAACCAGCGTTAGTGTATCGTTAATAAAGATAAGATCCTGTTGGTGATCTTTGATTACTTGCGTATTCTCATCATAAAACGCTTTAGAAAGCACGGAGATGATTTCTTCAAGTGAATGATAGCAATACTTCTCCCATTTTGGGAAAGTGACATCATGGATCTTATAGCCATCGAGATAAGCGATAAGTTTATTGAGATTTAGCATTGCATTTGGTGGTACTCTTACCTTGTTGATAGTAGTAACCACTGCATCACCTATTAGATTAGTCAATTTAAACGTTACGACGTTCTCATCTGACGTATCGATAGAGATAGCGTATTTATTAAATTGAGCCAAATGCCAACCAAGAAATACGTTAGTGATTTGACTATACTTATTTGCCTCATCTTTATAAACTGCACCCATTCTATTTAAGATGTAAGGTACCACTTTCGATGGGTCCTGGTTCGTGCGGGTACAATAATCGTTAACGACCTGCATACCACCAGATGTTGCAAGCCAATGCATCATCCATCTTGACCAATCACAGGCACGATAGTTACCTTGACTTGAACCACGTGTTGGACTGATTAACGTATAGCTGTTTATTGTACCGTGTTGTACGGTAAAGTAGTCGCTATTCGCATAAAGAGAATAATCGTATTCTCTCTTTCCTGCACTTACTGCCTTCTTAATTAAGTTTGTAAGCAACTCTATCATGTTCCCTCCCTATGGGGTATAATGTTTATTGATGATCATCGTACTATCACTTGAAGCAATCGTAGTGATATCATTTTTACCTAGATCAATGACTTCAGCACCTAATTCAATAAGACGTTTAATGCGAAGTGCAATCGTCTCAAGTGAACAATAACTCTTATCGTTATTGATCGTAACACGACCCACCTTCTCAGATTGCATCAATGAACGAGATAACTTATCCGCTGTTTCCATTGAAGACTCGAGTAGCGGTTGTGCATCGATGGCGACCATATAACGATTGCCATATGGATTGCATACTTGCACCACAATAAACTGCTCTTCTTCAACGTAGTCCACACGGATACCACGTTTACACCCACCAAGATTCATAAACCACTTATTAAAGCTCTCATAAAGCTCAGGGGCGTTCCATTTGCGATAATACGACTTAGGACTAAAGATTTCATTAAGTAGCATGTATGGTGAGATACGATGCGTTGTGCAGTACTCACCGATATTCTTCATTTGTCTTGTTGCACTGATCCATCTTAATACGAAACGATTATGATCAGTCAGTTTAATACGGATCATATCGCTCGTACCTGAAGCATGATCAATAAGCTTTGCTTCCGTTAACTGCTCACCCACAGTTGAGGTGTAGTCAAGATCAGTTGGTAATAACTGAAGACTATAATGACGTTTACCATCGATAAGATCTTTCACTGATCTAATGAGTTGCTTAATCATCTTTCTTTTCCTCACTTAGTGTAAGTTTGATATAGTTATCGTGATCGAGAAAGATACTATTGCCCACGATATTAAACTCCTTAGAATACAGTGCACTACGGATACAGTGCGCCACCTCAAGCGTACCCCAATAACCATGCTGTTGCCCATTAACGTTGATATCATCAATGATCTTATCTTTGAATAATTCATTGACCATTTTAACACGATCAACTAATAACGGAGTGATAAGGTCACCAGATGTGATCGTTTCATTTGTTCTATCGTGGTATATATTACCCACGGTAATCACAAGTCTATTGCCAGACCACTTCTCGATCTTTACTTTAAGCCCTTTTGACTGTTTGATGTACCACGCCATATAGGCGATTACAATTGGATTAGATCCTCTACCACCTTCCAGTGCGGATAAGTCTCCCTTCCAGGCGCAACCAGTATTGAGCAAATATCGCACTGCCTCAATTGGTGTAAATCCATACACGTGGTAGTATCTATTGATCACATCCATTCCACCCATTTCATTTAACCACTTTAAGGCAAACCTTGTTGAGTTACCGATGGCGATGTGACCAGTCCCAATTGGCCCTTCTAAACTACTGACGATATACTCACAGTACTCACCCATCTTCATTTTAGTGTAATCATCTTTTACGATAAGCACGTAATTACCCATTGGTTTCTCTTCTACTGTTTCAGTAGGCTTACTCTTGTGGAATAACTTACCGATTAAGTCTAAAAGCATTTTAAACATGATTCCCTCCTTTAGAAAATCACTTTAGTTGATATTAAATTAAAACTAACATCGTCACATCAAGACACCAATTATCTTAGACGCGACATTTGATTTGTCAGCTTCATAAAGATAATATACACTTGTAAAATCGATAAAACGGACATAAGCAGAGGGTAGACCGAAGCCTACCCTCTTGCTATATTGCTTAACTTATCGTAAAGTAAACTTGACGATTATTTATCAGCAACTAATTTCGCTGCAGATACGTTACCTAAAGTGATGAATGCTTTTAACACACGAATCACGTAGATAGATAATTCAACTTCACCGCGTAACAATTGAACTGGTAAGTTGTATAAACGTTGAGCTACTTTATAAGCATGTTTTTGCTCTGCAGAAACTTCTTCGCCAGCGCCTTCTACTTGTTTATCTAATTCTTTGCGTAGTGCATCGACAGCAACGTGTGCTTTCTTAGAATCAGTATTGTAGAATTTATCTAAAGCGTTAGCTACAGTTTTAACACCTTTCACTAAGTCTTCGATTTGTGCTTTAGTTAAAGCAGCGAATTCAGCTTTTTCAGGTTTTGCATCGAAATCTTTATGCGCTTTAGTAGAGGCTACACGGAAGCTATTGATCAATGCTGCTTCATCACCTTGTTGGTCTAAAGTTGCATTGTAACCATAAGCAAGAGCGAAATCACCGAATGCGAATTTAGCTACGCCACCTTTGTATGCTTTACCGAATACACCATCAGCTAATTCAGATTTAGCACCAGATTTTTCAACGATAGTTGCTAAGATACCAGTCACTGCTTTACCTAGATCTTCAGCAGATTTAGTTGTAACTTGTTCAGCACCGCCTTTGATAGATTCAAGAGCTTGTTCTAAACCTTTACCAGCACCTTTAGCGATTGCTTCTAATTTACCGAATGCTTTAACTGCTTCTTGTGCATCGAATTTTTTACCTTCAACTGCTAATAGAGCGAAAGAAGAAGACCATTTGATTTGTGCATCTTCACCATCTTTACGATCTTTTAATTTTTCAGCTAATTTAGCTGCATCTTTAACGATACCCGCTGTAGTGTTGAAGAAACGTTTCCAGTTAGAAGCGATGCGACCTAATAAGTCATCAACAAAAGCTTTTAAACCTTCCCACATGCGTTTTAAAGTTTCTTTAAAACCTTCCATTGAGATTACTGGACCATTTGCAGATTCAGTTGCAACAGTTTCAGTTACTTCTTCAATGACTTCTTCAGGTGCATCAGTTGCATCTAAAGTATTTGCTACGCCAGCTTGTACTAAAGCCGCTTCTTCTGGAGTTGCTTCACCACGTTGTTCGATAGCGTCACCGATTTCAGCAACAACTTCACCGTTGTCGATTGCATCTGCAGTTTCAGCTACAGTTTCAGTATCTTCAACGATTTCAGCTGATTCTAATACTAATGCTGCGAACTCTTCGCTGTAGTCAACTAATTCACCAGTTTCTTGGTCTTCGATAAAACCTTCTGGTGCGTTTTCGATTGCATTTTCTAATGATAATGCTAGGGTTTTCTTAGGTTGATTAACCCAAATACCAACAGTACGTGCCATTATAAATATACCTTAATATGGAATTGTGATTGTATTAGATAGGTGCTTGTATAAGAAGTAAGCACCTATAGATTATTTAACGAATTTACGACCAACAGATAAGTAACGCTGAGCTACTTTGCTTGCAGCTACGTATAAACGTAAAGTTGCTGTATTGGTGATCATTGCTGCACCTTCGCGGCTGAGGCGCTGTGTAGCTTTGATAGTTTCTTGTGCTTCTGGAGAATCAACAGAAATATCTTGATCAAATGCAGCGTTAGCACGTTTGATTGCATCTTCTGCAGATAAATCAGCAAAAGCATTAAGTTCTTTAATTGCTTTTTCGTTAGCTTCTTTCGCTGCTGGAATGTGTTTAGTTAAGATTTCATAAAGTGTTTCAGCACGTTTTAAGAAATCCACTTTGCTTAATTTCACATCGCCAGTTACTTCAAGTGCATCAAATTTATCATTTGATACTTTGCATTTGATTTGAATTGAAGCACCTTCACCAGTGGTTTCAGAAGTTGTTACCAAACCGATACCGCCTAATGTAGGAACGATTGAGCGACCATTTCCTTGTTCTTCGGTTTCGTAATATTTACCGATTTTCTCTGCTGCATCAGTAACACCTTTAAAAAGGTCTGCAATTTTACCATCTAATGCACCAAGTTTAGCACCAGCTTCAGTTAACTCGGCCATGCCAGTGGTGTGAGCAATAGTTGATTCAAGAACATCATCTGCTTTGAATGATACTTCTTTACCTGATTCAACCCATTTACCTTTACCATCTAATAAACCAGCTGCTACCCATAAAAGAGCTTCGCTTGATACATCACCTGCTGCTTCGTTAGACACGCTAGTTGGAGCAACTTCTTCGATACCTTTTTCTTTAACGGTTTCGATAGCTTCTTTAACAGCTTCTGCAGCTTTAGCATCATCTTCTTTTGATTTTTTGAACCAAGCTGCAACTTTAGCTAAAACAGCTTTAATAGTTTCAGTGATTGCTTTCCAGATTTTTTGAGCTGTTTCTTTAAAACCTTCTAAAGAAACTACTGTCATATCCATACGGTCAGCAGAGCTACCAGCGAAAGATTCCATAGATGGCATTGCTGCATCTAAGAATACACGTTTGGTTGCATTTTTAAGTGCGATGTTAGCAAAGAATGCTGCATCTTTCGTTAAGCCACCACGTTCTAGGTAGCTTTCAGTTGCAACGATAAGATCACCGACTTCTTCTTGAGCGGCTTCTAACTCATCAGTTGCTTCATGTAAACCTTCAATTTCAACTAGGTCTTGTTCAAGACTAGAGATACGTACTTGTGCCTCATTTTCGAGCTTCAATTGACGGACTTCAATCGTTGCATCAGCGGATTGACGTACTTCTTCTGTTTGTACGTTTTCTTTAGTATCATCGACGCCTTCCATCGATACTACCTTATTTACCACTTGTTGCACGAATCGTAATTTACGACTCATAATAAATATTCCTCTTAATTCGTGATGAAGTAACAGTACTATTACTCCATCGGGATTAATTGAGTAAGATTAGCTAATCATACTCCTATCGATTCGCGGGTTCTTCCAGTAAAAAGATAAAAGTATTCAGTAAATCCATAAAGCCATCTTCGTGTTGTAACCAAGATTGGAGTAAATCACTTTCATGATTAACTAAGATCTCGATACATTCATCGGATAGTTTACGGAGGTATGCATCATATTGACTATCGCCAATCGATACGTTTCTTGGTTTAGCTACATCGTCAATTCCACTGTTAAATTCCACTAAAGCTTTATAACCTGCTGCTGGGAGTCTGCGACGACCCGTAGAAATAAAACTTAACGTATCATGAAGGAAACGTAAGTGACCATCACGATGCTCGTGTTCTTTTAACATGTCACGGAACCAAGTATCTAGTGGCTCATCTGCTTGGGGTTGTGAAGATGATACTAAGCCTTGGATGTGACGTAGGATGTCTAATCGATCTTTGTTGCGAATTTCCTGACGGATTTCTTGATCGAAGTAACGACGTAATAAACCATAGTGATATGAAGCACCTGCATTATCGTCCTTAGTATAGAAACGAAAGCCTCGTGCTGAAGTAAAAGTTGGTTTCATATATTTGCTATTTAGCCTCTTTTTATTTCGACAACCCGATTAAGATGTTTCATATCAATAAAGGGGTACTAACATTACCGTTGTATGAATTGCTCATTATTTCATCACATCAGAAATAACGACATAAAAGATTACCAAAAACCAAATTACTCTACGCACCATAATCGGCAGAATAACTGGCTTCCATATCGGCAATTTTCTTGTTTAGTTTCTTAAGTGACTCTTGAGCGTTGTTAATGACCTGATCCATTTTCGCATTGTCAGCACCGTTACGTTTCATGATGTATTGCTGAATACGCAATTCCAACAATTCACGTTCTTGTTTTGCTGCTTCGATGCGATTGTGTCTCCACTCTACAATTTTCATACGAACATGGTAGATTGGGTTTAAAACATACGGTACGAAACCAAGACCTAAACCGTCTAGTTTATCACCGTGTACTTTTTGGATCAAATCTAATTCTTCTTTATTTTCTGGTACTTGGATATCAGGGATTTGTTTTACAGCACGGATGAAGTTTTCTTCATCAACACTATAAATCCCTAAGATACCTAAGAAGGCTTGCATGTTCATTTCCAACCACTTGATATCACCTTTGGTAAAAGGTTTTTCAGTAGATGGATTTTTCTCGATCTCTTCGTATTCGTTTGATACGATATAGATCGCTAAACGACGTGCATAAATAAGGAAGAACTCACTCATTTCAACGAGACGTAATAAGTTAGCTTGTTGATATGAAAGTGCACTACCAATAATATCATCACCGAATGATTTATCAATCAATGACTCAAGGTAGTTTAATCGTTGTCCTAATTGATTTAAGACGTTGTATACAACCAAAATCATGTTATCAGATCTCACCGTGAATTGACGGTTTTTGAAATTGATACTACGAGAAGACATTACTTTGTCGTTATATGCCTTATTCCATTTACTCATAAATGGATTTGGTTTTGTAAAACCTGCTGATTCATCTACTAAAGATGCATAAACAGGAAGGGTCTTTGTCGCTAATTCATTTTTCAATACATCAATTTGTTGAGAAACAGTTGATTTACTGAAAGATGGTAAGAAGGTGCGAACAAAGAACGAAAGAGGAGAACCAGGTAATAGTTTCATCTTATTTCTTATTCCTTAGTTATTCTTTGGAACGAAAACAGCATCCTTAAGAATTTTAGAAACTGTTTTAGTTGCACGTATAGTATCTACGTAGACACTAAGAACTGCTGGTGAACTGATGAAGTTTGATAACTTAACAATATTAGATCTATAGTATCCAGCCATGTTACGTGCTTCTTCTGGACCGTTTGGATTCAGCTCAGCCGCAAGTTTATCTACATCGTACTTCTCTAAGAATGTAGCGTAGTTCGCAAAATTCTTAGACACTTTACTTCTGTACTTGGTAGATGCCGATAAGGTGTGGGTTATCTGATCTAACTGTTTTGTCAAGTCGTCTGAATTAACTTCAGTGACCTTAATTTCGGTTGGGATGTATGTTAACTTAACGACCGGTTTACCCTCCGCAAGTGTTTTAGATCTTCCAGATCTCTCTACATATACACCAAGTCCATGGCCGCCCACAGATGGGACATACGTGGTATATAAATCACCATCGTCAAGTTTAATTGGGTCACCAGTGAAATCACCAGCTATCGCTACAATGGCATATCCAGCAGCCCGTAGAGTGTTCATATTCACCGGTTTACTGACTAGCTCATCGATTGCCGATGCTGCCTGATTCACGAATTTGAAAACAATATAATCCATCGCTTCTACGGTATCCTTGATATCATCGATAGACACTGGTGGTTGCTGATCTGCCTCACCAGGAACTGACCAATACCCACTAGATGGAATAATCGCTAACTTAGCTAACTGATTTAAAATCGTCTCATCAGTGATAGTGACGGAATTACCGTATTTCTTAGCTACCCGAATTGTCTCTTCCGCTTCACCGATGGCTGCTTCTGCTTGTGTTTCCGCTTTAGTGAAGAAGCCAACAACTTTCTCAAACAAACCCGCTAGGAATTTAAAGATAGTCTGCCATACACGTTTGATTGTATCTACTACGGATTCAAGTGAAATGTCTTCTGCGTATGACTCCAATGAAACTTCGTCGACCACTAACCCACCAGATTTAAGTGCATCTTTGTATACAATACCAGCAAAGAACTTAGCTGATTCTGGTAACTCACCTCCCTCAGCAAAACGTTCCATACTTGCTTTTAAATTTTCCAGTTTTTCAACTGTACTATGAACACTTTCTTCTGTTTCGATGTGTTCATTGATTTCCGCAACCACATGATCAAGATCAACAGGTGCTTCGTAGACAACTTCGTTATCTACTGGAGTATTGCGTGCAGTAATTACACGCTGAATGAATTTTGTGCGTAGTGCCATTTGTAATGTACCACCATATTAAATATTTGGGGTTTGACCAGCTTGGAAAGCACGTAAGATTTCCATGACGTTTGGACCATTACCTTTTGAAACGGATTTACATTCACCGAATGTTAATTCCATACCACGGTTTTGACCGCGGTAATAAATAGTAACAGTTTCGTACATGTCATCCACAACCAGTAACATGATAAGACCGCTTCTTGCGAAGATATCTTCACGTACTTTGAAATCACTAATGCGACCGCCGACTGCTAACTCAATCTCAGGAAGACTTGCTTTACTGATAATAGAGATAGTAGAAGCAGTAGCGAGAGACGTTTTTTGTGTTAATAAAGTAGAAATCTTATTCGCACGACGTTTCTTCTCAAGCTGTTCAGTGAGTTTAAGTTTGTCTTGTTTAATCAGACGAGCATGATCTGCGATGATGTCATTGCAGAAAATCATATCTGATAAGGTTTCTAACTCACCATCTTTCCAGCGACGAAGACGATTCCAGAAACTGTTGTTTTGGTTAGCACGTGCGTACATTGATTTCAACATTTCACGGTTAACGGCAACTGGATTTAAACGAACGGTTACTGGGATAGATGCAGTAGCACCACCGTTTTGGATTTTCACATCAAAGATTTTACCTTGAGCAAGCGTTGGGGCATCTGCCATCCATTCACCTGCGCTACCGTTTTCTGCAGACTGACCACCATTTTTAACTTTATCATCAGTTTTCATCGGGGTGCCATCATCCATGGTTTTAACGTTGTCTACTACTTTACCTTTTACTTTGCTCACGATATCACCAAATGATTCAAGTGAAATGACTTTTTTAGCAAAGTTAAATTTAGGGTAATCTAAGAATGATTCCTGTGCAATCCATTCTACAGTGTCTTTTGCGTTTGAGCTCACACTACGATTGGTATTTAAGCGATCTAATACTTGACGAACTGAAACATCACCAATAGTATTTAGTAATGCCACAGCCTGTAAGTAATAGCCGATGTAGATGTTCGTGCAGAACTTCAAAATCTCAGGGGTCACGGCATGATGTGTCAATGTGTCTTCTACCGTAACTAAGATGATATTTTGCGTGGAGCTTGCGAATTCAATTAATGAACCCTCTCCTCGTTCTGAGAGCACATTTGTTGCAAGAGCTGCAACATTAAACAGTGTTTTAACACCATCTTTACTCATCTTCTTTTCCTTACTTCTTATTGTTCTTTTTCTCTAAAGAAGGATAAGTCAATCTTATTTCATCTTCATTATTATATTCACTTCTCATGTCTACGTAGATTATCAATATTAAGAAGTTAGACACATGAAAAAATTTTATATTTCCATTTATCTTAGAATAATGCAGGATAAAGTTAAGTATAACTTATTTCCTCAGTTAAAAATATTATTAGCTAATAACGTTTTTAAAACGTGTTGGTAAAAATAGGATATCACATTTATGGCAAACAACAAAAATGGGAACGATGAAAAGATTAACATCGTTCGAAGTATCGATGATATCGCAAGGATATCAGGTCGAGGTACGCGTTCTGCTGCTAACCGTGATTTGACCTATGGGTTAAATTTAAGTGGACAGAGCCAACAACTTGTCATCCCAAATCGACAAACGACAGGAATGGTGTTCTTTACTCGGCCTTTACTTAATTTAACATATGGTAATCTCAGTAAGAATAGACGATTCTTTCCGTGGCGGGATTGTGCACCAAATAGTACATTAGGCATATCAAGAGCCTATCTTGATCCATGGAGTAACTACAGTCGATTTGCAGTGAAAAATGCAAACGGGACTTACATGGAAAAAGACTTGCATACATTCGCTTCTCCACTTGTAGATAGTAATAGTGCATTCATTAATATCTTAACCAATAACTTAATGAGTTTAAGTGGTTGGCCGGATATGCGTGGTGATGCATTTATTTCTGACCGTGGGATAAGAAATGAACAATGGTTCATGTATGACGGGATCGCAGAGATCAATGAAGTCTTTGATATCGATGCAACATTCAGAAATACAGAAGGGGATACGACACTTCTCATTTTCTTATTGTGGCAGATGTACATGAGTGAACTTCGTAATTCAATTGATCCTTATCCAGAGTTTATCGCATGGCGAAGATTGGATTATAATACACGTATCTATGATTTCGTATTAGATTCAAATCGTCAGTACATTGTCCATTGGGCAGCAACCGGCGCAAGTGCGCCAATGAATACCCCATTTGGTAAGATCTTCGATTATGATTACTCTTCTACAGTCAATCCAGGTATCGATCAATTAAACATCAGTTTTAAATCGGCTTATGCAGATTATAATGACATCATTACTTTATATGAATTCAACCGTGTCGTGGGTAAATTTAATCCATCACTTCGTCTTTATAATGAGTACGGTGTAAGCAATGGTAACTTCAAAAACATCACCGATGATTTAATCGATAATATTCCTTTTGCTAATAAAGGAAATAACAATACTGCGAATGCACCTTACGTGAAGTTATTACCAAATGAAAAGCTGAAAGCAAATTATCGTGCTTATCCTTTAATTAATCTCTATACAAAAGAAATGGAGTGGTGGGTAAGACGTGAAGATTTCATTAAATACGTCGCAGATATCAACTTCAAAAACGAAGATCTCAATAATCCATCCGAGCAATTGACCCGTGACGTACGTGATTATTATGGTGACACCCGTAAGAGATAGGAAACAAATAACAAATGAGTACAAATTACGAAAAGTTAGAAGATAACATTTCTGATGCGTATCTTCTCAATCGCCAAAAATGGGCGGTAACTTTAGAGAATGCAAAACGTAATCCTGCTTTAATGATCAAAGCGGGTCTTGATTATCTTTCTGATGAAACAGAAGGACGATTAGATTTCGTGGATGCGTCTAACCCAGCCACTTTATTGATGGAGTTTAGCTCTACACTTGCAGCCAATAATTTCCGCTATTTTAAAGCTGCAGATAAAAAACACTATCCGATATTAGCTACTCGTATGGAAGATTTATATCCGCATATGAGTTTGACTTTATACGAAGGGATGTATACCGTTCCGACTCGTGCTAAATTCGTTTTAGGTTATCGTGTTGTAGATATCCTAAAATTAGCAGAGAAAAGTGATATCGATGGTATCCGTAAAATCATGATCCCACGTGGTACATTACTGCAGGTTGATGGGACTGACTTTACGACATTGCACCCGATTGAAATTCGTGTGAACGATTTCGATGCAATTCAGGTCGTTTATAATACTGATCGCTTGGATCATCTTGAAACGATCAACTCTAACATCTTAAACTACTGGTACCGTAAAGATACAGCTATTAATCCAGAAGACACCCATGAAGAATGGCTGATGATTGAAGTACCAGTATTACAAGTGACGTTAACTTATCACAAGTTTGGTTTAACCCACTTAGCAGAACCATTTAATCAGATTATTCCATTTGCGCATAAGTTTGTTAAAGCACGTGTTTATTTAGTTAAAGAAGATGGGAGTGAAACGGAACTTAAAACCACGATGAGTAATCTGGTTTATGACCCGACTACACCTACTGCTGTATTATCCGTTTTAGACGATAATAACTTACGTGTTCATTTACCACTTATTTATTATACCTCTGAGCAAATCAAACAAGCTCAAGTTAAAGTGGAGCTTTATACTTCATTAGGTGAAGTCCGTATTAATACGGAACACCTAAGTCAACAAAATGGTGTAGGTGTGGATTACAATAGCGATGATTATACCGCAAGAGAAAGTTTCTACGTCGCACCACTTGAGCACATGGATACGGTTTGCTATGCGATTAGTGATACTGCAGGCGGTCGTGATGCAGTAGATTTCGCTACGATGAAACGTTGGGTAATTAACGCAGGTCGTTACGAAGGTGAAATCATCACTCACGCTAACTTACGTGTTAACGGTGAGATCTTAGGGTATAACATCGTAACTGATGTTGACCACTTAACTAACCGGATCTTCCAGGCAACCCGTGAGATCGAACCAAGTCCAGATGGTGATTTTAAACGTGGGGTAGGTTGTTCAATCGAATCGGTTCCATTTAAGATGATCGATCTTGAAAAACACGACTTCGTTAACAGTCATGGTGATCGCTTAACACTATTACCTGATGCACTCTTTAAAACAGTTGGTGGTGTCACTACTTTACTTTATAACAGTGAAATTCCAACACTAAGTAGTGAAGGAACCATCGATAGCTATATCCAGCGTATTAATATGTTAGAGTATATCAAAACACCGTTCCATTATTGTTTTGATGCGAGTCGTACTTCATTTGAAGTCAGACCTTATTACATGATGGACCCGACTTATATTAGTCAGTCATTTATTCAAAGCAATAACAAAACTGACTTGTTAATGGCGGTAGATAAGATCACTGTGCATTACCGTGAACACGGTTATACGATTCGTATTGTGACTCGCAGTAATAAAGAGTTAAAACAACTCGATCCTGAAAACTTGTTCATGCAGTTAGCTTACATTCCACCAGAGCAAATTGATTATGCTTATTTAAATGGGGAATGGGTCGGTAATGAAGATAAGAACCCAGTATTTGAGTTCCATGTCAAAACCACATTCGACTTCAACAGTAATCATCAATTGATGTTAAATAACTTTAATATCTTAACTCGTGAGAAACGGGTATTGCCTTGTCAATTAAAACAAGACTTCCGCGTGATCATGGGTGCGTATGATTATCCGAAAGGTGTGGATGATGATATCGAAATCAATCATCGTGCTGGTACCTTCTTATTAGAACGTGATCGTACTTATACAGTAATTGCAGAAAATGAGATCGGTATTCGCTTTGGGGATAACTTAAAGAACTTATGGCATAATACCCGTACGACTTTAAGTACGATTGAGTTTGAGGAATATGAAGAAGATGTTCCGTTAACTTATAATGCAGATGTTCCTGTGATTGATACTGCAACTGGGTTACCGAAATACACCATGCAAAATGGCCGTATGGTCTTTGAGCTTGCCCATCAACGTGGTGATATCATCTATAACTCAGAAGGTCAACCTTTATTAAAACATCGTGCAGGTGATGTTAAGCTTGATGAGAAGGGTGAACCTGTTCAGAAATCACCAAAACAAACGTTGCGTATCGTGGATATTTTCTTCTATGACGGGATCTATCACTTTAGTAACCATGAAGATGATTTAGCTTACATCAAAACGATTCCTCGTTTAATCGTAAACTGGTTAGAAACTGACATCGATCGATTGAAACGTAACTTACTTGAACACAGTGAACTTTACTTCATGCCTAAACGGACGATGGGTTATATTAACATCATTGCTGAGAATGGCATCGAACGTTCAATCTTCAACCGTCTACCGTTTAAAGTTAAATATTATTTAGCCGATAAAGTATGGCGTAATGAAACCTTAAAAGAGTCTATCCGTAAGATGACTTATGAGGTAATCAATGAAATGCTCACTAACCGTACGGTAAGTAAAGATATCATTGAAAATGCATTGCGTGTACGCGGTGGGGTAGAAAATATCCTTGGTGTAAACATCATGGATATGGGTCTAGGTGGAGATGTGAATACCTTTACCATGGTAGATGAAGGTTCTCAATGTAGTGTGAGACGTAAGATCTCGTTAACGGAAGATAACCATTTACGTGTACGTGAAGATATCGAAATTATCTTTGTTAACCACGATAAACGAATTGGTAAATAATCTTCATTTCTTAAAAGGAATAAACTAAACATGATTAGTAAATATAACTGCATCAAAGTTGCGATGGAATGTGCTTCTGATACGATCGATGCAGCACAAGCTGCAGTGATGGATGCACAAGGTTCACGTATCAAAGGTGAGCTAATCGCATCTCATGCTTTCGTAGGTCAGTTACTTGATTCAGTACGTCAGCATGAAGGCATGAATGAACCTGAGACTGAGATGTTACTTCAAGCAGTTCAACCTGTTATTGATAAACACCAATTAGAGATCGAAGCACCCGCTATCGAATCATTAGTTGGTACCAATAATGCGTTAACATTCTGCCGTAACGTAGAAACTGCATTGATGGAAAAAATTAAATCTTTTAAATAAAAAAAAAAAGATTCTGATAAAAGATGGAGGACTCGATCGAGTCCTCCTTTTTTATGTTGTTAGTAGTGACGTTCTACTGTAGTAGCAACCCATTCATCACTTCCTGGGTTACGACGATACATGATCGTCTCATGACTACGCCAGTCGCAGTCATCATCAATCACCACTAGACAGCTATCATCGAGCATATCTAACAACTCGTTTTTTGTATGAGTTGCTTCGATAATACCATCGTCGATATGGTTGCAGGCATCTGTTGCTAAACCATCTAAACAGCTTACACGACTATGGCTACCGATGCGCATATAGCAGCGACGGTTACCCGCACTACTATCATGAGTAGCTGGCTCAAATGTAGTCACTATTTGAGCTAAGTGAGCGGTAGTGGTTTTTTGATGATACGCATTGTCACCATTCTCAAAGTCACTATCCTTGACTTCTTTAAATTCGTTATCGATGTATTTTACCAATTCCTCTGAAGTTAAATTTAAGATGCTCATATAAATCTCCTATTAGATTCTAATTATGATAGTTAATGTAATGTGGAGGTGTGACAGCACCTCCACAGTCTTGTCTATTTCTCGTACAATTGACGATAGACATTATCTACCAGTTTATAATGCCAATGGCAAAGCTGGTAGTCGTATCTGGTGAAATCACCACGTTCACGTGCGATAATATACTTAACACTGTCTTTGAGCCAGTGATAGTAAAAATCGGTTGGTTTTAGTGATTCAACAAAAATCGCAAGTACTGCGGCTCGGTGACGTAAAATCATGGTTTATTCCTTGATTTGTTATATTAATAATAAGAGGGATTGTGTGAACAATCCCTCGCATTGTGTCATGTAAATCACCATTTTGCAACTTCATTATTTTTTCCTTTAAGATAAGTCGAATTGCTTCTATTATCTCAATTAGATTATATACACTTGTAATTTTCATAGAAGGGGGGTTTAGCGAACACAAGTAAGGAACCACCCTAAAGTGATTCCATTGTGTTATTTATCGTTATATCGCATTCTGACTAGCATTGCATCCCATCTTTCATCATCTACGCTTTTACGTGTAAATACTCTCATCTCGATTCCAGTCCAATCTGTATTATCATAGAAACAAACAAAAGTATCATTTGCGATCAATTCCGCAAGCTCATCGTTACTGTGCGTCGGTTTGATGTCAGTTGGTACAATGTCTAAGCTACCTGCAGAAATTCCTTCTCTGGCGTTTACACGCGCATTTCCGACACGTAACCAACGTGATCTTGATCCCATCACAAAATCACCCTGATATGGCATATAGTTCAGTGCGAGATTAACAAGGCATAGTGTACTCATATCCGTACGAATCGCACGATTATAATCATCTTGTTTATCTTTTACTAGTTCAAAGATCTCATCTGCTCTTTTAATCAATTCTTCTTGGGTATAATCTCTCATTTATTCCGTTCTCCTTCATTAGCAACAAAAGTAAGAGGCTATCATAGGATAGCCTCTTGATTATGTCAGATCAGACTAGACAAGGAAGTTACCTTGTACTTTCGCCGATTTCATTGATTGGAATTTACGATCGTAGTATTGAACAAGACGAGCGTAAGCTACAGTATCTTGTAAAATATCTTTGATCTCAAATAAACTCCAACGTTGGTTAGTTTCAGGATCACCCATAGAGGCAAACACGTTGAATACTTCTAACAATGCTTCGCGATCATCTTTGGTTAAATCTGCATCGGTTGCATATTGTAAGAAGCGAGCACGGTTATCCATTGAGAATAGACTATCTTTATAAGTATAGAAGAAGTCTACTGCCGCATCCATCGCATCCATATATACATCAACATCAGGATATTTTAAGATATCCATCAAGTCACCGTATAAACGGATTTGCCATGATAAACCAATCGCCGGTGGTGTACGGTTAACCGGTTGCATCACGTTAGCATATTGACGGAAGTTGTATACTTTCAAGTTAGTGAAAGTAAAGTCACGACCTGAATCAGCATGCGGATCGTTTGGATCAACGTGAGTATTACCAGTATTAGTGCCAGTGTTATCTTCCGCTTTAGGCTCAGGAATCACATCTAAGTAAACTGAAGCTGAACGTACAGGTTGACGAACACCATCAGATACTTCAACGTAATAATGACCTGCATCAGATGCTTTAAGATCAGCGATTGATAATACAGATAACTGTTGAGCTGGAAGTAATGCCGGTTGACCACCGTTTGGTGTACGGAACCATTGATATACAGTATTCTCACCGAGGTTAGTTACCGTTGCAACTAATTGGAAGCTACCGCCAAATGGACGTTGTACGTTACCGGATAAGTCTAATGTTACAGCCATTGGTTGTAATACTTCTTTATCCGTTACAGTCACTTGGGTAATGAGTTTTTCAACTTTCTTATCAAAGCGAGTTGCAACTAAATAATAGTTACCTGCATCAGTTAACGCTAAAGGAGAAATATACAAGCTTGAGGTTGTATTACCTAACACTGGTACACGAACACCTGACACTTCACGTTCCCATTTTAAGGTTAGGTTGCTGTCATTTGGTGTTACCACTGCAGTCACATTTAACTCACCATCCACTTTAAGATCTTTAATACGATCTTCTTGTGAACTTTCAATAGTGATATCTTTATAACGTAAGTTAGAGATCACTGCTGTTTTAGAGGTTAATTGTGAACCATTTACAATAGCAGATAAGTAGAACTGTTTACCGTGTTCTGGAGAGATCACGATGTTCAAGGTATCTGTATTTTGACCATCGATTGCAACAGCGATACCTTCTTTAATTTGGTACCATTGGCAAGAAGTCAAGGTTGCACCAGATTGGGTCACTGCATGAATCTCAAGAGTTTCACCTTCGGTGATGTCACCGATGTTGGTTTGAGATAACTCAATGCTGAATGTCCCTTCAGTATCATTACCTGGAGTTGGTGCAGCTGGTGTAACTGGTGCTGGAGATACTGGATCTACAGGAGCAGGTTGGTTTTCACCCGTACCTGGTGTAGGTACGACTGGAGCCGGCTGTGTTTCATGGCTTTCAGGTGGAGTCACTGTCGTGTCACCATTATTACCCGGAACAACTGGTGCTGGATCTGTTGTATGATCACCACTGTTTTCTGGTGGTGTTACAGGATCAGCCGGATGTGTATCATTGTTAACTGGTGCTTCTGGTTGTGGGTTAGCAGGAGTTGGATCTGCTGGAGTTACCACAGTGGTATCACCAGTTGATGGAACAACAGGTTGTCCTTCATTTCCAGATGGAGGTGTTACAGTAGTATCACCATTAGTATTACCTGGCACAACCGGAGCAGGGTCAGCAGTGTGAGCGTTGTCCTCACTTCCGGTACCTGCGTGGTCAGTGTTTTCACTTGAGTCATGGTGACCGGTGTCTTCGTGACCTGGTGTAGGGCTGACTGTATCTGCATTTTCACCAGTGTGAGTTGCATCTTCGCCAGTTGGTTTATGTTCGGTATTACCGGTTTGGTCACCAGCATGGTTATCCCCATTAGGTTGTGGACTTACTGGCTGATCAGTGTGAGTATCATCACTATGAGGTGGCTGTGCCTCATGGCTACCATCTTGCTCATTTGTTACTGGACCAGCAGGCTGTTCAGTGTGAGTTTCTTCAGCAGCTGGTTTTTCTTCTGGTAAAGAATTTAAACCACGTGGAGAATCAACTGGTTCATCCATTGCTGGTAATGCAGATTCAATACCTAAAGCAGCAATTTCGATAGTATCGATCTTACCGTAGTTACTGAAATCATTTGCAACCATATCTGCAACTTTAGCAGCCGCATCTTCGCTATATGCTGCATCAGCTTTTACGGCGATAGAACGCATGAATGGATTGATACGGTTAACAATTTCTTCACCGCTTAGATCCGGCGCGCGTTCTGACCATAGAGCCATCACCACACCCGCTACATTTTTAGCGTTCTCAACAACGTGGTCACGACTATTATCACTGAACTGATTAAATGACCAGTTTTTAAGCGCATCGCGTGCTGCGTAGTTGGCGTCACCGCGATATTTGTCTTTATCGCCAGTTGGGGCGTTATAACAGAAATAACGGTTCGCATTGTATACAGGTTTACCTGCTGCCATGATTTCTGCTAATGTAGCACGATTTGCTTTGTGCTCCCAGAAGAAGAAACCATCCACTAACTCAGCGATTTCATTTACGTTGTCTGCAACTACTGCATCATTCCAAACGAAGATTTTACCTTGTTGGCCGAATGATTCAATTGAACGTAAAATATCACGAACGGCTTTATAGAATTGGATCAATGCGATTTTATCGTAAGCACCGCCTTCAATTTCATCGCCACCCATGTGGAATACAGTTACACCAGTACCTAATAATTCAGTTAAGATTGGTGCTAATGCGTCGGCTGCTTCTTTAGTTTGTTTTAAGTGGCTACGTCCACCTACTACAGATGGGTTCGTACCATTGAAGTAACGAAGTAATGCTGCAGCATGAGATGGCATACCAACTTTAAGGCCCACTGAGAATTTAGCGTCTTGGTATGCGTCAACGATACCTTTCACTTCTTCTTTAGTGAGGTATGCACCTACTTTATCGTTGTAATCACCTAATGCATTTAATTTAACTGCAAAAGTTTCATTATCACCAACGTGTAAGATCGCACCACGGTAACCAGCACGTTTCGCATTTTCTACGAAGCGTTTAATCGCAGCTACGGTATATTTTTTACGTGCTAGGTCGATCATCGCATAGTTTTCAGCGTGATCAAATACTGGTAATGCTTTTGGTTGCGCTGGTGCTGGAGATGGAGTTACAGCAGTATCACCAACTGGAGCCGCTGGCACAGGTTGTTCAGTGTGTTCACCTGCAGTTGGTTGACCGCCTTCATGAGTTTCAGCAGCTGGTTCACCGGTGTGGGTTTCACTACCGTGATTTTCTCCGGTGTGAGTTTCAGTTGCATGAGTATCTTCTACATGATCGGCACTGTGATCTTCAGATGCTACAGGTGCCGCTGGTGTGAAATCAGATACTTCTACTGTTACCGCATCAGAAGTGATACTACGGCGTGCTTTACCGCGACGGATATCTGCTTGTGCTTTAACTGTATAGCTACCTTCTTTACCTGCTTCTAATACGAGTTCAGCTTTATCTTTGCTTAGCTCAACTTCTGCATCATCTTTATACCAAGTGAATGTTTTATCTTCAAAGCGTGATTCTACAGTAGCACGTAATACTACAGTAGTACCAGAAACAGTTTTAGCAATCGTTGCTTTTAATGCTGGTGTTTCACCTGGTTCTACTACGGTGATTGTCACTGGATCAGATTCTGCTGTTGCATTATCATCACCTTCTACAGATGAAGTTAATTTCACCTTGTAGGTTTCAGTAGGACTAATCTCCGCCGTACCATCTACGACTAACACATCAGGGATAGTATCACCCGTGTCGTCAGAGAAGGCAGATGAAATCACTTTACCTGTACTATCGACTAATTGAAGTGATAGATTAGTAAAGTCAGTAACTGGTTGTTCATCTTTAGTTACTGTTACACCAATGTAACCTTTATCATCTTTTGGTAATGATAAGGCCAAACTGTCTAGTGTAAGTTTGTAATTTGGCATTTATTTTTCCTTCGAAGTTTAATTTGTTTTTGTTTAACGTAACGTTTTCATGGTAAACACCCATTAACATATTAAGCGATAATAGGGTCTACCACATAAGCTTTTTGTCGAGAAACTCTAGGAAATTGCTTCTTCCAAGATGAGTTTTTTCGTATCCCCTGAGGTACCGTGCATTGATTTCATGAAACGTGTATTCATCACAGAACCCACCATCGCACCATAGGATGCCAATGATTGTTCATAGCCACGCATCTTCTCACCGAAACACTTACTACAATAACCACGACCCCCTTCACCTGCTAAGCAGAATGCCGGAGAGCGACAGATCACGGTCTTACCGATGTAGTTATTAATATTGTCCTCTGTTAGTAATACTAACTTACTTCCCTCGATAATATACGTCCCAATGAAAGCAGAAGCTTTAATATTTGGACTAATATATTTTGGGATACCCAATTTCGTTCCGCAATCTTCTTTAATAATTTCAGATGCACCATAGATACGATAAATGAACTTAACGGATTCACCACCAAGTGCGGTAGCCGCACCACGGTTAAATGAACCCTCACGGGCACCATCGATCATCGCTGGGATATCGGCCTGATTAAGCTCACCGTTTAATGCACCTTTAATAAGGACGGCAGGTTTCGTATCATCCATGCGTTTTTGAAGACCTTGCATGATGTGCAATTTCTTACGAGACACGTTAAAAGATTTCCCTTTGATATAGAACCCTTTATTTGGGTCTTGATTGATGAAGTCTTTATCGTGTTGGATAAGTTCTTTTTCAATCTTAATGATGGTCGCAGGATCATCAAGGTGATCTTTATATTTCTCAAAGAGCTGGGCTTTAAGTTCTTCTGTACCTGGTGCTTGTTGAACAGTAAACTCCGTTGCAGAAGGACTATTGATGATCGTAAAACCAGATAAGGATGCCATCGCATTTAACATCTTCTTAAACTGATGGACGTAGATCTTATCTTTTTCTTCTTGTTCAGGTGAAACATCGTCTACTACATGAGAGGAGAGTTTCTGCGCAATCTTACCGACTGAGATATTCGGGCCTTTCTCAAACGGATGTTTCGCCCCAATCGTGTCCATAAAACAATACCAGTTTACAAATACCGTACCTGGTGTAGTTTCAATCGATGGTTCAGTAACACTATCGATATCATCCGGTGTGACACGAATGGTCTCATTAACATAAAGCAGGGGTTCTGTACGACCTTCAACAGGAATTGGCTTACTGTTAAATAAGATTAAGGTAAGTTCCTTTTCTGTTGGATCAACGTCAGACTCATCCATCTCAAGGTTAAAATCTGAAGTCATGAATCCCACGTAACCATTAGCATCATAAAGGCGTCCTTTATAGTGCTTACCTTCACCAGGTTTTGGTAATGTGGTCACCATGAAAACAGATAACACCCATTCCCGATAAGGATAGGCATGTCTGACTGCTTCCAAGAAATAATCAACATTATTCATCTTTATTCATTACCCTTGTTGTTCAAGTTGTTTTAAGATCGTCATGCAAGATTGGACGAAGTTACGAAGTTTATCCTGATCATCAATGATATCATAATCAGGTACCCCGCTATAATCGATCTCCGCTTCGCTATGCATCGATTTAACTGCAGAGAATAGATATGCATAGGTACAAGCATAAAAGAGCACTGTGCGCTGATTTAAGCCGTTAATGAGTTCATATAACGCTTCATTAAGGTAATCTTCATATTCATCGCTATCAGTGATGTTAGTGAAGAAATCACGAAGTACTTGTTTTAAGAATTTACGGTTGACACCATTCGGCAATTGAATACCATAAGTGTTAAGGGTTTTCTCGTAGCTTTGGATGAATTTTAATTTAGCTTGATTTTCTTCACGAAGATCATCTTCATCTAATTCTTGTTGTTTTAGCACCACATCTTTGATATTAGTACGAATCGTATCCATGAAAGTCGCGAAGACTTCTTTTAATAAAGGAAGCACCTCTTCCACTTGAATGTTTGGATAAAGAAGATGAACAAATTCACCAAAAAGCTCATTGTTACTATTCCCAAGTTCTAAGAACTGGTTGATTGCCATCGGGTCTTCGTATGTATCAATCGTCATTGCTGTACGGAAGATGGCAAGTAAGATATCAAACTTACTACTATCGATCGGGGTTTCGATTAAGATCCCGTATTCTTGAATTGCAGTGATGCAATTGTCGATCAGGTAAGCTTGAGCTTGTGATACCATATCAACGGTATCAAGTTGGTCTACTTGTGAAAGTAGATTATCATTGAAGAGGTTCATGCCCTCATCAGTATTGTAGTGGTTAACTAACAAGAGTTCTGCTTCTTCAAATAAAGCTTGGGCTTCTGGAAGCATCACCGTTGATAACCACTGACTAAATAAAGGATGCTTATATGGATGTAGCATAGTTAATTCCTTTCTATTTATTTGGATAGTTACAAATATGGACGAAAATATGTTTTAAATGAAAAACACCTTATTCACAAAGCGTGTATGAACAATGTAGCAATATGTTGCCATTAGACGCTTTATTATCCTCAAACAATACTTATATAGGAGTATTACTTATATGGCTCGAAATAAAAAAGCCCGTAAAGCGAAAGCTCGTCCGTTATCAAACCATGCTAAAGAAGCAGTGAGTTTGATAAACACATTAAAAGAGACGTTAGATAATTTAACGAAACAGCAATTAAATCTTGCTTCCTCTGACCAACTTCAACGTTGGGTGGGGTTATTTGCAGGTGCTTATCTTTTAGATGAAAACAGTGAAGTGAGAAAACGCATCTTAGGTGAGAACCCGGTTAAGATCAACTTTACTCAAGAAGACTTTGAAGATGCACATCTCAATCTTTATGCATTCCGTTTCTCTCGTATGGAAACTGTAACCAAACTCAATGAGTTCTATCGTACTATCCCCCATGAGCTAAAAGCATTAATGGATACGATTGTTAATGTCGTTAAGGCTTATCGCCGTAAAGAAAATACTGCAGATACCTTAAATGAGCATACTTTGTTTGAATGGGGTGCAACATTAACTGAGATCTTTGGTAAATGTGACCCGATTGTAGATGCATCGGTTGAAATGGGTCTTAAAGTTCAAGACTTCTTCGATGATCTTAAAGATATCTACGGCGAAGAGTGGTATCAGTTTGCAAATGAACAAACTAAAGCGATTGCTGCTGATGAAGAAAAACGTAAGATCGATTATCTCAACGAACTCGAACAAGCGTGGATAAATGAAGTACTTCCTTACTGGCGTGAGCATGAGAAAGAATTCAACGATCGTCTTATTAAGATGGCAGAAGAGTACGAAGTAGAGAAAGCTAAACTTGCTGAACAGGTTGAACAAGAGCGGGCGGAAAAACTTGCTGCTGCAAATGAAGGATCTGATGAAAATGTAATCGATGTGGATGAACCTGTTACTGAAGCTGAAGTAACGGAAGTTCATCCTGATGATGCGGAGTAATAATAATGGCAGATTTATACGATGAAAATAATGAAGATGTGGCAGTTTCTCCTCCAACAGAGGAAAAACCTACACCTAAGAAACGTGCTACTCGTAAGAAACCACAAGTAGTAAATCCAGTAGAAGATGTTGAATCCACAGAAGAAGTAGTAGCAGAAAAACCTGCCACTGAAGAGGCTGTTGAACCAGGTGTAACTGAAGAACCAGCTAGTGAGGAAATGACTGTAAATGAAGCAGCAGAGGAAATCCTTGCTCAATCTGGTTTTAATATTGAAGTACCTGATGTCGGTCATGATCTTGAAAGTGATGATGTTCCTGACTTTGATTATGGTTATAAAAATACCATGACTGAAGAGAACTTGAATGTTGACCTTAAGAAACTCTTTACAGGTGACCGCATTAAAAGTACTAATCCAACCATCTTCTTAAATAATGGTGGGATGCGTAGTATCGGTGAGAAAGTATTAGCTCAACCAAATCCTTTAATCTTTGGTGAAGTACCACCTAAGAACGTGAAAGAATTGGATTGGATTAATAACTACCAATACGCAACAGTTACCTCTATGGTTCGTTACGATCAGTATCGTTATTTAAATAATGATAATGGTGCTAAATGGCGCAATGGGTTAACATTACCGAACGGTAAAACTCGTGGTATCCGTAGTCCATCTCCAACGTTAGATAAAGCGAAGACAAGTCAGTCTGCTGCATCTAACTTATTTAAGTCAGTATTAAACATCGGTAAAGACATTGATCTATTCTTATACCACAGTGGTTTTAGTGTGAAACTTCATGCACCAAGTTTATCTCAGTTCATGATGGTTGACCGTAAGATCAGTCAGGATAACGTAGAGCTTGGTCGTAAGACTCATGGTTTGATTGCTTCTGCTGATACCACTTATGCTCAACGTGCAATTATGGATCTTTTCTATGATTGTTTATTTGAGACATCAATTGGCATAATGGATCGTAATGAATTACAACATGCGATTAGTGTACTTGATATTCCAGTAATTGCTTGGGTGTTAGCATGTGCGAAATATCCTACAGGTTTTAACTTGGCGATGAGCTGTTTAGCAAATCCTAATACTTGTCAGCATAGCTGGTATAGTATCATTGATCCACGTCAAATGTATTTGGTTGATGAGAACAAGTTAACTGAGCGCCAACGTCAAATTGCTTCTATCATGCGTAAGCAAACGCCTGAAGAGTACGAAGACTACTGGAGTGAGTTCCATTATGATGGCGCTGAATTCATCAAGTTCCCAGTGAAAGATGAAGGTCGTGAAGTCATGATCGAACTAGCTAACGCACCAGTCGACTATGCATTCCAATCTGCAGATAAATGGATCAAAGCGATTACCAATCAAGTGGAAACGGCATTTGGTTTACCACTTGTAGGTAAAGAACGTGCTACGTATATCCTCGAACAAGCGAAAGCTACTACTTGTTTGAAATATGCGCACTTTGTTAACCGCATCATCGTTAAAGATCTTGATACCGAAGAAAGTGTGGAGATCACTGATGAGAAAGAAATCTTTGGTGCTTTAGTGGATATTAGTAATGATGAGTTACTCACTAACGTATTTATGAACGGTGTTAATAAATTTATCAACCGTGCAACGAATACGATCATTGCAATTCCAAATGTACCATGTCCTGAGTGTGGTGGCTATCATGAAACCGATAAGGTGGAAGAAGTAGGTCGACATGTTGTACCTATCGATCCAGTATCGGTTTTTACGATCCTCTGCCAGCAACAGACAGCGCGTTATCAAAGCGAAGCAGAGGCGATCCTGCAGTCTATGACTCCGGCTTCTTCGAACAATACCTCGAACGAATCGAACGAGAAGGAAGAGTCTTAGTTGATCCTCCGGTCGATAATTTAGTGAAGATGTTAAGTTATCGACCTGCTTTGGATAATCCTAACTATAATGAAATGGAAACGGTGTTATCATTAGATAGTATTCCTAAGGAAGATTTAGATGACCCGTTTTTCATGCACTATCTATTAAATGAAGCTTATGATTTATCTTACGGGATATATGATGGATATCTTGATCCTCATCTGAGAGATCAGTTTGGGAAGATAGGTGTTCACCCTAAAGAAGAGATCACAAGTGGTAGTCTGATGGATAGATGGCTTAAACACTTTACTCAGTATGGCATGGCTGAATTATTTGGCTTGTCATTTCAGGAGTTTATTAGTGCAGATGTACTGACCTGTGTAAACATGTTAGAGACAGCGAAAGAAGCCATGCGAATTAAGAAGAAACTCTACCAAGAGTTGGAGAGTCCAAAAGGATCAAAAAAAGATAGCGGTAAAAAAGAGGGGTAGCAATTGCTACCCCTTACTTTTGTCCGTTAATTAGAGTTCTAAGAACTTACAATAGTTATCGACATTAGCCACGATATATTCGATATCACGCATATCGATGCGACTATTCTGGCGAAGGATATCAGTAAGATTGTTACCTCTCGCTGTTACCATGATGCCGCTGTAGTCTGAGAACGATACGTTATAACGATAGTCGTTTTCCTTATATGGTTTTACTCGGATTACTAATGGCGTATAAGCATCTTCAGAAGCCAATCTTGCTTGTAGTTCAGATTGAACTTTGATACGAGCACATTGGGTAGGTTCAAACCAGCTCATCTCAAATCGGTACGATTTAAGACTACCCATGTCATCACGTAGATAGTTAAGTAAATTATCGCAGAACTGCTGCACGGGTTCAGATAAACCCATGCGAGCAATTCCATATTCATGTGACTCACCAGATCGGCAATTCGTAAACTTATTTACTGAAATGTTTTCTCTATTTGTGATATCATAACGATAATCTATTTTAGTCTTGTTATCTCTGAACTCAACTACAGCATCATCGATACGGTTAACCAAGAACCGATCATCGATATTAGTGAATAAGTGTCTTACAGCCATACTAAACCTCCATTAATAATCGATATATTCTTGATAAGCACGAAGTTGTTTTACAATGAGCTTAATCTGATTTGCATCAAGTAAAGCATTATTGTTTAATACTTCCATGACATTATAACCATCTGCTGCGATCTTATCATGATAGCCGTAGCCATAGGTTAATTCATAATAACACTCACCGCCAGGATCTCTTGAGACGAGGATCGTAAACGGATAGTAACTAGGGCCACTACATAAACCCTTCTGAAGCTCAGATTGAACCACCATGCTAAATGACTTGGATTTACGCATGTGTTTGAACTCAATACAAAGTGATGTCATATCACCTGTATTACCGATTGTCTTCATGTGATTTTCAAAAGCCTCGATAAAATCACAGACATGCTCTTCAAGTTTATCATGGCGTCTAGATTTAGTGATGGTCTCACCACGTAAGCCATCAATCACTACACCATGCTCATGACGATTATCATCATAAGAACGATAGGTGTACTCACGTTCAGTGAGATAATCGTAGAACGTCATTCCGCTCCCACCAGCAGATTGGATCAAGAATGTTCCATCAATAACGGAGAATGGGCTGTTCTCCGAGTTGATTTGTTTATATGACATATGCACCTCCTATTTAGTGCTTAATAAATTCTTCAAGTTGTTCAGCCTGAAGACGTGGTAGAGTAATACTAATGGTCACATCGCCATCGGCTGTTTTCTCAAACTTGTAATGGCTTGCCATATCGAAGAATGATTTAGACTCAGCTGATTCATCTTTAGGTAGCTCAATTGTACTACCATTAGGGTCAGCTTTGATGTGCGTCGTTGTATCAAATAACTTCATCACATCAACCGGAGCAATAAACTCGACGGCTGTTTTTGATCCATCTGGTTTATTTGTGACAAGCGCACCTTTTAAGTTTCCACTACTACTAGACTTATCTGGTATTACAGTGTTAAGAATCTGAGCTAAGATACCCTTGTTACGTGGAATACTCTCAATATAAGTATCTCCAATCTGTTCACAGGCTTTAGTAATACTGATCTCAGCGAGATTACTGTATTTCTTGCTGAGTGCGGCATTACCACCCTGATCATAGATATCCTTAATAGCCTCAAGGTAGCGAGCAAGACCACCAGCATCATGACTATAAGCACCTTGAATTGACATCATGCCACCTTCAATACTCGTCATGTGGCGGAATGAACCTTCAGCATCACATGGACCAAAATAACCAAGATCAAAGTTACAACGATAAATCGGTAACGCATTATCACTATCTTTATCAAGATAGATAACATGGTGGATGGCCGCAACAGCATTCGCTAAAATCAATCCGTTATGAACAGGTTTGATGATCAACGGGATTGTCATACCAGCTTGTTTTCGGTATTGCTCTGCAAGATAAACCGCGGTAAACAGATTACGATAACGGCTATCGATTGCATTACTGATCGCTAAACCGTTTTCAGTAGCACTGCCTTTATCAAAGTCTGGATGGTCCGTACTAATCTGTTTATTATAAACTACACCTGTATCTTCCGTACCAGATTCGCAAACTTCCACTGCAATATGGTTAACATTGTGGTTAAACGTCACCAACATTTGTTCACCGGTTGACTCATTCGTTAACTGATAACTTCCATGATCAACATCATAACCATAATCATTGATCTTCATCGTCCAATCACCAATGATATCCTCGATATATGGGAATGGAGCTTTTTCAGATTCTAGATCCATTTCCTCATCCTCATCTTTTAGTTCTTGTACACTATAACGTGCATCAAAGACTTCTGGTGTCATTTCACAGAAATCATGGTAAGCACTCATGATCAATTTGTAAAATGCTTGGTTATTTGTGATGATTCCTTCAAGTTCACTGATATCATCGAATAATCGAGAATCGATAACATCGCCATATGAATTCAATACTTTAAACACTTTAAATTGTTTATCAATACTAAATGAAACGAAGTCCTTTACTGAATCATCTTCCATTAGAACAGTGGCACGTGTGCCATTCGTATTAACAAGAAGACGGTTTGCGATAGCAAGAATATCACTATTTTCATAATCTGCATGGATAGCAAGTGGAAGGTAGTTGTTTGTTGGGTCTTTTGTCTCACCCGTTAACATCCAGCTATACAAGCCTAGGGTGATACGAGCAATCGCCATAGGAATAGTCCCTTGACGTTTGATCTCACGATAAAGCATCTCTGCCGCTTCAGATTGACTTGTATCTTCGGTGATTAACTGAGAGATATCGAACGTACTTTTGATATCCCAGTTACCATCACGAATAACGTGAGCCTTCACGCCATTTGAATCCACATTCGAGTATACTTCGATACTGTAACGAGTATTTTCTTTACTATTGACTACCGTCACTCTACTGTAATGGTGACCAACGTCTACATGTCCATCCTTATTAGTAATAATTCGGTAGCCACCGAGTACATCTTCTAGTAGGTGTTTAGTTTGAATGTTTAATTTACATTCTTCAGTGAAATGTGTCATGTTATTTCTCCTATAGAAATATTAATGATGAGAGGGTAGATCTATACCCTCGATCATATTTACCATCCTTCTACTTCAATTGTACATTTATCAATACACGTTACTGCGTAGCCCTTGCCTTTCAATGCCTGTTGGATTCTTTCATCGGTGACACTAGTCGAAACCTGATATTTATCCGATCCAATCGTACGCATCATGTCATTCAAATCTTGATTACTTATTTGAACGCTACTACCAAATCGGTATTGAAGTACAATAAGACCTAAAGCACGTAGTGCTAGGTCATATGCGATATCGCATGATAGTTGATTTACTTCTTTAGCATGAGGTAATCCAATGTTATCATAATCAATCATTTTATTTCTCCTATAAAAATTATAAAGATAAGAGGGCAGATTACTACCCTCTAGTTTTGTTGATCCATTCTGATCTTCTTACTTTCAAGCAATTCACCAAGAGATTTTAACTCTTCGACCATCTGGCCGATGTCATTACTGCCGAAGTGCAGATATAGTCCATCTTCAGATGTGAAGGTAAAATTGAATTTCTTGTTCGGTTTTGGGGTTGGAACCACGTGGCGGAGTTCCACCTCTTTTTGTCTGACCAAACCACCCATTGGCCCATTGTTGTAATCGAACTCTGGACTACTGAGCGCAGTGTGGGAAGTACTAGGATTGCTATCACTAGCTGCAGGATGAAATTGGCCTTCGCAAAATTCCATTGGTTTATCGTTTGACATGATTATTTTCTCCATCCACTGATATCAAGTGCCATACCCGCTTCAGTGTTAATAACTTTAACATCATACCCGCGATCTTTTAAAATCATTAAGATCACTGGGTCGTCTATTGTAAGGACTGGACCACTGTCACGTAGTCCAGGTAATTTGTTTATGACATTACGAGTTACGGTAGATTGTAATACAATAACTCGTGTATTGCTTAGTGAGTACTTTTTAACAGCATCGGCAATATGTTTCAATATAGCAGTAAGCTGAACTTCAAATGTCGTTCTCACTAACTCATGTGCATGTGGTAAGAAATCAAACATTCTCTTTTCCTCCTCTCACCATTTCTAAAGTTTTCCATCCTGAGATACGAATACAATCTACTGCGTTCATGTTATCGAGGATTTCTACTGTATAGCCAAGACGTGTCAATGCATCAATGAGCTTCTGATCATGTACGTGAACCTTATGCTCACCATGTCCAATAAACTCACTATCTAGTACCATGCAGATATCGCTTTGACTCACGTTGATGTACGGATTATGGATACAAGCAAGTCTTAGTTTACGACCAATCCAATCCAGTATACGTGAAATAGAGTAGTACTGCGGATCTGGAATAAGATCTTCACAACGAGGAATATCGCTGTCATACTTAACGCGATAACTTTTAGTAGCTTGTACTGGCACGTTATCGATAGTGGTTACGGCAGTAGCTGATTCCTCAACTTTATTCTCTCTTACATCCTTGCCATGTTCATACATCACACGAGCAATTCGGTGGATGATCGATGTTAATCCAACCATTTCTTTTACGTCTGTTTCGACAAGTTTAACGTAGATATTAGTAAGTAACTCTTCTTTTGTATTACCCACTTCACCGTTTAGAACGATAGGTCGGTAGATTTCTGGATCATAATCAACCGTTAACATCCAAGTGTTATCTGGTTTAAACAATATCTGAATATGCACCAATACCTTGGCCTTATCATTAAAGACCATGATGTTAGAATACACATCCCCTACAACCGCTGGGTTGTCTTCATCTTCCAGTTGTTTCCATCCGAGTATATAATTACCAAATAACATCTCTGGTGTCATCTCGAATGTATTATTGATTTCATTTCTATCGATTAGCATTTTATTATCTCCTATAGATAATTAACAATTAAAGTATCTGCTTACTACTACTTAAGCTTCATAGTTATAATATACACTTGTAAAAATAATAAGAAGGGTCAAAAGAAAAAGCGACAGAAATAAGAGGCTACCGAAGTAGCCTCATTGATATTTACCAATAGTATCTCACTGTACCGATAAAGAAAGTCAGATAGATTGTTATAATCACAAATCCAAACTTAAGTAGCTTACCGTTACCTTCTTCTCTATCGTAGAGTTTATCCATTATCACATTAAAATTAAAGCAATTTTCATAAGTTCTACCGTAATTTGATTCACCTCTTAAAGTTGGTTTCATCATCAGATCAACTGTATCACAGTACGAATAACACATCGAGCAGATCTTATAGATCAACACGAGGATATAGACTGCAAGTAATATCGATGCCAATACCATCCAGGTTAATCCATCATGATAAGCTTTTGCTCCGATCATATAAATCGACCATACCCACAGTAAACCAACTATCGGTGTAAAGAGCATATGCATCGCTGAGAAGTAAATCGATTCATTAGTAAAGCGTTCGAGAGATTTATGGCTTATCTCTACCACGACATTACCATCATCCTTTTCTTCTTTCTCAACAACACCTTGGTATCGCTCAAGCATATCTGCAACTCTATCATATACACTGGTTCGCCATTTCACTTGGTTAACGAACATCAGAAAGAATGTGATGACGCAGTGAAAAGTAATTTCAAGATGACTCATTTATTACGCCTCCTATTTACGTAACACTACGCCAGTATCTACTTCATCTAATGAGATGACACGATCTTTCAGTAGTTGTTTCTTCTTAAGATGATAATCCCAAGGTTTACCAAGATCTTTACCTACGAGGTAGATGAACAATGGGTTTTGTCCAGGCCATTGTTTGAGTTCACGCAGACGACCCATAATCTGAAGGTTAGCTTGGCGTGAATCAATACTAATCGTCATGATATTAAGGATCAATCCAGGAATATCAATCGCTGTACCCGCACTACCTGTAGTCGATACAATAATCTCACCCTCTAAGATGTTATCATAATCATCCTCACCTACGTAACGTCTGATATCGACATCTTTTACTTTAGACTCTAGATAATCCACGAACATCGAGCACATCTTAATCGTCGTAAAGAAGATGATGGCTTTCTGTCCTTTCTTGCGGATATCCAAGTAATTTTCTTTGAGCTGTTCATAGATCATATCGAAATACTGAATACGAATCGTCTCAGCAATCCGACCTTGCATGAAGTTAGCTTCATAAGCAATATGACTATAAGCCCCTTTCAGAATATAACGCCAACGTTCAGGGTTCATGTGATAGTAGATCAGTGCTTTCGCCTTGATATAAGGTTTATACAAATCTCCACCCATACGTTCGTTTTTCGGGAACATGGTACGATACATCTTATCTTCGAAACTACCTGATGGATCAAGTGTTGCCGATAAGTAAAGTGTCTTAGGACAATGCGTGAACAAATCAATCGTATAGTTCAAATGGAAATGTTCGTGGGTTTCATCGGTGATCCGATATCCGATACCAAGTTTCTCCCAGATTTGTTCTGGTGGAACTTGAACTGAATTTGGATCTTCACGATACGCATCGATATAACCCCGGAATGTTGTTAATGTTAATACGATAGCAGTGATATACTCAGGTACACCACGGTCAATATACTTATCTAACTTCGCTGTTGTATCGATGACCAATAACTCATCTTGTCCAATTGGATTGTTGCGAATACCTTCATAGAACTTGCTGATATCCTCAATCCACTTGTCCTTGTATTTTGGTAATACGCAAACACAGACACGTTTCTTAATAAGCTCACCAGCTTTTAACGCAGTAGAAGTATTATGCGTTACGATATAGTCATTGATGATGTAAAGCTCATCTGGATGATCTACTTTGATACAGCGCACTTCCTGCTCACCGTGTGGTTCAATTGATTTGATCAATAGCTTAGTTGGGAGTTTATCAAAACTTACCTGTACACCCATTGGGCCAATCGTATAGCTTGCTTGATATCCAAGACTACGTATAAGTTCAACAAGATCTTTACCGAGTTGTTCTGTCCAAGTCACGAAACAACCTTTAGAATCGGATTCGAACTCATAGAGATCAGTAATCTTATCTAAAAGTACCTTCCGTTGACGGAATGAACTATTCAGTAAGTTAGTCGGTATCTCATCCGGTGTGGCGTGTCGATATGATTCAATAAATGCATCAATATCGCCTTGCGTAACAAGATCTACATCCGCTGAACTATGACGAGCAATCATCGGTATATAGTAATGGCAGAAATCTGGATTTTCACTATATTCGAAATTCAAATCCTCTGCATTAACGATAGACCATTTACCACTTTTCTTATCGAAGACCTTCCAAAGGTGGTCATGACTACAAATTGCCTCACGTCCATCCTCAAAAGTAATCTTATAAAGTGATTTAACGCCATTATCAAATACATCAACGACTTTTGTTGTACCGCCATTTGGTGCACTAATTGTGTCACCTACTTTTAATTCACCAATTGGTTTCCATCCATTAGGAATACGAACTGGTGTATCAAGGGGTAAACATTTACCATAACCAGTTGCAAGGTTCAAGATCTTACGGCGACCACTTTCTAGGATATATTCGATCATATTAACCTGATAGTCGTATGGAACGAAGGTTGGTTGTGCATGTAATTCTGCGGGATGTTCAAAGTAATCCTTGAACGTATGCACCGTTTTATCAAAATCATTTTCCACATCAACACTAAACGATCTCAAGTGTTCGGATAACTGAGCGAATACATTGATATGAAAACGGATTTCTCTTTTGTCTTTCGAGGTAAAGCAAAATAGCTTACCATCTTTTTTCACCCATTTTCCCATCTCTTTCACTAATTGTTTTGCAATCAGCTTCTGTCTTAGGAAATAACGGAATGCTTCACGTGTTTGTTGGTCGAAATCATAGAACCGAACAAAGTGACTATAGATATCGAGTTTTCCTCTTTTTCTCATATCACTCAATCCTCCAAAAAATAAAATACGTCATATAACAAAATATAATGCACGTCGATAGCAACATAGACCGGAGGGATAGGTTTACTATCCCTCTTTATTAGTCTAGACTACTTAAAATGCATTATAACTTCGTTAAATCGACCGTAGACGAAGTATCATCATCCTTAGGTACTGGCATGAAGTCATCGTGATAAGTCCCTCTCTCGAGCGCTTTATCCACATCCTCGTAGATGTTGTACGATTCAGGGAAGAAGAGCCCATCAAATGGATGGTTAGCACGAATCTTCGCAAGTGTCATGATCGGTGACTTGAAGTACTGTGGACGTTTCTCATAAGCCAATAGTTGTGATAAACTACGATAGCCAAAGATATTACCCATGGTTTCAAAATCACGGTTACCGCCTGGTAGCGGTGGACGATAGTCCATGTTCTTCGCATCACGTACTAATAACGATGAAATCATCGCACCTAAGTGAGAGACCGGAATACCAACCACACCCATAACGATATCATAACACATGCGCATCATATCACTGATACCGACTGGTTTATTCGCATCGATACCATGACGACCTGCAGACTTGATCGTTGATTCAAATGACTTCATGAAGTCTTCAACGGATGAGATCTTGTGCGGGATCGTAAAGAGGATCGATTTGTTATCCCATTTCTCTGGTGATAAGATGACAGTTACCTTATTAGTACGTGTTGTATCAACAAGATCGCGGTTCTCTGCAATGTAGTTAACAAAGTCACGAGATAATCTTGCGCAACGTGAACGGTCAGATAGGTTAAGTGGCTCAATGATCACTTCACGTGATTTATCTGATAATGAAATCGAACAGCTTGCGATCTGTAAGTTCGATACCTGGATATCATCCACACTGATATTAGATTCTAAATCAGCAAGGAATGGGATATCGCGACTATCAAAGGTCAAGCTGATTTCTTTCCATTTTGGATTATTGAGTAACTTCGTTTGGATGACTAATTCATCGATAACATCTTTACGAGGGAATCGTAAGTATTTCGATGTGGTTGCATCCAGCTCAAAAGTTTCTACTTCACGTGATACGATCAAGTGTTTAGCCGATAAGGATTTCTGTACGAAGTCACCTAACGCACCAATGATCGAGATGTGTCCAATCGAGAAGTCTTTTGGAATACTATCTGACACTAAACCAAGACAGGTTTCACAAACACCATATTCATGGAGCTTATGACAGCATGCCATGGTACGCAACTCTACCGTTGTACCAATCAGTTGTTTATCTTGGCCGGTAATCGGTCTGAAGACTGTACCATCTTTAATAAAACAACCAGTAGCTGCATCCAAGTCATCCTTGTTATTAATTGCCCAAGGAATGGTTTCGGTTGTACCACAGTCGCCTGGGTAAACTTTATCGAAGATCCCTGTCATGATCTGCAAACGACGGTTTAGGTAGTCTGAAGATTGTACTGGATCTTTTGCTTGGATCGCTGCAATAGAGGCGCCACGAGATTCTTGTGCTGACCAAAGGATATTGTGGATACCCCGTCCATATGAACTCAGTACTGGGTCTTTGAACTGTACGTTATCAATATCCGTACAAACCCCACGAGCCATATATACTTGGTTAAACTGTTTACTATCTACGATACCGTATCTTGCTTCACGTGCTAAGGTATTATCTTTAAAGATTGGTGAATTACGAATGATTTCATCACCTTGTTTATACGCATCCTTAATACGGATCTCTCCGTTTTTCAGACGCTGATAGATCTTGTCGATCTCAGGATGATGGATAATCTCACGTAACTCACGAGCACCTGTTGATGGGATATAAGGTGTCAGGTATTTAATACTATCATTAAACACCTTATTGATCTCTAAATAAATGATATTCGCAATCGTAGGTTCATCTACATCATGACGTTCTTTAAAGTTTCGCATATAGCTTAGTACTTTATTAAACATCTTTTCTAATGAACTTTTACCCATTGGGAACGGGATCACGAAGTCTTTGGTTAAATGCGGTTTTAACCATTTGAATTCACGGAAAGGTTTCCAGCAAGGAATCGATAATACCGCTTGTCGCCAATAGCAAACAATTGGTTCACCTTCTGGAAAATGGAGAACGATCTTTTCGTTTTCATGTGTCCAAAGATATTCTTTATCCATTTCTGCGAATTCATAAACATCAAATTCTCTTAAGCTCATTTCTACTGCTCCTATTCAGTATCACCAAAACTATAATCCACTTCATCGATATTGACATTTGAGATCTTATCGAAAGTATGCTGACGTTCATCAACATATTCCAATTTCAATCCATAGCAATATAAGAAGTGCTCAATACGTTCTAGAGCTCTTGATTTATAATAAGGTAACTTACTATAGTCGATCAACTCTGGGATCACCGCTGGGTTCTCAGCTCGTAAGATTGTAAGTACCGCATCGTTACACATCACGTTGTTATTAGCAAGTTGTAGTAAGCTTGCGACGTATGCTGGGTTAGCGGCAGCCATTAATAAACGAACTTCAGTTTCACCTGCAATACGAATAGATTGCGCACGATAAGGTAAACTGTCTTTCGTTGTTGCTGATAACTTAGAGATGATACCGTGTTGTTGACGTTTTGGTACCGAAGTAGATGCCCAGTTACTACCCACTTTTTCTAGACGCATGTAATACATCGGGATAAAGCAGATATCATTTTTACTTTCAACTGGATTTCCTTTCGGATCGTATAATGTCACTTTACCAAATTTAAGTGGGAAGTGTTCCTGTAATCGAACTGACATCTCACTTCCTGTAAAGTCTGAACCAATCGGTAGAATAGGACTAATTTCATGCTCAATGAACTGATGGACATGATACTCTTGGGATTCCTTATCGTCTAAGCCTTTTGAGATAATCTCATAATAGCTTCTGAACATGATTTGGTAATAACCCAATAGGTAATCATAAGCCGCTTCCCATCCTTTTGCTTCAAGTAATTCTTTTACAAAAGCACGTTGTTGTTCAAGCGATTCAGCTAATTCACCTTCCCACAACCTTCCACTATTCATCCGGTGGACTGATGACAAAAAGACTAACATTACGAATACTGTTCGTATGTCGTCTAGTTGGACTATATCTTCACCGATAATAAAAGATCTTTCTATTACTGGTGCTCCCCGTTTCGGTACTTACATTAAAATGCGTTCCCTACTCTACTTGGTTACTCTCTTAATTATTCCTAATCAAGATACCCTTTCGATAGTCTCTGAAGCCATCCCATATCCAGTTGGACTTAGGGACTTCCTTGCGCCGATTAACACTAAGCTTAGTTTATCACGTTGACCACTGACAAGATTACGTCGTGGCTATTACATTCCTTTCGAAATATAAGTCGTACTAAGATCTATAACTGTGCATTCCCCGCAGTTAGAGGAGTATTACGCTAGCCCATCATTTATTTTAATGTATCAGTAGTGTAAATTAAATTGACTAGCGTCTACTAATACATCTGCACGTCTACCGTAACCATCTAAAGGCATTTTATCATCTGGAATAATCGCCGTGATAACACCTTTATCGGCAGCTAACGTACAAAGTTTGGAACCCATCGTCATTGGAAAGTCTTTACCATATGCAACTGTAATACGGTATTCTTGGATTTGTTCTTTACGATACGTAACTTGAACAGAGTTCTTCAAGACTTCATGATCTTGTTGATATGCCATGGTAATAAGACGATGTAATCTTGGTGATAAGATTAAACCATCTCCTTTCACACGTCTTAATTCACGGTGATACTTACGTAACGCTTCCATGGTATTGGTATGGTTAACCCAATAACGATGAGGTTGTTGGTTCATATCCGTTGGTGAATGATACATCGATGGATTATGAGAGTGCTGTACGGTAATATCTAATACTGTTGCACCCGGTTCTGCATAATGCAATTGGTCAAATCCATAGTCAATGGTCATCAATGCTTTTGGTGTCATTTGTACTGGAGATAATTCTTCATCCAAATCACGTAAAGCAAAGAGTAAACCATCGTCACGAATCTTTTCACCAATATCAGGGAACGGCTTATAGTTATTCTCATCGCCATAAAGGTTTAAGAGATAAGCTTCTTTACCGTAGTTCACTACCATCTCGCCATATTTACGGGAAGTCAATTTCTGGGCAAAGGATTCAGAGATGCCGATACCGTCCTCGATCACCTCTTTAAAACTGCCCATTGCTGTGATTCCTACTTTACCATAACAGTAAGTACCGGATGTTTGATTCACACCTGGTGTGGTAAGAAGTACTGTTCCGGCTGGATAGATATCACCCTCACGTAAACGTTGGCACACTTCAGTTGGGATATAGTCATAACCGAAAAGCATGTGATTAAAACGATACTTCGGTAGGATGGCCACCCCGATGACATTGGTTGATAAGTTTTCATAAATCACGTAAGTTTCAGGACTAGTCTCAATGGATGTATCCCCACCTGTACGTGTATACTTCTTGATTATCTTGAGGACTTTCACATCCTCATCTGGTTCTCCCTCAAATCGAACATCAATAACATGCTCTGCGTAGTTGTAATCCATACCACTACTCACGCTCATGATATCAGGTTCTTTTAACACTACAGCTTGTGCCACGTGCGATGCGTCCATCGCTTGTCGTGACGCTGAGTTATTCAAATAAAACGGATTCAGTCCAGTGATACTCCCTGCTAGCCGAACATCTGGACGGATATGTTCTTCAGGTTGTGTATAATTTATCTGATCAGACATGGTAATTCTCCTATTGAATCCTTGTTTGATTTTGTTTGTTGTTTAAAAAGTTAATTAACTTTGCAATGGATAACACCACTACAATAAGATAATATAGGAATATAATAAATTATAAAAGGGTAATTAAGAATAAGATGAGTACGAAATTAAGTGATTTGTTCCCAGGTCATGTATTAGATACTGGCCACTATGAAGATGATAGATGGGATGCCTTCTGTCGAGATCATACGGGTGGGTTAAATAAATTAAGAAGTGCTTCTTTAAAAGAAGTGAAGAAAGATGAAGCTTGGCGATACAGAGGGGATTTCTTTGGCTACCTTCGTTTCTTAGGTTATAGTAATGAGACGGATTGGATTAATTTGACGTTAAATGGTTATGAACATCCAACGGAATTCCAGGAAAGATCCATGCCATTAAATCTCATTAGTGATGAGACACTCAGTCAATGGTACATCCAATATCATAATCACCTCGGTGAAAACTAAAAAAAAAACAACACAAGTCGAGAGGGTACCTTCTGGTACCCTCTTTATTGTGTCGTCTTATCGACGTAGACCACCTAAAGTGCGTGGTGCATCATTACGATAGAAACTTCCACGATCATCATAACGAGAATAGCGATTACGTCTATCGTTGTAACGATCTGCGTAACGGTCTTCGTTTAACTGACGTTCACGGATTTGGTTTTCATCGACATCGGATAAATCGATGTTGTCATTGTAACGACGACGACTACTCCCAAGGAAGCGACCGGCTTCTTCATTACGACCACCACGATAACCACCTCGACCAAGTTCTGCACGACGTTTTTGAATATCCGCCCAACTCATTTGTTGTTTGAGTGGAGATTCATCTACAGCTGGTTTTGAAGCTTGTGCTGCACGCACCGCTTCTTGACGCACTGAACGAAGTGATGCACGTTCTTCACGACGTGGTTCACGTATTTCAGTTTGGATGTGTTTACGTTCTTTACTTTCAGCAATCGTTGGTTCACCTTCATTACCTGGTAATGCTGGGATTAAACCACGGTATACTTCAAGTTCATCTAAACCATCTACCCAAGATACATCAACTGATGAGATAGCATGGAACTTATCTTTGAACAAGCTATAGAACTTGATGATCTCAGTTTTAAGACCAAGATAAGCCTGAGTCAATGCGGTAAAGCTTGGTGCAGTTGGTGTATTGGTACCAGTTTCAAAGATGCGATTATCATGACGAGAAATCGTATCAGAGAAGATCACGTTTAAGCACATCAAGTAAGCTTCAAGATCTTTCTTACGTACTTTTACACCGGCTACTTTGTGATCACCCGTAGATAATGCCTCTTCGATCATTTTATAGAATGGAAGACGTGCTACACCTACACGGTTGTATTTTTCACCATTGATAGAATGGCCACGTAATACCGTGAAGTCTACCGCTTTATTTTCACCATTGATATCGATCTTATCAAAGATCGCTTCAAGGTTAGATTTAGTTTTTGCATCGAACTCAGTTAAGTTTGCAAGTAATGCACGTTGAGACTTATTCAGTTTCTTTTGTTTACTTGCATCAGCTGAAAGTTCAATCAAATCTAACATGAGGTGCTGAAGATCGATGAAGATAGACGCACGATATAATTTCTTTAAGAAGTTAAATGTTGCACTATCTTTACGCATTACGTTTTCACATGCTGGATGGAATACGTGGAATGCTTCACCTTCTTTATTGAAGTTTTCTAATACTTCAGTAGTTGGAAGGACCAATACTTTACCTTTAATGGTAATTGGGGTTGGATCGGATACAGTTAAGAATCCTAATCCTTCTTTATTCTCAACGAGCCCAGTTGAGAGTAAGAGGCCACGATAAAAATCGACAGGTTGCATAATTATGCTCCTTACTAAATTTAGTTTTGTTTCATGTACATGTACGTGTAGAGATACTTAACTTATATCTCTACATCACCGTTTACTACGGTATTAAGCATTTACTGCTTCATCAACAAGATTCACCACAGAGTTCGTGAATTCGTTATAGTGATCAAGATCAGATGTTAATAACGATGAAGTTAAACTACCTGCAAAGGTTGGGGCAACGAAACGATATTCACGTCCACCACCTAATGAGATCACAATCTTACAACTACCCTGAACATCGCAGTCGATCATTAATGAAACATCAATTAAACCATTCATGGTAATTGGTGCTAGGATCACTTCTTCGAATTTGAAACGGAATGCTTCAAGACGTTGACGTTCAATCTGAGATGGTAGTCTTGGGATTAAGAATACTACCGCATCACGGTTATCATTACTACTGCGACGGTGATCACCAAATAACCATTGATAACGTTCTTCTAATGAAGAGTGCGTTTCATTTGTTACAGTAAAACGAATCGATTCGATTAACTCAGATAACAAGAGGTTTGGTAACTGTTGTGCGATCATGGTTGCGACGATCGTTTCTTGTGTTGAACCATCCCAACTATCACTATCAAGATCTTCTTCACCGGCCACACGTAAACGGCCTTCTAAACTCGCACCACGTGTTTGTCGAATCCCTGCTGGTAAGATGATAGAAAGGATATTATCATTTTCTGCATCTGGGAAGTACTCGATGAGATCACCCCATGTAAATGCCGCTGCTGATACGATATCAGTATCTTCAGATAACAAGTTAGTTAATGGGTTTTCACTAAAGTCATCAATACGCAAGAAGTTATTGAGACGTTTAGTACGATCCATTTCACTGTAACCCAATAGGCTAGATGAAGTATCATGTAAATCCCCTTCACTATCCGTTGCACGAGTCACGTTCACAAGCTTCGTTAAATAGAATGCTGGAATGTGGTGAGCACGTTCAACGTTACGAGCATAAGCCCCAACAGTTGAGTGATCTGGTGTGAACACCGGTTGTGATTCATATTGCCAATCATCTTCTTGATGGGTCGAACGGGTATAGGCTGCACCTAATACCGCTGCTCGTGGATCAATCAGGTAATCTTTTGGTGCTTGATAACCAAAACCATTTCTATCACGAATACTGTTATCTTCATAATAACGAGAAGAGACGACAACTGTATTATCAGAACGAACTGAACGAGTACGGTTACCATTACGACCTTCTGCATTTGAGATCACCATCATATTAGTGATATGAAGTGGCATCGCAGGATCGATACTTCCGTTTTCAGATACACCCGCGTAATCAGTATAACCGGTATAACAGTAGATCAAGTTCATTGAACCTACAGGCTTAACAAACTCTAGATAGAAACGACAACGTGGTTCAGCCCACCCATTGGCGATACCCACATGTCTATCAATCGTAGAACTTGGCATGATGATACGGTTAGCCACATTACTCATTGAGATGATATCAGCTTGTTCATCTTGCTGCACGATTTTAGTTAAATCGTTTACTGCACTACCCCCTACGTTCGCGGTAAATGAACGACGTACTTGTTCATGATAAGAACCTGTTGCAACAAAGATCGCTCTCGTCAAGAACATACCACGGTTGAACTGAAAGTTTTGACCACGGCCTACGAAGTCATCGATCTCACGATTCGTGTGATAGATGTCAGATTGTTGTGATGCGTTTCCGCCACGTCTGGAAGAAGCCACATCAGATGTTAAATCGATAATTGACATTTTATACTACTCCTATTGAAATATAACTTGTCGTTAAAAATACTAAGCTTAGTTTTCTAGATAATGGGACAACATTCTTTAGCGGATTGTTATCCCATTAAGATAATATAACCTCGTAGATTATATTAGAACTGTTATGGGTTGATGAGCTGATGTTTGTTCATGTAAATCAATAACTCAACTAAGATATATTTTACATGATAGCGGTTACACCAACGCCCTTCATAATTCACCCCCTCAAACCACGCACCACGTACATCGTCTTCCATCTTAATACAAGCTAGAATTGGATAACTACTACTACGTCTTGATTCACCTTTAACACGGTTGCTGGTGATCGTGTGCGGATAGAACTCAGAGATCTGTTTTAATTGATCTGCTGTGACATCAGTGGTATCGAAGATTGGTTCTGGTTGGATGTCACGTAATAACTTGCCATCAAAGATACGGGCAAGTTCATCAAAACCCCAGTGTTTTAATAATGCCATACAAACACGGAAACAATTTCGATATTGCACACCTTGTTGTACTTGAACACCTGGTCCGTGTTTAACGGATGAAAGATATTCAATATACTTAGGTGACACCGCAGATGCCATTAACCATTTCATGAGTGTGGCACGGAATGGATGATAAGACTTGTGATAGTCTTTATCATATTCAATCGCTTCCACTTGTTCAATCGATAAGGTTGGATCAAGATGCGGGATGATATTAGCGACATCAGATAAGAAGTGATTATTGATGACGAGATTCATCTCTGACATCTCACCTGCAATCTTATAGCGCTCTAATGTTGAGGCTTGGTTCTCTTCCCCTTCATCCGTTTTACCGGGTGCATCTTTATTCATAAAGAATTCACTGCTACCACCACGACCATCACGTCCTTTTGTTAAGAACTCTGCGTCACCTTGTACGTAATAGAACAAAGATGAAATCAGAGATGGGCGTTGGGATGGCTCAAGATTTTCGTATTTATGCGATACCCCAATTGGTAAGAGTTTCTTCATGAATACATCTGCCATGATCCAATCTACCGCACCATCTTTTGCAAGACCGTGTACTAAGATAGGTGGGGCTAATTCATAATCACTTTTACCCGACCAGAATCTTACGATAAATTCACGAAGTCTTTGATAGCCTTGTTCATGAATGAATTCTGTTTTATCTAATAATGAAACAGTTTTCATACAACGGAAGAAATCTAAAACATCATCACCAATTAGCGTATAGTAATGCGCTAATACTGGCATGTATAACTTAGAATAGATAATCAAGCTATTTAAACCGTGATAGTCATGTTTATCATAAGTGAGTGATAATGACTTCTGATTCTTTTCAGCTTGATCCGTATTCTGAGCGATACGAGATAATGGCATTCTGGTATCTTCACGTTCAGGTGGAGTCCAAATGGTATCTTTCGCAACAACATCTTTTAACACCGTACGATAAGGAAAGGTATCTGAGATCACTTTAAGGTTATCACGGATACGATTCATTAATCTATCTGGGTTATGGATATTGATAAAATCTTCATGGATTTGCTTATAAGCATTCCAGAGGATGTCTTGCTTTTCTTTTGGGAGTTCAGCAAGCAGTCGGTTAATATCCCCAAAGACAAAGTGATCAGCTTTGAATTTACGGTATAGCTCTATGATCCAATCGAGCTCTTCACCATTATGCGCCATGGTGACCGACTTGATTTTTCCGTTAACAGACGGACGTAAAAGGAATTCCATTATTAACTCCTATTGTTAATACTTGTTAGTTGTTTTATTTCGAAATAAAGTACAAAGATACTTTCATATCTCAGTACAATAAGATAATATAGGAATATAATAATTGATACGGACATATATCGAGGCATCACAAGGATGCCTCTCGAGTATGTTTGGATTAGATCCAGTTGTCATCACTAAACCCTGCATCAGCAGCAGGTGCTGGAGCAGATGGTTGAGATGGTTGTTGGTTGTAACCACCTTGACTTTGATATCCACCATTACCGCCATTGTTATAACCACCACCATTGTTGTTGTTATAACCACCGTTACCACCTTGTTGTGGACGTTGTTTTGGTTCTGGGTGTTTATATTCATTGATATAAACACTTAATGAGATATCACGCACTAAACGCGCCCAAGAGCGTGCTAGAAGCGCTGAAACATCTTGTGCAGGGATTTCATTACCTTGTGCGTCCACTCGTTTAAAACGGAAATAAGGACGGAAATTGAAGCGTTCTGGTTTATCCCAACCAAAACCTGTTGCACCGATATATACAAGACCATCTTCACCACGACCTGCAATTAAAGTACCAATGATACCTTTCTTGCCTGGTGCTACGAAACCATCAAGGTTCCAGCGCACTTGTTCTGGTTGGTTACGACGAGCAATGTCTTCTAAAGTAGTTAACACTTCGTTTAGTGATACCTGGTCTAATTTAAACTCAAGCATTTTACCATCAGTGCGGTAAACACGAAAACGGGGTGAATTGTTAAACGTTGAAAATACCATAGTAGCAGGTTTACCACCTGGTTGTGCAGCAATACCATATAGGGTTAATTCACGAGCATCTGCAGCATTCTTTTCACGTTGTGGGGCTTGGAAACGACCACCACCTTGACCATATCCGGACATAGGGAACTCCTTACTATTAAGTTAATTCTGTCTGTTAAAAATAAATAAAATTGTTTTTGTCTTGATACACAAAATAGACTAGCATTTAGAAAAATTGCAATAAGGCATCTTGGTCTGCTTTGTGTTTGAGTTTACGGATACTATTACGAATCGTGGAGTCTGTTGTCATCACAGTCCAATGGTTATCCTGACTCATTTTTACCACTAAACGTTTTACGGTTAAGTTTTGCTGAATAAAGAAGACATTATCCCCGAAGACTTGCAGGGTGAATTTATTGAACGGCATATTCTCAATATCTTCTTTCTTATGGTAATTCAGTTTGGTGTTCCAGCTACGTCTTAGTTTTACTGCACCCGTATGGGATTCAACGAGATTCATCTTAGGGAATCTATATTGAGAGAGTAAATCAGTTGGGAACGAGGTTAATAAAGAAACACTTCGGTTATCCTTTTCTAATTCCCATCCACGTATAATACGAACAGGAAGAAGTGGTCTACCTTGTGCTTGTCTTTCTTTATTGGTTTTATCTAAGAGATCTTCGAGTTTATCTCTTACCGTTAACATCATGGTCTGCACGAAGATCTTATTTTTCGTATTAAACTCACGAGGTTTTGCCATTGGGAAATCCAAATAAATCTTCTTATAATCAGGAAGATAAAACTCAGCGACTGTATTCGGGTTTAATTGAGGAACGGCTTGGATAAGTACATCCATCTCAGCAAGTATTACTTCTACCACGTCATCGGCTTTCAGATTATGCTGTTCAGCGGCTGGGATCGATTGGATAACGTTACGTGATAATGTTAATAGATTAACAAAGAGGACATCATTCCACATGGATGGATTAGCCGCTGGACCATCAGCGATGAGTGATGTCCCGATCGATACAGGTAGTACTTCGCCAAGTACTCGACCATATAACAGGTCTTGAGAAGTCTTTGAGGTTTCACGCTTAATCCCAAACCACTTCTCCAGAAGTTCATCAAACATGGCTGATTTCCTTTAATTTAACATTGGTTAATATAATGCAACGAGAGTTTCTCTATTTCTGTTTTAATGGAATCATCTTTGACTTCATTAAGGATTAAAGATAAGATATTCTCTCGGGTTAATGCAACGTATTCTTGTTCATATCCCTGAGTGACTTCAAGGACTGGGGTATATTGGCTTTCTTTTGAAACGTATTTCTCAGTGAATCGGTACTGATTATACTTGGTTCTGAAATAAGCCAATAGTGCTTTCATATCGATTTCTTTATCGGTATAGATAAAACGGATATTTCCACTATCTCGATTGATGGCTTCGACTTGTTTATCTAACTCGCGATAAGACTCGATATCTTTGCTATCGAATTTCTTCGTTAAAGTGATTGAAGTATAGACTTCTGCATCTTTATTCTCAATAAACTTCACAACACGATTATCTTCACTATAATAAGTGACATCTAAGAAACCCTTAGGCTCCTCTTCACCATGTGCTAATCTATCGAAACTTCCTGCGACTTCAATTTTCTTATACGTACTTCTTTTATGGACATGACCAAAGAATGCGTTATATCTGACCATCTCATCCCAATCATCTTCTTTTAAATGAGAGATCTTATCTCGGATACTCTCATTAAATTGATAGCCGAATTGGTTATGACCTAAGATGATATCCACTTGGTCGAGATTATGCTCACGAAGTAACTTACGTGCAGTCAGATACATCACGTCACGTTCAGCCCATTCATCCGGTACGTACATGATACTAAGATCATATTTCTCGATATATTCGATCTCCATATCCGTAATGTATTTAAAATCCACATCAGGATATAAAGTCTTGGCTATCGTTTCAAATTGTTTTCCTTGGCTACCATCATGAGATGGTGTACCATGGAGTAAGCGGATGGAGATACCAAACTGTCTTGCTAAACTTAAAACGCGATGATAGTGCATATTGGCATAACCAACACGTTCATCACTATTTAATAAGACTTGATCTAGTAAATCACCCGCATACAAAATAAGATTAACCCCTTTAAGATAATCAGGGTTAAATATTTGATTCTCCAATCTATCAATAATCTTTTCAGTTGATGTTTTATCATGGAAAAGATGGATATCGTGGAGACTGACTAATCTTAAAGGGAACCGCATAATCTTCTCTATTTAGTTAAAATGGAACACTACTCCCAATCATCCGTCGACTCGTAATCTTCATTTTGAGTTTCAGTTGTTTGGGATTCTTGTTGTACATCAGATTCAACAGGATCTTCGACTTTCGTGTAGAAGTCATCCGTACGACCAAGGTATTCTCGGATGGTTTTATCTTGAGTCCAGAACTGATAGAAACCTGGGTTCTGTTCAGTCAACTTACGGAAGTTACGATAAACACGTTCATCTTCCATTGGCAGTGGACCAAAGAAGTCCATGATCTCATACCAAGCTAAAATATAAAGTCCTTTAGAATCCACTAGATCAAGGATATTTAACGCATTCTGCACCATGCTGTTAGTAAAACGCTGACGATTGATTGGAATACGTGCTTGTTGAGATTCCATGAATCGACGATATTGGTGAGTAAAACCGAATTCATACTTCTCTTCTACATCGGTGATGTATTCATGTTTAAAGCTTACCATCAAGGAAGGCACATTAAACAAGATACGATCTAAATCTAAATCATCCACGATTAAGAAGCCGTTTTGTTCACCACCTACCCACTCAGCCATTTTCTTGTAGTTATACTCATGGTGATCTTTGTTCTCGCTGACAAGACCTGGGTAGAAACGATGTCTGAATTCACTGACTGTAATACGTTTAGCTTGAGCCAATAAGCTTTCGTTTACCATACGAAGCGCTTCTAGAGCTTCGTGTTCACCATCACTGATCTCGCTGTTAGAGAGTTCACGTAATTGATCTGGTGTCATTTCATCAGGCGATAGATTTCCACTCATCGATTAGCACTCCTTCGTTATTGTATTTTAACATTCTTGCAAGACGAGTTCCTTCGATCTTAATGATACGATTAAAGTTTGCTCGTCCACTGTCTTTATCTTTTACCTCGATACGGATATCCAGGTCATATTTACCATTACCTGATGGGTCATCGATATAATCGACCATGACTTCACTGTCTTGGAAGTATCGACCGCATAAGGTCGCCAAATCAGCACGGACTGCATCTGCACAACCTACCGGATTATGGTTGTACTCGGAGACCGTATATAGGAAGCTGATGATTTTCCCTGTAAATACCGTAGACTGATCGTAGTTCGTCGTAAAGTAATCCAGTAGCATACTGCTTACCTTAGATTCTAATGTGATCGTCCAAGCATCAAGATTTGGATATGGCGTCGTATAGGTTGTTTCTCTTGCCATAGAAACCTTCTAAAAAAAAAATAATTGTGATGAAAAAGAGGACACCCATCACAAGTGTCCTCTTTATTATTTAAATGATTTCATGAAATCACTTGATGTTACTCAAGCATTGCGCCCCATTTTGAAGTTGGGTCATACTTATTTGCGAGTGCGTGTTCAGCGAACTCCCAACCTAAACGGATATCGTAACGTTCACCATCGGTTAACTTCTCAGTATCACGTATCTCATCAACGAACGAATCAATGAATTCCACAAACTGGTCATCCAAGATTTCACCGTTAACAATATATTTATAGTCAGGGTGTTCTTCTGGGGAGAACTGTAAGTCATCTTCGACTTCATTGTCCCATCCAGATAACGTTTTCTCACGCACACCTTTACGGATCACCGGATTTGCCATCATCCAACGTCGCATCTTAGGTGTCGCTTCTACGATATCTTCTAAAGACCCAATCACACGGATGTCATCGTAGTCTTTTACTGCACGCTTACGCATACGGTCTACGTGGTCACGTAGATCGATCAAGGTGTCAAAACCAGAACGACGATATAAATCTGCAGCACGATCTGCAAATCGTCTTCCGATATCACCGAGTCTTTCTAGTGCACGTTCGTTAGCAGAGCTGATAAATCGACTTAAGCCTTCTGACATCGGCGTGTAGATTAAACCAGATGCAACGTTGTCGTTACCATAATAGACACTAGCCACGAATTTCACCTCCAATGATTTCGTTCCATTCCATCCCTTCTTCTAACCAACATCCCAGCATACCCCAAACTTGTTTAGGTAACGCCACATCACCTGATAACTTATCTGGGGTTGCATGGGACAACACTGTAGTAGCTGGATGCAAGTGCACCGCTGATGCAGCTTGGAATCCATCTAATACACCCAGCTTGTTGGTCTCATCCTTTTACAAGCTGGGATTTTCACTATGCACCTATTCGAACGATTGGTCTGACAATACCATCTCGCCGTTAAAAGTTTTCATGAACTCAGTATATTCTTCCGTTACGTCTGGGCTGAGTCCATTGCCGATTTTCTTGTAAATCGGATACACCTTAATACCCTTGTAGTCCTTACCGTTCTCAAACATTCTTCTCACTGATTTAATATCTAAGTTACTTAAACCAAGACGAGATGCAATATCACTGAACGATAAAGCCGGATATACTTTATTTGATACGGTATTGTGAACTAGATACCCTGGTGTGTTAATCGCAGAATTAGTTTGATATATTCTAACGTATTGCCAGAACAATGCCTCGCCCAATGACATCTTTTTCATTTCGCTTGGCGTGTTTCCAACCCGGAAGAATTTATAACCTTTGATATATTGGCACTCTGGTAATAAAGAGCTCTTTAATGAATCCTCTATCCCAGATTTACTTACACCAGTTAAATCAATTGCGTCAGTGAACGACTTACAAATGAATCTACTACCGTCAGTATAATCCCATACGTAGATAGGATTGCGATAACCACTGTTTCGCTCCATATCAATCTCAACAACAGTCCAACCACTTGCATTACTGTATCGACCAGATCTCTCAATCTGAGGTACCATTAGACTCGGCTGAACACTAACAAGCTTACTCACCTCGTCAAGATTGGCACGAAGGCAATCAGTACCATTAAATCTATTAACAACTCGGTATATTAAACCTACGCTGTTTGCTTTGCTAGCGACTCTACCACGCTTATAGTTTTCCGTCTTAGTAACCCACTCAAGATTCTCTAGCTTATAGTTAGTTCTTGTTCCATCAACATGATCAACTTCGATACGTTCACTGTAATCAGTCTTAGGTACAGGAAGGAACGCTAGGGCAACTAAACGATGGAAATCCACTTTCTTGTTTTTCATCCTGTCAGTATCTGAAGCGATATAAACCGTTGGATAGTCATTCATGCGCATACTCGGTAGTATGATATTGCCAGTGAACGTATCTTTTAGTTTATAGTCTTTACTAATCAGATATCTGGAATAACCTGGTATTAAATACCAGCCCTTCTCCACCTCAATAGGCTCTTTATCGATACCTAATACACCATTTGAAACACGTAATTTGTCAGAATAAGAATTATAAAAGTTCATTTTACACCTCTGGTAAGTTTATTGAATAGAAATTAACATTGGTGTGATACATAGTCCATGTTTTTTCAGAGCACATCTTCTCCTACCATTACAGGTAGGCACCCCCATTTTCTGGGAACATGGTAACCATACTCTACTCGCCTCACTTGGTATCTCAACCAAGCTTACTTTCACCAGTTAATAGGCTCGACTAGACCTAATGCTAATTAGCCTGGGTATAGCTTTCGATGCTCGTTGAAGCTTCATCTCTCTGACTCATGGAGATGAGTGCTTGCGGATTGACCTACAAGTATACTTATTACCTTACCTTGGACATTACTCCTTGCCACTACCTTATTGCTAAGATAGCTTGGTATATACCTGTTTTCGGTTGTCTCCGCAGTTAACGGGGTTGCATGGCATGTTATCACATACCATAGGCAATGTCATCGTTGAGCGTTTAAACGCTCCATACAATGAACGACACCATCGAAATCAGTATTTGAGGACCCTAATATCAAGACACTAATAGCTGTAGTGATATCGGTAGGATCAGTTTTTACTTTGGTAATTAAAAGGGATTTCATTGAACCCATACGTAATGAAGGGTTTCGGTTTTCGATCTCCATAAATCCTGGTTTACCCGATAGACGAGTACGGTGAGGGGATGATTCAATAATATAATTGATCATCTCATGGATTTCTTCATCGTAATTATTGACAGCATGAAGTATCCGTCTTTTGATCTCATTTGGTTTTAACCCTTTCTTCATGAAGAGGTTAGTCAAATGCACTTCAAAGAGTGGGATAGCAGCAGGCCAGGAATAATGCATTTCTTCTGCATCATGTACACCATGGATGGAGGTGACCACCATACGAGATGTCCAGGGGATGCGAGAACCGTATACATGCTTACGGAATTCACCTGTCTTTTTGTTATAGTCAGATGCGAACTTAGCACTAATGTAATCTTTAAGTTCAATCAGTACATTAGCCATGATCGATTCTTTACGTTGTTTGGTTAAACGACGTCCTAGATTGTTCATGGTGGTAATCGTATTGATTACGTTCATATACGGGTTGAAGGCTTTAAAGTCTACGTAACTTCCGAGTTGAGCACGCTCGATGATATTGAACGATTTATGCAGTAACGGTACAGCATAAGGGGTACAAACATCATGATAAGTTTCATAGAACTCATGAAGCTGAGCACATTTGGATTCACTGATTCTAAATACACTTGGGTTTAGGATCACTGACATGACAAGATCAAGGTGTTCAGTGAAAAATGTTAAACCACGTTCGATTTTATTTTGTTCAAGATATGCGATACCTGCATGATCCGTATAGTCATTATAAAACGGGTCGAGTAGGTAACGAATCAAGTGACCTGTATTACCTGATCTTGTTGTGCCTGCTTTGAAAGCATCCATCAGGATATCCAGGAAATAAATCGAGAGGAGTTTACCATTTTCATCTGGTGCCCGAATCCACACGATCGGTTTGAGCTCTTGTGAAGATTGGAGGTTGATTTCCGTGTGGCAATACGGACATCTGTCACCAATTTCAAGCTCAGGGTTAGAAGCAAGTGATGTCATCCCACAACTACACGAGGGGATAAGACTAAAGCTTGCACCATCAAAAATACTGATAGTTAAGCGTTTGATGAGTTCATGATCTTTGATCGGATCAAGGTCATTTAGGTAGACGACTTCACCACCCAAGTGTTCGAGATCTCGGTTTAGATCGGGGAGTATTGCATTTACACCCATTTAAACTTACTCCTTTAGTTAGTTTCTGATGAGAGAACATCCTTTTAATTTTTAAAATAAAAGGACAAAAGAACGGGGATGTCCGAAGACATCCCCGATACAATGGTTTACTTACGAATGTAAGTGATTAGCGGCTACGGCCACCCCAACCACCCCAGCCTTGTGAGCGGGTAGATGATTGACGTGCGTATGCTGCACGGCGTTGGAATAAACCACCAGCAGAACCCACACCACGTGATAAGTATGCACGGTTGCCACGAGATTCACGGTTGATGTCAAATGCAGCATCAGGACCGATAGAAACGTGTGCAACCTCAGCAGCTTCACGGAACAATTCGAAGAACTCAGGTGTAGCGAATACACGTTGAGCATAACCCGTTAACTCGAATGTAGAGTTCATGGTATTTAATACTTCGATCGCATCAGAGATACGACGTTGTTCATCGATTTGTTGGTTGTAGTACGCATCAGTTAATTTACCGATAGTTTGGATGTCATCAACAGTGTTCATTAAGTTGATCATGTCGATATTACGAACATCGCGTTTACGGCCTTGACCATCAATGTAGTAACCCAATGGGATACGTGTATAGTCAGTTGCTAATAACTGTGGTTTACCTGCGTTTTCCCAGATAGCTGAGAAGGTGTTGCCACCGAATAAGAAGTCAAGTGATGCAACCACTGCGGCTTCAGATTCACGTACACCTTTCGCTGCATCTAAGATGATATTTTGAACTGGTGATAACTGACCACCTTCTTCGATATCTACAGCGATTACTAAACGATCTAAGTAGAACGCTGTACGGCAGAACTCGATGAAGTCGAATGATGCATCATTAGATAATACGCCCATGGTTTCTGGTTCACCACGACGAATCGGAGTATCTAACATTGGTACTTCACGACCTAATGCACCAACGAAACGTTCTTTAAGTTCGTTAGCATAGATTGGGTTGAAAGCTTGAATCCAACGGTTAGAGTCAGATAAGTAACCTGCAGAACCAATTGCAAACATTAACTGAGTTAAAGTTACTGCATTAACGCAAGTATCTAAATCAGTGATAACGAATACTGGTTGGAAGGTTTGGGTATTATCTTCAGTCCATACTTGTGAACGAGTGTTTTCGATATCTTGACCCACGTAAAGTGCATCAACGAAACCACGTGCTACAGTTTGCGGAGAAATGCGGGTAGATTTACGACCGTTTTTATCCACGTTTTGACGTACTACTGTTTCGATAGTTACATCACCACGGAAGGTGTTACCTAAGTAGTCTACTTGATCGATTTGACCAAATTTAGTACGTACGGCTAATTTACCATCAGCTGGTACTGCGTTGAAGTTGAATTCTTCAGAATCGATTACACCTAAATCTACTAATAAAGACTCACATGCTTCTACCGCACGGTAAACGATACGACGAACTTCATCAATATCGCCGATGTCCATACCAGGTGCAGTAATAATTTGACCTGCTAATTCAACATCAAGTTGTTTGTTGTCTTCTTTGAATGCTTCTTCAACCATATCTAAGATGCGGTTACGCATTTCAACAGATTCCGCGAATACATCAGTTGGTACACGTGGAATACGGATAGGTGTTGCATTACGATCTGCTTCGAGACGTTTGTCATCGATATAGATTTCACCGAGATCAGTTGCTGTACCACGTAAGGTTACAGCGACTACCGCTACGGTGTCTTCTTCACGACGAGCAACAACTAATGCAGAGATATCTGCATCTTCAACTTCACCATCGAATGGTAAGAATTGAAGTTTATTTTCTTTAAGAAGACGTTTGAAGCCTTCACCAGCTACGTCTGCTACATTTTCGATTGCAGCGATTGCTGTGCTGATTGCACCGCTCACCGGGTTACGAGAAACAGAACGACGTAATAATGCGTTCGGGTTAGCTAAAGTTGCTACACGACCGTCAGTACGAGTTGGAGCTTTTTGTGCGCCACGTACTACTGATGCAGTAGATGGTGTTTCAACTTTTGGTGCTGCTGTTGTAGCAGCGTCTTGATTTGCGAATTGATTTCCCATTTTATACTCCTATTGTAGATGATGGGTTAATAAAGTTTAAAGATCTTTAAGCTTCGTATTCGACGCTTATTATTTTGAAGAGACGAAATACAACCTTCTCTTCATTATAATAATTTATCCTTATAAATATCAATAGAACGGGTATTTATACGAATACACATCCAAATACAGGCTGATAAAGATTTAGTAAAGCTCATTTGAGCGATAACCTGTGTAAAAATCGATAAAGTATCGATATTCGGACAGATCTAAAAGGTACATCATAGGGATACCCATGATATACCGGGTGGCTATTTTAAAAAGTAGCACCATAAAACATACTATACAGAATTATCAATAAGGATTTAAATATGAACTTCTTATACCCAATTGACAACTATAAAGATAGTGGCAGGATATTTAAGAATAAGTTTGAAAGTGAAGTGAGATATAGACACATGCGAGTGATGACTCGTGTGATAGAAGATTGGATGCATGATAACTGGGAACTCCCAGGTGGGCATCCTTTAATTAAGATATTGAATAACTTAAATGCAGTTACGGATGACGACTACCGTGCTTTCTTATTATTACGTGAACAAGTTGGTAGTCTTGCAGGTGCTTTAGGTTTCTTTGGTGGTACAGATAAAGGAAGACTACTTGATAAACCTTGGTTCTTCTTAGATCCTGATACTCCTGAGTGTGTGATCAGCAGTCAGTTTGAAGATACGCAGAAATTAATCCTTGAGCAAACTATGCATGAGGATAAGAACTATTGGATGAGTTGGGAACCTATCCGTGTTCGTTACCATGTCTATACGGATATGGATTATTGGATCATGGGTAAGGACTACGGTAATGAACCTCGTATTGCTTGTGATAAAGATGGGGTGAATATCATTGAGATTGATATGGCACTTCTTTATATGCAGTATCGCTATTGGAGAAAAAGTCGTTACAGTAAAGATGTTGATAGCGAGGGTAATACTTACGAATATCCAAGAACGGTATTCTTGACTCGCTTTGCTTTAGCCAACGCCATCGATAGTCAAATGCAGGTAGCCTATCTCAATCGAGTAAGATGTTATTTCATGGGCACACCACTTGGTAGTAGTCGTCCTATCAATAAACGTCATGCTTACATTAACACCTACATGAATGTGGATAATAGTATCCTAAATAGTATCATGTACATGAAGAAATACGGTGGTCTTGACTTTGATAAAATCGTTTCCAATTTACCGACAATCGCAGGTAATAGCTATGGAAACTTTTTTAAAGAACTTGATATACGACTTGACCAACGAACTGAATTGATCTGTTGTTATAGTGTACTTCCTTTGTATGAAGTCTGGTTGAATTTAGTCAATGAGAAACAAATGCAACGTTGGAATCGAAATGAAATCCAACATGTTTCTCGTGGGTTATTTTTAATTAATAACAGAAAACTATTTAGTACCGTGTCAAGTAAATTCGGAAATCGTTTGCAGCTTCGTTTCGATAAGTTAGCTGAATTACTTCCGAAAATCAAGTAATACCTTATTTATATAATAGGCTCGATAGGAGGGGTCTTATTATGAGTCAAGATTTAACTACTGTGGCACCAGTTATACAGAAAAAGCAAGCGGCTTTTGTAACTTATCACACGGTGAACCGTAATATTGAAGGTGGTCGTTACCGTTATGATCATGGTGACCTTTGTGTGGTAAAAGAGAAATGGTTAGATGAGGAAGGTAAACTTCATAAACGTCTTAACATGATTGAGAACTATCCTCGACCATTTTGGATTACTAAACCTAGATTTCGTAAGTTTAAAGACAAACGGGAATGGGCTTACTTTGATGAAGTGGACATGTTTCGTTCACCTCACCACAACCTAAGCTTTGCAGTTCAGAAGGCATTAGGTAAATTTAACCCTGACCCTAAGTTACAGATTCGTATGGTCAACCGTGACCCTTACGTATTTGGTACGGACTTGAGTCCAACGTATATCTTAAAAGAAGCATATAGCCATAAATACGGCGGTTATAAAGCCGGTCGTATGGAAGTATGCAAACTGGATATTGAGACCAATGTGGTCGATGGGGAAGAAGATGAGATCTTAATGTGCTCTATCGCTTTAAATGGTAAAGCGGTCACTATCGTAAGACGTGACTTCTTATTTAAGAATAACGTCAATGGCGATGAGAAGTTCTTTGAGATCTTAGATAAAGATATCCCTCAAGTAAGAGGTGAGTGGGGTTATGATGTCGAGCTTGTTATTGTTGATAACGAGATTGATGTAATTAGTGAAACCTTTAAGCGTTTACATGAATGGCAGCCTGATATCGTTGCTGGCTGGAATGTCATGATGTTCGACCAAGCCGTGATTGCAAAACGGATTGAACGTTTAGGTCAAGACCCTGCTTTATTCTTCTCTGATCCTAGTATCCCTAATAAGTATAAAGGTTATCGCTTCAAAGAAGGTCGACGTTATGCAGTAAGTGACAGTGGTAAGAAGATGAACTTCAAACCTATCGAAAGATGGCATGAAGTCATCGCACCTGCTTCATTCATGTGGGTCGATGGGATGTGTGTTTACTATCGTCTTCGTAAACAGAAAGGTCAGTTACCAAGATATAGTCTTGATTATATCTCTAACTTACACTTGAAGATTGGTAAATATGAGATCCCTGAAGCTGAGAAGTACGTAGGTCTACGTAAACACTTTTTCATGCAGACTCAGTTCCCCGTTCATTATACGGTGTATAACTTAATCGATACGATCATTTATGATCAGTTGGATAAGAAGTTAGGTGACCTTGAAAGTACATTCTTCGATTTATTAGGTGATTGTGACTATCGTGATTATCAATCTAACCCTTCTAAAGCGGCATGTAACTTCCATACTTACATGTTACGTGAAAGAGGTGGAGTAATCGGTAGTACTTCAGATACAATGTTTAATGAGTGGGATAGACAACTTCCTCCATTGGATGGTTGGATTGTTGCATTAGATACGACTTACCTTGATAGTCATCAGGGTTTGAAATGTGTATTTGAAAATCCATTCCAAGAAACCCGTGTCTTTACGCATAATGCCGATAGTGATATCACCAGTAGTTATCCTTGGGGTACCATCTTCATGAACATGTCTAGACGGACAACGAAGATTGAAGTCAGTCAATTGGTTGGTATCCATAAACGAGATCGTTATACTTTTGGTTTAAACTTGATTGCAGGTCGAGTCAATGCTATGTCAAATGCCAGAATAGCATTCAACTTACCCGACTTCAATAAGACACTCGCAATCTACGACGAGTTTGTCAACGAGTATGAATCAAATAGTGGACATTAGGCACCTCTTATAATTTAAGCTAATAAGTGGGGTAGTTTTCTACCCCACGCCTTTATGTCGTCAAAATTACTTAGGCTCTGTATTTGAATGAGTTTTATATAAACAGAATAGGAATAGATAAAGATGAGTCAATATGATCCAGTTACTGACTATCGACAAGCCCAAGGGGATGCAAAGAACCCCACTAATCCATATCCGGGTGATGTCAGTAAAAATATTAATCCTGTTAAAGGAATAAGAGAAGATAATCATCGTATCGAGGTACAAGCAGATCGTAACTGGGTACGCCGAAGTTTCCACTACTTCAACACTGATCGTGATTATGGTCAGGCACAACGTGATTATGGTAAAAGCCACCAGGCGAAAGGGTTCTCAAGTGCACCAGGTGTGATTGAAGCAAAACACCGTAAAGCATGGCGTAGTTTCGTCTCTACTGAATTAGGTGGTAACTTCCCAATCAATACGCTTTATGGTTATACACCAACTGCAGATATCGCAGTAGATAGACAATTCCCAGGTCTTGGTGGTGAGATGGGACGTGCCTATCAAGAACGTATTGAGGATAATGCGCATGATATCCATATCCGTTTAGGGGTGCAGAAATTTAATACGGGGATCAGTTTCTTTAGTAGCTGGTTTGACTACTACTCTCACTCTGTAGCTGTACATGGTCGTACACCATCTATTTTATATGAGATCGGTCAAGTAGCGGGTATCGTGATGGGCTTTATGGCACCTCAAGTTGTGGCTGTCGGTTTCATGATTAAGTTCTTTGCTTTATTAGGTGGTGGTCGTTTCTGGTACGTCAGTCCTGCGATGCCTTTATACTGGACAGCAGTAACCAATATCTTCAATGAGATTACAGGTTCTATGGGCTTAACCTTACCGACTACAGCAGATGATGCTTACGACATGAAGTTCTCAAAAGGAACTCAAGGTAAGGGTCCTTCTGCTCGTAATGGGTTAAGTTATATCCAGAAAGTTTCTAAGTTATTACCGGGTGTATTCCAAGAAGCATGGGGTAGTAACGAGGAAGGCTTTAATATCGATGTCAGACGTGTAGCCTCTCGTGCTCAAAGTACTCAGATGCAGATCAACCAATACGTTTCTCGTAAGTTACAAGATGCGCGTAATTATGATACGGATAAAGCATTTAATCTATACGATGAAGCGATGCAAGCGATCCAAAACTTAGGTAAATGGGGTGGTAAAGTCGGATTTGAGGGAAGTGTGAGTAATAAGAACTCTCTACGTGCTTATACTCAAGAATACTTTAAATCTAAACTCGGTAGTTCAGATACTAAGCAAAATGCGGTAGGTTTTGAGATCTCTGAGAAGAACCGTAAAGATGGTCAGTCTATTTATGATGCTGACTCCATGCAAGCCTTGTATACGAATACTAAGACTAATAGTAACACCAGCGATATTGATAACAACGATGATGTCCAAAAACTCTTCATGAAAGAATTAAATGATGGTAGTGCTTGGGTCACGTTGCGTGTAGATGGTACTCGTAGTATCTCCGAGTCATTTAGTAATACTTCTGAAGAATCTCAGATTGCAAGTATGATTAATGGTTGGGCGGATTCGCGTAAGCAACTCATGTTTAATATGGCAGGCGGTAGCATGTTTGGTGACATCATGCAATCTGTGATGAATGGTGCAGCTGACTTCGTAGGGGGTTTAGCAAAATCATTTAAAGTGGAAGGGTTAACCGGTTTCTTGTTTGGGGCTAAAGTCGATATTCCGAAAACATACGGAAGTAGTAGTGCGTCTTTACCTAAAGCAAGTTATACGATTAAACTACGTACACCTTATAAACATCCGCTTTGTGTTGCACAAGATCTCTATCTTCCATTAGCGATGATCCTTGGTATGGGTTTGCCATTAAGTCAAGGTCGTAACGCACATGGTGGTCCATTCTATTGTGAGGTCTATGATCGTGGTCGTTGTGTGATCAAAAACGGTATCGTCAGTAGTATCAGTGTAGAACGTGCAACCTCAAATGTAGCGTGGACAGCGGAAGGGTTTCCATTAGGTATCGATATTACGATTGATATTGAGAACCTTGATACCACCATCCACATGCCTATTAATACCATGGGATTCTTAGATAGTATCAACCCATTTGATGCAGCTGAACGTATCTTAATCGGTAATGAAGGTGCAATGGCAGATTACGTCAGTACACTTGCTTCATTATCATTACCAGATATGATTTATCGCAGTAATAACTTTAAGCGTAACCTTTATGCTTACCAAAGACAATGGACAAGTTATTGGGATAGAGATCACTTTATCCAACGTATTGCGGCAAGCGCACCAGGTAGATTTGTTTCTGCATTTGTACCAGGTACAGACAGACGCTAAAAAAAATAGTGACACAAGTGAGAGGGTATCAAATGATACCCTCTGCTTATGTCCATTAAAACTGAAATGGCTTTGAATTTATAATGATGTATAAAAGAACAATCGCAATAATGGCTTTTATCATTTTACATCCATCCTTTATATTGGTTATAGTTAAGTAACATGTATCCCATTAGTACTAAGATCACCAATAGAATAAATGCGACTAAAGCATAACTGAACCGAATACTTGCTTTACCGTGTTCAAGGTAATGCGTTGGTACCACTGCTTCACTCTCAGTACGAGCATGAATTTGATAATACCCATATACACCTGAGACTAAAGCAATAATAAGTAATACGGCTAATGTAATAAAGATTTTAAGCATGGTTTCATCCCTCCTATAAAGATGAAGTCAAGTTTAATTTAACTATGGTCGCGTTCAACTTGTTGAATACGTTTTACGCGATATCCATTGGCAGCCAAAACTTGAGATAAAGCTTCTGCTGATTCTGGTGTCACATCAAGTAATTCTACCACGTAGTTGGATAATGATAGAAGCTTGATGGTTGGGTAACGAATCCAAGACAGTCCGATTGCATCTGTATTACCATTTGGATATTCTACTAATACGTAGAGCTGAGAAGTGTAATCTTTCTCAGAAGTTTCCTCTGGTAATGATGCAAACATTTGAGCGTGCTTGGTTGCAACCTGATAGTTAAGTTGTTCTGCCACGTTACCTGATACGATTGAGGTTACACGTGCATTAGTTACTTTGGTTGGCATTACTGCATTTGGGTAAAGTTCGAAGTTATAACGCTTACCCAGTGTAAATGGATTACTTAAAGCCATTTATTCTTCCTCACCTTCGTTTAATGTAAAATAGAAATAACCTTCATCTGTAAAGAAGATACGTTCTATCTTGTTATATTCAATATCATGGTCATCAAAATACTTTAACCATTCCATACGAACTTCTCGTTGTTCATCTGTCAATTCATTGACATCAGCGATAAAAAGAAGTTCACAAACTGAATCAGACAACTCAATAAGTTCAGTTGGAATCGTTACTGGAATATCTTGAGTATCCATGTCGTTATATTCATGTACTGATTTAATGAGGCGTTCGATTGCCCCATCCTCAGCAAAGTTAACATGAAGCTCTTTCATGTGTTAATCCTTATCTAAATAAATATTTAGTAACAAATCCTCTACAACCCATTCGGAACGGATAATATCGTTGACATGTGCATCGTATTCATGAAGAACAGGGTGCAGGTATTGTCTGATGAGTTTGTGGAGTTCCAATTGCTCCCAAGTATCACGAAGACCTCGAACAGCAATCCGGTTTGGGTTAGTGAAGTACAAGATCGCTTCAGAGGGAGAGAACTCCCATCTGTCGTTTTGTCGTTGTACTTCTTTTATCTTTTCCACTAACCCGGTTATATCAAACTGGATGATGCGCATAATTCTGGTCTCCGGTGTATGAGAAAGTTTTTATTAAGATAGAATCGATCGATATCAGGTGGTATGCGACCAACATCAAGATATTGTGCAATTCCATCAAATGATTGCAATAACTCATGCTTGTGTTCTAGGATGAATTCTCTAATAGCTGAGATATCATCGATCATGCTATCAAAGTGCTTCCCGCCACTAAAGAACAACCAATGCATGTCTTCATAGATATCATAACTCTCGTCATTATTAACGAGTGAGGTCAACTCCATCAAGATACAATAGATGTAATTGATCTTTTCGGTTTCTGGGACATTGGTTACACCGAATTGTTTATCGATGAACTCCGTCAGTACCTCAGGTAACCAATAAACATGGTAACTCATTTATCCCTCCTATTAGGATATCGTAAATCTTAAAAACCCATTTCTATAACTGAAATCTTGGATGCAATTCATGCCTACCCATTCATGCTCTCCATGATCTCGATAGACATTAATAATTCCTAAGCCTTCAATACCAATAATATATCGTCGCATAAAAGCATTGAAGAAATCATTAACATCATCTTGCTGGAGGAAGTCATAGTAGGCTTCATCGTTAAACTCCCAGTTCTCATAGCCATCCTTTAGCATAGCAGATGTCATCTCGTAGATAATCCCCTGGGTGTTCTCATCCATTTCTACTTCAAGGTCATCGAGTGCATTCTCAATACAGCTTAACACATCTCGACCATGACCCATCGTCATTCCATCTTTCACTTCGGTACCAATTACGGTTAATCTGAAGAAGTAATTTAGTAAAAGTAACATACATCCATATCTCACTTCTCTTACCGCTTTAGAAACATCCAGATCTTCAGTATTTGTTAACATCGGGATATCACCATGTAAGATCCCCTCAAAATGTCGTCTGATTTCATCATCATCGAGATAGACAACATAGTGGGAGGGTGGATAGGTTTCCCCACCACCCCTTACATGAGTGAGATCGATTAGGTTGACGTTTTGGTATCCGATAGGTTGCTGATGTTTCGGTACGTGTTCAAACATCTTGTCTCCTAGTATCTTAAGATAGACCCACCCCGATACATCTCGTACGGGAAGTGTTTATCTTTATAGTAGAACTCAAATTGTGCTATCGTCATGACTTTCCACATGAGTACATCTCGCTCAGATGAGTTATCTGCAATCATAAAGCGGAAGTCAGTTCGATGAAAGTCATCTAGTTGGTTAACGAAGAAGTTGTCAATGATATCATAAGATCGTTCAACGAACTCCCAAGCGATATCGTAGTTATCAATTTGACTTCTTCTAAATATCTCCACTACCTCATCATCTGAGTGGTAATCCAGATAATGATAGATGACCATAAAGAAATTTAGCACACTAAGTTTTTCGGATTTGATTTCATAATCATTAGCTTTGGATATCAGCTTCTGGTAAATCATCCCAAGGTGTTGATATAACGACCGGACGTCGATAATCGCGGGGCGCATTCCTATTGTCCTCTCTTTCGTCTCTTAATTCACCATGATAAACCATAATACGTTTATCCCCAATACATCTTACTTCTAATACATAACCACGACGACGTATCTCAAAATATTCATATCCCGTTGGTTCATAGTTAACCGGATAGATACTAAACTGCTCTGAAAGCTCATCCATGATACTGTCTAAGATATCGGATACTCGATCACCTTGGATTTCCTCTACATTACAGTACTCAACTAATGCAATAAATTGATATAGCTGTACGTAGAGTCTCTCGGTGTCATAACTAGATGAAGCACCTAAGATAAAGTTATTCTCTATCTCGCGAGTCAGTTCAGATAAGATCGACTGATATCTTTCAGTTTTAAAAAACATGTCTTTATCATAGTGGAATTCACTGATTAGCATGTTATCCAAAAGACTATCTTCTATCATCCGACTCATTCTGTCTGCATCTAAACAAACACAAAACGGATAAGCGGGTCTTAGATATTGTCTTGATTGTCTGACAATGTACTTCGTTGGGGTGTAATGTAAGTTTTCAAGTGAGCGTGCTCTTCTTGACATGTTGTACCTTCTCTATTTATCGAATTCGACAAACTCCACTAATACGTAAATGAAATTAAGATCAGCAGTAATCGTAATCACATTAACAACTGAGTGCTCCGTATTCATCTGGTGAAGTCTATTGTAAATTTCATCTCTTACTTTAGTAAAGGTTTGGTTTCCCTCTACAGGTTTGATTTGTTTTTGCTGGATTAACCATTTCACATTACAGCCTACGTAAATACCGCGATAAGCAAGATAGCTTGCAATCGGTTTTACTAAGCTACAGAAAAAGGAATGGTCCCACCAAGCATCATTCTCATCCTTCTTATAATTCAAATCTTCTGCTGATGGCGTCTCAAACGTCAATACAGCGTACTTCTCATTAAACATGAATACTCCTATAGTTTTCTATCTAAAATCGCTCTATGGCTTAATTAGACACATTTTAACACATGTCTATAACCTTCTTGTCATGTAGATAATATAGGGTTGTAGTTATCGATAAAAAAGCAAAAAAAAAAGAGTAAGTTACGGGGTTTTCGGCAGCCCCGGAAGTGTAACTTACTCGTGCCCATATGGGCAATTGATCCTAACAAGGAACATATGAACAATAATCCAGGCGACTGTATTTCAAATCGCCTGTGTTATTGGCCATATTAACGGTGAGCTTTTAATAGCTCTAACTCAGCTTGTACAGCTGGTGTGTTGATCACGTTAGCATGGTACTCTGCTTTTTGTTGAGCAGATGGTGGTAAGTCTGCTGACGCACCACCGAAATAACCTAATGAAGCTACTAATAGAACTGTTGCTACGATGATTGTTTTATGGATTAGTTTAAAAGTTTGGTTGTTCATACCCAAATCTCCTCTGTTAGTTTAGTTATTACTATATCAGCAAATCTATATTTGTGATAGCAGTACTGATATGTATATTTGCTGAAGTCCCCACGCAGTAGACATTTAAGGCATTCTACTACGTCGGGGAATTGGTTATAATACCAACTACTAGGTTTAATTGACTCTATGTAGTTGATTAATGTGATGATACGCTTTTTATTAAGCATACTACGTCTCCTTGTAAAAAGGTTGAACTAAGGGAGGGTTGGTATGAACAACCCTCCCGCTTTATGTTGTTGTAGTAAGATATTAATGAACGAAGCGCACATCTAAATTTCTTTTCTTTTTGCTGAAGGATTAAAAGGATTTTCTTCTATTCCTTCATGTAAATTATATATACTTATAAAAACGATAGAAAGGGTTTTTTATAAAAAAGAAAAATGGGGTTAAAATAGAGGGCACCAATTGGTGCCCTCTGATTATGTTTGCTATTCGCTTTTTGCTGGTTTATGGGCATCAACTAACTCATTGAGTGTCTTTTCGCGCTGACTAATCAGTGCTTCATAAACACCCCACTCTGCGAACTTCTCTGAAATGAACTCCTCTGAGATTTCCTCATCATTATTTCGGGATGCAAAGTAGAATTGTGCTAATACATTTTCCATCGGGACTTCTTTTAACAGTTCTTCTATTGTGTTTTGGAAATGAACGGTGATTTGTTCACCTTCTACATTCATAAAACGATGCCAGTAAGCTGTATAGGAAGTATTTCCATTTTCATCACGTGTGATTAATCCACATGTAACATGAAGGAGATCAAGTCTTCCACCAGTCAGTAAACGTTTCTCACGGTGGCTGACTGTTGTTTCATGTCCACAATATAAAACACCTGCTCTGAAACCAGGTATCGCATAAATCGTAAAATTATCGAGTGTTCTTGGTCTAGCTCGATGGATTGGGTGTTGAGTTTCCATTTTGTTATATCTCCTATTGATAACAAAATCAAGAGGATGTATTGACTACATCCTCATTTTGGAATATTCTTATTCTAATTATAGAACAAGGCCGTTTTCTTCGACTGAACCACCATCAATATCAAGTTTAATACGTGAGTTCACGACACCTGATAATTCTGCTTGGAAAGATTCAGTTCTGTCTTTAAGATGACGGATCATTTCTAATACTTCATCATATTCAGTTGTAAAGAAGACAGTACGGTTCTCAATCTTTTGGCCATCGTTTAAACGGAAGATACCATCACATGAATAACCCGTTACAAATTTACCACGTGAAGCTTCTTGTGCATCAAGGGATGTATGAAGCATCGCAAGTGATAAAGGATTGCGATTATATTTCTCACTAAGTTTATCGGTGATCATAAGTGACGCCACACCTGGTGCTGCACCTGTTACTTTCGTGAAGTTTAAGAAGTTACGTAAATCTGCATTATCTAAACCATGGTTTTCATTACTGAATAACATGGCAAGCATGCTGATGTATTCTTCTGCAACTTCATTAGCTTCTTTGATTGAAACATTTGGAATCAATAAGGTGATAAATGGTACACCTGATTTCTTCGCCATGCTATCATAAGACACTAAAGTACGGTAAGCGTTTTCGATTGATTTTAAGTTGTTATCATCTAAGAATAAAATAGAGATAACCGGTTTACCACGTTTAATGAGTTCAGACGCAAGTACTGGTGCGATAGTTGAACCAGAGCCACCATTTGCAGATGCCACTACGATATTGATATCACCTGGGTGTTTTTCACTGATAAAGTTAGGTACTTGTTGCATGATCTCTGGTGCATTTTCTGCACGGATAGAACCTGAACCTTCTGCATCTTTTTCTAACTTAATTTTATAGAATGCATTACGCACTTTAGGTGATTCGATATTTGATTCTGATGTATCGATTAAGAAAGCTTCGATTTTAGCGTAACCTGCTTTTTCTTCTAATGGAGTCGTGATATAAGGTGATACTACATTGATCCCTGTACCACCACAACCGTAAATAACCATTTTATTTTTCATAGTTAATCCTCATGAGTTTATTAAATTTAAATTGTTTAGTTAACGTTAACGAAGTAATCAGACAGACTACTTCCATATACTTTGCTAAGATAGGAAGGATTTGTGAGATTACTTCAATGAGATAATATAGACTTATAGGAAGTAATAGAATTTAATTATCCCAGAAACAAAGGTATTTTTATTATGAGTCCAGTACAATTTGCGATTGCTGAGATTCGTTCAGTCATCCCGGATGAAATCTTAGAACTCGCCTTTATTCCAAAGACTAAATATAAATTAAGTCGTTCTCGCTTTACCCCTAAGAGTATCGATAGTCAAATCTATTTCAATGTGATCAACGAACGCGTACGTCGTCATGTGGATAGTCAAGGGGCAAAACAAATTACCATTCCATTAAGTGGATTAAAATTCGAAGAAGTAGAAATGGGCAATGGTCAAGCTTGGACTTGTCATATCCCTAAACGATTAACAGGTGGTCGCACAATTACTCATGTGATTTCTGTTCATGTGGGTATGGTGGGTACAGGTGCAGGTTTCTTAGGAGGTGGTAGCGTATCTCAGTTTGGTTTAGGGGTATCAACACGTAGTACCAATAATGCTTGTGGTAACGATATCCATCTTGCATCAGCTCGTGAAATTATAGATGCATCCAAGCCAATGGATATGAACTTCACCAGTAATGTTTATTTGATCGATGAAAATACGATCATGGTAGAAGACCGCATGCCGATCTCTAACCTTGAGTTAAGATGTCAGGTATCCAGTGATGAAGAATTTAGCTTTATCCAGGGTGCTCACGTCGCTGTATTTGCTGAGTTGTGTTTACTGGCTACTCAAGCTTATATCTATAAGAAACTCTCTATCGTCAGCGATAAAGCGATCTTAGATGGTGGTATGGATTTGGGTAGTGTGAAAGAATGGATCGATAAGTTCGCTGATAGTAATGAACAGTTCAATGAACTTGTTAAAGGTCGTTGGGCGAAGATCCAGAAAATGTCTGATAAACCGCGTCATAATCGTTGGTTAAATATGAAAGGCGCGTTAGTTAACTTTAGCTAAAAAAAAATAACAACACAAGTAGAGGGACTCACTAAGAGTCCCTCGCCTATGTCCGGATTACTATCCTCTTTCAAGTTCAGTAAATAACGGAAGGTGTTCTAACACGGTTAAGTCTAGATTATCCACAATACTGTCCAAGAAGTTTAACCATGTTTCCTCGCACTCTTTACCGAAATGTAATCGATATGGGGCGTGTTCTTCGTGTGCTAAATCTAATGGGATATTGTAAAGATAGCAGACGTTAGAAGTGATGCCTTCTTTACCGTGCTGTACAACGATAGTGATGAAGTTTTCTCGATCTGCCTTATCCATTGGTTTGCAGACTTGAATTAAACTATTTCCAAATTGAAGTGCCATAGTGTCTTTCCTTTATGCATACAACAAGAGATAAGGTCAGTTAAGTAAACCCAAACCCGATTATTGTACTTGGTTGTTTTCTGGTGCACCCATGAATGAATCAATGAACGCACGTAAATCATCGAATGTTTCGTATTCATCTACAGCAAATACATGCTCAGACGCAGTACGGAAGTATTCAGTCACATTGTATACTTGACGGCAAAGTAATGCACCCATCACGCGAACAACGTGTAACGCTAATGAGTGGCTAGAGATCACTTCGATCTTCGCGGTGTTACCCGCAGCACCTTGATCCACTAATTCAGTACGGAATGATACAGGTGCTTGATGACCAAGTACACTGTTTGCATTGATTACCACACCGCTTTTCACTAATGCAGGTAATAATACTTTTTCAAGGTTTTCATCGTTAAGTAAGTTTTCAATTGTGAACTCAGGCATTAAGTTGATACCTGCACCATTTGCATAACCGATGATAGAACGGAAGATGCTAGTTACTGCGCAATCATGCACGTATTGGTTTTTCGCTTCTTCGTTTTCGAATGCTTTAATCGAATCGAATAATTGACGATCCATTTCAGCGCAAGCTAAAACACGATATTGATCATGTTGTTGTTTTTCAACCGCTGGGTTTACTGGTTGTACATCTTCTTGAGTTTCAAGTGCTTCTTGTACATCACTTGTCTCTTGAGCTGCTACTTCTTCTGTTACCACAGTTTCATTTGTTTGTTCGGCCATTTAAGATTACCTTACTAATAAATTAATTAAAAAAAAAAGGGGGGATAGCGGAGAACACATGCTATCCCTAAAGAAGGGTGGAGGAAAGGAGATAACCTAACCAACCGAGGTATTATAGTCAGCTAGGCCAATGAAATGAACCCCCCACCCATATACAGGAGTATGAGTAAACCGTTATCGATTAGTCTGAAAGACCGCCCCATACTTTCTTAACTTTATCATGATCCATGATGTCATTGTTGTTCAATGAAGCATATTGGGTCAATGAAGTTGAGATATAACCTTTACGAACGATTTTCTCATCCGGGTTCTTAAGGTTGTTGAATTTCGCTTCACGTTTTTGTAAAACACGAACTTGGCTATGTTTACCAATGCCTGCTTTAAGTGATGCTTGTTCTAGTTCTTTATTTTTGTCGAAGACTTTCTTCGTTAAAGAACCGAATTCGATCGCAACCGCTGCAGCCACATCTGATTTTGCTTCATCGTGTGCAGTGATGGATGCTTCAGTGATACCTTCTGGTAATGCTTCAGCAATTGCACCTTTTTCAACAGTACCTACACCATTTTCATCTACGGTAATTTTACCTTTAATTTTTTCTAAGATAAGATTAACACGTTCAACTTTACTTAATTTAGCCATGAGATTTCTCCTATTAAATTTTGATAGACTAAGTTTATATTGCAATATATACTTAAATCGGAACGAGATAAGTACATGAGTTAAAGTAAGATAGTAAAAGATTACTGCCTTACTATCGAGTAGATAATATACCTTTATAATAACCTATAGAAACGGGTTAAGTTTTAGAAAGGTGGATCATCATAATCGTACGCCGAGTTATCATCATCCGATATCAGTCTTTTTACATCACCACTATCATAGACATCATCGCTAACTCTACCAGTTAGGATATAGGATACGACACGTTGGTCTGGCATTATGCGAGTACTATCGATACTACTACGCCAGAAAGCTGCAAGCTCATTGGTCACAATTGGTGAATCGTTATCTGTTAAGATCCCACCGTAGAATCTCAGTGCTTTAGCAAGTAGTTCGATTTCTTTGGTTCGTTGGTGATAATAACCATTCGAGCCTAAGATACCCGTATTGAATTCACCTCTTGGTTTGCCGTTCTCATCGTTACCGTATTCCGCCGAGCCGAATAATGATGTCTGACGATGGAAAACAAAGAAGTAACCACTGACCATGTCATAATACACAGCTGAGGAATCCACCGAGTAATAATCATCGTAGCCAAATGGGAATAAATTGATTACTGCAAGATCTACCGCATCAGTAACATCTTTTGATTCGAGTGTCTCTGTATCAAAATCGATAACATGCAAGATTCGATCAAATAACATCACCGCAAATCGATACGTGTTCTCAGCGACCCATCCATATAAATATTTCGTATCTGGTTTACCTGCAATACCTGTACCAACTTTGTCTCTGCGATTGATAAGCTCGACATTATCAACAAACACATCACTGCGTAAATCAGTAATCAAAACAAGGGCAAACTTAGTCGGTTTAAGTCTTTTTGTGACACCAGGTTCAAACGAAACCGCTGGTTCACTTAGACTAAGGCGAGTAAACTTCTTACCTTCAGTATAGTTCTGATACAGTTTCAAAAGTTTCTCATCACGGATAAACGGTTTATTTGGAATAAACTGCGTATCCTTTTTATCTGGTTTATCGTTTACGAGCATTTCGAACTCCTTTCTTTTCTTGTTGTTCAATGAGATAATGTTCCAATACTTGAAGTCTTTCTTCTACGCGTTGGTTAACATGATCTTGTGCATCTCTGTCGGGAATCTGGATAACACGTTCCTCGACAAGTTTAAGTCTATCATCAAGGTGATTGTAATCTTTGATTAAGACTTCGAATTTATCTCTTTGTTCTTCCATCTCATGCACTGCACCATAGAGTGCGAAGGTTGAGAAGATCAAACAAAGCGACCATATCACAAATAGTGTTATTCCTGTTAATTTTAGGAATGTCTTGATTGGTGATTTACGTTCTTGTTTAAAGCCTGAAATTAAACCCATGGTGTCCTCCTATTAGACGATTGATTAGGGGTAATTTAAGTTAAAGATAAGTACTTTATCAATACTTTACCATGGAGATAATATACACTTTTAAACCGAGATAAACCCCTCCCACCCAATACCATGTATCCAATATAAAAATTTATTATAATTAAAAACATTAAGGTCGAACCAAAAATGAATGAAATTAATATAGTGGAGTTCTGTCGTGAAGATGGACGAGTGGCTTTATCACTTGAATATCTCGAATCAGGAATAAACTTAAAATTGCATCAGAATAAATGTCTACGTGATGAGTGGCTGTTTAGTCTACCTTATCGCCTAGAAGAACTTTCTCGTTTAGATGAACTACTTCGTGATACTTGTTATAAGTATCTTGAAATGTGTCGTCAAAACAAACATCCTACCTATAAATGGATTCGTGAACAAATCAATCCTTATAGTGGGTTATTATATCAAAACGATTTATTTAGTCCTCGTTGTCAGATGACAAGACACGTGGCATCACATCTTCCGATGTACGTGGTAGGTGAAAATAAATCTGATCATTTTAGTGGCTATCAAACCCGTTGCAATGGCCGTATCGTTGGGAAAGAATCCCAAGTCAACCAGATCCCAAATCACATGATCCACCTTCACTTGAAGCAATACAAGGATAAATATCATGCTGAAACAGGGATGAGAATACCAGGGAGATTCATGCACAAATGACTTATCCGTTCAAACATGTTAAAGACAAACAAGAATTCAATCAGCCATTAGGCGGGTTTATTGGAAATCCAACCATGGAAGAGAGAAAAAACCTAAATAAAGTTCATGAAAAACTTGTACCACCGAAAGTTAAACCTTTCGTAGCTTATGATGATGGGTATCATGATGAAAGCGACGAGTAATAATATCTTTAGAGATAAATCAGTATCTAATCCGAATGTGATTAAGAAAATCCATCAAGGTAAGATTGGTCATTTAGTGGATGGTAAATTTGTCGAATTAAAAAACAATGAAAAAGTCCATCGCAGTAAGAAGATCGTTCGTCTATTCGGTTGTATTAATCTGCACAAGGAAGATCTTGATTTATATACGAGATCGGGTGGTACAGTTAAAGGCCGAGGTGGTGTAAGTAATGGTGGACGATCCACGACTGATACTTACATGCCAATGTATACAATCCATCTTCCTGGCCATCAACTTGGTTAAACACGAGGCATCCTAGGATGCCTCTTAGTTTTGTCCAAAAAAAAAAATAACAACAGAAATCAGGGAGTCCGAAGACTCCCGTATATTACTTAATGATTAAGGTTCGAGATTGTAGCGCACGCCAATGTTCTCCGATCTTGTTTCGAAGACTGACATTAAGCCACTCATCTAATTTAGCCTTTAAAGCTTCAGTCAGTTCGTAACCTTCCTTTCTGAAACCTTTTGGCTGTTTACCGATATCAACATTGTTACTCAGTGCCATGTAGACTTCGTTTTGTTTGATATAAGTCAAGAACGGCCAACTATCTAAACCTCTTGATTGGTGGGCTCCATATGGCATGATGGAGATCTCACCTTCGCTCATATTAATTTCAGTTATGATGGTTGTTTCATAACCATAAACCTCAATGATGCGTTGAACAAGATAATCTTTAATCAGATCAGCGAATGCACGCATCTCTTCTTTCGATTTCTTGATATCACGAAACGTGATAATACTCCCAGCCATATAAAGCCTCCTCATCTATTCAAATTTAAGGACTATCTTCTTAGGGATATTTCCCTGACAGTGGTTCTCGTACAAACGGGTATACCGATAATAAAGCATATTGGCTATGGCATCATTCGGTCGACCTTTAAAGTCTTTCCCATCATTCATATCCAGCCGATAATCAAAGTCATCCACGAGAGCAAGTTGTTTATGTTTGGTTTGAGCAAGGATGGTAAATCCTGTTGGTAACTGAACATATTCAAACTTTAAACAATCACGAAAATAATCATGATTAATCTTCTCACAATGACTTAATATCTTCTTACTTAAGAAACTCATGATCTCTGCACGAGAAGGTGCGGGAACATTCCTGGATACTAATATAAGATCCATGACTACCCCTTAGATGAACATGTTACTTCCTCACCACCAATAAGGATTTTAAACTCACGAGACATCAGCGTTGTTGCATTCCAATTTCCCGGTAACGTGATCTTGTGGAACAACCAGTTATCAAGTACGATTCTGATATCATCAGAGAGATAATACTGACTCTTACGAACATCAAAATGAACATCGAATTTGTTTATCGCAACAACCTTACTCGTTGGTTCTTTATATCCGTAATTGATCTCTCGATATTCGCCGAACTCGTGATTATCATCTATAAACCCGCAGTGGGTAATACTGATAACACCTTCAACCAAATCAGGTACAACATGAAATACAAATTCATCATCGTACTTCATTCTTGCTGCCTCAATAAGATAAGCGTTTATCCCATGAACAATATCATGACAAACAAGTAGTTTGCTGATCGATTCTTCAAGGGATCTAAGCTTGGGGTAGTGTCCATCGGCCAGAACTTGAGTATTTGGGATATTGTTTACGAGTTGATTATAGATCAGAGCAGTCGCATTGGTCGCTAACCGTTTCTGACCTGGATCATCATAGTTATCATCATACGCCATATTACTTCTCCGGATTCTTTGGTTTCAGATTAATCACTAGATACTGCGATGCGGCAGTCGCGAAAACTTCACCATGTGGTAATTGGACAGGTCTTTTTAACCAACTATCAACAATCGAGTTATACTCTGGATTGTATTGTTTTGCAACCAGTGAATTAAGAAAACGCTCAATGCTATCTACTTCAAGATCAACTTCAGTTTGTTGTTCAAGATAAACAAATTGGGCATCTTGTTGCTTCGCTAATTGCCAGTGATGCGTGATCGTAATCACACGAGTATCAATATCATAATCCACGCTGAACAGGTGATCGATATTATAAGCCTTTTTAGCAACTTCTTTCAGATGAGCCTGTACGGTATACGGAATATACTTTCTGGCGATATCTGAGATAAGGTCGTCGAGTAACTTAGACTTGAACTCACGTTCTTGTTTAGTCTTGGGTTTCTCTTTAACTACACCTGCTGTTTCAAGGGATGTAGCGAGTCCACTTTTAAGGCTATAATCAAACCAGGTCATACACCCTCCTGTTTATCAATGAACTCAATTGAGAAGTGTTTACTTCTGATAGTGTAAACCTCTCTACCATTTGGTAGTCTGATTGGGCAACACAACCACTCTTTAAGTTCCTTCTGTAAATCATCACGTAATACAATACTACCATTAATGAGATTTCGTAGGCCAGCAAGATTACCTAATGAAACTTTCGTGTAATGGGTCGTCTCCTGAGCGTAGCTCACATCAAAGTTACCACAGTTATCGTCTTCACCATCATCAAGATATCGTCCAACATGTTCAATACTAAGAGTACGGATATCAGAGCGATAAGATATTTCAAATCTAAGATTCTTACCGTAATGACGAATACCCATATTCATCAGAAAACTTTCTGCTGAGAGCGCAACATCCCGACCTAGGTTACACTCTTTGATCTGATCTTGTATTTTCCCTAATTTCACAATATCAGCTTGTGACTCAACAGTTGCATTCATATTGCGACCATTTGCAATATTGTATACAATACGGGAAAGATAAACTTCTGACATGGTTAATTTAATATTTTCTAATGCATTGCTCATTCTTGGTCTCCTTTTAAAATCCTTCAGTAATTCCAGTATAAAACTCAAAGTTGATTTTTCTTGCTACTGGATAGGTTTTATATTCTTTATCCATGTAGAAACCTAACTGATCATCAAGTAATGCTGCATCCATTTCAACATGATCATATTTAGTACCTTTAACGTATTTGAATTTAACAAACTCACTTGCTTTGATTGGGATATTGATTTCATCATATTCGAAAGCATAGCCAAGCTGTTTTGGTTCAAGTTCAACATTGATATGAACAACGAGCTGTCCTTCCTCAATATACAAGTTACCACCCGCAGATAGTACTTTAACTGGATCACGTGAATTACGGCATGCGATCTCAAGTCGATTTATCAGTGAACTCGTAAGCAGCGACATGTCTGCTTTATGCGTAATACGAGTACGCTTTTTCACCAGTGTTTGATTGTATTTCATATCTCCTCCTATTAGAGATAAAGTTAAAATGTTTTAATTAAGTACTTAATGAGAACATCTTTATTCTCATAGAAATAATATACACTTGTAGCAATCAATATAAAAAGGCTTACTACTATATAAGAATTTCTGATATACATAGGCAAATATTTATCTATATAGGAGGGAATTGTACTATGAGTAATATCTATGACAATAATAAACCAATCACTCTACTTGCTGCACAGCGTGTTCAGATTGGGAAAGGGGTATTGAATAATACGAAGTTATTAAAACGCTACAGTAGACTGGATCTGATCGATGTCCATGATCATACGAAGAATGTTTTAATCCGTAAGTTACCAACGATTGTAAGAGCGAGATTTGAAGAGAACACGCCACCATTCAAACTAGCCTTTACAAATAACGATAATGCACTACGTTGTCATTATATTTGGAATAATCGTGCCTTAGGTTATTTCGGTGTGTTACTAGATGATGATGGAAATTACATGGTCTCTTATGATACCCCAAATGTTACACCGGTTGAGATGTTTAGACCAGATGGAAGTGCTTATACGGTAAATAAGATCACGCCTGCGACAAATGGGTTTGATATGAACTTAATTCCTAATCTCCCTTTTGGTGTAACCAGTTTCTATTATGACTATACAGCCAAGTGGTTAATCGCTATCACGAAACGAGAAGATAACAATCAACTTGAACTTCGTATCCTATCAATTAACAGTAATGATCAAGAAAGAACGCAGCAAATCGAAAGACATCTTAATCAATTGATCCAACCGACTGCTTCAGTGACGGATGGGGATGATAAACGTTATTTGATTGATGTAGAGTTTGCTGATATCTATTCTACGGTCATGCACTATAATCCTCCAGTTAATAATGCCGGATTAAATACTTCTTGGAATGCAGGTATCTTTGATAAGATTGCCATGTACGATACTAGAGAAGAAGCTAAGACCAAAGATTAATCAAATGAGACTACTTCGGTAGTCTCTTATTTTTGTCGTTATTTTAAAATCGTTAATATAAAGCGCATAGAGCGATTATTTAATATAGGGATGATAAATTATACCAACCTATAAATAAAATGCATTAGAGAGCTTTTTAGAGGCCTTATAATCGATATTTAGATCAAAAAGAAAAGTGGAAAAAAGAGAGAGGATATCGAAAGATATCCTCTATACTTTAACTTAACAACCGATTAGATATAGGTGTCATCAAATTTGGCATCCTGATACTCTTTCGTATTTTGGATGTTCTTCATGTAGTCACCATAACTCTTTTGAGGTTGTTGTGGTTTCTGGTAGTTATTACCAGTGTTATTGTAGTTCGGCTTGTTATCACGTTTCATTTCACTTGGTGGGTTTAATAACTCATGCTGGATCTGGAATCCACATTTTGCACCCACCGTACCTTTATCAATCAATGGTTGATTCTCATAACCCATCATGTTGCTATAGAAATCAGCAAAATCCACATCACCAATAAAGTAACCATCCTGATGGATATTCCCTGCACTATCAAGATACTGTTTTAGTTTCTCTTTGATGCTGTTTAGCTGTTCTTCTGAATGAGAAGAGAGACTATACACGTGCGGGATAATTTTCTTACTTTGTTCATTAACAAAAATACGTAAGATCAATTTACTCATGTAATCGTAGAAGTAAGTGGTAAAACCAAACTCCGCTTCTTTCATGGTAGCGGGATCAAAGCCGTTCTTACTTGGCATCACCTGACGCATTTGGAAAGCTTCGCCAGTTGCTTTACTAGTAAGATCTAATACATTCACTTCAGCCGGTTCGTAATGTAATTCATAACCATATCCACTTTGAGTCGTCGATAAACGGAAATGATTAAATAAACGATCGATCACAATGTAATCTACATGGATACGACCTTCTTCCACTTTCACTTGGTATTGGGCTTTCTTAGGATTCGTTTCATGTAAGATACGATCCGCTGCCTTCATCTTATACAACGTACCTTTCTCACCATGGTTCACGATATCTAATAAATCTAAACGACCAAAGCGTTTCATTAAACCACCTACTCGACTGATGGTCTCAGTATCACGGATACGATGAGGCTTGACTAACACGAGTCCTTTTTCTTTGTTCTCTGACATATCCAAAACTCCTTAACTTAATTCTAACTAAGTATTCGATTCAAAAAAAAAATAACAAGGGACAATAACACTTCATTACCTACCCTTGTATCGAATATGCGGACATAATCGAGAGATACAAACTGCGTATCTCTTTTAATCAAATATAAGGTGACTTGATGATTTCCATAAACCTATTCACATTAGACTATTCTTACTTTGATACGTGATATCAGGTTTAAGTATCGGTTTTACGATTTAGGCGATGATAAGACCGCGATACTGACTCTTGCTGTACCTGTCTTGATCATGTCTAGTTTCTTGGCGGCACCTTGACTGACATCAAGGATACGACCGTGTTTATAAGGGCCTCTGTCATTGACCTTCAAAACAGCACTTTTCCCATTACTGAGATTGGTGACTTTAATTTTACTTCCAAGGGGTAATGTCTTATGCGCTGCCGTCATGGCATTCATATTAAACACATCCCCGTTTGCAGTTTTACGTCCATGGTGGAATCCACCGTAATAAGACGAGACACCCGTTAAACGGTGCGTGTCTGGATAGGCTTTTGCTTCACTTATTCCTGGTAAGAGAAATAAACTCAACAAGGCTGCATAAATGCACCCATTCGATTTCTTCATACTGGTATACTCCGAGTCTGGATACTTTCAATCTTGGTTTTGCTTTAAGCAGAGTTAAGAAAGTTTAATATCACTATAAGCGTACTAAAGTAAAAGAAGTTTAAAGTGGAGATTTACATCCATCATCAAGTCATATAGCTTATACACTACACTAAGATAATATAGCATCGTAGCATCAGATAGCCGAGCGGCCACTCACTGCACCGCTCATCGCCAAGCCAACCGATCCACGACCGCCGCCGGCTCTCAAGTTTCTCTCTTAGGTTTTCTTTTTCTCTCTTAAGAAAAAGCAATAAAACATTTCTCAGGTAATCCAAATAAATAAAATCATCAAAACGTTTACTTGATACGTTTTTGTTGATTTTATTTATTTGTTATATAAACATTGATTTGGTAAATCCTTAGTGTATACTAGGCGGTATATAAACCGCCATAGTAATCTTTCTTAAAACTAAAGTAAAAAAGGATTTACTCAAATAAAGATCATTCCCTGGTAAGATACTTCTTACCAGACAGGAATGAGATAAGCAAGATGTTACTTTGTAACATCTTTCCTTTTTCCTAAAATTAAATTTATTTAATTTTTTATAAAAATAAAAATTCTTAAGGGGAAGGGTAGATAATTTATGTAGTGTAATGAAGATGAGTGTATACGAATCTGAATGAAACGGAATAAATTATCTGGGTTGGGGTTCCAATACAGAGAGGAGTGAATGAGTAATATACGGATTGAGTATAGTACGAATGAACGACATCCTTCCACCGAAAAATAAACTATAGTATATAAGGGGCGAAGCCCCTTATATATAGTGAAAAAATCGAACAGTAACATATACTACAAAAATATAATAATATTTTACATTTACATTACACTTAAGAGATAGAGATAATGGAGAGATGAGATAACCTTATCTCTCTTATTTTTGTTGTTATATAGAGATGAAAAGAGATATACTGTATACGTATAGTACTAATAAGAGATGAGAGTACGAAGTAAAGATAAAGATGAATTAGAATACTGAATAAAGAATAGATACACTATACTCAGATAAAGAGAAAAGAGAGTATAAGTATAGAGAAATTCGTATTCGGGAATTTTTTGGAGAAAAAAGTAAAGATGACGTATTGGATTACAGAAGGACCGAATAACATGGGGGCAAATGCTTCTACTAATGGTTATACGGTGTTACCAGGTGGTACGATAATGCAGTGGGGAAGATTACCAGGGAATCATGATGGAGCATGGCATAACTTTCCTACGCCATTTCCTAACGTGTGCTTTAATGTGGTGGTCACACCTCATGCAAGTGCGATGAATAATGACTATGAAAACCCGCATATCGGTGAGATAAGACGGGATATGTTTTGGGCGAAGGCTAAGTATGATCACCAGTTAAATAACGCGACCTTTATCGCATTTGGTCGATAGGAGAGAGAAGGATATTGTGATATGACGTATTGGATAGAAAATGCACCGGGGAATTTAGAACCTCGTACTGCAGAAAATGGGTATAGTATACTACCTGGTGGGATGATGATCCAATGGGGTGGTATACCGAATGAATATGGGGGTGGATGGCATAATTTTCATACCCCTTTTCCAAATGAATGTTTTATGGTGTTAGTCAACCAAGCGGATGTTTCAGGAGACTTTGAAAACGTACGGGTAGATCATATCGAAAGAACTCGTTTTAGTGCTTGGGGTAAACACGCATGGCATGCTAACGGCGGGCAGTATATCGCCATAGGGAGATAACAGATGACTTATTGGATTACAGAAGCCCCCGGTACCAGTGATACCCAAGGTGGTGAGAATGGTTATAGTATCTTACCAGGTGGTGCAATCATCATGTGGGGAACCTTTACAGGGGATGGAGATAAGGTGAATTTCCATCGCGCATTCCCGAATAACTGTTTTGCAGTCAACTTTACTGGGACATCAGGTCAGCGGGTAAACCCTAAGATCGCGAGTAAAGATCGTTTTGGGTTTGTGGTACACCATCGTGAGAGTAGACGAAGTGGTTTTGGTCGACATGCGACGACCACCGGCTATGAAGCAATCCACTACGTAGCTGTAGGTAACTAAGGTTTGAGGAGATACATCTTTTTGGTGTATCTCTGCCTTATGTCCCTTCCAATGCCATGTGTCTATATTTAAAGAGATAGAATATGAGTTTTAGTAATTTAAAAGAGATCTTCGATCATTACTGTGAGACGGAGATCAATCGTAAGCTCCTTGAGAGCTTAACGAAATGGCGTAATCGTTTTTACAGCCGTAATGGTGAACATGTGGGATTTTTCTCTACCGCATCATTTGGGTTATATATCCCGAAATGGATGAGTAGTGATGATGATGTTTGGTTAAATGAAATCTTAGGGATCGATGAAGATGAAGTCGCTGACTTCGTTTATGCGTTACCGACGATCAATAAAGATTTTAAAGTCAGTAGTAATATCTTAAGTATCGGGATGGTGTATCTGATGCATCGTGCCCATACGTCTAAAAACTTAAGTCAAAAAGAACGTGATGGATTAAAACTCGTGATCATGGAGATCATGGTCGCGCGTTATTTGACCTCTGTGATGAATAACTATTTCTCTCGAGGTAAAACCTCACCTGAGATCAGTACCGAGGTCTATGAGCGTTTAACGCGTCGTTTTGACCTTAAAGTAGCCGGTAGCTGGAAGAACTGGATCGAAATGAAATCCGAGTTATTTGTGATTGGTGATGATCAACGTGCTGATGCGAAATATGCGAAGCAAGAAGTGTTTGATACCTTTGATGATGAATTGGTAGTACGTAAGCTTAATAGCGTGAAATCTCAGATCAACAAATCGATTGTAGAAATCAATGCAGTATTTAGACAGGTGTTAGATGATCAAGAGAAAGTGATCTCTACCTCGGCGTTAAGTATGAGTGTGGATGGATTATATCTTGGTGATTTAGTCAGACAACAAAGTCAGTTCTTACACTACCAAGATAAGATTTTTACTGATGAGAATAGTTTCATTAAAGAAGACTTACTCTACGTGATCGAATCTTCCATGCCAACGTTAGTGAAAAGTACGTTCCGTGAAACCCTAAGCTTTATGGTGCGTAATCAAACTTCACCGAAATGGAAAAATAAAATCTTAGATGCCCGTCATGATGTCATGATCTACAGTCTTGCTTTAATCCAATCAGAAGGATTAAAAACGAATGACTTGGTTCAGATCGCGCATCGTTTACGCCAAAACCTGTTATCAGGTAAAGCTAACGATAAAACGTTATTGTCAGTACGTAAACTCGTTGATGGATTTATCTATGAAGTCAAACCAAAGCTAAGAGGTAAACTGGTTTCTTTAGAGCGTTCAGGTGTGATGTTGTATATTATTCTTCGTACACTTGCCATGAACTATTATAAATCTTAAGAAATAAAAGTTTATTTTATTTTGTACTATTATGTGGAAACATGATAACTCCTATGGGTCACTGGCAGGTGACTTTATCATACGCCCACAGTTTTCTAAAAAGATCAGCCGGAGGTAAGTATTTTCTTACCTCCTTGCTTGATTATATGAAATGAATTTGATTGACAGATCAGTCAGGTATTCTTGATAAGAAACTAATGATTCAGTTACGCTATCCATATGGATTCTTTCACGGAATCCTCCTTATGAAAGTTAAAGTTGAAAATAGAAAGGCCTGAATACCTAGTAAGTACAACGAAAGTGGTTTGTGCTCTGTTTCTCACGTTTTCTTAAGACGTTGTAGACTTTTCTGTCAATCGCCCTCTTTGGTTATGGGGATAAGATTTTTTGGTTCGGTTGCACGCGGATCTTTTGCATCCTAGCATAGAACGGTTCTTTTGTTATTAATAATACGTCTTTCCCTATAACCAAACCCTTTTCGTTCTGAATGGCATATGGGTTTGCTAGCATCTTCCCTTTTACAGTATCTCAGCCTAATGATGGTACCATGTTTCATGGTGTTTCCTTTATCTCCATAAGTCCTCTGGCTTGAGTGGTTGTTCAGAACGAAACCTAAGTCTACCCTGGTGATTATCATCGAGCATGTACCATCATTATTTTGTTCATCTTGTATCGCTACTTTTACCTTCTTCGGTCTACAAAGATGAACTTTGCGCTCCGTATGGTCATGTTACATTTATCAGCCTCACCAGGGTGACACCCTTATCCTATAATAATACAACTTGATTAACATTCTAAATTCCCTGGGCATCTTTATGATGCCCTTCTTTTTTGTCGTTATTTTTTTTTATTTAAATTCTTACTAAGGTGAAAGATAAAATGTCCTAGAGACGGTGACTAGGATAAGAACTGGTTTCAAATGAAACTTTTATTTGCAAACTAAGTGAAGATGAAAGAAATAATTCCTGTTTAATAGTTACATCAATCTATAGTCGTGTTTAATCCGTCTTAATCACGCCGTGTAGCGTTATTTCATTATAACCTATACGATTCATCGTCTTAACTAAGATCGTCGTCCTATGCTTGTTATATTGCGTTCTCTGATATCGAGTAACGAGGTCACGGCCGTGAAAGTATTCGAAGTGTATCTCAAGATATATAGTGATCTTCATTTAAACGATGAGACAACAAAAATAGAGGCATCCCTAGGGATGCCTCTGATTCTGTCCGTTATATTACTATAACGTATCACTAAGCTTAGCCAGCTGCTACACCCATGGTAGTAGAGCGTTCTTGTTGCGCTTTATCAGTCGCAAAGTTAGCTTTCATCTTAGTGGTATGCTCAGTACGAGCCATTTTGTAGTTTTGTTGCATGATACCAGTGCTATCAGCTGATGCTAAATCATCGTAAACTTTGATTTCGCCCGCTTTCACGATATCTTCATAGGTGTCACCTAAATATGCACGACGGTCTACTGAAGCCATACCGCGGATCTCAAGAGATTGCAAGATGTTGTTTGCAAGTACTTTTGTACCGCTGTTAATTTCTTGAAGACAAGTAAATTTAACAGTAACCTCTTGAGTCTCACGACCTGCGGTTTTATCCATTTCACCCACACGATCACCAGCGTTATCTGGCATCATGTTAGTACACAACCACGCATTCACTGCATAGGTGCAAGTTGGATCTGGTTCGATATAGATACAAGTTGCTGCAATGTTTTCAGGCATTAAGCTGTAAGCATTGAATGCAGCTGATTTACGGTTGTTAGTTTCAGTGATGTATTTTTGAGTGGTTACAACACCAGGGATTTGAGTAATTGGATCACCCATACCCATAACAATCCAAGTTTCGAAGAATAAACTGATACCACGACCGATTACATCATCCCAAGTATGAGTTGGTTCTGATTTTTCACGGGTAGTACGAGAGAATACATCGAATACTTCGTTTGCACCTACGTTAGTTTGAACGTACTCGGCTTTGATAGAAGAATCCAAACCAGAGATTTTCTTCGATTTGTTTTCCATCAATGCTTTAAACGCACGAACCATTGATTTACCGTTATCGTTACCGATGTATTTGAAGAACAATGGTACTTCAAGTACGAAACAGAGAACGTTATTACGGGTGTATGGTGTATTGGCATTCAATACACGGAAGTCGGTACTAAGACCATTCTGACCATCCACGTCAAGACGTGCAACAACATCAGAAACACCATTAGCAAGACCAACTTTATTCTTAAGAACTGAGTCTTTTGCGATGAGAACTCGTCCATTACGTAAAGTACCACTAGGCATTTGTCAAGTCCTCCATGCGTTTTGCAACCACGAATGATTTATTCAAGGTACGCATATTTGGACCGTAGAGATCTACTTTACATGTCCAGCTGTAGCCTTGAGCTTGGTCTTTCGTGTCTTTGTAAGTTTGTGGAACAACCACAACACGGTCATCATAACGACCACGTACACGGTCACGGATCATGGTGTCAGATAACTCCATGAAATCTTCATCAGTTAGTTTACTGTTACCGGTTAACTCTGCCCATACTTGGAAGCAAATATAGTCGATATCGCAGATGATTTGCATTGTGATATCAGAAGTTAAGATAGAGGTATCATTTTTGTAAACTGTTTTAAGACCTGGGCAGAATACCACACGGTCAGATTTGTTGATGAAGTATGATACACCGTTATCCCAAGAACGAATACGAGATTCAACAGGGATATAAGCATTGGTTACTTCTTTACCTTCCAATACGTGGTTGTATGGAGGCGCATCATAACCGTAACCAGCAAGCATACCACCAGGTTGACCCATGTATTGCGCACGCATACGTGCTACTTCATACGTCATAGGAACGTATTTTTTATAACGTGGGTTATTGATAAGTTTCATTGCTTGTGGAATAATTACAGCACGCATTGCACCTGTACCGAATAGTTCAGATTCTACGTAGTTACGTGCTTTAGAAACAAGGTTTGCACCGATTGATTCTTCTGCATCCACAGCTGGCGCTTGGTTAGGGTTGTTGATGAAGTCACAAGTACTCATCGTTAAGTTAGCTTCTTGGCGTACACCAAGTACTTTGTAAAGACTCACTTTAGTTTCAGTAGAATAACCCACGTCGTATACTTGACGGAATGGATATTTACCTTGGTCTCTCCAAGTAGTCGGGTGTAATTCATTACCGGTTGCCATGGTATCAAAAATTTCTTTAACTAATGCGTCAAAGTTCTTGTTGTTCATAGTACCATCGCCACCACCTGCTAACCAGAAGGTTTTACCACTGTCCATAGAGATCGCATCATTGCTATCTAATTCACGTTGTACGTAAATGGCATTGTAAGGACGGTTGGTGTGGTCACGACCAGTAAAGAAGTTGATAAGATGTTTACCATCTTCAACACCTTCAGTAGTGCTTAACGCAGTATTGTTGGTTTGTGCTTCAACTTTATACATTTCACCTAGAACTTCTTCTAAGTTTTCACGATATAAATGGAAGCTACCGATATCACCATAAGTGGCTGGTTTACCACCACGAGTATCGAAGTCTTGATAACTATCTAAGAAAATTTCTTCGAAGTCAATTGAAGCATTACCTGCATTGATATCGAATGCACCTTCTTTGAATGAACAAAGAACGGCGTTACCACCGGTTTGAGTTTTAACAACAACACCATCGGCACGCTCATTTTGACGTGTTAATACTTGGATGTTGTAAAGGTAAGCTTTTTGATCTAACAATGTGCTTACTTGAGCATTAGTCAAGCCACCACGTTTATTAGGTGCACTGAAACGAAGGCCGATGTTGTTACCAGATTTACCTTTCCATTGTGCTTTGAATTCAAAGATTGGAGAAATTTTAGATTGGCTGGTTGCATCATCACGTACTTGTAATGTACCAGTACGAGTTTCTAATGTGCCAAGTTTACCATCTGATGGCATTGCGATAACGCGCCATCTTGCAAGGATACCTTCGATTGGTTCTTCAGTACTTAATACGATTTTGTTGTTCGCATCCACTTCGTGTTCACCAGAAACAGTACGAACTGTTTTACGGAACTGAGGTGATTTAACCCATTCAAGCGCTAAACAAATACGTGCTTCTGCTGGCATGTCTTTTGGATGAAGACGTTGTACCATCATTGGGTTGCCGTATTCTTTAAATAGGTTAGCAAAAGGCGTTGCTAAAGTACCATATGGACTCTTTTCATCAAAGATCTCTTCCCCGAATAAAGCGACTGCAGAAGAAGCAGAGCTAATTACTGCATTGAATGGACCTTTACTTGCATAAGTAAATACCACCGGTAAATGCATCGGGATCTCTGGTGCAACGTAAGGAACAGCACGGATGGATTCATCCTTCGTACCCGGATACCAAATCAGCGGGGTACTATTGTGCGGCTCAAATGTAGCCATAACCATAGAGAAACTCCTCTTTATTTATTGGTTACTAATATATTAGTTTTATTATCTCACCCAGTACTAGATGGAGATAACCGTTATTGCTCTTGAGCTATCAAAGTAAAATAAAGTAGGGTGACTAGAATTCCTACAGTTCCCACTATTAATAAACTCCTTAATTAAGAAATTTATGTCGTTTTATACCCCAGACATAAGGGGTCTACCCTCGGTCTTTCGCTTATGAAATGGCTTAAGATCTAGGGTGGGTCGATTTTACGACATATGATACGAACTCTGTAAACATTTACACCTAGACGTAGGTGGTTAAAGTTATAGAGTAATCAACTATAAACCACATTTAGCTAAATGAGTATATAAAAGATGAACATGAAAAGTCCATATGAGACCATGGTTCTGCGTCGATCTAATATTAGTAAGCTCGAGCAGAAATTAAAAGAAATGGTAATCACGAAGCAAGTGAAGTCTATTGACCAAGAAGGGAAATATGATTTCGACACCTATCGTATTTTAGGTGTAGCAGGTGAAGTAGAGATTCCTTATTTCTATCAACCAATTATTATTGAGTTACCAGAACAAAAACCTACTATTGTAGTTGACTTCCGTGCTTATGCAGGGGTGAAGTTAGAAAATGATATCATCCATCGCAATAAAACCAATGAAACTACTAACTTCATTATGGTGTATGCGATTGCAATGGGTGAGTGGATGAAAGATGCTGATTCATTGATCTTAACGCAAGATCTACCGATTAATACTTACGGTGCATTAGTTGCTGAAACGGTAGCACGTCGTCTAGGATTAGATCCAGAATCAACTTTACGCTTAATGGCAGCATTTCAATTGTTCTATGCAACTCGCACAGTAAAAGATATCCAAAATATCAAACCAGAAGAACTTGCTTCTATTGCAACTATTCTCTCCCGTAAGATGAAAGTGGATATCGGTACGCACATGCAGATCGTTGAGATGTTAGATGCATCTGACCTTAAAGATATTGATTCATTCATGAAGAAAATTCGCGAGCTTGCTTGGTCACCTCGTTTATCAAAACTAACAGTAGGCGATTTAACGATTATGCTTGCAGGTGGATGGATCTCTCAAGGTAATCCAAAAGAGACTATGGCTGTGGCAATTGAATTCCCACCGGCTTGGCTTGCGATTAACTTCACCTGTGCGAAGAATAAGTTCTATCAAAAATTACCATTAGGTCAAATCATGAAACGTTTAGATCGTAATGGTGCATTAGGAACTTTCGTAAGTAGTAATACCGCGAAATATTTCGGTCCAGTATACGAATAATTTTATTTAATAAGGAAAACAGAAAACATGGCTGTGATTAGTCCTTATTATCAAGAATATCTGATCCAACATGCCGCTAAGCTTGTTTGGTGTAGCCCTTATGAAGATGAGCAATACATCATCGAAGCTGCCCAGCTTACTGATGCAAATGGGGATATTATTGATACCATGGTGTTTGAGCGTTTATTGACGCTTCCAAATAACACCGACCGTTTCCACATGTATATGATTGGTGGGAACTATCCGGATGAGTTTAACTTATCTCTTCATAAAGAAAGATGGATACCAATTACAGAATGGTGCTTAGAAGCTGACTTCCTTGTTCGTATTTACAACGATGCAGGTATTTTAGTTCCACTTTGTAATGTTTTCTATTTCTTAGAAGATGATGGAACCATTTTATTTGCAATCCGTGAAGATGGTGATCTTGGAATTAAATTTGGTACTGAACCAATCTATTTCCACTTTAGAAGTAGTCATTTCTGGAAAACAAATAACCAAACTGAACGTACCAAACGTGTTTACGTCGATAGTCGTATCTATAAGAAAGGAACAGACTTAAGTGATATGGTTAATGCTTATAACGATCGTTATGAGAAAGATTACCATAACCCACTTATTTTCACCAACGGTAGACCATCCAATAAAATCATGGGTAATAACTACGGTGATTACGTTGAAATGTCAGATGATGGCTCTGTTACACATGTCGAATATCACTCAGTAAAATCATTACGTTCATTCCATTCTGATTTGGATAAATGTAATAAATATCTTCTGATGTTAAAACACGTACAAGATAAAAGAAAGATCCATTATCGTGATGATATCGAGATTTTCCCAATCTACGTACCGAGACTTCAAATCGTCAACTACATGAAGCTGTATCCAGAAGCAACACTAGCTGATGCAATCGAACATGCTGAATTTGAAATGGGTAACTATTATCACCGTAACCGTGAAGACAGTTTACGTATGGTGACCCACCAAGCTTATTCACTACCAGTTGACTATCTTCTTTCTTCATTAACTTCAATGCAAGAGAAGATTGATATTGATAATTGGTATTTAAAAGTTGTGGTACATGAATCAGGATTGGATCGTAATCTCATTGCTGAACGCCATCATGTCATGGAGTTATATCAGCTTGATTACGAAAAACGTTTAGATGCGATGACAGATACTGCATCAAATATCGATGTATGGAAAGCCAGTGAACTTGAGAAATCAGATTACAACTATCTGATGCGTTGTTTTAGACATGAGCTTACAGCGGAACGTGTTTTAGATGCGTATGGTTATGACCAGGCTTCATTAGCACTCGCTAACCCTAACGTGTCGATCACCAAAGATCCAAATAAAAACTACTTCATTATTCCAGTTGGTTTGATGGATAGTTGTACGATTTATGAGTATGATAGAGATGGGTTACTTTTAGGTTGGTACTATAGTACTGATACCATGAAGTATTATCCAGTTAATGAAGGGACAATTTACATTGAGGCAATCTCAGGTAAAGGTTCTCATGAGATTTCATTATATAAAGATGTTGGCATTGGTGATAAGATCAATGTCACTACCAATGCGGTCTCTAACTATCGTTTATATCGTATCACGAAAGTACTCGGTTTAAATAACGTAATCACCTACCAAGGTGGTTATCGTGATGTAACCAATGTTGCAACCAACTTCGTACAACGTGATGACGGTTTCTCATTCACGAATGGTGATCCAGCAAACGTTCGTTATGATGTTGTTGGTGATGATAAGTTCCTTTGTCGCGATTTGATCTTAGTACCTGCTTCAGATGGTGTAGTGGACTTTACTTTAGTCTATGGTGAGAACAACGAGATCTTAGACATTGCTCCTGCTAAAATTGCAGTGTGGTTAAATGGAAGAGCGTTAATTGAGAATATCGATTACCGTGTGGATTTCCCTCGTGTGATCATCTTCTCAAAACAATACCTCAAAGGCATGACTGAGCAAAATGAACTTCATATCACCTATCGTGCATTAGGCTTTAGCCGTGATGGTAAATCAACGGATAAACCACGTGAAGTGGGTTATGTGATTGATGGTAAGCTCTCCGTAGATTATCACTATGACTTACACCAAAACCGCATCTCTCGTGTCACAATTGGTGGGGGTGTTTATAACCCACATCTCCTGAAGTTCGATGATCAATATGGTGAAGCGAAAGTCAAAGTACCAGATGGTACACCATACTCGATTGATGACCACTATATTGCATTACGTGGTTATGCAGGATATCGTCAGATCTATCGTTTCCAGGAATCTGATAGACAAAATAATATTGATATCATCAATTATCTCTCAACCCGACTACAACGTGAGAAATTACCAAAACATGTTGTGGTAAATGGGAAATATGAATTATACTCACCTTTCATGTCTGCAATCATTACGCATGTATTAGCAAACGAACGTAAATATATCGAGTTTGATTATCACAATAAAGCGAAAGTTGCAAGATTGATTAGTAAGTTTAAGTTCTTATTAAACAGCGACCCATGTGTTAAAGATTACGATGAAGACTTTGCTATCGTTGACCCAAGACCGTTTGACCAAGCTCAACCGACTGTAGTGCATCATCGTATCTACGCATTGTTTGAGCACATCAATCAAACTTACTTAAACAACAAGGTAAGATTGAATAGTTGGTTTAAGGTAACACGTACTCGTCGAAACGTAACAGAATAAAAGGATAGGATAAGATGGAGTTAAATGAACTCAATCAAGCTACTCCAGACGTCACGTCTATAGACCGCAACGAAAAACGCGGGTGGCGTCAATGGAATATGAATCAGATCTATATGGGTCAAGATTCAAAAGGATTATACGTACCAAACGTCGGTGATATCGTTGAAGATATCCGTGGTGGTATTATCCGTTTTAAAGAAGTGGTGAGTGTGGATGAGTCTACACTTATCCCAACATTTGCAAACTTAACGTTTGCAAAAGAAGATGAAGGTGAACTCAACCAATTTAGAGGAGTGGGTCCAGGTTATCAATCTGAAACTTGGCGTATTTTCTACGATAAGAGTGTTATTCCGCATACACTGATGGTCGATGTGAACTTACATCAATATGGTACTGATACGGCTTATATGAAGTTATTCAAAGGCCGTGATACTTCCTCAACAGGTAAAGTGATTTCTCAGTATCGTAATAGTAACTTAGATAACTATTCTGAGAACGTACCACTTGTAACGATCGGTAGTCGTTTTGATGACAGTAATGCAATCAAACGTCCATTGGTTTGCCATACGACTGAACACCTTGAAATTGGTGAAGTAGTGACAGCAGTAACTTATTCTGCTTCAGGTAAAGCATGCAGTGAAAATACTTTCATTGTAGCGAATGCAGCTAACGTACGTAGTCTAGATGCAGCAACGGCTTATGTAACAGGTATCGAGTTAATCAGTCCATTTATTTCATCATCTGATGATCGTCTAGTTGAATTCCCATCTAATATTCAACGTGATGGTTTATTCACAATGGCGAAAGTTTACTACAGTGATGGTAGTGATCGTGTATTATCGATTGATGGTGGACGTTTCTCTATCTTAGGTTTAGATCATTATATCTCAACCTTACGTGGTGAAACAAACTCATTTGGTTTACGTTATCAATTAGCTGATAATGAACTTGCATGGAATGCCTCTATCGGTGCAGATCGTCACATCACCGAAATCTATCGTTACCGTACATTAGAGGTAGATGGTAGTTACTCAGTGAACTTAGTGGCAATCCCTCGTTGGGCAAATGCTGCTGCAGGTTACGAATTAGAATACTGGTTATTTAACCTCGACCGCGATATCGTATTGAACGTAACTGATTACATTGAACCAGGTGCAAATACTGAAATGTTTAATGGTAAGAAATTCGGTACCGTTCAGCATATCTCAGTTGCATTAGAATTATCTAAACTCAATATCGGTTTAAATAGCTATCGTCATGTTCAAAACTTCCAAATCGGTTTATCCGGTAATCCACTGAACTACGATGTACCGTACTTAATTCAATACCACGTATCACAAACTCCTGGTTATGGTGCAAACACTAAACTCAAAATGACACGTCGTGAACGTGCTGATGAGATTGGTATTAACTTAAACGGTTATCTTGACTTCCGTTCATTAGATCTCTTCTTAGAAGGAACCTACTATCAAACTAAACCATTGTTTGATGAGAACGTTGAAGCTAAGGCACCCGTACCGACTCACTTTAGTGTAACTACACCAGATGGTACATCGGTGGAATTTGAGATCAGTAAATGGAACCAAGAAGTGGGTATTCCGAATAACCCTCAATTCCCAATGGTAGAAGGTAGTACATTAACAATCGAATGGTTACGTAAATTATCTCCAACTGAAACGCAACATCTTTCAGTGACACCGATGATTTTACGTTACTAATAAGGTAATAACAAAATGATACTTTATCAAGAAGACTGGTTACGTTATCCTGGTGCGATAGCGGATTTCCAGACGACGAACACGTCGTTCATTCGATTCTGTAATCTCCTTAAAAAGCAAGGGATAAATAACTGCTTGTTTCCACTCGCACTTTTTGATAAACGTCTCGTAGGGGTCGATCCGTTCGACCCCAAATTACCTGCTGAACTTTGTACGGCAGTGATCATTGAGTGTAAGCGAAATCCTTGGTATTGGCTACGTGAGGTCGCAAGACTTCCTGCAACTGGTACTGATGGTATCCGAGTGCAAGCAAACCGTTCTATTATCGCCATGTGGTGGTGTCTATTAAATTGTTTCTCAACCTATGCAATCCAACCACGTCAGACAGGTAAATCTGTTGGTGCGGACTTGTTTCATGTGTATAACGTGATGGTGTATGGGTATAAGACGCAAGGATTACTGATTACTAAAGATAGACCCTTGGTAGTAAAGAATACGGAACGTCTTAAAGCAATCCGTGGGATGTTACCTTCCTACATGTGGATCAAAACCCGCAAGGATAAAGATATCGAGGATTATATCAACTATGCTCAGGAGATGAATACTCTAAACTTAATCCCTGCTCAAAATGACCCACAATCGGCAATCAACGCAGCCCGTGGTTATACAATCGAACGACTCCATGTGGATGAGATCGCTTTCGTAAAATACAACTGGGTGATGTTACCGGCTGTATCCTCAGCGATGGATGCGGCAATCAACAATGCGAAAGCAGCCGGTATGCTTTACGGAAGACTTTACACGACAACTGCAGGTGACTTATCGACTAAGCAAGGTAAATATGCTTACGATTTATTTGTGAGTGGCTGTCCTTGGTCAGAAGGACTTTACGATAAGCAGAACCACGAGGAAGCACTGAAATTTATCAACTTCCAAACAGGGTTACCTGTTCCATTAGTGAGTATGCAGTTCTCACATCGAATGCTCGGTATTTCAGATGAAGAGTTCTACGCTCGTATCATGTCTGCACCGTCCACAGATGAAGATATCAATAAAGACTACTTCTTAATCTGGGGTAAAGGTGGTAAAGATAACATCATCCCGAAAGCGATATTAGCCGATATGGATAAATCTATCCGTATGGCGAAATATAACGAGATGACTTCAACAGGTTACGTAATCCGTTGGTATATTGATCAGGAAGAGATTCCTCAGTATATGGCAACGCATAAATGTATCTTGGGTGTCGATACTTCAGAACAGATTGGTCGAGATAGTACTGCATTAGTATTGATTAATGTAACGGACTTATCTGTTGTTGCTACCGTATCGATTCGTCAAGGTTCAATTTTAACCTCAGCGAAATGGTTAGCTGATTTCATGAGTAAATACGAAAATGTAACACTCATCATCGAAAAGAAATCTTCTGCTCAAACATTCATCGATACGATCTTGTTAACATTTACCCATGCTGGTATCAATCCGTTTAAACGTATCTTCAATCGCATTATCGATAACAAGTTACTCAAGCCTGATCTTTATATGATCTTGCAACGTAACAGAATGCCATCTAAAGACGATATCGAACAATGTCGCCAGTACTTTGGTTTCAATACCTCTGAGAAAACTCGTACGCATCTTTATTCTAAAGTATTAGATGAAGCGGCAAAACAATCCCGTCATGTGATGCGAGATCAGTTCTTAGTGAACCAACTTGCTCAATTGAAAGTGGATGACTCAGGTCGTGTTGACCACAGTGCAGATGGACATGATGACTCGTGTATCGCTTGGTTACTCGCTAACTGGTTACTTCGTTATGGTAAGAATATCGATTTCTACGGAATCGACTCAAGACGTGCCATGATTAATGTCACCCAAGACGGTAAACAACTTTGTGAAGATGATTTCGTTGAATTAGAGCGTATAGAGAAGCTTAAACAAGAAGCCGATGAATTAGTCGAGGAATTCTCTAAAACTTCTCATGCAGCCCTTAGAATGCGAATTAGCCAACGTTTAAATGTGATCAATAAACAACTGGATGGATATGGTATCGAAACAAGGACGGTAGACTCGTTTGTTCGTAAAGAAGAAGATGATAAACGTATTGATGTACGTAAACGCCGCTTTGGTATGATGACGGGTGTAACACGTTCTCCATATGGAAACCATTGATTATTTTATGTATATATTGCATTATACAATCGTTCAGTTTTTTTTTTGATGAGACATTGAACACCTTTTGTAAATTTTGTTAGTTGTTACAGAGTGAGGCATCTTAGGATGCCTCTACTTCTGTCCAAAAAAAAAGAAACAGACAAAAGTAGAGGCTACCGAAGTAGCCTCATTGATATTACCAGATCATTTTACCCCAGGTAATCATGATACTGCTGGCGTTGTTGATGAATTCAAAATCATAACCTGCCTGTCTGAGATACCATTGGATGTTAGGGTCAGTGATACGACACGGCATCATATCGGTACCTCTATAAGTGTTAGTTAATTCAGCCTCTATGATGATAACACTATCGTGGCTGGGTACGCTTTTACGTATTTTGTCTGCAATGAAATGCAGAGCATGTTCAACTCTACGTTTAGCTTGTGGTCTAATCACATCGCCACGTCTTGGTAGGATTGTTTCCAGTTCATCTGCCCTTGTTATTTTTAATCCGTATTTTTCCATTGTTCACCTCTTTAATGATAAATAAATGTTTTAACTTCACCACCAGTGAGTTCATCGTGCTTCATTGCGAGTTTAACTAATTCCTCTGGTGTATGATTACAGGCTACTTCTGCAACTGAGATTCGATAAACGATTTCATCAGTAAAACGTTGAGCACCTGAACCCATTACGATAGCAAGCTGATCGTTGTTTGGATAGTAACACTCATCACGACAATCTTCTCTATTACTATTAATTCCCCAAGTATAACAACCTTTCTTGGTGATAAACATTAGCTCTACTAGAGCACCAAACGCCTGTTCATAAGTAATGGTACCATTTTCCGCATCACGAATCATTCTGGTGTTATAACGATACCAGAATTCATTGAGGCTCTCATTTGTACCATCAATCCAGTTCTTAAAATCAGCAAAAGCCAGCATATTACCTACACCTGCAATTGCGACAACTTCATTATCGGTATCGTCTTCATGTAGACGAAATTGTTGTTCTTTATCTAAGATGATAAACTTCCCATCCTGATGAAGACTCATAACTCCACCATTGATAAGTTCTAACGTACGAAGTAGGATACCACGATCTACTTCATCTGTTTCTGGATTATTAAGCAACCCATCGATAATATCACCAGAAGCTGCTAAATTCTCCTGGTTCAATGTTAACTTAGTATCGGTAGCTAATGTACCATTTTTGTAGACTATAGTTGTCATAGTGAACCCCCTATTAGATTCTTACTGTGCTGGTTAATATAATGTAGCTGCGATAGTTCTGCTCGATTGCTACCACAGCTACTTCCTACGAGTGTTTACCAGCCGTATAGCTGGCGGAAAACATTATCGGCGAGTTTGTACTCACACCAGCAACGTTGATATTCGAATTCCGAAAAATCACCCTTGCATAATGCGTCGATGTATTTCTCGGTATTCTTGAACCAGCTTGAGTAAAAGTGATCTGGTCCAAGAGCTCGAATAAACGTTATCAGCGTAAATGCTTGATTAGGATCGATCATAACAGCCTCCTTTTTGGATGGTTTATAATAAGAGGGTTACTAATTGGTAACCCTCTGCCTATGTCGTAACTTCATTCCGATGCTGGTTCTCTTTGCAAGATAACGAGATCTATGCCCACTATCTCAAAATAATAATATATACTTATAAAAACGATAGAACAACAAAAATAAGAGGCTACCGAAGTAGCCTCATCATTTTAATTTAATAAGCTTAAGCTTTCACTGAAGTACGAACAGGACCTGTTGTCATGTTCTCAGTCATCTTCTGCTTTGGATTGGCAGGAGAGTTCTGATTACGTTCAGCTTCCTCACGCTGTCTTGGTGTCATATTACTATCACCATTTACAGCACCACCGTTTGCTTGGATCGCTTGTAACACCTGAACTAACGTATCGTTATTAATACCCTGAAGTTCTACTTGTTGTTTAAGTAGATCTGTCATGAGTTTATTGCCCTCTGCAGAGCCCTCTACGAAGGCTTGTTTGAGACTACTTACGATATTATCAGATGGACTAGAAATCACAGGAGCGCTTGATGTAGGAGCCATATTGAACGTATCTGTTCCAGTTGGTTGAGTTGCAGTATCACCAGTAGCAGCACTACCATCAACTGATGGTACTGGAGTACCAGTTGGTGTAGCTGTACCCATTTGTGAACGTAATGCATTCAATTCAGGTGCAATACTACTTCCAATACTTGGTATGGCTGAAGTATCACTACCGAGTTGTTGCGCAACGTCTGCAGCTGGATTTGCTGGAGCAAGTTGCGTACTACCTTGACCTGTTACAGCCGCTAAAGCAGATTCACTACTATTACCACCTTTCTCAACACTTGGACCACGTGTATCAGCACGAGCATCATTTCCGCTGTTATAAACATTCATATCCCCTTTATATTCAGGAATATCATAAACAGGTTGAACACCTGTTGGTAGAATATAACCGACTACATCATTAGTTGGGAAACCTGATACCTTGACCATGTTACCTTGGTTACCACCAAGTACAGCCAGCTTACCTGATTTCATTCCTACAACGAAACCAACGTGACCACCACCCGTTTTCCATTTGAACACAACAAGTGCACCATAAACAGGTTTATTGAAACGTTGACCACCACTCCAATCTAACCAAGATTGAGATGAAGCACTATTGGTACCACGCATACCTGCTTGAGTAATAACCCAGTTAGCAAATGCACTACACCAAGGTAATTCATCCGTTACCCCTTTCATGTTACAAGTTGCAAAGTATTCAAGAATACGAGGGTTATGAGAGGAACCTTCTTGTTCTTTCACTCCGATCTCTTTACTTGCAATCTGAATCCATTTATACTCAGCAGGAGAAACACTCGTACTATTAACTGGACCACCCAATGAAGTTGGGATGGCTTGGTTAATTTGTTGAGTTTGACCAGGTTGAGTTTGTAATGGCGCATAACTTGGACCATTACCACCTGTACGGTTTACATTCTCATACTGAGCAGGGTTAAAGACTTTACCACCTAAGATACTATCTTCATACTGAGCAGGATTGAAGTTCGGAGAAGCTGTTTTAGCACCCACTGGTGGGATCTGCATGTTCAATACTGAGCTTGCAATATTTGCACCAGTTTGAGCACCTGCAATACCAGGAACATTGTTAGTAATCGTTGCACCAGTATCACCTTTGTTAATGGTAATTGTACCATCTTCAGAAGTGTTACCTGTGATACCATTACCTTGTCCATACTTACTGATATTAGCAAGATGTTTCTTATAGGCTGCCATGCGTTTGGTCATGCCATCCCCGATACTTGTACTACCTACGATACCTTGAACCATGCCATTAAAGTCTTTACGGTAAAGACCTCGATCTTTCGCATAAGCATGAGCAACTGCAACAGCAATCTTCGGATCATTCATTAGATCAGGGTTTGCGATGACTTCAGGGTAACCAGCAAGTTTAGCATACTTAACGTAGTTCTCTTTACCGGTGATCTGAACTAATCCACGGCCACGGTACATGTAACCTTCCATTGGTCCATTACCCATTCTACCACCGTAGAACAGGTTACCAAGAATTTGCTGACGATTCGGATCATTAGCAATCGCTGCAATTTGTGCATCAGTCATACTAGAGAGTTTATTGCGTACTGAAACGTAACCTTCCCAACCTTTCTCACCACGTTTAATTTTCAATAAGTTCTCAGTTGAATACTTCATATTCTCAGACTGAGGTTTAAGTTGAGACTCAGCATCCATCATACCTAAGTACATGGCGATGTGATTATCATCAACACCATCGGCACGAGCTAACTTAACGTACTCATCGATAATCTCCTGTTGTGAGGCTGAAGGTGGTTTATAACCACTGTCTTGGTAAGTACCTGCCATGTCTGCATAAGAAGGCGTAGAAACTCCACCCTCTTCTAATGGCGCACCATTGTTGGTATAGCCCTCTACACTGTCATTTCTAACGGCAGTATTATCTGCAGCCATAATAGAAGAATCGATATATTGACCACGACCACTTCCATTATCTTGTTGGAATGCAGCTTTAACTTCTTCACGGCGTTTTTCTTCATCAGCCATGTATTTTTGCCATTTCTCTTGAAGAGCTTTCTTCTTCTCTTCAGATAAAGGCATTTCATACGGCTTAGATTCTTTCTCTGCTTTGATGTTCTCATAGAACTCTTTCATTGCATCAGGGCTATTATTGATTGCCACACCTGCGAAGATGATACGACCCGTGTCATTAACTTTATCAGATTCATTTTTGATAATATCAACAACTGGTTTACTCATTAAGAAGTTAGCGAGTGGCATCTGTTCTGCAACAGCAATCTTATCAAGGTCTTTTGCATTCTTACCACGGAAATCTTTAATATCTCTCCAAGCAGTCGCAAGTAAACCAAAATAGATAGCACAGAAACGATGTTTAAACCATTCTACCCAAATCTTAAAGTTGTTTTCATCTTGTTCTTTGAAACCAAACTTAACAGCAAATAAAGACCAGACTTTCTTAAGTCCATCTTCACCAGAAGACCAAGTCACACTACCCTGAGCACCATCACGTGATTCAGAACGCATGTGGTTTTCTCGAACTTCTTTTTCAAGTTCAAGAATGACTTCCATGTGGTTACGACTAAAGTAGTCAGTTGTATTATAAAGTAAACCGTAAGCAATGAATCGCATCGCTTGAAGATTACTTACACGGTTATCTTTCAATCCATATTGTTCAACTGCTTCGATATATGGTACTTCAATTTCTGCACCATCACCAACTTTAATCTTAACCTTCGTATCTGCATTACCCGCAACCACGACGTTGTCTTTATCTTGACCATTGATCGAGATATTACCACTTTCCACATCCGCTTTATATTGCTCACGTTGAGCAATGAGTTTATCGCGATTTGCAAAGAGATCTTCATAAAGGAAACCATTTCCGGTTCCATCTTTCTTGTTATCGTCAAGATCCTCAACGATATCTTTCTCATCTTCACGGAATGCTTCTGTTACACGAACGGCATAATAACGAACTTGATCATAACCCACACCACTTTCTTCATAGTCACTGAATGGTAATGCAGTATAGCTATAGATATCAGGTACACCTGGATTTTTATCTTTATCCAAGAATGACATGCGGACGAATGAAGGTTTATAACCATCATCTAATCCTTCAAGATTGTAAAGCTCACGACCATTATCGCCTTTAAACCACTGCTTGATGTTACTCCACGTTCCATGCTCCGCTTGTGACATCATCGCAAATAATGCTTCTTTATGACGTTTATAAACTGGATAGAAACGTTGTTTATACCACATGGTAAAACGTGGTAATTGTTCATCTTGCATTTGTTGTTGAGTTAATGGACCTTGTGCTTCTTCATTCCAGAAGAATGCCGCCCATTTATTCATGTCGATTTCTTTCTCTTGGAGATAGCCTGTTGATGGGTCAACCACGAGTTCATTATCCATCTCTTTCTCAAAAGCAAGGATAACGTTAGAACGACCAACATCATTGTTAGGATGGATACCATAACCCGCTAAACGATACTCATCCATTTCTTGGAAGTTATCGCGATAGTACTGCCAGAGTTTATATCCAAACCAACCTACAGCTGTAATACCAAGTAATGCCCAACCTGTTGGTGTACCTAATAATGCAGCACCAGCACGCAGTGCACTGTTAGCAACAAATTTACCTGCCGCTAAACCAGCACGTCCTACAAGTTTACCACCTGCATGAACAACTTTACCTGCAGCAGCACCTAAGCCAGTGCCTTTACCTGTTAGTGCACCTTTAATAAAGCCACCAACACCACCCACGACTTTAAGTACACCATTTAGTGCACCACCAATCCATTGGAATGGTTTAAGTAAGATACTACCAATCGCTGCAGGGGCACCTTTGATCGCAGCAAGAATCATCGGAATAAACATGCCAAGTTTAGATAAGAATCCTTGACCCGCATCCTCTTGTGATCCTTTACGACCAAAGAGCTTACTCATCATACCACGTCTTGAATCTTTATTACCGTATTGCATAACACGATCCATCCAAGAACCTTTACGGCGTTTACCTGTAAAGCGGTCGATGATGCCTGTACCGAAACCTTTAAGACCATCTAAGGATAATCTTGATTTGCGTTTCTCAGCTTTCTCAGCACGTGCTCTTTCACGTTCTTCTTTCTTCGCTTTAGCTCTCTCAGCTTTTTCGTTTAGATAATCTTGAATACCATCTTTAACGTTAAATCCTTCACCCATTCGTCTGGCTTTATCCGCCATCCAACCAGCAAAGTTTTTCGCATTACCAAAACGTTTCTTAATTGACTCGGCACGTTTCTTCGCATCTTTAACGATATCACCAGTTGTTGCCTGACTGATATTATCAGATGCAATATCCTTCATGTGATGATCAGGCTGACCACCAAACTTCCAGACTAATAACTCATAAATCCGTTTAGTCCATTTAGTATTAAAGGTGATACCTTCACCCCAACCACCAAATACACCACCGAATAGACTTTTGAATTTATTGCCAAGTGAACCTAAGAAATCAATTCCGCCCTTAAGCATTTGCTTACCGAATTGGAATGGTTTTACGATAACGTTACTAATGAGGTTATCAAGGACATCTTTATAAGGCTTACCATCTTTATCAAATAAACCCTGATTGCGCATTTCAGATAATGATAAGATCACATTCCCATCACGGTCGACTACGTCATTAACAATATCACGAACTTGTCTTAATGGTTTTCCATTACAGAAATAAACACCATTAATTAACTGGTTAGCAGTAATACGTGGCGAACGTTCATCTCCAACGTAAACATCTTTAACCAATTCATCCGTAATACGGTTAAGCACTTTGCGACCGAAATCTTTCGCACGATTTAATTGAGAACTGATATTAAGGTTAGATGAGATCTGGTTGATCTTATCTTGCATCCAAGAACGGATATTGGCACCAAGACCTTTGATCTTATTGATGTCAAATTTATTACCCGCTTTATCGACCGCATTTTGTAGTTCTTCTACCGTTGCAACGATAACAGGTTTGCCATCCTCACCCATCTTACAGAGGTGACCTTTAAGTTCACTGAAACTACGAATCACTTTACCGTTGATATCGCAATATTTACCTAAAGCTAAATCACGTGCTTTAACTAATGGCTCTTTAAGATTATCAGGTGAATATAAATCGAATTTAAGTAAGACACTTTCTTTTACTTCACTTCCTTTATTAAATAAAGGATTAAGCACTTTACTTTTTACTGCACCGACAAATTTATTCGTGCTGTCTTTTGCTTTCTGATAAAGATCCATGGCTTTACGTTGAATAAAGTCACGACCATCCTGAGTGTAACGTTTTAATTTCTTCCAGTTGATAAGACTATCAGTCATCTCAGAAGAGTTAATATCACGACCTTTATCATCACTGATACTTCCACTTCCCACACCCATATCAATAATGTTTCGGTTGATGCGAGCAAGACTATTTAAAATAGCTGAAGTTTGGATATTAATAGAAGCATCTAAAGTCTGCCAGCTAACGCGTCCACTATCTTCTTCGCTATCTGACGCTTGATTACCTTGAGCGCGCGAACGCAAGGCACTAACATCTTGAGCAATTTGTTCAAGGTAACGAGTATTGTCGCGAATGGCAGATAAATAATCAGCATTAGGACTAATAGGACTACCAGTACCAGTAACTCCAGATAGATACGGAGCTGACGTGCCGCGTCTTTCATTTGTTGTTCCTTTTGTTCTTCTTCTAAATCCACCAACAGGAATCGCACCTTGAGCGGATACGTCATTTTTAATGTATTGGTTATAATCACCACTTAGAAGAATATCGTAAAGTTTATCAGTATCAATCGAATGTGAATCTTTTCCATCACCCGCAACGACACCCATGGCTTTAAGTGTATCAGTATTAACGAGACCTTGACGTGCTAGATCTTTAACATGATCAACAAAATTTGGAATATCCCCACGGAGACGATCGAATCGACGATAGAGATAAAGATTGTTGTCAGATGACTCTTTATCATCTAATGCAATTTTACCATTCTCGTTGAATTTAACCTGACTGCCGATACCTTTACGAAGTTCACTTAAACCACGATAAGATAAACCTTTCACTAATTTATCATCGTCTTTCATGAAACGATGTAAATCCATGCCTTCGCCATTGCGGATACTTTCAACTAGGTTTTTACGAAGTTGTAATTTATCTTCACTAGTAAGATCTTTACCACCTAGTTTCTCAACGAAGCTATCAAGGTTACCATTTAAGACATCGCTGTTACGTTTAAATAAAGTATCAGCTAAATCTTTCGTATGGCGACTACTACTTACGAAGGTATCACGTTCATTACTAAAGAGTAATAGATCAGGCATGTGACCAGTACGAATCCCTTCGCTACTTTGTAAGATACGTGCTAAATAACCCGGAATGATTTCCGTAATTGATTTATGCGCATAATTATCAAAGGCTCTTGGATCATGAAGGTTCTTAGAAGTGTGCCAGTTAATCGCACCAACTTTAGTATCACGTTGTACGATCTGATCTAAATCTGCGGCATCTCTAAACCAGTTTAATCCTTTTCCAACTAAACCAAGTTTACCATCTTCACCAGCTTGGATACCATTTCGATAGAAGTTATTAAGTACATCACCAATTGTCTCGTTGATGTTACCGGCTTTCGCAGCCGCACCAGCGATGGTTTTATTCTTCATCGCAAGGGTGCCAAGACGCATCCCCATACTTCCGAAGAACTTACTACCTACACCTTCACCGATACTTTGCATGATCTGCTGACGTATCAGTTCTTTCTGGTCACCAGAAACAGCACCACCTGTAAGCGCTGCCATCTCCCGTTCCATTTCTATGGCTTGACCTTGCATATCCATGATGGTAGTTAAACCACCCATCAGTTCTTGCAATGGATCAACAAGCATGTCGTTGGCTTTATTGGAAAGATGTTTGATTGTTTTACCGATTAGCTTATTGCCACGTAATTTATCACGTAAGGTATTTTGGCTCCAACCAAAGAAACGTCTTAATGAAATATCTTTTAAGACTTCTTTATCGGTTTGTTTTGCTAAATCAGGTAAAGCCGTATTCTTAACGATTGATTGTAATTGGTTTAGTGCATTCTGACTAAACTCACTGAATCCTTTTAATAAGGTTGCTTGTACGTTGTATTGGCGTAGAGAAACACGAAGCATCTCTTTTTGCCAACCAAGGTTAATCCCTTCCTGATAGTTTACTAATCGAGTTAATTGATTAACCACCTGATTAGTACTATTTAATTGATCAGTCTGGGTTTTCGCTTGAGCGACTTGCATGACTTGTTGTTCTTGTCTTGCTTGTCCCTCAGCTTGTTGTTGCTGTTGGAATACACCAAGGATTGTTTTCTCAATCCCGAGGTTTGCGATCTCTTCTTGTGAAGGACCTCTACTACCACCACCATCTTCTTTAAGTTTACTTTCCAGCCACTTGTTCATCCCTTCTGGAATGGCATTACCAAGTGTACGACGGAATGCTTCTGCACTTCGTTTAAACTCTTTTATTGAAGGTGCAAGTTTTTGCATGGTTTTATCGTATTCATTTTGAACAGAATAAACCGTATCACCAATCAGATCTGCAGTATCTCTGAATTCTCTTGGTGCTGCATTCTTCAATAAGAGTCGCATGGAATTTTCACTAAAGACGGCTTTCTTCACCCCTTCTGCTACATTGGCAGCATCTTTAACGATGGGGCTTCTATCATCTTTGACTTTTTCAGTCGGTTCGAAGCTTAGATCAAAACTATCCAGATCTAAGTCATCATCCCCGAAATCCAAATCAAGATCGTCTTTTTTGGCCATAACAAAACTCCTTTATTAAGGCTTATTTATATAACGAATAAGTTAACATTTTACCGTATTTACTTAGGCAAAATGTCGAAAACATAGCCTGCAACCTATGTCCACATATTAGGCAACTAGTATCGGATACTAAACTTTTTAACGTTAAAAAATTTAAAAACACTTAGATGTAAAAGGAATAAAAGGTGAGTTATGACAACACCCATTAAACCTTTTGATGTCAAACTCTTAATCCCGACAAAAGAACGTCTAGCACGTGTTCCACGTATTACCTCGACGGAGATATATGATGGTACCAGTGAAGACTTCAATCCTGGAGGACTTTATAGCCAAATCTTATTTGGTCAAGTCGGTTCCCAGAATCGTGATTATACGTTTGGATATATCAAACTTAACACGGAGTTGATCCATCCGACAGTAAGACGTTGGATTAAACAACTCAAGCGTTATTATGAGAGCATCTGGCGTGGTGAAGCATTTGCGATTTGGAATCCTAAGACAGGTGAGTTTGATCCTGCTGATTTAGGTGACGATGATGCAGATACGGGATACCACTTCTTTATCTCTCATATTAACGAGCTGAAGTTTAAACGCAATACTTCAGCCAGACGCAATCAAATGATCGATGCATACGAGAAATACCGTGGTCAACTAACTCTGGTTAATCACCTCGTATTACCCGCAGGTCTTCGCGATCTGCAAGTAGCACAAAACGGTCGCACAACTGAAGATGAATCTAATGACTATTATCGTCGTTTACTTCGTCTTGCGAACAGTTTAGAAAATAGCCCACTTCAAGGTGCGGAGATCAACAACGTTCGTCTTAACATGCAGATGATCGTAGATGACCTTTACGATTACTTCCTTTCATTATTAGATGGGAAGAAAGGTTTCTTACAATCACGCTTTGGTGCACGTAATCTCTTCTTAGGTACGCGTAACGTTATCTCATCAATGGACATGGGTGCGGATATCTTAGGTGACCCTTCAGCCCCAACGGTGGATACAATCCTCATTGGTTTATTCCAATGCTTAAAAGGAAGTATCCCGCACATCGTCTATCTGATGAGAAACGATCGTCTTTATACCACGTCATTTCCGTCAAGAGATGGTGATGCTTATCTTGTCCACCCAACTCGTTTAACTCGTACTAATGTACAGTTAGATGATATCGCAATCGATAGATGGGTAACAATAGAAGGTAATGAAGCGACTATCGATGCGTTCAGTAAAGATAGTTTCAAGACAAGACCAATTATGATCAATGGTCATTATCTTGGATTGATTTATCAAGATGATCAGAAATATCAAATCTTATCTGATATCGCTGAATTACCAAATGGGTGGGATAGAGATAAAGTAAGACCAATCACTTATATAGAGTGGTTGTATCTTATCAGTCACCAAGCTATCAATGAGAAGAAAGTCGAAATGACACGTTACCCAGTTACTGGGGATGGTTCCTCCTATATTGGTAATGTCTACGTCAAAACGACGACACCTTCTATCCGTCTTGAGAAATATGAAGATGGACAACCAACAGGTGAGTTCGCACTCGAATATCCAGTTCTAAACGGAAGCTTCTTCCAAACGATGTCCCCTCATGGATCACGTTTACCAGAACTTGGAGCTGACTCAAATATATTCCGTCAGGGTCAGCATAAACCTATCTAATTGCGGGAACGCCTAAACGCTATCTTACTGACTACTCTACCGTAGCAATACAGGTAGACACCCCTAGAGTAATCAATCAATGGGGAACAGTGAAACGAGTAAGGGTTTTGGCCAATCGGCGCAGCAAAGCACGTTACTGACGTGTGAGTTCAACGACTATCGAAAGCATAGTGATAATAGGAATATTGTCATGAAGAAGTGAGTAGAGTAGGGAACGTATAACTACAAGTACCGAAACGGTAGGAGTATACACTTGAGAGATCCCCAGGTATATACTAAGATATAGTCTAAATATAGTTGACGGAGATAAAATGAGTGCTAACTTTATCCACAGTAAAGATGCGATCGAAGAGATTAATAGAAATGCTGGTAAACGTATCTCCGTGATTCGTGCGACTGGTAAACTGGCTTATGATATCGAAAATGACATCGTAACTCGAGCATCTTTAGGTTTAACCGCACCACCACGTGGTTACCGTTCAAAACGAGGTGAGTAATGGAAAATATAGATAAAGACCAACTGATCTTGTCGTTAGAGGCAAGATATCCACAGGTCTATCGTCAGCAAGGTATCCGTTACTTTGTTAAGATGGAAGATCCAAAAGTTCATCGTGTAGCAGATCTACAGGAGATCGATCTTTCCATCCTGCATTATTTCTATCCTAATATGAAAGAGAGTTTCGGTATTTCGCCAGAATCCCCTTTTGTTAAGAACAGAAAGAAAGCACAGGTTTCCTTCCACCATACAGATTACGCAGGGGCAATTGCAGGTCCTTATAAAAAGAAAATCTTTAACTATCGACTTGCCATTAAAGCCTACCACAAAAAGAATCCAGGTATCTTCTGGGCGAGAAATGAACGTAAGTTCTTCTCATTCAGAGAAAGACGGCCATGGAATATGATTGTGGACTACTCATTGATGGGTAGACGATTTGAGTTTAGATACAACCCAAGACGTCATCTGTTTGAGTTCGAAGCGAAATATAAGGGATATTTAAATGGGATTAGTTATTATACCAAACAAACTAATCGACATCAGTTAATGATGTTCCATGTCCCTGAACAATTACCAAAAGTACCAGAATTAAAACGTGCGGCTATCGAAATGAAACGATCTTATTTCAAGATCTTCGATAGTTATGAAAAACTTGCACTCCTTGACTTCTGGAAATGGTTAGATCCTTATACAAGGTCAAAATCCCTCTTCGCTCAGTATATCCAAGAAAAAGATTTAGATCGAATCGATTTACTTTGTTTATATGGCAATACGGTTGTTCTTTTAAATCTCGGATTACTCGATAGATGGGTCACTGGAAAAGAGTCGCTCGGTGAGGATGATGAAGATAATGAGACACCAGAAGATTTAATCGAAGGTGAAGAGTTAAACATCACGCAGTCTACCGCAAGACGTTTCCAAAAGCGTTTCCTCCGTTTCTTAGCAAAAATTGTTGAGAAGGATAAACTCGCAAACAGTTTCATTCCACATCCATTAGAGATCGATGAGAAAGAAACCAAGGATATCCAAGTTATCTATGATAGCAACACGGAAGAAACATTAAAAGATGATGACTTCCAAGATCCGGAAGTCCTAGAAGATAAAGGTGATGATACAGTTCTGATCCAACCTGATATCGTAGAGGAGAAACAGTCTGAATCTACGCAAACAAGAACGGAAGCAGAAATTAAAAGCGTTATTAGCGTCAACCAACAGCCGCACGCTGGAGGAACACCAAGCGAAGCTCAGACAATTGTCAAAGCTAACCTCGGTGACCTTAATACCGCTACTTCTGCTCTTAGCCCTGCTCATCCTGATCCTGTTCAACAGCCTGCAGTAATTAAAGATAACTACACGCCTGTTGAAGTAAACCAATTAGTGGGTATTCAAACTCAGATTCCTGAGAAAGAACTCATCGCTAAACCGGTTTCATCATTAGTTGATGTGGGTGTTAAGAAACAAGTTACCCAGTATAGCGAGGAACTTGGTTTAACCAAGAAACAAAACGATTTCTGGGAAAAAGCAGCCGAAACGTATAAAACATTGAAATCACCTATTAAAGGAAAAACCTTAGGTGAGTTTATCAATGAGAAAAGAGATATCACCCTAAACCAAGAAGATGTAGAAATCCCTGATATCCCAATGGTAACCGATAAGTCTTTACTTAAATCAACGATCATGAATATGCAACGTGATTACATTAAGAAAGATTTAAAACGTGATATCGCCCGTAATATCGTTGCGATGCAAAAGACTGGTGTATTAGTCAGCAACTATGAAGTTGAAGATACTTCAAACCTTGCCTCCGACACCGAGACCCACGTAATCCAATTTACTCCTGTAGGTGGTTCGCCATCTACAGTAAGATTGAAATTACCGAAAGTCCATGATGACGGTACGATTAGACAAGGTGGCGTAAGAACTTATTTACGCTCCCAACGTCGAGATCGTGTTATCCGTAAGATCGACAGTGATCGTGTTGCATTAACAACCTACTACGGAAAACTTTTCTTAAATCGTTCAGATAAAAAGAAATACAACTTAGATAACTGGGTATTATCTCAAGTTGATCGTTTGATTAGTGAAGGGACGTATACTGATATTCAGTATGGTGCAGTAAGAAGTGATATTAAGAATCTTCCTCGTATCATCCAAGCATTGATGTCTCGTTATCGTGGTTTCCATCACAAGAAACTTTTCTATACGATTGACTTTACGAAAATTACTCAGGATAAAAATGGTATCTTATCATTTGGTAAACATGTTCAGTATAATCCAAAAGACGATACATGGTTGGTGAAAAATAAACCAACTGATGTAAATGAAGTCTTCTCGATGGATTTACTTGAAGCACCAGATGAATACGCTGAAGTGAAAATCTTAGGCGTACTGATGCCAGTTGGTTTCATCCTAGCACGTGAACTCGGTTTTGCACGTCTAGTTGAAATGTTAAGATTACCCGTTGAGAAATATGAAGCGGGTAAACAAATCGAACGTAACAGTAAGCAATTGATCATCCGATTTGCTGATGAGAAATGGGTATTTGATAAATCAATCATGTCCACTCGTGATAAATTAATTATCTCAGGGATGAACTACTATGCACGTTATTTAAAACAATATAGTGCACTTGATTTTGATACTAAAGAAGTATACGGCGCTATCTTACACGAAGACGGTGTTGCGGTGAGATATGAACGTGAGTTAGATCTTATCCAAGACCTCTTTATTGATGATAGTTCTCATGAAATGCTCGAGTACATGAAAGAGCCAACAGAAATGGTTCCACTCTATATCCGAGCAGTAGAACTTCTCTCAACCTCCCATTACGTGGATGAGATCAATATGGATGACATGGTAATCAAAGGATACGAACGTATTGCAGGTGCAGTATATTCCACCTTTGTAAATCACATGCGTCTATTTAAATCCAAACCGATCACAACCAAACGTCGTTTTGATATGCCACCAAATGATGTCATGATCATGCTCTCTAAAGATCCGTCTATGGAGATCATCGATGATATTAATCCTATCCAAAATGTGAAAGAAAAAGAAAACGTCACATTTACAGGTGAAGGTGGTCGCTCTAAACGATCCATGGTAAAACGTACTCGTACGTATAGCGATAGTGATATGGGTGTGATCTCTGAAGCATCAGTAGATAGTTCGGACATCGGTATCACCACATTCTTATCTGCAAACCCAAGATTTGATACCAAACTGGGTACAACCACCAAACACCAGACAGGTAAAGAACTGGACGCATCACAGCTCTTCTCCACTCCAGTATTGCTATCTCCGTTTAGCATTCATGACGATCAAAAACGTCAGCTTTTTGTTAACACGCAGAGCTCTCACCGTATCCCAATTAAGGGTGCAATGCCACCTTGCGTAAGAACAGGATACGAAAATGTCCTCGCTCATCGTGTCGATGAAAAGTTTGCTTACGTAGCAAAAGGTGATGGGGTTATCAAAGAGAAAGGACCGAAATACGTTCTTGTTTCTTATAACCAAGATGACCTCGGTGAAGAGATGGTAGAAATCGGTGTTACGATTGCTTCATCAAAAGGAAGCTACTTCCGCCACGATATCAAATGTGATCGTGATGTAGGATATAAATTCAAGAAAGGCGAAGTGTTGGTATTTAACCAAGCCTTCTTCCAACGTGATGTATTATGCCCTACCCAAGTGATCTTGTGCGATAAGACGTATGCTCGAGTGATGCTAGTGGAATCAAATGATACTTTTGAAGACTCTTCAGCTGTATCGATGGATTTTGCAAAACAGCTCAAGTCATCAGTCGTAAAAGAACGCGTTATCGTTGTGAATGCAACGGATAATTTACGTAACATGGTTAAATTGAACGATGAAGTGGATATCGATGATAGTTTAGTCTTGATTGAAGACCAAGCCTTTAGTGATGCGGGTTATTTCAGTGGAAGTAGTTTAGATATTCTAAAACGACTTTCTCAGATTTCACCTAAAGCAAAATATAAAGGTAAGGTGATTAAGATCGATTGCTTCTACTACTGTGATGAAGATGATCTCTCCCCATCTATTAAAGAAGTGGTGAATCAGATCATGAAATATCGTTTCAGTGGAACGAAGATGAAGCTATCTGATAAACGTCATATGACAGGACAGATCGATGAGCCATTAAAACTGAAATCACAAGAAGTCCTAGAAGGTCAAGTGGGCATTCGTATCTACATTGAAACTGACCTAGGATTTTCAAGTGGTGATAAGCTCGTGGTTAAATTATTAGCCCCAGTTACTGTAGTAGCTGGAAACCTCCATTAATTGACGGGGAAGTCCTAAAGCTTGGATCACTAAGTCACCCTGGTAACAGAGGTGATGGCCAAGGGTAATGCCTTGGGTAAAGTAAAAGAATTCAAGATGAACAATGGACAATCCGCAGCTGAAACTCCCACCGGGAGGAGAGTTCAACGACTATTGGGGTTACGCCCATTACAGCCAAGTGGTACGTGTTACTTTGAGTGAGTAAATAAATCGTTTAAATGGAAACAGGAGGGTGCGAAGATATTCGTACTGATATAGTCTAGTATCCAATCGAAAGGTTGGGAAGTTCATAAGAGAACTGCGTAGATTAACGACCTACGTGAATGCAACGTTGCAATCAGCTTAAATCTGTTACGGGTCGTGTGTTTACTGGTAAGAATGAAACCGAGTCAGGATTACCGATTCACGCTATGTTTGGTTATGCTTCTATCTCGGATCGTATTGTGGGTTCCCCAGAGTTAATCGGAACTACTGCTACACTCTTGCAGTTAGTGACACAACGAGCGTTAGACGCGTACGATAACAAATAACACTTAGAACAAGTTGTTGAAAGACATAGGGGAGGGTTCAACCCTCCCCGCTTTTATGTCGACACTTAGCCGGTCTCTTAAGAGACCACATTCGAATGTAGTAAAAACATTAATCTTAACTGATCAATAAGGTTATAAAATAATGATGAATAAATTAGACACCACACGTTACACGCTAGCGAATATTATTGAGCTAGTCACTGCTGTAATGTATAAGGTAGAAGGGAATGGTGCAAAGTTACCTGAACCTACTCCAATGTCGGATGAATGCGTAGAAAGTAGTTATACTGAAAGCCGCATCCAAGAAACCGTTGCACTTGCAATCAAGAACAATCTTGATGCGTGCCCAGTAGAGGAGAATGCTTAAGATGTTAACAAGCTATTCAAGACAATTAGCTGACGATTTAACTGAAGAACTCTCTCGTCAGGGTACAGCAGTTATCTTTAATCAAGCAGGTACATTCCAAGACTTACTTGGTCGTACCATGCCAGGTCTTATCGAAGAAAATGGTGTTGCGGTTTCATTAGATGAAAATCAAATGAAAGACTACCAACGTCAATCAGGTCACGGCCAACATTTAGAAGCGGTTGCTGAAATTTATGCAAAACCACTATTACAACGTCTTGATGTATTACGTAACCAAGTGTTACCATTTATCAGTCGTGTAGCCGGTGGTATCCGTGCACAATACAATGAAGGTTTCTATAAAGTATCTGATATTCAAGAAATTGAATTTGCTGATATCTATAAAACTAAAACCTTCTTAGAATACATCCAACGTCATGCACCACTTGCGAATTCACAAATCCAAAATGTGACTATCCAATCTGGTTTCATGGATCGTAATGAAGATGATATCGTAGGTCTTTTAAAATCTGGTAATACTTCATTAGATGATGCATTGGTGGATATGATCGCACGTCATCCATCTAATTGGTTAACGGATGTTTATACTCGTTACCTTGTAAATGGCAATATCGTCCCAACAGGTTTACGTGCTGCACATCAAAGCGAATTAGTGGATGAAATCGTAGTATTATATTTCATCCATGCTTCATTATTAGCTAACGATGTTATCGATGGCACTGTAAATATTCCACTTGTTCAGTATCGTAATTACCTATCTGAAACATTTGCACAACTTGGTGGTTTATTAAATCGTTACGTCAACCAAATCAACTTAGTTGATCAGGGTGGTCAAGTTGTTGCATTTAAAGATGAAAACACTAACGTGATTTACGTCTATAAAACCAACTACGAAAAATACCTTGAACAAGGTGGTAATGCAGATGCGGTATTAGGTGCAGTAGCATTAGGTTCAACAGGTAACATTAATGACTTACTTGAGAATACTGAGCGCTATGCAAATGAATTCAACCGTGCTTACAATGAACAAATCAATGCAGTGAAAGCGGCGTTCCGTTCAAACTACATCCGTTTGTTCCCACAAGTGTTCATTGAAGAACTTAAGAAAGAACCTTCTGACTTCGTTGCGTTATTTGTACAACCAGGTACCGTGATTCCAGAAACTGGTTTCTCTTATAGTGACCTATCTGGCCGTATCTTAAAATCACTTGCACCAACGCAAGGTTACGACAATATCTACGACTTCACTAAAGCATTGATCTTAGATATCGGTTTATCACATTACAGCTTAGGTGCATTCTACCGCAAAGTTGAACAACAAATGAAGGCAACTGGTGAAGAAGATCCACAAGTTGCAACTTTTGCTGTCGCAGTAGATGAGTTAGTCAAAGAAATCTTAGCTAACGCAACGGTGAGAACTAAACTAGGATAATTATCATGGCTAGTTTAAGAAAGTGTAATTGGGCTGGTCAGGTGACATCACTTGACCACTTCATTGATAATACGACCATTGCACTTGAGTCTGTAACTGAACTTGATGTTGACATTTCTAATGAAAGCATGAGCGAAAGCCTTAAGAACTTCGGCAGAAATATTATCGCGTTGTTAAAACGATTCCTTGAGAACATTAAGCAAACAATCAAAGCACTCTTCGCTAAACTTGGTGTAGGGGTGACGATTAAAGATCTCACCGATCTTATTGGTGATATCCGTAAGTCACGTGAGATCAACTTCTCTTTTCTTGAATTGAAGAAACTCACGAAACTTGGTTGGAATGTTGAAGTTAAGACAACAGATGGGAAGAAAGCGGAATATACTGCAAAGGATCTACGAAATGGTTATGATGCTTATGCAACTGCAACCCTACGTATGATTGACTTCTTAAGACAGGCAAGAAACATTGAGCTTATGACTGATCATGGTGTTGCTCAAATGATGTCAGCTGCAATGGATGATACCTATATGCTGTTTGGTTCTAAACCAACTCGATTTGTATACCACAATAATGAGTTTGGTGTTATCCATGATGAAATCGTAGAAAGCAAAACACTGATGCCATTTGCCTATCAGGCTCATGTTGCTGAAGATGATATCAACTATCTGATTGAAATCATGAAGCGTTATGAAATCACTGGTCCATCAAGTAAGTTCATTGAACGAAATATTGATCTATCGCTGAAATGTCTTTCTGATATCGATGATTGGATCGATGAAAGTTTCTTAAACCGTGATCATCTGCGTAATATGAAACGTTTGATATCCGACGTATTTAAGGTAACGATCAGTGATGTCAGTGTCAGTCTTGTTCGAGGTATCCACGGTGTATACCGTGTTTACTCAAAAGCAGTCAGACGTCTTAAGTACAGTGATAAAACAGAATAAAAAATAGAGGAGATATCTATCTATGAATTATAATGATATCACCGATGATATCTCCCTATCATCGGTTTTAACTCGTGATCCTAAATATATCTTAGGGTTACTAGAAGAAACAAAAGACGATCGTATCATCGTTAAGAAACCACTTGATGTTATCTATCCAGAAAACTATCTAACGAAAAAGCTCGCTAAACTTGACCAAGATTTAACGATACTTGGTATCGTTGCCTTAGTCGATCCACAAACGAATAAATATGCTGTCTTGTCCATCCCAGGGATGATCACAATTCCCATTGCCGAGATGAAACAATTCACTTATCAGGACGATGTTTATCGAGTACTTTCGTTGGACGCTTACGATACATTAGTCCTTAATACAAATATCGTTAAGGATGAAACATTAGACTACTTCATGTATAACTATTTTGTTGAGCTAGCGCGTATCCCGTGGTATCTCAGTTATCTTGATATTTTAAATATCTACAGTAAGGATAGTTACTACATTGGTCAGAACTTGATCGATATTCCTCAGGTCCTTGAGATGTTACTGGCTAACATCGCACGTGATCCGAAGAATGACAAGTTCATGTATCGCGATAAATTAAAATCCATGGATGATATCAAAACCAATCCACCATCTTGGGTACCACTTCGAAATGTCTCTTTAGGTAGTGTGGATACGTATAGTAAATTAATGGGTTCTTATTTCGAGGAAGGACTCACTTCTGCACTCGCAGATAAATCTAAGAAAATGACTCGTATCGAAAAAGTACTGAGAAGTTAAGGATAGAGAGATGACTGAATATGAATCGCTCGTAGAGAGCCTCAGAATCGCTTATGGAGACGAGTTCTCTAAAATGGCGACCATCATCAAGGGTAGCGAAAATACCCCGCTCTATCATATCTCCTTTGACGATAAGATCAAATCCTTCGTTCCTCGTTTCTCGACTAAGTTAGTCAGTGGTGAATCAAGAGCGATCCCTCGTACCTCTACCTCATCAAGTATACTGGGTTGTATGCTTGGTTTTGGTGATATTGGACGTGGGTATCTCATTAATGCTTTTGATAGTAAAAGAGATAATACTATCTATATCTATAAGATGGAGTATGGTCTCGCCGTTAAACCATCAAAAGATCTTGTCCCTGATGTAGATTATACGGATGAACATTGGTTGATTGCAGCTAGTGTGGATACCCGTGAATATAAAGGTCAGATTACTGGTAAAGGATTCCTATCTAATATCGGTATTGATCTTTTACGTAATGGGTGTATCTATAACTATACTTGGTATTTCAATTTAGATGAGAAAACGAAATTTATCAAAGGACTTGATTTAGAACCAGGTTATTATCGTATTAACTTACTGGATATCGGTGGGTATGATTTTATCCCGAAAGTCGGTGATAATATCAAAGTGGAAAAGATAACGAAAGATGAGTTCCTCTTCCACGAAGGAAGACGAATCGAATCGATCTCTAATAAACGCCTTTATTAAAGAATAAGAAAGTAGGAAATACTCATGAGTCAAATTAAACTCAACTCAGAAGTACTACTTGGTGTGAATAAAGCAGGAACATTGAAACCTGATGCACAAGGCTGGTATGATGTAATTTTGGGTGCATTAGAGTACCCAAATAGCTATGGTGCCGTCTATAAGCAAGATCCAGTTCAACAACTCTTAAACGGTGATAGTATCTTTGCTCGCCGTTTACGTAAAGGTTGTTTGATTGGTGAATTAGGTCATCCGATGCCTGAGCCAGGTCAGACTCAAGAACAGTACGTAGCACGTGTGATGCGTATCGATGAAAAATTCGAATCGCACACAATCAAAGAAGTGGTAATCGATACTACTTTGAAAGATGCTAAAGGTAATCGTTATATTGGTATCCGTGGTAAAGTAAAACCATCTGGTCCATATCGCGACGTACTCCTCCAAAAATTCGCAGACCCAGATATGAACGTTTGCTTCTCAGTTCGTAGCTTTACGAAAGACCGTTTCCAAAATGGTCGTTTAGAGAAGTATACCACTTCTATCATCACATGGGACTGCGTGGGTGAACCTGGTTTAGAAAAAGCCAATAAATACAATTCACCATCCCTTGAGTCTTATACTGCTACCGTCGATCCAGCCATGTTACGCAACATCGCCGCAATGCCTGTTGGTCTTGGTATGGAATCATCTGGTATCATCGAACAAGCTAAAGAAATTCTTAAAGCTTCAGGTGAACCAATCGAACGCGTTAAAGTATCAATGGAATCCGCTGAGCCTAAATGGCACGCTAAGTGGTAATACAACATAAAGCAGAGGCATCGTAATGATGCCTCTTACTTTTGTCCGAATATCTATTAACCCAGTACGACACCTAATAAAGCTGCGATACCAACCACAGCATATTTAAGTGGTTTAGGGCAACCATCAAAAGGATCATACTCAATTTTTTCTGGGATCTTCTGGCCAATCGCAATTTTAATGTCACTAATCGATGGATACTCGAGATCTTTAGAACTTAGTTTTGGGTTAGCTTCACTTATTGCGTTAAGATGCTTATGAATGTACTTCTGCCATTTTTCTGCATCAGGTACTTCATCAAAATAAAATACCGCATTTTTACTGCGTTTCTCTTTTGATTTGGTATGAACATCGATTACATCAGTATTATATTCACGTTGGTTAATATAAACCTCATCGTGATCAATCACAAGAAGATAACCATCTTTTCGAACAACGCCATTCACTACATCACTTCCCGCATAAACTGCATTGTTCTTGTTACGATAAAGTAGTTCACCTTTACTAAGTTTAATAATCCACCATTTGTGTTTGCTTGATAATTTTGTACTTGCCATAGTTGTGCTCCGATTTTAATGAGTCAGAAAGAAGACAATGGCGGAGACAAGAATCCCTGCCATCATACCGAATAAGAATCCTCTCAACGTAGGAAACTCACCTTTTGCATACGTACTAAGAATGCGATCCATGATATCCGATCTATAGGTATAATGAACACTTCCTGTTATTAGACTAAGATGATGATCCATTAATGTACCCCATACTTCTGGATCTGGTTCTGACTCAATTGAATAAGTTGCTGTTTCAGAGTTCTTATCAATTTTACTGATACCTACGATATCTTTATGATCATCTATGATAATTCTGACATGATAACCAACGGTTAAAAGATATTTGATCCCTTCAGCAACAATAAGCGTGTTGTTACCGAGTTTTACGGTGTCGCCTTTTCCTAGTTGGATGATCTGACAATCTCTATTTGTAAAAATGCTAATAGCCATTACATTGATTCCTCTTCGTCATCTGGTTCACATTGATCCAGTGCTAAGGCGATATAGTAAGGGGCTGGCTTTTCAAAACCATCATCGAGTTTTCTGCAAATGAAGTCCCACCATTCATATGAATCCGGTTTATACCCAATCAGTGTAATTGGGCTCTCCTCAGGCGGGAAGATATCGGGAACTGTGATACGAACATGATCCTGTTCACCATTGTAGTAATCGAAATGTAAATTCACCGCCCCAACTAACAATAAGTATTGTCTAAATTCAATAGTGCGTTCACGCCCTGTTTCATCGGTATATTGGTCGCCTGCATCTAATCTAACAATACGACAGTAACCTTCTTTCCATGTAATAGTAGCCATAATAAGCTTCCTTCTAGTTTAGTCAAATGGCTCTGAATCGACCGCAGAGCCATTATCATCATTAGTCAATGCGATTCTTCACGTTATACATGAAAATCGTCTTATACGTCGATTGAGGGCCATTTAAAGCCCTTTATTCATCTGAATCGTTTTCTACATCTTCCGATTCATCAGATTGTTCCTCTTCGATGTAGAATTTTTTATCCCACGATTCATATTCCTCACCCTGACCTTTCGTACTCCGTCTGATCGCATCAAGTGTATCGTCTTTATCCGCACGCCAGTCCGCTAAGAACTGAGGTTCGATTAAATCTGGTCTTTCATCTAAAACCATAGACGTTAACCAACGATTAACACGATACTCACCAAATACTTCAAGTAAGATATAGAAAGGTTCAAGACAAGAGAAGATCATCTTACGGGTATTTAAAGCCGGTCTGAATTCTTCCGGGATACCGATGTTTGCCACCACATCCGCAGGAAGAATAACAGAAGCAACCGATTTCTTATCGTGTAGCTCCATGAAGTCGATATACTTCTTACGAATGTTTTCGTCTTTGATATTATTTAACCAAAGATCTAACGCCGTTCTATTTGGTAGGTTCATTTTAATACGAACCCCAACAAATGGAGGTGCTGGACATTCACCGTATTTATCAGCAAAAACATGTTGCCATAATTCATAGTAGAAATATTCGCTACTCATTGGATTGACGTAAGCTTCTTTGGCTTTCACCGTACAGCTTGTTAAGAAACGACTATCTCCACGCATAATAGAATGGAAGATATTAGCTTCTTCTTGAGCGATCTTATCAAAGAGCTCGTTAACATGAACCTTCTCACCACGACTAATTGACTCCATAATCCCAACAGCTTCATCGTGGAATAACTTAATCAATTCAGGTGGTGCTTTAGAGTTCTTTAATGCTACCCCTTTTAATTCTTCCTCAAGATGTTTTAATGCCATCCCTTCTTGGATACTTGCAATAGAAAGATAGTGTTTAGTCCGGTTAGTTGGCATGAATACATCGAAGTAATACTCAGACTTCATCTTAAGATTGTGGATGTATTTCTTCGCAACCCCCATCTGACCTGCTGCCATCGCAAGAATATGACGAGTAATCACGTTAATTAAATACACGCACAAACAACCCGGTAACTTCGTCTCACTGTTTACCACGATAGTCCCACTATACCACTCTACCCATTGCATTACAGTATACAATACCGAGTCAGTATCACCACCTAATACACTCTTACGAATAACAGATGGGAATAACGCTGTCTCAGCTGGAATAAATTTATTCACCATGAAGAATTTGAAATAATCACTATATTCAAATAAGGCATTGCGCATATGTCTTGCGTAAGCACCGATATAGCCATAGTAATCTTTATCTTCGTGAGTCTTATCTTTGATCCCTTTACCATCAAGGTAATGAGAGACAGTAATGGTCACTAAAGGTTCATAGAACTCATCGATCAATTTAAGTTCAGCTTGAGTCTCTTCGAAGCTTAAAGGTTCTTTATCTTTAAAAGCTAAGATCTTATCAAACATCCCACGAACAAAACTATCGTTATATTTCTTAAGATGAAATAAATCACCCATATAAAGATAGATCGTTCTTTCAAGATCCGTTAACTTCTCAATGAACTCATAAATCTTCTTATCCCAGTACTGAGACTTGTAATAAGTATCCGTATTATATTTCACCATTTCGAATAATTCATCTACGGTGATATAATGGAGATTATATTTATCAATCAATCGTTTTGCTTCATCATAATCGACTTCTGCTAAAACCGTTACGATGTTCTCTAATACGATAGGACCACTGTAGAAATGACGTCTACCCATAAAGAAACGTTCAGTAGAAGCATTCGTAAATGCTGTTGCCGTACGACAAACTGATGTTAACGTAGAGTGACCACTTCGGTTAGCAAGTGGTGTACTCCCAATCGTTAATAAACCTGAGATACTGTTGATATCTTCTTTAAGTTTATTTTGTTTGTTATTCTTAGTTACAGCCTCATCCATCCGACCGTAACTTTTTGCTATTTGTGATTCCTTCTTGGTACGAGCACGTTCGTAGTATTTCACCTCAGTATAACCACTTACTTCACTGACTTGCTCTTCTGTTGGTGCATAGCAAGTTAAAGTGGGTGCCATAATAAGATTACGTTCTTCTACCTCTTTTAAGAACTCTGTTAAAGTACAAGTATCTTTAAAACGGTCACTCATGTCATCACGTCTAAAGATCTTCATGATAGGATCATTAAAATCGATCTTACCATTCTTAACACCCCAATCTAAAAACGCTTCTGCCTTATCTCTTGGGATATCACGCATTCGACTTAAATACCAGCCAGTATACTTTTTCCACTGATTTGGTATATCAAGATTTCGAACCGTTTTATAGTAATCCGTTGGTTCATATAAAAATTCCATAACTATTCCCTCTATAAATAATGGGTTGAAAATATAAACATGATTTTCCTTAGGATAATGAAAAAAAAGAGGTTGGACAAAATAAGAGCTATCCCGAAGGATAGCTCATTGATCTTACTTTCTAAAGATGTAATTGATCCATGTACTTTTGTAGTATTGTTTCATCGAGAGATAAATATCACCTAAGTATTGGTTTGGCTGCAAACGAGCAAATAAACATTGTTCGCTATGAGTTACACCAAATTTATTAATGCCGGAAACGTACTTATCAAAGTTTTCACGCATCTTATCCTTGAACTCATCATCATCGGTCTTGCGATTCCATCGATTTGCCCATAGGTCATAAGTGACATTAGAATCTGGACCTACCAACATGAAAGGATATTTTCTTTCAAGTAATCCCTGTAATACTTCAGGGTGAGTACTAATCAAGAAGTCATAATCTTGATAAGCTGGACTACTGATCAGTAAATCAAGCTCATGTAAGTAACTCTCAGGGAAGTCTGGTTTTTGACTCCATCCAAAACTATCCAAATCAAATACGTTTTTGTATTTATTAACAAGGGTCGATTTACCACACCCACTAAATGCGCAAATAATCATCTTAAAGCCAACCTGGTAATAGTTTATTCGTAACCTGTCTTCCTACCTGCATGATAAGACAAGCGACTGATCGTACTGCCCACACTAAAGCAAAGACACCACCTACAACAGTATAGACAACGAACATCATCATCACTAATGCTAAAGTGAATGTATTACCCATTATCCTTATCCTCGTATTCATCCCAGCGGAACTTCATTCCACCACGCCATCTTTGTTTCTTCTTCTGTTCGGACTTAAGGTATTTACCCTTTGCCCACCACGTTGTCATCACAATGCTCATTAATGCATATTGACCAATTAAAAACAACGTTGCAATGAGAAATAAACTAAAGACTAAACCTGTCATTTCTTTTTCCTTTTCTTTTTCTTATGTTTACGCTTCTTCTTAAGCTTATGGTAGCAGATCTTTGTATCGGGTGACATCATCCATTTCTTCTTGGAGAAGATATCTAAAATAAAATGGATGATGATCGCACTACCTAGACAGCCAAAGAGGCATAATAATGTTACGATTTCGTTATGACTAAACATTTGCGTTAATCAAAACCCCACAATTAAAAACAGATTAATGTTTAGATCTCACATCAATAATCACGAGACCCACCACAAAAACAATCGTTCCAATGAATGTATAAAACTCAGGTGATTGTAATGTTGACATAAAAATCCTCCAAGATAATAAAGGACCAGATTAAAACTAGTCACCACTACCACGGATGCTTCCTGATTGACCACCAGATGGGAAGTCAACTGGACCAGAAGCACTGAGGCTACCTTTAATAGATTGACTACCACTAACATCCATATTGCCTTTCACGCTACCGTTACCAGAACCACCGTTACCTGTAACAGCCATACCACCCATATTAACCTGACCAATAAGATCAATAGTAGGACATTTGATCTCAACCTTACTACCCACTTCCCATTTGACATTATCTGCTTTTAGATTAAACGTTTTACACTCAACATTCCACGTTTCGGTTTTCATGTTGATCGTTTTATCGGATTGGATATTGATCACTTGTTTATCAAGCTGGATATGGGTACGATCTTTATTTTGAATATCGATACAGGTTAAGGTACTATCAATCTGGATGAAGTTACCATCACTATCGGAGATAACAAGCTTACCATCCTTGCCGTTCATCTGAACAGTCCACGCAGCTTTCTCACCGTTAGCTTTAGAGGTACGCATCTCCATTAAACCGTTAGCGGTATCTACAGTACGGGTATAACTGTTCTTGATATTCGTTGGTGTTTCTTCTTTTGCGGCTTCTTCTGGCTTAGCCGCATAAGCCTCTACTACGACCTCTTGCACACGTTTATTCATGTGCTGGTTAGTCGGTTTCCAATAGAAGGTTTCATCACCATTAAAACGATAAAGGTGTACAGTTTCACCTTTCATCAACTGAGGTGGAGTAATACGGTTACTGTCTTCATTCAACCACTTAGCTGTAACAGTAGAGCCTGTTTCCACTTTTGACTGATAAGCCTTACCGCGACTATCCACCCCTTTCGTTGTAAATTTCTGCGGGTTCAATTCCAATCGACCACGCATATTCGGTAATTGGTCTTGAGGGGCCACATGCAATAATTCTTCGTGTCCTAAGATCGCATTCTCTGCGACTACCCCAATTCCCATATAACCTGATTTTTCTTGTTCTTCTGTCATTTCAAAATCACCACTATAGTAGAAAATGTTTTGATTCCTATTTTTACTTTATATAAGGAAACCAAACAATGTTAATCAAAAAACTTATTTTACATCATTGTCATCGCTTACATCTCTTAGAAGATCAGAGCTTTGAATATGATTTTACCCAGAAACACACGATACTCGATGGGGTCAATGGTGCTGGTAAGTCATCTATCTTTAATGAACTTTCACCATTGCCAGCTAACATGGATGATTATCTTGCAGATGGGTATAAGAAGATTGTTATCGAGCATAACAACAGTGAATATACTTTAACCTCTCAAGGTAAAAGACCAGGTAAACATTCTTTCTTAAAAGATGGAGAAGAACTTAATCCTGGTGGTACATTAACCGTTCAATATGAATTAGTAGAGAACTTCTTTAATTATACGCCTGCTTATCATCGTGTATTACAAGGTAAGTTATTATTTACGGAGATGTCAGCAAAAGAACGTCGAGATTGGTTTGCAGATATTTCTGGTATGGACAGTGATTTTGTCATGAAGTTCTGGGATAAGATTCGTGCTGGACAGCGTGACAATACCGGTGCGTTAAAGAACATCAAAAATAAAATTGCTGAAGCTAATCTTCAGTTACTGGACGATAAAGAAATCGTTGAAGTAGAAGAACGCCTTTCTGATATCATGAAACTTTTCAGTGGATTAACGGATTTATTAAAACAGTTCCCAAGAAGCGAAGTACCTATTGCACCTGTTGAATATAATGATGATCTTACTCAACGGGTGAAACATCTTTACTTTAAATACTTAAAAGAAAGTGAAGGGATTGGTGGGATTAATCTTACTGAGCGATATCAACTACAAAGTGAATTACTTGAACAAGACCGTGTTCAAATGAATGAGCTTCAAGAACAGCTTGTTAAGTTGACTGATGAGAAACATCGTTTCGATTTTAACAGTGAAGATAACATCGAAGAACTCGAACGTCGCTATGATGAATATAGAGCAAGACTCGCCTCATTTGATCAAGCTATAATTGATCAGTATAAAGTGATCCTTCAGTATCCTTACTTTAGTCGTGGTGATGGATTAACGGAAGTGTATCAAACTTATAATAACCAGTTAAGATACGTGGATGACGCATTACTTGCATTCCAACCATTTAGTCTTCCATATAGACAGGCTAAAGAACAGGTCAATTATAAAAGTTCTGAACTCATGAAGTTACAGGGTGAACAACAAGGTGTTCAGTTTAAGATTGGTGAAATCGATAAACAACTCCAACATCTTAATCAACATCCTGAGACTCAGTGTCCAAACTGTTACCACCGTTTTAAAGAGGGAAATGTCGATGCGGAGATTCAGCGTCTGAGTCTTGTAAGATCTCAACTTATTCAAAGAGATAATGAATTGACGGGGAATGCAGACACGTTAACAAAAGAAGTCGAGTTTGAACAGGCTAACCTTAAGAACTATGAGATGATCTTGTTAACCGTCACATCAGATGAGCATGGCTTAAGTGAATATCTTAAAGCCACTATGACTAACGATGGAAGTCTCGGTACATTGATGCGATTGATTCATGATAATCCAAAAGCTTATCTCGGTGCATTCCAGCAACAGATTGCGAAGATACCGACCTATATCGAAGCAGGTAAAGTCTTGACGGAACTTGAAGGATTAGCTGCATTGATTCAGAAGGGGAAAGCACAAGCTTCACCTGAGTATATTCAATTGGTTGGTCGTATCGAACAGTTAACTCAGTTACACGATGAAGCTTCATTTCGATATCACAAACGACGTGCACTTGTTGAGAAGATTTATAATGCAATTGAACTGCAACGTAAATTTACTGAACAATTAGATCGAGTTAATCAACTTGTTGAGAATCAATCTAACTTCATTAAAGATGAAACAACCAAACTCTTCCACCAAGAAGTGAGTGAAGTCTTAATGAAGTTGAAGTCAGAGATTGATGAATGTAATGACCGCATCCAACATCAGGCTGGGATTAAGTTTGTGATTCGTTCTCATGAGGAAAATAGAAGTGGGATTGAGAAATCAATTGATCTTCATACTCAACTGATGCAAATACTTGATCCGAAAACAGGACTCATTGCAAAATCAGTGATTGGGTTTATCCGTCATTTTGTTAAAGAGATGAATAACCTGATGAGTCAAGTCTGGACGTATCCAATTATCATTGATATTGAATCAGAAGATGATTTCACGAAGAAATATCTTTTCCCAGTGGTAATCGGTGAAGATGCGATTAGACGAGATGATGTTTATGAAACCTCACTTGGTCAAACAGAGTTAATCAACTTTATCTTCCGCATTACCTTAGTGAAGTATTTGAAGTTAGAGAACTACCCACTTTATCTCGATGAAGTAGGTGGACACCTTTCAGTACAGCACCGTAATCGTTTATATAACTTGATTAAACGGATGGTAGATCATCATTACTTCTCGCAAGTCTTTATGGTCACTCACCTTCAAGATGTGAAAGTGATTATGGAACCTGCAGAAACGATATTACTGAAATAGTTAAGATATGTCAAAATCACGATTTTGATAATTTCATAACTTTTTCCGATAATATGATGAAATGACAGTTTTCTTTATTGTTGTGAAAATAAAAAAGAAAACGACAAATATGGAGGGTACCTTTCGGTACCCTCTTATTAAGCCGAATGATTCGGCTCTTTCGGAATGTAGCCTTCTGGACGACGTCCTTCTGCTATATCCTCATATCGACCACGACCAAGATGTTCATAACCATCTGGGTTAGCCATCTCAGCTTCAGTCACACCTGGCGTCACATCCATTTGTACTTCATCTTCCAATAATCCATCGACTTCATTTGTTGAGTTAGTATAAACTGCATCAACAGTGACAGCACGACGACCATCTTCAAATTCAAGTTTTACTGTCATCGTCACCTTAGTTGCACCCAACGCTTGGGTGAACTTTTGGAATACGGCTATCGTTGCATTGTCCCCTGCGATTTCTTTATTAAGATTACCGCGGTGTGTCGCAATACGAGATAACAATTTCTTCTGATTGTGATCACCTGTATATTTCTTCGCACCAAACTTACGTTTTAACCAACGCTCACTGACCATGAACCAGTTTAAATAACTTAGGTTCATTTTCATCATGATCATACGGATCATGTAAGTTAAGATATTCTTACTCTCACCAATGCGGTAAGTTGGATCGCGGAATAGCGACATCAAATCGCTTTCTTTCTGATTAGACATGTTATCGCCTCCTATTTGCTATACTTGATTGACTCAAAACGACCCACACGGAATTCTGCCACACGGGTAATAGTAATCAGCATCGGATTGATGAGATTGACTAAACGACCCACGAGTTTATTCGTGTTATTATAAGCCAACTCTTTATCTTCACAGGTTAATAAAGAATTAGCATGACTACGCATGAAATTATTGGCAGCCACCCACAATAGACGTAATGCATGGCGAAATGCGAAACGACCTTCCGTCACGAAATAATCTTCAGCATGAACTTTGATTTCTTTCGGTAATGCACGGAAGTCACTTGTCATGATACGTCCACCTTTCTTGATAATATCAATCAAATGAATGAATTCAGATAACTGATCATATATCGCATTGAAACGAGTAATGAGCTCGTAGTTCGTTTCAGTGTATAAGACCGTATCCAATTCCTTATTATCACAGTCGATATAATCATACATCAAGTTGATGATATCGCACATGAGAACCAATTCCTCATATCCATTGATATCAGGACGGTTCAACTTTTTCAATAGTCGATTAAGTCTAAACTTAAAAAGCTGAGTACTTAACCAAGTTGGTTTTTCCATGATTTCCTCCCATAGGAAACTTACTCTATTCTATTAATAGAACCCTTACATTTGTGCATAATACTAATACCATGTATAAGTATAGATTAATGAGCACATAATAAGGAACGACTTTGCAAAGTGAAGAAACGGGATTTATGTCATTTCTTCATGTAGATAATATAGGGTTATAAATACCTATAGAACAAGATAGTATAACTTAGAACGTGTACTTTATTCAAGATAGAATAAAAATTAAAATGGAGTGAAAGAATAAAATCATGGCACGCGAATTAACCTCAGACATGATCAGTGAAGATGTGACTGAACTACAGACGAAAGATATCCCTTCTCGTCTTGAGATGATTCAGAAACGTCGACTCAAGTACATGGAGAAGATTGAGCGTAAAGGTGATGATTGGTTAGCTGATGAAGGCTTATCGATTACCTATATGCAACTTCTCAATGGCTTTGAGAAACAAGAGCTATATAAACACAAATCAGCTCAAGATAAAGAAGAAGGCGATAAAGATCGTAAAGCTTACGAACAAGCGGCAGAAACCTTCCGTCTTCTTAGACAACAACGCCGTGATGATATCGCTAACGGAAACCCAATCATCGATAACCCACCTGCCCCACCAAGATACAATGAAAACTTGGCGGCTCAGTTTGGTACTGATGATATTGCTGCTCAATATGATAGTTATAAAGAGCAGGATTGGAAAGATTTCCATAAAGATATTATCCGTGCAGGTAAAGACCCACGTCACATGATCGATGATGATGGTAACATCGTTGAAATCGTTGATGACGAATAATGGGAACACAAATCGAGGGTACCTTAGGGTACCCTCTCATTTTTGTTGCTATTTTAAATTCGCAGCTGTCGTTTTAATACAGATGTAGAATTCATCTACTAACGCTAACACCACACTATAAAGTGTAACGTATTGAGCTGTTAAGTATAACACTTCTGAAATGTATTCAGATTGTTTCTTATTCAACACGTATTTGCTATCTGGTTTATTAATCCCGTCAGCAATTAAGTTAGCACGATCACGAATCAACTGAGTAGATTTTTGAACCGTCTCAGGCAATAACAACTGGGTATTTGCTGATACTTGTTGCATTACTTTACGGAACTGTTCCACATCACCATTGTTATTGAAAGCACGACCGAAATACACTTTCTCAGTAGTCGCACCAGAGAAGATACGTTTCATTTGCATTTTAATCGCATCGTAATCTTTTTCTTGATACTTAGGTTTAAAACCAATAGAAGAAAGATTATCTGGTTTATTGATTGCGCGACCTAAGTACTCAGCAATCGGTGCTAGCATATCGCGATCAATACTACTTACAATAGCAGTAACACCATTTAACCAATTTGCATAAGTTAACCAATCCACACCCAATTGATGAGGTTGATAAACTTTAGCCACTTTACTAATCGCAAAATATTGGCGACCTGATACGTAACGAGATAATTTACTTAACCCATTATCATCCACACCAACAAAATCTGATTTGATCTTTTGACCTAACTCAGATAACTTATCTGCAGCTTCACCAAGTTTATTGGTAAATGATTTAAAGAAATCAGAAACAGAGTTCATGAAGTCTGTACCTGGCATCCATTGAGTAAAAGCTTCTACTGCAACCGCTTCTACTTCACTTTCACCACTATCACGGTTGACTTGGATAGGGTAAAGGATAGGGCTGGTTTTACGGATACTTTCCAAATCACCTTCAACACGTGTTAAAGCAGAAGTCACTTCAGGTTGTTTAACTTCTTCTGCCACTGTAGTTTCTTCAGGTGCCTCTTTATTTTCTTCTACGGTGCTTTCTGGTTCATCAGAATTCATATCTACTACATCAGTCGGTTTTTCTGCTTCCTCAGCATTTGTACCTTGAGGTTCTCTGACCTCTTCAGGATTTCCCTGCTCTTCATTAATGATAGCAGGTTCATTAACAATTTCAACTGTCATATCTCAATAACTACCTTATTATTTTAGTACTAAAAATAAACACCACCCAATAACTCGTCAGTTTAAAATAGGATGATGCTAGTAAAGGATATCTGTCAGATTTATCCTTACCATACCCTTACTGGCTCACCAAAAGTTCTGTGATTACCCAAAATAGATAGTAACCTTGCTGTCTATATGTAATAAACTCAAACTTATTTTTATAAGACTCGTTTTATGGAGACTTTTTATTATGGCTTTTAAACCAATGACGATGAACGAGTTCATCGATACAGCACCCCCGCTTCGTCCACTATTAAACGTATCACCTATTTTCGATGTGATCACAGGTAACTGGGAAAATGGTCAAAATGGTGCTAAGATCTTAAATGGTGGGATTATGCCTTTCATCGCATTCATTGGTGAAGGGAATACCTTTAAATCAACGATTATGAACAGTGTCATGATTCGTGTATTAGCACGCCATCCAGCGATGACACTTTCGACCTATGAGACAGAAGGCTCGTTTTCTATCTCTCGTATGGTACAACTAGCAAGCCCATATCCAGATCTTGCTAAAGAAGATTTCTATACGAATGAATCACGTTATTCTTTAACCACTTCAACTGATATGGATGGTGAAGATTGGTTTAACGGCGTGAAGAAATTCGCTCAGATGAAATTAAAAGAGAAATCACAAATTGGTACGACACCATTTATTGATGCCTCTAAACATGATGGTAAGACATTGTTAACCATGCCTTACCCAACTGGGATTTGTCTTGACTCCATGAGTGAGTTCCGTACCGGTGCTTCTCGTGAAAAAATGGATAAAAACAAAATCGATGACAAAGAGGTCAACGATTACTTCATGCGTGCAGGTCTTGAGAAATCTCGTATGATTACAGAGATCCCTCAATTCGTAGGTCGTGCAGGTATTTTCCTTGCAACGACTGCACATGTGGATGACACGATTAATATGACCAATAAACCAGAACGTAAGAAATTAACGTACATGCGTCAGGGTCAAGATATTAAACGTGTGCCGAAGAACTTCTCGTTCTTAACGAACCACTGTTGGGAGATTATTAAATCTGCACCTTACTATAACAGTGATCGTACAGGTCCATACTACCCATCAAAAGAGCACGGTAGTACGGATGGTAAAACTGATTTAATGCAAGTAACCTTCCATGGTCTACGTAATAAGTCAGGTTTATCGGGTATCCCAATGCAGCTGATCGTATCACAATCCCAAGGTGTCCTTTGGAATCTTTCACATTACGATATCATCGCTTCTCGTGAAGGATTAGGGGTGACACGTAAAGGTCATAGTGCAACCGTTGACTTCTATCCAGATAAAGTCTTGATGCGTACGACTGTTCGTGATATCTTAGATGAAGATGAGAAACTGGCACGTGCTGTAGAGCTATCATGTGAGATTGCTCTCATGTACATGTATAAGGATAGTATCGGTAACCAATATCGCATGAGCTTTGAGGAAATCAAGCAAAATGTTATCGATAAAGGTTATGATTGGGATAAGGTACTCGATACTCGTGGATACTGGTTATATATCGAAGAAGAAAAAGAACTGAATGCGAAACCGTATTTAAGTGGCTTCGACTTACTTCGTGTAGCTGCCGGTGAGTACAAACCGACATTCCTATCGAAATAAAAGAGATGAATAGAGAAGATGATAAGGGTAGCCGCAAAACTACCCTTATTAATAAAGAATTTAAATGCAGTTTGTTTCATTGCTATATTTCGAAATAATTTTAGAACGAAGAATTAAAACATTTTGGATTTATATGACTATGAAGCAAATAATCGATCACGTTGTCGATACAATCGAAGATAGACAGGAAGGATTGTCGGATAATCTTTTCCCGAACTATATTGTTGATTATATCGGAACACTTGAATCAGACCAAGCGCAAATTTGTTATATTTACGAATACCTTGGTTATGGTGGTACTCCACCAGCAAGCTTAAGTGAACTATTAACTTTATTGAAAGAGGATTTCTTACCCTTTCTTGGTTTCTAGTTCTCCAAACATTTAAAACGAAACAATAGAAAGGATGATGAAAATCATGGAACACGAACCGATTTCTTATATCAATGCTTATTTGGCACTGCCAAATAAGTTTATTGAAAATGGTTACTACAATGCAGTCAAAGAAGGCGTCCTAAGTGTAATCAAAGGTAAAGCAGAAAAAGATCCACAGCGATTAACACTTTCATATGGAAGTGAAGATAAAGAAGCGCAAGCTTTAGCTGTAGAAATCAAAAAGCTTTATCCTGAGATCACCATTAAAGGACTTGAGCCTAACTTTGTTAAGCATAAACGGAAAGCCTATATTAAACGCAACCAAAATGCTTGGCTTCGTGCTACCCATGTGATCATTATCCGTGAACAACGTGAAACCTTAACTCAGCGTTTCTTTATTGAAAAAGCAGAAGAAGGTAACACGAAGTTCGTAATGACACTTTGCCTAAATGAAGAGGATAAATCAGATGAGCAACCGCCAAGCTTTCATCCAAACAGCGGTGAAGATGTTAAAGGAGATTGATCCTAAAAACAAATCCATCGATATCTGGGCCGATACTGTAACAAAAATGACAAAGGCTCAGTTTGAAGATTATATTGAACGTCTAAGAAACGGTGCTTCCGAAACACCCGATCTTGATAAACCACGTGAACTTATCCCATTGGTTGTTCCAACTTTAGATGATAACCGTATTACTGTAAAACGTAATTTATCGATTGCAAAGAAATGGGGTCACAACTTCTTTGAACGTTGTTATATTACGGATGGTAAAACTGGTCAGACTATGCTAACGAATATCCCATATGGAACATTCTTGATGCCAATTGTTCGACAAGCGCAGACACTTGAGAAAGGGATTGCTTATGAGAAAGATGGAAGTAAATTAGATGACCGTACAAATCAAATCGCCGATCATCAGAAAGGTTCATCCTTCTCTGCACCGGAAGTACAAGCGCTACTCTCCCAAGGTCAAGAGAAAACCGTTATGGAATTCATGAAGTTCCGTGGTGGGGATACGAAGGCTTATCAAGCCATGTATAAAGGTTTATTAGAAACAGGTGAATTCGAAATGAGTTCATACCAAGACAGCTCTCGAGTTAAATCGGCAGATGTCGCCGGTATTTACTTGAAAGCATGTCACATCGATAACGACATTTAACGAAAGGAACATGCTACCATGATCAATGATGAAACAGGTCAGCCTTTAACACCAAGTCACTATACTGAAATCGCTGATTTCTTAAATCAACGTCTAAGAGATAAGATCCGTGAACTGTCAATTTACTTTTTACAAGCTAACGCTAATCGTACTGAGCGAAATGGCTTTGGCGAGTTAAAACAAGGTAAATCCGTTCGTGAGCAAATCTTAGATTTAACTTGGTTATCTAACCAACTCTACCTATCAGCGCTAACAACGCCATCTGGTTTGCGTCAAGTATTAACCTTACTTGAACAAAAAGAAAAAGAACGTACTCGTCTTGATTTCATTATTAAGATCACGACTGAGTTACGTTTGTATCTTGGCCAACAAGGTTTCGTTGATCTTGTTACTGAATTAACAAAGGCAATGAATATTGGACCAACCGATGGCAATTTAAAATCAAAATCCGTGATGAGCTTGCTTAATCGTGAGATCAATACGGTTGATCCAGAAGTATTGATTGCTAACCCATGGATCGTACCGATTATTATTTATGGTCTCGATAGTCGTACTGCGACAACAATCCACGCAGAAGCAAATAAGATTGAAGATTTAATCGAAGGACAATAATCAGATGGCATTATCAGAAAGACATTTACTTGTTGATATTGATATGCTGTTTGATGTGCGTTATGCGGAACTCTCACACTTTGCCCCAGAGGCAGGTGTGGTATTATTACATGAAGGGAAGTATTTCGATAGAGAGCGCGATAGCGTGCTTTATTCGACCGCTAAGGTGGATGATAAGACTTGGTGGGGGACCTATAAGGATAGATTCATTTCGTTGCTTAAAGACTCTCCTATTACGTTTTTGATGCACAATATCTATCCTCTCACGAATGATTACCTTGAAGATAATCATCCTGGTCAATCTGTGGTGAAGAAACTCACAATCAACGTGCCATATGGACGTCTTGACGATGAAAGTTATTATGAGTTAAAAGAAGCGCTCTCTGAGCATTTCATGGGGTATTTTGAATCAATTAATATTCTTCATATGCCATATGAGAAACTTGATCTTCAGTACATCAGTAAGTATTATAGTGATTACTTCTGCTATCGTTGGTATGATTGGATGAAGCTTCATTATGAAACGTTAGATAAAGGCTTGCGCCCCTCATTTAGAATGTGGTGGCCGCGCATGTTATCGGATGTGGAATTTGAAGCCACAGATAGAAGAGCAAAAGAATTCATCAAACAGACAGATGTCTATGAGTTCTTTTTATATCTTCACTTACCTGCATTCGAGATCCATTGGTTAGATCGATTCCAGACGTGTTTTTACATAGAACCCGAACAGCAACAAAAACAAGAGGCATCTGAATGATGCCTCTGCTTATGTCCGAATGATTATTCTGGTATGGTTAAACCGGAAGAAGTGATCTTGGTTTCAAGGACTTTAATACGTTTTTGGAGACTAGCGATTAATCTCTCATTGTTCGCATCTTTCGTCTGAAGCTGACCATATTTCTCATTAAGTTTACTGTACTCGCGTTTCTTCTCTTCAAGTGCACGTTGGTTAGCCACACTGTTATCAGTGAGTGCTTTCTCACCAGAAGCAAGTTGTTGCTGAAGAGCAAGACAATACGCCTGTAGGTTACCGTAGTCTTCAGTCATCTTTTGAAGCTGACCGTAAGTCGTTGATGTATCACGCACACCACTTAAACGACTTTTCTCTTCACGAGTCCGTTCGGTTGGAGTAAGATCATCACTCTTAAGTGGGGCGATGTGAGTAAGTACAGTGGGTTTACGACCTAATGCCCCCTCTACTGCGTCACTTACTTTAGGGATAAGATGAGATACATCCGTATTACCTGGTAGTGTACCGAGGTCACAACTTAAGATGAAACGCTTAAAGACATCACCACTTACATCAGGATATTTATCGATATAAGTATCCGGTACGTAAATGCGTTCACCGTCACCTGCAAGTAAAGTAACGATAGAGGCATAAACCTTACTGTCTGCTTCATAGATGTCTTTACTTAGCTCACGCGGCATATAGTACGTTTCATAAACGTTTACACCTTGAAGCTGAAGCATACTAAAGCTACGAATTTCTTTGCAGCTATAGATCTTACCTGGTTTCGCTACAAAGGGAGCACGAAGCCCCCAATGTCCAGAAACACCATAAGGAGGGGTCATCTTAGATGCCATCATTTATCTCCTTGATTATTCGGTTGCTTCTTCGGTGACTGCTGCACGACGATTACGAACCAACGCTGCACTGGTTCCTTTAAGCTTACCACTTGTATAGTTGTGACGTGCTACACAAAGGAATTGAATATTCTCATACATCACCGAAGCATAGAGTACACCATCACGAGTTACTTTAGTCAAGTTAAGACCTGTATCCGTATCAGGTTCGATGTTCTCAGCTGCTAATAATAACTCATTAAGTTTGAGTACCATTAGTTGATGCTGTTTATCCATGCGATTGAAATCATCCGTACGAGAACCAATCAATGCGTATTGAGGATATTTCTCATAGAAGCTGATTGGGGCTAAACGGTTCATGGCGTTACCACAAATAAGCATGCTGATTGATTTATAAAGACAAGAACTGATTTCAAGGTTAGCTTTTAAGTGTGCTTCTTCGTAACCTTTCATGGCTTCTTTAGCAAATGGGATTGCATCTTTATAACGGATCGTCGGACTGTACATCGAAGCAATAGTACGGAACCCAGGTACAGAAGACATTGTCCACACCGGTGCAATTACGTACTCAGTTGGAACAAAAAGATCAGGGAAAATCTTTTCCCATTCTGCACGAGATTTTTTACTGTTAGCTAAGATGTATTTAACAAGCTCATCTTTAATGATATCTAAGTTTTCACCGATACCACCATAGATCAGTACTGTCCAAGGAATACTGATACCATCGCCAGTTACATCCCCTTTCCATTGGTAGTTGTAGGTTTTAAGTAACGTAAATGGACTATCTTCACGTAAGCGGTTTACTTTATCATGTAGGGTTTCAAGGTTAAGTTCATTGCGGATACGTTGAACACTATTCACATCTAAGAAGAAGTCATCAAGATTATCAACAATTGGAATGATCTTAATTTCGTAATATGGGTATTGTGTTTTGAACGCTGGATCAGAGAACCAGATTTTAATGATACTATCACTATAAGTAGCCGTATCAACAAGTTTAAACTCAATGAACTGAGGGAGGTAAATCCCTTTAACGGTTACAACACGACCAAGATTAACATCTTTGATATATTGCTGGAATTCTGCAACGATCGCCTGTTTATTGGTCACGTTATTTTGTGAAATAGTACGATCATTGGCTTTGGCTTCTAACCATTTCCCTAATCGTATGCAGAGATCTCGTACGGCCAATGGGACTTCGATATCTGCTGTATCATCCGTTTTAGAACGGAATGAAACAAGGCGAACACCTGGTGCATCGTCTTTTGTATAATAACCTAAGTCGGTTGCATAGGTACGTCCTAAAGCGGAGAGTTCTCCCAATGGAGAATCTTTATGACGGGTGTTGTCAATGAAATCATTGAGTGTCATAAAGGCATGTAATGAATATTTCATAAAGGGTAATTACTCCTTGACAATTATTACGTAATAATAGTATACTGTACTAGATCCACAAAAGGACTATAACGATTATAATTAAACAGAGGAACTTAAATCAATTATGATGATTTTTAACATCTTCCGATTATTCCGTTTCTTCTGGCCTTTTGTGGCTGATGTGTTCAAAAATTCTGAGGAAGAACGACGTGTTATGATTGCGCGCATTGTATTGATTGCAGGTATTGCGATAGGCGGTTCATGGCTATATATCAACGACAAACTCGATGATATCGATGAACTACAAGCAGAGAATGCACAGCTTCGTGTGTTTTTGACACAGGCTGAAGCCGAGAAGTCAAAGTACTTTGACCAATTCACTGATGCGAAAGGTATCTTAAAAACCTGTCAATTCCACGCCGAAAAACTCGAAGAAGATCGGACTATACTCGAAACGAAAATTCAAGATCTCAAGAAAGAGATTGAAGAATTAACCCAGAGCAAACGCCAAATTGAACATAGCCTGCCAACCAATCCACCGGCAGTAGTTGAGCAAAAGGTAGAAAAGAAACCTACTGCTAAAGCAAAACCGGTTGAGCAGAAGAAAACGGAAAAACGCGATCGTCTCTCGGAGTTGCAATGAAAAGATCTCTCTTAAGACTCGGAACAATCATGTTGACACTAGGGATTCTTACAACGACTGGATGTCAGCAATATGCTGGTCCTTACATCGGATTCTCACCATCATCATATACCCATGATTTTCCACCCCCACCCCCACCTGAAATCCGTCGCTTCGATTTTGCGAAGATGGATAAACGGTCTCGTGAAACAGTCATCAACGACATGTTAGCGTACCACGAGTTATATGATCAATATCTAAAAGGGGTGGTTGAAACCTATTTACACACGAACTACTCTTCTATTCGGGATCGCATGTCAGCATGTAGACCGAAGTCATTTATCAAGAAGGTTAAAACCCCACCTGAACTTCGCATTAAAGATGATGGGAAGTTTACGGATGATGAAATCATCTTGATGTTGACAAGACACATTCGTGTGCTTAAGGATAGAATTAGTGAGCATAACGATAGAGTCGATGAGTTAATCAAAGACTACACTCGTGACTGCTTACCACCGGAGCGTGGTTTCTCGAGACACTAATCTAAGGACGTCAGGTTACCACGTAAAGCATTAACGATGTAACGAAAGCAAGCAATATTTATATCAGAATGCTCATTATCTTGATCCAACGTTTGTGAAGGATCTCAAATGAAGGATTTAGATGATTATGAGTACGAAAAAAGAAACGAAAGAGATTGAACCGATTATTGTCTCTGCCGTCCTTTATACCGATGGCAGTGCGAATCCGAACCCCGGTTATGGCGGTTGGGGTATTCATGGTTATACCTATGATGCAAGTAAACCAATTGAATTAAAAGCTCAGAAGAAAAATCTAATTACCCAGTATGGATATAAAGATTTGAAGTTTGTCCAGCGTGATGATTTATCGGTCTATAAAAAGATTGATGAATTTAATGGGTTTGGTACCGCAGTTCCACGTATTACGGATAACGTAGCGATGGAATTAGCCGCATTAGAAAAAGGCATGGATTTTGCGTTAAAAGAAAACTTTGATAAAGTGACGATTTTAACTGATAGCCAAGTCTCAATTAATGCATTGACCAACTGGTATAACACGTGGGTCAATAATGGCTGGGTGAATTCAAAAGGTGAACCTGTTAAGATTAAAGCCGATATCCAACGGATCTATCCGAAGTACGAGCAATTAGCAGCTAAGGCTGATGACTTTAAACTGTTATTCGTCAAGGGCCATAGTGGTGATTATGGAAATGATCTCGTTGATGCTTTAGCGAATAAGGGTAGTACCATGAAACAGTACGGTAAGTCTCATGAAGAACTTATTTACAAATCAGGAATAGAAAAAGTGAAAGTCGATTATCATGACCTATTTTCACGAAATCGCTGGTACTTTATTGGCGGACAAGGTGGCGGTCAATTAAACAACATTATTGACGATTACCATTGGTATTATTTGGGTGCGCTAGGTCACGGTAAATCAGACGAAGACTTTGGGATGAACCAACCCGATGGTTTCATGTCAATCGTTATCCTGAAAGAACCTGAACCTGTCATCGAAAAAGTTCAGAAAGCGTATAATGAAATTTGTAAACATGATTATTCATTTGTAGTTGCAGGTCGTTTGGATAATCTCTTAACGCCTGAGATCTATCAGGATATCATGAGCGATAAAGTAGAGTTGATTTGCGAAGATAAGATGGAGAAGACATTATTGCTTCCGAATCGTAAAATCTTAGCGAAAGAATATAACCCTGCTCATCTTTCATTTGCGCAGATGGTGAAGTATGATTATCCGATGAAGTTACTTCGTAACTATTTGGGTACAACTGAAACTGTCAAGTTAACGAAGACCGATATCACTAACGAGCTTATCGAGAAACAACCCGGTAAGAAAGAAGGTGAAGTGAAGTATGCGGTAAACAGTCACGTGCTTAAGAATAACTGCTTAAGAACTCACGTTGACTACTATAATAAAGCAGAAAAACAAATGGTCAAACTCCCAATTACGTTAACACTGAAAACAGATTTACCCGATAAACCCCATCTTCAGAAATTGATTCGTAACCATGGTGATAAAATTAAATTCACGATTGTTACCCATCATTTATCCGATCTTGCGGTAGGCTATGCATTAATTGCTGATCTTGGTGATGATGCAAAAGCGATTTGGGTATCTTCTACGATGACTTCGGTGATTCTTCGTAAGTAAGATCTATCATTATCTCGTCTCTTGATATAAATGGTATGCTTAACTTTCGATAAACCAATAGGCCAACGCTTATGTCATCAGTATTTACGAGACTACTGGGACGGATCACCAATTATCTCGTCCCTGATACAATCAAAAGAATGATCGTCTTAACGTCACTCACTAACGGTGGAGAACAAGTTCCAGAAACTGAACTCAATCGTCAGCTAGACGACTTCCGTAATTACTTCAACTTATCGAGTAGTAAGAACAGTATGAAGTTTGCGGTCGAAGTCGGTCACTTCTTATGGAAAGATATACGTGGTAAATGGCAAGAAACTTACGATAATCAGCGTTTACTCGCTAAAGAAATTTACGAGTTATGCCCTTTATCTCTCCGTTATGGAAATGAGGAGAAGATGCAAAAGGATATTGTAGCAGTTTTAGATTACCTACGTAAATATCACCCACAGGCGGCGCAAGCTTAATGTGTAAATCAAATAAGAATAAGAGGTCACTTGTAGTGAGTGGCCTCTTGTTTTTGTTCGAAAAAAAAGATACAAAAATAAAAGGTTACCATCCTGGTAACCTTTATGTTAGTTAGGCAAAGAAATTGCCTTTGTAGTATCTGGCATAGGCCAAGCGATATAGGTATTCGCCTAGTTCCCATCTTTCGCCAATACGACGTTTCGCATCAGCGGCCAAGATGTTTTCCTTCCAGAATGGATTTTGCACCCATTCTATGACGCGTTGATCCATATTGAATCTCCTCGTATTTTAGAAAGTATTATATTACCCGATTTAAATCTTATTTAAATCGGAGTCCTGAGAAATCTGTGGTTTCTCATCACTTAAATAATATATACTTATAAATTCGATAGAAGACGTTAACGAAAGAAAATAAAAATGTCTGACTAACAGGGGCTACTTTTGTAGCCCCGATATTAATTATGCGAAGAAGTTACCAGAGTGATATCTGGCATAAGTTAGGTGGTAGAAATACTCGCCTAATTCCCAACGCTCACCTCTTTGGCGATATGCCATGGCAGCGTGTATTAAACCAAAAAGAAAAGAGCGTTTAAATATAGGGGCTACTTACGTAGCCCCTTTCTTATGTTGTTAGTGCGGTAGCACTTCTTCCTTCATATCCAATGGTAGGAAGAAAGAATCTGCTAACGCAAGATAGAATCGTATTAATGCACGCGCACTACGGTATTGTGGTGAACGATCAAATGTCGCTGCCATGCCCATGCTTTTCATGAGATTGTGAAGATCTTCATGGCTGAACACCGATTGTGTATCACCATATTCTTCGCCCATGTTAGCGAGTGTGATCAAACTTGCATCTGGATCAATAATTACATCATGGGTGTTTTTACCATTATGATCATTAATTTCGATAGTAACAATGGTTTTACCGTCATTATCGCCAGATGTTTTAACATCCGTAATCTTGATCTTATTGGTCGTATTAAAAGCACGTGATGCTGATAGTACAGCAGAGCGTTCTACCATATCAGTCAGAACTGGGGCTAACTCTGGTTTCTCTAATAATGCTAATCCCATCTCTGGTTGAGTCCAGGTTTTCTCCCCTTCCTCACACTCAGCATTATCTTCGATGTGGAATCCCAATTCATCACCACATTCATAATCCATGAGCATGGTGTAGTCCGTGTTTTCAGGGATGTATTTCAATCCCTGTACGTTCAATAATTCTACGATCATTTTATTCCATCCTTATAGTGTATCTTTTGGTGCACCAGTGTAACCGAGATCAGCTTGACATTTTGCTGTTTTGCTAGCAGGACAGCTCCAATATGAGGTATCTTGTTTGCTAGTACGACCACCGTTTTTATCAGTGTTAGCGAAAGCTTGCCAGAAGTAGCCTTCGATTGTAGTCGGTTCACCTTTAGTTAAAGATTTTGCTGCACGATCTTTGATCATGAGATCAAGGTATTTTGGTGATGCTGGAGTATACCATACCCAGTAATCAATCCCATCTTTATTGGTTACCCCAACTTTAATTGCAGTTAGAGCAAGACCGTTACAGAAACCGCCTTGTTCATAGTTAGTTGCACAAACCTGAGCTTTCACTGGACCTACTTCTGGTGGAAGTGTTTTACCTTGCGGAGCACGTACAGCGATGTAGCTACCCATTTCAGTTTTGAATGAACCTTCAGGATCATTAGTCGAATCTTTGAAGTGAGTATTTACGGTGTTAGTGTTCGCATCTGGCATTGCAACACGTAAATCATCATTCCAGAATCCGGTGGTATTTTCTGGGAATAAGACTTCTTTCGTCCATTCACCTTTTGCAGTTGCATTCAAAGCTGTTGCTGCTAATACTGTTACTAATAATGTTTTTAAAGTTTTCATGATAAATCTCCTATAGATTTTTTGGGTTAAATAAGAGGTAGCGAGTGCTACCTCAGTTAGTTAAATTAAATTTCTTTTAAGATGCGGCGCATCTTAAGATCAAATGGTACATCTGATTCTAAGCCGTCATGGTAGAGGAATGCACCGGTGATTAATGCTTCACGGCCATCGGCGTAAGCATGGATGTGACCCATCTTACCATCTTTCTCCATTGAGATGATGAATAGCGCATTACGTCCATCTTTGAGTTTGGTATGAATAGCGAATGCGTTATGCACTAACCAGCGTACTTCTTTTGGTTTAGCGCATTTACTTGCGTCTACATCTATCTCTTCAGTTCCAGAGAACTTACCGTTTTCCAATGTACGGTGATTAAGAATCATATCGCCATCACTTGGTCGTTTGTTTAGACCATGCAAATGGATACGTCCATCAACGAAGTAGATTGCCATCCACGGAATCGGGCGATAGAAGTTTGCCATTTTACCCGTTTCACCTACTGTACGGAAGAAGCGAGCGCGGAATTTATTTTCACCACGAACACGATATTTAACGTAATCTGCCGTACTGATCACGCGATATACTTCGTTGTTAACCCCAGTGATTGGATTAACGAAGCTTAGGTCGTTCGAACCAATACCACTGCGAGCTGAGTGTAAATCGGTATAGCTTGTAAAATCACCGATCCCTTTATATATGCCAGCGATATTTAGGAAATCTTTTTCAGTATGGTTTACTGGATGATAGCTTTTAGTAATAATATTACCTTTCATTTTAATCCTCCTTTAGGATTATAATAGTAGGCTTCTTGTCAAGAGTCTGCCTAGATTATCAAAAAGAGATTTACACAGAGCCAGCTATGAACGCTCTGTGTAAATCAAATACACGTGTCGAGTTTAAGGTTCTATGCCTTATTCTCATGTAGATTATATATACTTATAAAAATGATAGAAACCATTTTTATTTTACTAACCACTTAACGAGGTAAGAAAAGATGCAACATGAAACCGCATTCTATCCAGAACAGTACCAAGGTGATATTTCAAAACTCAATTATATCACCAATCTTCTCTATGATTGCATGAAGTTGAATCAGGATTTCAAAGAAAAAATCAAACCTGTGACACTTTATCAGTTATCAGGGGATTATGCTGAGCTTAAGAAAGAACTTAAGCAAAAAGAAACTGACGAGTATGATTACAGACGGCATATTCCTTATGTTAAAGTAGATGGTAAACTGCGTGACGAGGAAGCTGTGAAGCGTTCTATGATGCCACGATTTGCTTCTATCTTAGATAAAGCGATTACGCGTAAACCTAAATTGGGTGAAACATTACCTGAAGCTTGCCAGCATAATGAATGGGAAATTAGTTCATTAGGATTGGATTTCAAAACCCTATCATATCAGAATTTCATTGAAGCCATGAAGCTTAAAAACCCAACTGATCGACAAATCCGTAATGCTTTAATCAGCTACGTGATCCAGTTCTTAATTAATGGCGGGTTAATCAAAGATAGCCACGAGCTACGTGTGTTTGAACGAATCATGCACAAGTATACTTATTTAGCGTCTGCTTTATACTTCCATGGATTATTTGAAAAAGAAAACAAAGGCCTATTTGGTTTATCTAAATCAAATACCAATATTTTATTTGCGATGATTTACGGAAATGATTTCCGTGAACTTTGCGTATTGGAAGGAATCGATAACGATAACTGTGAGTTATTCTCTATTTTGAATAAGCACCGTGTTCGTTTACTTGAAAACAACAGCTTATTGACACGTCCTAATATTGACGTGGTACCATCTGGTGATCAGTATGCTCAACTTGCTGTCGACTGTATCGTCCAATCATTGATCTATACTTTACTTGGTGTGGATTATACGATGCATAGTCCATCACTATTAGATAGTGTACCTGATCTACCTGATTACAGTGAACTTGCTGTATTATCTCGCTTTGGTGTACCGCAAGATATCTATATGCCATTGGCTAATTATCGTTCAGTCTTAGGAGAGTAGTGATGGCAGTATTACACGGCACCGTCCGTGATAACTACCAAGCTATTACGAGACGAATCGTTATCCAAGTCATCAAGCGTTTAAGAAGTCATCTGTCTTTTAATAAAGATACGGTTTTCATCATCAAGGGATTAGAAGATAATCTCATGGTTTGGAATAGTGAGAAGAATGAACTTCAGACTATCCGCAATAACCCAGGCGAAGACAGTGCACGCTTTGGCGAATACGATCAGTTAGAGATCGAATTTAAAGAAGAGTTAACGGATGATGGAATCACAAGAAATGGTTATATGACTGACATGCTCCCACCGATCTTTCATGATGAGAGATTAGGGATCAGAATGAACGTAGGTTATATTCAGACTAGAGTAACACTATCCTTCACCTTTAAATCAGGTACATGGGAATCCATGCAGACCTATGAAGGATCATTTGCAAGATTACTCCAATCATCCAGAACACTTATCCTACACGAACTAGAGTATTACGTGTTACCTGAATTACAGCAATGTGAATTGTTGCGTACGTTGTATGATCTAAAAGAAAAACGTGGTGGGATTGGTGATACCTTCGATGAATGGATGGATAAGAATACCAAGACGGGTTCTTATCGTACATTAACCAATAGAAAGGGCAATGGTGCAGTGATGGCGTTTAAAGAACGTCAACGTCAAATCATCCTGATGTTAATGGAAACTCAGTTAACAGATGCACAGAAGAAAGAGCGTGGTGCTTCAGCTGAAACACAATTCGAAGTGCAGTTCTATTATGATGCCCCTTACTATACTACAGTTGAATATCCCTTAATGGTGCATAATCAGTTGGTACCAGGTAAGTGGTTCGTAGGACCTCGAGTTCATCATGCTAATCGTGATCATGAAGTAACTTTCGATAAATTACAAGATGGACTACAGCATGTGATCAGTGAAGATCAAGCGGTTAGTACTTTTACCTCTCAAGAGGGATTGCGTTATCCAAGTTGGGATAGTTGGAAAGTCTCCGCTTCTCATTATAACAACATGAAAGCGGCAATGATCTTAATCCAACTTCCAGAGAAACTTCCTGAAGCGGATAAGCTGACAAACTACACGTTACTTTTACCATGTAGTGCAATCGAAAGCAACGTCATGAAATTTGGTCATGGTACGAAGCGATATATGAAAGATAATCGCAAGCTCATGTTCTCAACCACACACTCACCTGTTGTATATCAATTATACCAAGGTAATGAACGTGTGGATATGGAAAACTGTTATTTGGATGAGAAGCTCGATCTTTATACTAACTACAAGTTAGAGTATTGGCAACAGTGGCATCTTGTAATTGAAGTGCCAAATAATTATAATCACATTGAACGTGATACCATGAATATGATGATGCGTTATCCGGATTTCCTTGCAGAGATTTATCAGACTTTATTATATAAGGAACGGAATTTCAAAGCAGGTACAACAATTGAGGAAGTCTGTAAGGAATACCTTACTCGTATCCCGATGTTACAATCTGGCATGTGGTATCAGATCTATCGTTGTCTTATGCTCAATAAACCACTAACTATGCAGTACGGTGGACACATTGAGAAATACTTCTATACTTGGTTGATGGCAAAACATCCTGAGTATAAAGATCTTGGAGAAGCTAAGGATGATTGGTATCACTTTGATTTACCGCATGAACGTCATGCTATCCTATTGGATTTTCAACCAGATCTCTTTGAGTGGTTAAAAGCTCACCACGACGATCCAGATGCAGTGAATGATATTTTCTATGGTAAAGCAGATGTAACGAAGGTTATTCCATTCTTAACGCAATATACGACATCGATCAATAACTACTTCATGGATATTCCAATTCCAAGAACGCAGATGATGTCATTTGTCAATGCTAAACGATTAGGAGACTAAGATAACGATGGCAGGTTTTAACTTTGAAGAAGTCCCAGAACGTAAAGTCGTTATTGAGGACGTATCTAAACACCTTCCTGATGAACATGTAAAAATCACTGTGGAGCAGGAGAAAGATCTTGCTCCAACGGATTTCTGTAAACAGGAAGAAGCAGTCAAACTTCCTATCCACCATAATCCTTATTTAGGGGTAGAGGTCGATAGTAAGAGCGATGACATTTTAAATATCATCTCCTTCATGGAAGGTTCACCTTGGGAAGTTGAGTATTACAGTCAGTACCTGGGTCAGGATGATGAAACTTATGCGTGGTCTATTGATCGTGCACCCGCATTCCAACAATACCGTTGTATCAAACACTTCGAACTTAAGGTAACGAGTAGTTTATCTTATAGTTATGATGAATCAACAAAAACGGATGAGTTGACAGGTACTGCTCATTTCTATCCAGTATTAAAACCAAATAAAGGTGATATGTTTATTGCTGATATTGGGGATGGAAGAAGTGGTTTACTTGAGATCACCTCAGTGAAGAAACTTTCCGTACGTCGTAATACCGCATGGGAAGTCGAGTACTTTGTGCGTCAATTCTTAACTAAAGAAGCACATGATAACCTTAAACTGAAAACCATCAATACAGTGGTCTTCTCACTTGAAAGACTTCGTATGGGTAATGGTGCATTCATTGAAGAAGAAACTTACAGTGAACTCGCTAATATCGAAGAGACGATGGATAGATTGATCCGTCAATATTTCCGTCATTTCTATGATGAGGAGACTTGTAGTTTCACTGTACCACTTGGGACCAGTATCCGTACGTGTGATATCAAACAAAATGATTTCTTATTGTCATTAGTTGAAACATCACGCTATCCTGAATATTATCGTGTTAGACGTATTCGTACAGATTTGACTGATAAGCATAAAGGATGGAGTATTTGGGATGCATTAATGAACCAATCATGGTTAGACCTTGATGATGCCATGACGAAGTTCAATATCCTCTCTAAGATGGAAATGCGCAATAACACCATGCAATGGAATGGTAGTCATAGTCAATATACGCACTTTATTTATCCGTATAAAGATATCGTGGCTGCAACCGGTGTACAATACAACCCTCGCTTTACAGCACCAGCTGAAATCCCTATCTTTATTGATGAGGACATAAAACAAAATAGACGCTACATTTACCATGTGGGTATGAACAATGACTACGTCTTCAGTCAGTACTTCTATACTGCTGACGAAGATAACATGTCGAGATTGGAATTACAGGTTTATAAGTACTTAAACCAACAACCAATCTGTCCTCAAGAGATTATGCGTTTATTAGGTGCTTGTACAAGATGGGATGATTTAGATAGATATTATTATATTCCTATTTTATATCTATTAGGTCATGCAATTGTGATGGGTTACGTTGGGACTTATGGTGAAGTAGTATCGCCTTAAGAAAAAATAAAGTTCTACATGGATACCAGATGATGTGAGAAGATTCCCAACACCATCTGGTTTGTCACGCGTCTATACTGGTGAGCCGAGGAAAGGGTAACCCATTTCCGCTTGAATGCGGGCCGCATCTTCGCGTCCCACATTATACCAACTCATGATCCGGCGAAGCTGGGCTTCTTTCCGAATCTGGTAGTGTCGCATCTTCTCAGACGCAGCATCAACTTCGGTAGATGCAATAATGTCATTTAAGAATGTTGTGTCCATGGGACCTCCAAACTAAAATGGCAAAACCGTTAGGTACGGTAGTCTGAATACCGTACCTAACACCCTACTCGAGATATACGTCCTGAGTATCATGTAGATTATATATGAATATAATTTTGATAGACTGGGTTTTATGACGTTGAGTTAGGTCATTTGTTTGGTGTTTAATTAAAAGATATATGAATATGAAAAGTAAAATTTACGTTATTGCAGAAGATCACTGGAATATCAGCTCTATTGCCAAACAAGAACAACGCATCCTTATGTATGGTGTACAGCATCTGTATCATGAACTATGTAACGTTGAACCAAATGTGTTGCCAGGTAATTTAATTAAACTTTCTAAAAATAGAATTATAACTATGCTAGATAAAGAGGAAGATATCTGGGTAGGTGAAGGCAAATTAATCGATCCTCGTTTTAATATGGGGATATTTGAGTTAGTTAAAACAGCTCCTATGATTAAATACCTTTATGGTTTTGATCTAAGATTCGATGATCCGGAGTATAAACAGCATCCCGATATCCACCCCCAGCAACTTCGAGAAAGGAGAATGCTCGATATACTGAAGAACAATGTAATACCTAAAAATGATGCTGGTGAGGTTTGTTGTATTGTATGCGGTAAAGACCATCTTAGACAAGCTAACGCAAGTGAGATGGGAGGTAAATCGGTATTACGAGAATTCATCGATCAGAACAAGTACCGATTTAAATTCATATAACAAATACAACAGGGAGGCTGTGTTCTATGGTCTCCTGATCGTGTTATTTTGGTGCCCCACTAACACGTTTTTATTTTATTGTACTATATTCATTTTTGTTGCAAAAAAAAAAGAAAATAGGGTATATAATAGTGTGGGGATTTTTCCCCACACTATGTCCTATATGCGGAGGAATGGGAATCCCATTTCCGCTTGTATCTCTTGGGCGCGTTCGCGATTTACGCCGTACCAAGACATTAGACGACGAAGCTGTGCTTCTCGTCGGATCTTAAAGTTTTCAATCCGTTCAGCACTCAGTTGTCCTGGTACCGAATCGATGATTGTTTTAAGAAATTGATCATCCATATAGATTGGTCTCCGTATGGTGATTGTTAATACGAGTACTCCACGTGTTGTAGCACGTGGAGTACTATTACTGTAAAGTCGATACATCCTGCTTTACATCAAAAAGATAATATATACTTGTAAATTTTATAGACTAGGTTGGAGGTATCCGACCTTGATTATGTCCGAAAAATGTATATCTACCCGATAGATCAGTTGTAGTTAATTATCTTTTAAGGAAATTTATCATGTCAAAAGTTTTCGAGTGCATGAATGCGGCAGATCTCCCTATTACTAAAATAGATGAGGCTGCAACGCTAACGATGTATATTGATGATATAGGTTCAATTGAGACGGTGATCCAGATTAAAGTCGGTAACGAAACTGTTCGTATCCATCCAGCAATAATATCGGTATCATTAGAAAGAAGTATAGCAAGTGATCTATGGAAAGCTTATTATCTTCCGATGTACTACCAGGTAAGTCTGTTGCGCAGTATTGTTGGTTTTATCACACGTACCACCTATATCAGAAATATCACAACAAGTGGCTCAATGACGATCACCTATCGAGCTAGAAATGATAACTTTACTATCGAATATCAAGGTAAAGAATATATCTTATCTGCTGATAGTAAAAAGGTGACATTAAGAAGTAAACATCCTATAAAACTACTTGAGTCACCTGTATTTAAAGTAGATAGTCCAATGGATACCTATAACTGCTATGCAATGACAGTAGAAGTAGCTGAGTTCATTGGTCAACTATCTACAGGAAACTATATATTTGAGTGGCTGCAATCTATCATGGGTTACGCTGAGGAAAGAGAAAAATTCCTAGAGTGGTATAAACGAAAAAAGAAATAGCGGACAAAATAAGAGGGTACCAAAAGGTACCCTCGATTTATGTTGCTAAATTAGAAGAGGTCATCAAGATTGATTTTCTTCTCGAACTCTTTCATGTCAGTTTTATACTTGTCATGATTTTTGTAGATACTGTCTACAATGTCTTTGCAAGACTGGAGTTCTTTAGCTTGTTGATCTGCTCTTGCTGCTTCTTCGATAAGAGTTCTTCTGTCTTTTGCAGAAAATTCCCAACCGTTGGCGTTAACATCCACTGCGGTCTCTTTGGAAGATCGTACACCGGGATATGGATTTCCGGTTTGGGTTGGGGCTTCGTAGCGCATCCCGTAGCTAGGAGCAACGTAAGTGTCAATAAGCTCATTACTTTTAGTAGTGATTTCATAGATACCTTTCTCTCTTTCATCTGAGATTGCAACTAAGGCCTGTGAGAGCTCTTTAGTTGTTTCATTTGTTTTAACAAGTGCTTCGTTATTTGCATTCTGTTGGGTAATTACTTGTTCAGCTTGTTTAGCTTCTGCATATTTAACGGCGTTATGGTAACCCCATTGATAGCAGAGGAATCCAGTAATCAAACAGGCAAGTGGCCAATGTAGTTTATACTTCACGACCATTTCAGATACAAATGACAAGAAGCAACCAATTAATGCTTTAATTTGTCCTAATAACATTAGCATATCTAACTCTATTCGCCTTTTACTTTAATGTTAATAAAATGAGCTTGTTTAATGTTACCCCGTCTTGTAGAGACATTAAGCTCATTTAAATAAGGTTGTTCACTTCGGATAATCGTATCACCTTGTTGTGGATAATAACGATTCTCTTCAGTACAAATCACAACACCATTTCTATCTTCCATTGGAATATAAGGAAGATATCGACCGTCACTACATCTTAATGGTTGATAGTGGTGCGTTGTGGTGAAATAACGTTTTGGTAATTGATGTGATGATACCAGCGTTTTCGTTACTTCAAGTGGTTTTGGTGATTCGACAATAACAAGGAATGATTGCGGTAATGTAAATAAACGACGAATCGTTTCTGGTTTACGAACTTCCTCAGTCTTGATGCGTCCATCGAGATAAGGTGTAAGACCTAATTTATCATTACTGAAAAGATCCTTGTACTTCCAAACCTTTTCGTATAGGTGCCATCTTTGCAGATCAAACTTCAGTGTATTGTGGTTGATGTACTTCACTATCTTACCATCGGCATTCAACCAATACAACTCACCACACAATACCACCCCAACCAATTTATTATCTAAATTGATATTGTCGATATGAAGGAAAACACTATTGAAGATATCCCCTTTCGCATCGGAAGGTAAAACATTTTGATCTTCTAATCGATAAAGTTTCACCTTACCATTGACTTCTTCAAAGTTGACGATATTGATGTGACTCGTGTTAAGTCTTGACTGACTGACTGCACCTTGCTCGATAAATATCCCCGTTTCATCGCCGTCATGCCAATGAAAGTATCCACCTATATTAAATAAGGAAGTATCACGTAAGTGTTCATGATCAACGCCTTTTTTACTTAAGTGGATATCACTGAGATCAGCTGGATGAACCAGGCTATCTTTATGATAACCGAGCTTCGCGTTCTTCTGGGCGAAATCCCACTGATGGGCATCCACACTATAGACCCACCCAGGTTGTCTATAGGTGAGGTTTTTTAATACCGGTTTCATTAAAATTTACCTTTCGCGAAGTTATGTTAAAATCTTAAGGTTTATCGGGAAATATGTACGTGCACAGTACACTTCACCCAACAACATAGCCTGAAAATTTTAACAGTATTTTATCGATAAAGTATAGTTAAACATTTTAACAAATTAAAGGAGGGTCATGAAATATGGCTCAAACAGAAACAACCGTTATTACCAACAACGCTGCATGTGAAGATGTATATGCGGCGATATTGCTTGGTCAAGTCTGGGATGACCCAGAATTAGATAAAACGGGATTAAATGATGCCGCCGTAAGAGCAATCATTTCTCATCCTAAGTATGAGGAGCTGAGAACTAGATATAATGATCTAGAGAAAGCATACTGTAAACTCATAAATGGGGATAAAACAGTTAGTCGTGCTAGTTATGAAGCATTACTCACCAGTTTCAAAGAAATGGCTGGTTCGATGCAAATACGTGGAATAGATACGATTGATGACCCAAATCGGAATGGTTATACCAACTACGAATATGATAAGTTGATTAGTAACCAAAGAGGCTACGAGAGTAAACATACGTACCCAGAAAGTTTCTTTAAATACAGAAATGAGACTAAGAGCAACCATCTTATCAACTATATTGTATCGTTTGCTGGGTATGATAATCATAACCGTGGTGATGAATTAATACAATACAATGATCTCAAATTCCTGGCTGATAGAGCCATGGAAATTGTTCACGGTAGGGCATGGCGTATACCGAATGATGGATTGCCGGTCACCAGGATAATACACTCAGAATATACTGACGACCCGGTAAACGCATTTATCAAAATCTTCGGGAAATATAAATTACTCAAGAAGTACATGATAAATCTCCATACTAAAATGTATACTACTGTGGCGGTTAATCGTGTAGCAACAAGTATACACCAACTCGCTGTTGAGATAATGTATCTTAATCCTATTCGTATTACCAACGATCCAATAATGGTGAGTTTTACTGGTGACATCATCTTTGGTAGTTATAGACGGGTAGATTACATCAATAACTTCTTTATCCGTGATATACCGGATAGCCACCCGTTGAGCTATATCCCCAAAATAAATGGAGATATCACATATAAAAGAAAAACAGCATATGATGATAAGAGAGCCAAGCTGATTGCAAAAATCAATGAGGCTAACCGAGAACTTGGCGTATCTGAGGGCGATATTTTATATCAAACCCCATCGGACATTCCACCTTATCCAGAGGAAGCGACAGTGATCACGGGAGATGCGCCGCACGAAGATGTACTTTCGGCGATCTTACTTGGACCGGTATGGAACGAGAGAGTATCATTTACCTTTGCCAAGGGTGATATTGATGACGCTGCGGTAAAGCGCATCATCGCTCATCCTCAGTATAATGAATTGAGAAACCGTTATAATGAGTTGGAGAAAGCATGGTGTAAGATCATCAATGGTGATACGTCTATCACAAAAGAAGATTGGAATGGACTTGTTAATCGTTTCAAAGAACTTGCTGGTAAGATGGAACGCCGTGGTACTCCAGGTGAAGAAAATGCGATTTGGGGCATTTATGATTATAATAACCTACTGAGAAAGTCCTTGGCGCCAATTGGGGATGAATGGATCAAACCTATCTTACAATATCGTGGTGGTGATCAACGCACGACAGTCAACTACATCGATGGAACACGAAATTATCCGGATAGATCAATTGATTACAATGGTATCTTATTTGAAGTAGCCTATCCTGCTGAGATGATTGTCTGGAGAAATGTCACGGTAGCTAAGCGAGATGATACATTCAAAGTATCAGATGAATATGCGGCCGATCCAGTCAATGCGTTTGTTAAAGCATTCAGAATCTTAGTAGATATTCTACCTTCGATCAAAATGCTTCATACCGGTGAAATTGTAACTGAGAAAACCTGGAACCGTGTTGCGGAATATGTAAACGGGAAGGTCGTCGAGCAGATGATGCTTCAACCATATCCGGTTAAGAAAACATCCCCGGAAGAGACGCTTAAGAAGTACTCGTTGTTTTATTCAGGTAATAGAGAACAATATTACAACAACCTTGTTAACAATACAACAGGTAATACGTTCCTATATGTTGCTAAGTTGCGTCAAGCAGTATCGGATCTCGATAAAAATGCTTACGATGAAGCGAAAGCGCGCATCGTAACCAAAATAGAAGCAGTGAACCTCGGCCAGTCTAACCCACTCTACAAACAAGATCCAGCTGATCTTCCAGCATACGTGGATACTCGCCCTTATCCAATTCGTATGCCTCGTGAACATCGCGGTTTACCGGATTATGATAAATACTTCGGCACTAACCACTGGGATAATGATTTAAAAGTTGTCTTCTATTATTTGAATGGTGGTCAAAAATTAACTTCAGAAATCGTCGGTGCAACGGAATATGCAAGACTTAATGCGATTGGTCTTCAAAACAGTAATGCGTTAGCCTCAGCTAAACCAATCTTTGCTGATGCGATTGAGTTATGGCGAGATTACCATCAAGCCATTGCGAATAACCAGGCCGATGTAGCGAAAGCAAAATACAAGTTACTTATTGCAAAAGTTGATGAACTCATCATCGCAACAGGTAACCCGACTATGCCTGCTGAAAATGGTAAGGTCCTTTCTTTCAGTGTATTCTTAAAACCTTATTATACACCAGAGGAAAGCTTAGATAAAGCAAATGCTGTACCATATTCAATCTCAAGTTGGTCTAAATACTTTTCACCATGGTTCACTGATAGAGCAGGTATAAACCGTCGCGCCATGTTTGCCGGTAATGTAGATGGATTAAACTATAGACTTGATCCTAAAAACATTATGGGTAAAGTAAAAGCACTAGAATATAATCTTGATTATGCTAACCTTGGTATCTGGTTCTTATCATTTATCGCATCAGATAATAGAGATAAACCACTCAAGCTTACTAGTAACTATGATTTCACGGGTATTAAAGGTTGGGTACCGGTAACGAAAGATAAATTCGATGAGATCAAAACGGCGTTTTCTGATTATATTGAAGCGGTCTTCCGCGATCATTTTGGGTTACGTGACTTAGTCTCTTTCCCAAGACCAACAAGTGAGCAAATTAATAAACTTGCACAGCTTGCTGATGTATACGGTGGTTCACCAGAAACAGTACGTAATTTTAGACTCGGTAACTTCCATTTAACAGAAGAATTGGTACCCGCAAACTTCACGCCTTATAGTAGACGTAATGAGCTAAACACTGCTGCAGGTGATTTACGTAAAGCGATTAGTGACTACATTAGTACTACAACACCAACGACTGCACAATATAATGCAATCGTAACGGAGTACAATCGTCTTAAAGCAGAACTCGCTACCTATAACGATTACTACAATATTAATCGTCAGTTTGAAGGTAAGTATGCGATTACGTTAGATCGTGCGAATATTCGTCTACCAGAAAAACGTGGTGCGTCAGACAACGAGTATAATGATTTACTTCGTCGCATTCGTGATTATGAAAATCAGGCACGTGCTGGTTATACCACAACAAATCCACAGAACGAATATCGTGCGTTAATTAATAAACGTACTGCGTTAGTTGATGAGATCAATACGTACAATAGAAAGTATAACTATACTGCAACCGATGCTGATAAGTATATTAATCCAGATATCTATACACCAGAACAACCACGTAACTATACTGCTGATGAACAGCTTAAGATCAATGGTCTTAATGATCGTTTCCTAGAAGTCAGACGTAAACTTGATGCCTATAAACGTGCATTGATTCCAAGTTACTTCTTATGGAACGATTTAAATACCAATGATACTTGGCATGCTAATACGTATCGTAACGAGTTCCTTCCTCATCAGAACTATCAGGGATTCCAATATATCCTCGATCACTATAATGAGTGGAATACACGTTTAGATAACATCAGTAGTAATACGGATATTCCAAATATCCCTAAATTGATTGCTGTTGATAAAGCGGAATTAGACGCTCAGATTAGCGAGTATCGTCGTGATCTGGCCAAACATAAGACCGCAACCAATAACAACCTCTATCAAGCATTGGTAGAGAAATACGGTACATTAGGCGCAGCGATTACAAGTTTCAACCGTAAGTATCAATTGGATGATCCGAGATTTGCGGTTTATAGTGATTTAAAACTTAAACCACTTGAAGAACCACGTGAGAATGAAGGCTTTAGTCCGTTACCTCAACCGATCAATGTCGGTAAGTTAGTTCAGTATCCATTTGATCCAACTGGAGTAAGCAAACAAAACCATGTTGAAGAGATCTATGATCTCACTGATACTAACCGCAATGAGTTTAACTACATCATCCCAAGATACGCGCCGTTCTATGCGGGCAGTGTTAAAGTTGAAAGACTTGATACGGAAGATAATCAACCGTTGGTACTTGAGAAAGACCACGATTATTATCTTGGTGGCCACTTCGGTGAGATGGAACCTTACGTAGGTGGTAAGCAACGCATTGAATCACTAATCTTATTCGATGATAGACGTATCACTGGTCGATATAAAGTAACCTACCAAACACTGGGCGGAAGCTTTATTTTAGATGCGACAGGTTATGCTGCTCAGATTGCCAACTACTTAGTTAACCCACTACAAACACCATGGGCTGAGATCGTAGGACGTCCAGTTAACTATCCAGCTAAGCCACATGGCCATGATGTTGGTGAGTTAGTCGGTGTTCAAGATCTGATTGATGCGATCCTTCAGTTATCTGCAGCAAACCGTGAGATTGCAAGAGCAGAAGCCGCACAAGCCAGTGCAGTAGCAGATCTACTAGATGAAACCGCAGCAATGCGTCAGTTATCTCGTGATACGAAAGCCAATGTTCAAAACTTAATGAACCAAGTCCAAGAGAAATATCTTGAGATCAAAGCTTTAATCCGAAATGGTAACGTCGTAGGTGGCGGTGGTGGCGGTAGTTCATCCGCTGATATCGATGCTGCCGTATATCGCATGAAGAACGAGTTGACTCTTCTCTTCACAACCATGCTCAATGATAAAGCAGATGATTTATCCGGTAAGGTAAAAGCAAGACTTGATGCATTATCAAATCGTCTTGACGATATCAATGCCGTGATGAATACTGCGATCGAAGCGAAGTTGAGAGAGAAAGACTACGTTCCTTATTCTGCAACTGTACGCAACCAAATCAGTGCGAATGGTGTACTTCGTTTAACAGCGGATAAGCAAGTCGGTTTACCTGCAACAGGTGTAAACTATCTTGACCCTACCAATAACGCCATCATTACGACACGTAAGACTGAGATCAAACGTGATACCGTAGTAATTCGTGAAACTGCAACTGGCAATAAACCAGTAGTAAGTCGTGTAGATGATATTCATATTGGTGCAGATGGTCGTACAATCGGTCTATCAGCAACTATTAATAATGTCCTAGGTACGATCTCACCGCCAAGTATTACTACAGCAACTGCAGTACCAGCAATGACAACTTCTGCGATGGATATCGTGAAGAAAGTCAAAGTTCACACTAAAGGTGAGGAAAGTGCACCAGCGAATACGTTAGGTGGAAGTAAAAAAGTGATTTACTCTTTATCTTCTACTGATGCGAATTTAATCGGTAAGCATTTCTTCAATGCGGAAGGTTGGGCGAATGTTAATGATGATCTTAGTCAAACGACAAGCTACATCTTAAATCCAGCTTCAAGTTTTGCTTTCACATTAAAAGCATTACAAGAGTTAGATAGTAAGATCCAAGCTGCTGCTAAGGGTGATTTCATCCCGACATCTAAACTTCAGAGTGGTAATGGTGTTGAAGCAGGTAAGATCGTTGTTGCGGATGCGAACAAACGTATCGCCTCAGTTGGTGCCATTAACTTCACTAATGCCGACTACAACTCTGATACGTTAGGCGTACGTGAGGGTTTATACACTGATCGATATGCTGCTATTGCTTACAACGTAATGAACGGCCAGTCAACATTCAAGTATAATCTTGTTACTGAGTTTGAGAAATTGCGTAGCAATAATAGCTACAATACTCGTATCAATAAATCAGGTATGAGTGCGACAGTACCAACTGATGCATTAAAACGCATGGCACAACTTCCTGTTTATACGGGTTCAACAAGTGAAGGTTATTTGGTTGATCTAGCAAAAGCGAAAGCATTGATTAATTTTAATAGCGATCAACTTTCAGCGGAAGCGGTACTTGGTGCTACAGCGCTTGCATTTAAAGATACCAGTAATAAACTGGGTGATCTTGAACGTCGTGTGAATGCGGCTACGGGTGGTCGAGCAGATTATATCCCACTTGAGAAAATTCAAGCGGTGGTATCAGATCAGTACGAAGTTTTAGTGGCGGATGGTAGAAAAGGAACACTTCCTAGTTACCTTCAATTCAGAGACTCTAAAGCAGCCTTTGAATTACGCAGTGACGGTATTGCGGTTCATTATGCTAACCTTGTTGTAGACGATGTGAAAGTCAAAGCAAGTGATGCAAATGCATTTAAAACGAAAACCTTCACCGAAACACTAAGACAAGCAGATACGGTTAGACTTGAAAATAGTGAGCGATTTGCAGGTGGTCGGTTATCTAATGCGAATATCGATAAACTGAAAGGTTACTTTGATACAGCAACCGTAGTCAATCTTGATGATAAACGCATGTTTGTTACAACAACAACTAACTACGGCTTTACGGATAATAGCACGACGACAAGTTTCTATAACCCAGGTGCAATTGATGCGATTTTACTTGGAACATTGAAACATGTTGATAAACGCTTAGTAACATTATCAACCCAGTATGATGGATTCTCTAAATCCACTTCATCTGCATTAAGTGCGGTGACAACGAAAGCTTCTTCACTTGAGCAAACAACGACTCAGTTGTCATCTCGTGTAACGGAACTTGAGAAAGGACCAACCACACGAGCACTCAATGAAGTTCGTACTGTGGGTAATAATGCACAAGCAACTGCTAACCAAGCGAAGTCTATTGCTGATAATAACAACTCTAGACTTAACGCCATGGATCAGCTCGTGAGCGCTGCAACAAGTGATGTAAGTCGACTCAAGTCTGATGTCAATGTATTAAACGGTCGTATCCCGAATATCTCTATTCAGGGCAATGCAACTGACTATGCGACTGGTAAGATTCCTAAGTTTATTGAAACAGGTAAGCTTAGTGTAAGTAGTGTTCAGTTTGCTGTAGATAGTACTACAAAAGTCATGAACCTTTCTGGTACTGACTTGATGTATAATGGACGCTTCAGACCACAGGAAATCAACCTCACTTCTGATATCCGTAAGAAAGAAAATCTATCTGTTATTACGGATGCACTTAAACGTGTACTCACCTTAAATGGTTATTTCTATAACTTCAAAGGTAGTGATGAGGAAAGTGTAGGTCTTATCGCACAGCAAGTTCAGAAAGTGCTTCCATCAGCTGTATCAGAAGATGCAGATGGTACGTTATCATTAAACTATAATGGTATCGTCGCATTACTTGTGGAAGCGACCCGTGAGCAAGAAGTACGTTACTATGAGTTATTACGTCGTGTAGAAGCACTCGAAGCAAAACGTAAATAATTTTTATCTTTAGGAATAGGTGGGTGGTCTAGGATGATCGCCCACTCTTCTTTTTTATTTATTTTTTAAGAAGGAGTTGAGATGAAGAAAGATCATTTCAGTAAATTAGAAGTGGAACCTTTAGATGAGTTCGTCGAAGGAAGACGAGTTTATCGTTTAGTCAAAGACTTTACTTTTACCTCTGAGAAATATGGGGTTATTACTGTACCAGCAGGATTTAAAACAGACTTTGCTTCTGTCCCTGCTATCGTAAGAAGTATTTTCCCAACTGATGGGAAGTACATGGAAGCATCAATCGTGCATGATTACTATTATGCTTATGCGATTGGTACGAAGAAATTAGCTGACCGTATTTTTAAACACGCCATGAAATTATCTAATGTATCAACGATCCGTCGCTGGTTGATGTACTGGGGTGTACGTCTTATGGGTAAAGGTCAATATGGGAAAACGGTTTCCCATACACCACGTGGTCACATCTATCAAGATATCCCACGTGAACAAGTGAATCCACGTAATAAATAATTTGTATTGAGGCTACAAAATGAGTAGCCTCTCTCTTATGTCGTCAATTCAAAAAGTCTATGTTCGTACCCATATATACGGGTTATGACACTAAACGTTTAATGTTATTTTAATAATAAAAGATTTAATAAGTAAGGATTTATATATGGCAGATCCAATCGTAAAAGTTCCGACGTATCCTGTCGATATGACAGGGGAACTTGCCAGTAACTTAGTGACTGAAAGAGTCACCCTTACCACCAAGAACCGAGATGAATTTAATATCATCTTACCTCGTTGTGCACCGTTCTACCATGATAGTGTACAGATCAAGAAACTCGATACTGAAGAAGTCATGACCTTCGGTAAAGATTTCTATATCGGTGGTATATTTGAAGGTATCACGCCTTATACAAAACACAATAAACAAGTCGGTAGTATTATCGTATTACTCGACCAATGGGTAGCGGGTAACTATGAGATCAAATACCAAACAGTGGGTGGAGATTTCATCTTAAATGAAACGCAATTTACCCAAGCATTGAAAAATGCAATCTTAAATCCGTTGATGGTACGCTGGGAAGATATCCATGAGAAACCGATTGACTTTACGCCAATCAAGCACTACCATCCAACCGATGAAACCAATGAATATGATGACTTCATTAATGAGTTAGGTCGTGTGCGTCAAGCCTTAGAGAAATTCTTAGGTGAAGAAAGAAAAGGAACTCCATCTTATAATCAGATGCTTCTTCTTCTTTTAGAACACGGTCGTATCCTTGCGGGTTTAACAGGCCGTATCAATGATCTTCAAACTGAGATCACGCAATCCACTGCGGGTGCGATTGCACGTGCTTTAGAGAAAGCCAACGAAGTGGCTAAGATGGCTGAACAGTTAACAGCTAACTTATCTGCTGCGGTAGATGATCGTGTTGAAAAACTTCGTGTTCAGGTTAACGATAAAATCGATGTTAACCTTAAAAAGTTATACGCAGCTGATGAAGCGTTAAAACAACAAATCACCACGACAACTAATGCACTTAAAGATGAGTTGACTAATGTTGTTAATGTGAAGCTAGCAGATCATCTTGCTAAGATCACGAAGAACGCACAAGATATCGAAAAGAACAAACGTGATATCAACACCGATCTTGCTAACAATGTCGCAAATTTAACTCGTACGATCAATCAAAACAAAACAGATCTCACTAATCTTGTTAATGCATTAGCGAATCGTGCCGTGGTGAAAAACGGTCAAGCTGCGCAGGTGATCCAAGGTACATTAGAAGCCACTAAGTTTATTTCTGAAGCATTCGGTCAACTTAATACCCGTACGCTTTATACCGATAATGGCACGAGTAGTAATATCGATAATAAGGTCAATGATAAAACTATCTTAAAGATCACACCAGATGGTACAGATAACTACGGTCGTTTCCGCTTTGGCGGGATCGGTAATAAGTTTGCTAGTCTATATCACGATGGTCACGATAACGTTTTATTAACCAGCGATAACCAACCAATAAACATGAAAGCATTGGACTTCGTGATTGATAATACGAAGAAGTTATCTGATGCGGTATTCTTAAGTGGCAACCAAACGATGCGTGGCCCACTTTATCTACAGACCGCTAACTTGCTTAACGTGCCAGTAACTGACCCTCGTTTTAATGCATCAGGTTTTAGACGCCCAAATGGTACACCAGAGAACGGCGTAAGTCATAGCGAGCTTGAGATTGCCGTGATGCATCCTACGCATAATGATCGTGCCTATGGTCGTACGATTGGTTTCAGTTATGGTCCAAGTCTTGGTTTAGTAACAGGTAGCTATGATGCACAAGGTCGTAACTTCAAAACCACTGATATCTTAACTCGTGAGTGGATGACCGGGGATAAAGCCAATAATAGTGCAGATAAAATCCCAACCACCCAAATGGCACAAGAACTTGTTTCGGCTAAAATCGCAGAAGCTAAAGTTAATCCAACACTAACTGGTATAACTTACATTCGTTCACCAGGTAATAACAGTTGGAATGTTCCACTGATCCTCATGGCTGATGACCCAAATCCTAGATCCGTTGAGATGTGGATGGGCTTACGTGGTGTAGGTGGTGATACTAGAGCCAGTGCGAAAATTATCATCATGCCAGATAGAACGAATAATACGGTTATTCGTATGCATGGTGTCGTAGATGGTAATGACAATGCGTCGTTCATGGAACTTTATAAAGACCGTGTTTGGATGCGTCCTTATGGTAACTTACATGACTACTTCGTTAGACGTAGTGAGTTGGGTGATCTTAATGGTTACGTGAAAACGTCTCAGTTGAATGACTGGACATCAGCTGCAGGTATGGCTAACCGTATTCCGCATACTCACGGCAACGGCCACATCTATCTTGGTTATCGCGTTCATATCAGACCAGCAGCGGATTACCGTGGTGCTGGTTGGGATCATGTCGCTTACTATGACTGGATGTGGGATGGCGGACATGGCGGTGCGGGTCACTACTTCAGTGGTTTCGTATTAGCGCACCACGTCGGTGTTCGTTCAGATATCAGAAGTAAAGAAGATCTTAAATTGATCGATAGTCCTTTTGAGAAACTTTCCGCTATCAATGGTTATACCTATAAGATGAAGAAAGATCTTAAAGGTCGTCGTGCTGGTGTGATCGCTCAAGAGGTGGAGAAAGTCTTACCTGAAGTGGTCAGTGAAGATACGAACGATAATGAAACCCTGAAATCGGTTGATTATAACGGTCTTGTGGCTTTATTAATCGAAGCTGTAAAAGAATTGAAAACTGAGGTGGTTTCTCTAAGAGAGGAATTAGATCAGTATAAAGAGGGAAAACAGTAATATGTCAACCGCAAAACAATATAAACGTTACCCGTTGGATTTAACGGGTAACCATCCTGATAATAGAGTGATGGCAGAAGTCCACTCTATTACTCCTCAGGAACGCATCTTTAATGTGATGGCGGGTGCATTCTATACGGAGTCTGTTCAGATTACTTATTTGGGTGAGCAACTAACTGCCCATGAGGATTTCCGTTTCCACTGTGTAGTGGAAGATGCAATTCGTCAATCCGGTAAAGATGTCGCGATGTTAATTGAGATCATGGATAAATCCGTATCGGGTGATATCGAAGTACGTTATCAAGCCGTGGGTGGTGAATTCCAAAACATCCACGAATCACTTGTTGATATGCTTGAGAACTATAAGCATGATGCACGTGGTACGTTCTATAAAGATATCATCGAAAAACCACGTTTCTTTGAACCGGTTCGTCATTTAACATCGATCTATGATATCTATGGATTAAATCCAATTGCGGGTCCACTAAATGAACTCGTGAGTATCGCTCGACATCGTGCAACAAAAGAGAACTCCTCTTTATTAATCCGTTTGCACCGTATTGAGCAAATGATTCATGATGCTGATTTAGGTAATCTTGATCTATCAGGTATCGCTAATCTTCGTAATGAATTAAACCAAGTTAAAAAACAAGTTGCAGCTGCAGATATTACTGCGTTAACGCAATCATTCAATGTACTTAAATCTGCACTTGAATCTCAGATCTCTGGGTTAACCGAGAAAGTCGATGCGGCATTACCTCGTGCTATTACAGAAGTAACGACTAATGTAACTAAAGCTGACGAGAAAGCACAACAAGCATTGACTAAAGCAACCAGTACTGAACAAGCTTTAAACCAATTTAAACAAGATGGTGGTAGTGTAACTCGTGAAGTAAACTTCGGTACAAATATGGAAGGGGCTTTTGATAAGGCCGGTCCATTTGGTTTCCGCTTAGTTATTAGTGGTGATAAACGTATCGGTGGATTAACCACTGAAATCGAAGATGTAAAACGTAGACTTGAAGAAGCCACCACTAAACTTGCTGGTGTCGATACCAAGATCGCTCAAGCTGCAGACAGTGCACGTCTTCAAGCTGTTGAATCTAAAGCAAACCAACTTGAATCAAGCCTTGGTGTGGTAACGAGTACAACGATCCCTGCTATTAATGATAGTATCAGAGGTCAACAAGATCGTATCGGTGTTTTAATGGGTACGGTTGCGAATAACAAACGTGCAGCTGATGAAGCCATTGAAGCAGTTAAACTTACTGCAGATAAAGCAAAAGACGATCTTGCCAATCTTAACTTAAATGAGTTTAAAACCACAACCGTTCCTAATCTCATCACAACAAAAGTCAATGAGTTAGTGACACCAGTTAGCGATAAAGTAACTCAGTTAGAATCCGTTACGATCCCAGCATTGGATACTAAGATCACCACTGAAACTGAGAAAGTGAAAACCGCTTTAGAAGGTGAACTTGCTAAAATTAAAAGCGCAAATCAATCCGATGCTTCAGCCGTCGCATCAAGATTAGATACACTTGAACCTCAGGTCAATGATCGGCTCAGCAAAGTTGAAGTTAAAGCCAATAAACTCGAGAAAGATTTAGAGGAGTTTAACGACGCAGCTACCCAAACCGTATTTATGGCAAATGGGTATACGGATCGCGCCAAGAGACAACTTGAAAAACAAATCCAAGATGTTAACACAAAAGTCGCCGCAGTCGATGGTACAATTACCGGTGCAGTAAAACCTGTTAAAGATAAAGTTGATCAAGTAGAAGCAACGGCGAATGCCGCTAAGTCTGAAATCAATGAGATGAAACAAGCTCAAGTGATTAAAGATACAGCACAGGATGGACGACTTGCTGAACTCGAACGTAAGATCGGCTCAGCACAAGCCGCTGCAGAAAACGGAAGTAGTCTCTCACAAGAGGAGCTTAAACGTGTTGAACGTGAATATAAGGAAGCGGTTAAAACGGCAGTGCAAACAGCGGGAAGTAATGCTGATGCAAAAATCCAAGCAGAACGCGACCAACTTGATACCCGATACATTAAAGGATCAGAAGTCGGTGGAGAATACTATCTCCTCGAAAAATCTTTAGTAAGCGACGGAGTGAATTTAACTGGTACTGAGGAGTTCCCGAGCGGTAAGTTTGGTTTCTATAATAAAGAAACCGATCATGGAACCTACCATGTTAGTTTGGGTAGCAATTCTTTATCATTTAAAGATAAGCCTGGTAGTGTTTCAGCTTACCTGACTTCATCTCAAGGTACCACAGCTGAGATCTTAACAACCGCTAATATCCAGAACGATTCAACCGCGTTTACTAATCCATCAGCGACCTATCCGGTTTCAGCTCGTGCGGCGAAAGAGTACATTGATACAGTACAGAATGGACTCAGCCAACAGATCACTGCAGCTACCCAAGGTATCGAAGCACTTAGAACCAATCTAGGTGACGGGAGTCAATACCTTAAAGGGACTTATGATGATACCAAGTTCATGACGACAAGTACTGTTTTAAGTAAACCAATAGGTATCGTCTTCCCAAGTAGTATTAATGAAGCTTACGATGGGCACTATACGAATACTCGCATAGGTGATTATGACGGTGCGGCTAATAAAATGCCACGATCATTCCTCTATCTAAGCGATACGAATGGTGGGTTTGTGCTTGGGTTCAATAAATTACCAGGTGGTAATTACGCAAGAGCTAGAGTTGGTTGGTATCATGACGATGGTTTCGTGATGACTGAGTTATTAGATAGTCGTGATTTAGTTCATGCTATCGAAACTAACTCACCTCAATATAAACCTGTTTCAGTAAAAGGCTTGCGCGATTATCTTGGTAGTCAACTTAGTACATTAACCACTAAAATCGGTGATATTGAATCTGCTGTCACACCAGTTAAACAACAAGTGGAAGCTGCTGGTAACATCAAAGAAAAACTTGATGCAATCGAAGCGAAAGCGATTGCAGATAAAGCAGAGCTAACTCGTGCAATTGATGATAAAGTGACAGCCATGAAACAAGCTGCTGCTTCAGGTCAACCAACTTGGATCAAACGTGGCGATACTTATGAAGCACAAGACTTCATCACACTTGGTACGATGAAGGCACCAAAAACTAGTAAACCAGAAGAATATTTTGCTGGTAGACTTGGTACGTATTATTCTGATAATAGTTATGCTGCTCTTGCTATCCCAACCAGTCCAACGACATCTTTCGCAATCGTGAAAGCACAAGACCACACGCTATTCATTCGTCCTGGCGGTGGTGCTAATGATCGTCAGATCCTTACTGATGTGGACGTGGAAGGCGATATTACCAAAAATGGTCGGGATTACAGAGTACCAACCATTGCTACAATGAAAACTTTCATTGACGCTCAAGTTGGTCTTGCCGCAAGTGATTTTGACAGCAAGGTTAATGCCGCTAAAAAACAAATCCAAGATCAATTACCAACCTTTACTAAAGACGGTGATGTATTTAATGCTCAAAGTGTTATAACGTTAAAACCAAAATCGATCGAAGCAGGTGATAACCCAGAAACATTATTTGCGGGTAAGTTCGGTGTCTGGATAGGGAGTACACAAAGCGGTATCACCATACCAACAGGTACAACAGAATCCGTATCATTGTACGTTTTCCCGAATAAAGACCTGATGTACAAACCAGGTGGACAATCTTATAAAGTATTGACTGATAAATATAAGTCAACTGAGATTGAAGACTCTACACCAAACCACAACGTTCCAACGGTAAAAGCAGTTAAAAACTACGTGAGTGGTAAGGTGGATGCTACCATTCAGAAAGTAGGTCAATTAGATACCAAGCTTACCCAGGTGGATAGTAAACTTGCTAACTATGATACGTTAACTTCTACTGTAGAATCACTTAAGACTTCCGCAGGTCAAGGCGTTAATGCTGAAGTACAAGCGAAGTTTAATGATCTCGAACCACGTGTCGTAAAAGGTGAAACTGCATTAACCAAAGTGACTGAGATCGAAACGAAGTTAAGTAAACAATTTAGACGCTTTACTTATAGTGGGAATCAATTTGACGCTGGCGATAGATCTTCCAATGACGTATATCTTGTCCCTGGACCAAGTAACCCAGAGACAACTATCACTAAGTTGCCGAATCTCTCAGCGAAGAAATTCTGGGAAGATAAGAACAATCTTAAAAGTGGTTGTTACTTGACGATTTATAATGATCCGGAAGCAATCATTTCTGGGGATTCTCCATTCGTCAATAACTGGATTAAAGTACTTGAACCAAGCATCGACGTGCAAAAATTCCGTGAGGTGTTAACAAGTTTGTTGATGGGTACGGAATCTAGAGTTGCATTCGGTATCCTAACCTGTAAAGGCTCACCAGTTGATATCTACATGTATCGTTTTGATATCAATCCAACGATCCCTACCTATGAGATTACCCGTACTGATATCGGCGATCAAACCGAAGTCACGGCTACGCCTGGGCTACTTTCCTATATTAGAGGGGCTTGTTCAGCCGAGTCATTTGGTTATCAGGTCGCATCAAGTGTAAACATGATCTCTAATGGTAAACTTCAGGTTAATAATAGTAAGCTTACTGGTTGGGAGGTATACGGAAGTACTGCAGATATCACTGCTTCACGTAAGAAGGAGGTGACATTCGAAAATGGTTACCAAACCTCAGCGAAATTAAAAGATGCTGGTGTATTCCTTAACACGAAGAAAATAAGCTTTACTGGCGGTGGTCGTAAACGTCATCTCATGATCACAGTCCAATCCGATACGGTTGGTACAGCAGTGATTTCAGATCAAGTACGTTTCTCATTAAGACGTGTGAGTGATGGTCAAACACTCATGTTCAGTTACCGCAGTAGTGCTATGCCTGCTTCCAATAAAGCGGGGAATGAACTCCATATCCGTGCTAAGTACGGGCTTACCTCAACAGCACTTGATGGTGAGTATCAATTAATTGCTGACTTTACTGGTTTATTAACACCAGCAACAACAGATACGATTTCTCACATCTGTTTGAGTTACATGAATAATAGTTTCGACTATATTCCATCAGATGATGATTTTGGTGCAACTGAAGATACGGATGCTTTCAATAATAAAGTACAGGCTGAAGTTCGTCGTTATATTCGTGAGAATATGAAACAAGATGCACCTGATCTCATTACGGAGAAATTTACCATCCAGCCGGGTGCAGAAGATTGGTCATCGGTTGAACAAGATCAGTACGGTAACATTCGTGCTCGAGGGGTTATCCTTCAGAACTACGATGGTGGTACATCAGCTGTATTTGCACCTAACCAAGTATTCTACGTTAGTGAAACACAAACCTGGACAGTACCTCGTGTACTTGTAGGTCGTAAAGCGGAAATTACGATTCGTGCTAAGTCTAAACTTGACTCAGAAAACAATCGTATTATCCACTCCTGTACACGTCGTGCTTTCGTAACTTTACCAAGCGGAACGATTAACATCCTTGCAGGTGAGTTGACCTCATTTGGTAATCACTTAACGGTTAACGTTAACCAAAATTATCCTGATGCACTTGTCCCTCGTGTCAGTGTCACCAAAGATGATATTAACGTTGTCCAAGAAGCGTTGATTACGATTGTCGTTTAATAAATGTAATAAAGTGGGTGCATTATAGCACCCACTTATTTTTAAAGGATAAATAAATTATGACGAAATATGCCATGCTTGATGATGGGAATATCGTCACGCATATCGGGACCAAACAAGATAAAGATAACACAGAGAAGACAGTAAAATGGATTCAGTTATCGGCTGCCGAAGAACACGTGGTTCAAGTTGGCTATCAGTGGCGTCCAGATAAAGGTATTTTTGAACGAGTGCGATTACCACTCGATGAAGAACGAGAACGTATTCTTGAAAAGAATATCAAGATCTACTCAGATAAGATGGGATTAATTCTATCGGGTTATGACTATTATGAGATCATGACATTCCCATATCAAACCCAAGACTTAATTAACTATCGTGCAGTAGAACGTGGTGAAGCCACTTCTGACTTATGGTTCTTGCCGGCACTTTGTCAAGCACGTGGGTTACCTGTTTCTATTGTCGTAGACCGTCTTGAAGAACACGTCCGTCAGTTTGCAAAAGTCTCTGGTTATATTACGGGGATGAAGCAGAAGTTTGAAGAGCGTATCAACTATGCACCGACTTATGAGATGCTAGATGAACTTGAACGTCACCTTGAAATCTGGCGTCAACAATCGCTCCTCTAATAGAAAGGAATAGTGAAATATGGCAACAGTCCAACTTAAAAAATATCCTGTTGATACAACAGGTAAAAGTCCAGATAACCTCGTGGCCAATGAACGTCATGAGGTGGACCCATTAAACCGTGCCATTGTACCACGTGAAGGTTTCTTCTATGGGGAGTCAATGGTCGTTCGTAACAATGATACCCAATTGATACTTGGTACTGACTATCGTTTAGATGATATCAATGATCAGTTAACGAAAGAAACGGGTAAAGCGATCTTCAGTGCGATCATCTTATTAAAAGAAAGTATCATGGGTTACGTGACTTTAACGTACCAGTGTTATGGTCGTGGTGATGAGTATACACCAGACTATCTCGCTCAGTTAGTCAAAGAAGCAACCGTTGATAAAGTTGTCAAGTTTAATGATATCATTAATAGACCATCTGCGTATAACCCAGCTCCACATAGACACCCAATCGGTCAAGTGATCTATTGGAATAGTGCAGTGAATGAACTTCGTAATCTCACTCAGGTCATTGAGAACTTACGTATTGCACATGACCGTGGGATGTATGCGTTCGTGGGGGACTTCCAAACGAAGTTATTAGCTCGTTTAGAAGTGATGGAAAATCTTGTTCGTGAGTCTCGTGATGTTATCGGTACGGTAGATAAGTTTAAGCAATCCACAGCAGACAGCCTTGCAGGTATCGAAGCAAAAGTGCGTGCACTTTCTAACTTAAATGAACTCCAAGCTTACATGGGTAACATGAAGCGTGAGTTAGACGCTGAATTAAAACGTGTAAAAGCGGATATGGCGAAAGTCAACCAAGCTGATATCGTTAAACTTCAGAAAGAGTTATCCGATCTTAAGATCACGGTTGGAACGAAAACTGCACAGCAAGAAGTCGCAAATCAAATCGCCCAAGCAATTGCTAATCTTCCAACTAATGAAGGTATCTCACAACTGCTTGCTCAATATGCGAAGAAAACTGAGATTGTTAACTATCGTCCATTAATTGACGAGAAGATCTCACGTACTGATGCGGAAACCAAAATTGCAGAAGCAGCTAAGAAAGCAGAATGGGCTAAGCTAACAGGTAAACCTAAAGTCTTAACTCATGATGAATTAGATCGCTATACTGATAAAACCAATGACGTTAATAAGTTCATTATGCCAGGTACGTACAGTATCACCGCAGGTTATGGCAATATGCCATCTCTTAGACACTACGGCACTAATATGGATGGTAATACCAACCTTAAAGGTGTACTCGAAGTCATCGGTGATAAATCTTCTGGTGTAATCTACCAACGTTTAAATATCGGTGGATTAACCTTTACACGTAATGGTACGGTAAACGGTGAGTTCGTGACTTATCCGAATCGTTGGGATGTAAATGTAGTCTCCCAACCCGCTTGGAATGAGAATATCAGTCTAAGTGATCGTAGCGTTAGCTCAGTATTCGCATTTACTAATACCATGCCTAATCTTCCTACTATGCCAGGATTCTCACGTGGTCGATTAGATGAAACCATGTGGACATCAGCACAAAACTACGATGGTGTTGGTTTTATGATGCATACCCCACATCAACGTACTGCATTTATGAGTCTTGGTGGTAATAACCATTTCATCATGAGCAATGATGCAAGTGTGGGTAGCAGTGATTATACTAATGCAAGTGCGTGGACAGTCGATCGTTTAATTACTCATCGTGATCTTAAAGATAACTTCCCGGATTTATTTGGGTTAGGGGATAAACTGGCTGATCTTCAAAGAAAAGTCGTTGCGGCCTCAAGCACTCAAGTCAATATCAATACGCAAAACGATCTTGATGATATCACGCCAAATAAAGTCGTGAAATTATTCGATGGTGGTCGTGTTGGTGTAGGAAGCTTAAGATTGAAGAACGGTGGTGGTAATGCACTACTTACTGTTACAACAGGTAGCGTTCTTGATCTCGGTAACCAAGCTACTGTGACTTCTTTAGTAATGCGTTCAGATAAGAGACTTAAAACATCGATTAAACGCATTGAGAAGCCCGTAGAGAAACTTTCTCAGTTAAATGGATACACTTATCAGTTTAAAGATAAAAACGTGTCTACAGCTGGTTTATTGGCTCAGGAAGTAAAAGAGGTTTTACCTACTGCAGTGGTTGAACAAGATGACGGCATGTTATCCTTAGACTATAATGCGGTGATTGCTTTATTAGTCGAAACCGTTAATGAACAGTCTAAACGAATTGAGAAGTTAGAGGAACAAGTTTCTGAACTCACTAAAAGTAAGGAACAAGCACTATGGCCTATCCAGTAATACCTGAGAATATCGCGTTTGGGGACAGTTATCCAACGACGCTGTATAGCACATCAACTGAGAATGTTAAATATTCTACATACGGAAAGCCATTTATATCAATGGAGTATCCTAATGCGAAATGGATACCTGTTTTGGCTGATGGTAGTGATGGATACAGTAAAAAAATAACTCAGGGTGGTGGTGCTTATGTACTACCACCGCACGTTGATGTGCTTAGCCTTAGTAATACATGGCGCGCTACTTTGGTAGGCAACAGTAAGGGCTTCCTATCTAGTAGTCGTGCTGTATCTATCATCAGATATACATGTAAGTTCTACTCCGATCATCAGATTATCAGTACACCGAACATCTTCGGGTATGATGGTCGCACTAACCCACCACCAGGATGCTGGGGTGGGCTGGTTATGATTGGTGATTATCCGATGAAAGATCATGATATTGGTGTCACGAGCGGCCCTTATTACATTGCGATGAGTAGTAGACCAAGTCTAGATGGTCATGTTAAGACCGCACTCGTCTATCCAATGAATACTGCCAATAAAAACTGGAGCAACGAGTATCCAAGCGCAACGTGCTATTCTATATTTGGTAAACCAGGTTTACAACATGATGCAGTTGTAAACAATCCACCACAACCATATTGGCTAGACATCAACACAAAAAAACACAGTGGCCTTGGGAGATCAAAATACGGTAATTTCACTTACGCCTCAAGTACTGATCCGGATAATCCGTGGCCAGGGAATAAATCGACCAAAATTGTTAAGCCAGGTGGTGTCGGGGCTGGTACAGCCGATCATCGTTTCACTGTCACAGCCACACCAGATGGTGTCTGTATCGATTATATCAATGTTGCGGATGGTGGTTGCGTTGAAGTGGAGTATGCGAATGTCGCGAAGTTCGCGCAGCCAGCTAGAATATGGCAACTGAATAATGTGGTACTTAATCAGAATAAAAGGGTGGTAACGACTGCACTGACAACCAATACGATTTATATTGCAAATAATAATGTTGCAGAATCCGCCACTCAAAAAACTGAGAGTGAGAACAGAGTCATTTTTTTAATCAAAGCTAATAATAGCGTGATTAAGATTAATATTCAGGATTGTCATTTTGTATCAGGTGTAAGAGCGAGATATCAGCACATCTACCTCGCTAAAATCATAGGAAGAAATAACAAGATTATTTTCGATTGTGGTTTAGCAGGGGCGTTGTTCTATGGCGGTGAAGTAGCAACAGATGAAATCTATTGGTACGCTGGTCTTTGTGATAACGATACCAATGAGATTATCTTTATGGCAGATACCGATGATAGGGATAATCTATTTAGATTTGAGGGTGGCCCACCTAACAAATGTCGTACGATGTATCCGATTGCTAGAGCAGTTGGCTACGGCGCGGGTGCCCAAAACCTTTGGTCACCTGTTCATAACACTCAGCTTAACGATGGAAAGAACAACTGGTATTTACCGTACAATGGTTCGGTTGTTAAACCATTCTAATTGGGAGGTTAAATGAAATTCACAAATCCAAATGATGTATTTGCTAACGTCCCAATGGATAATGTTGGAATATCTCAGTATGCTGGTACGGTTGATTTCGTTAACCAGGTTACTTTAGGTGAACGAACAGTTACTTTAAATGGTGCAAGATTGAAGGTAAAACGTGTAGCGAAAGATCTGAAAATCATTCGCCGCGCTACCGAAGCAAATCGATCTAACCCGATGATCGGCAAGAATCTACTGGATAAAACTAACGTAACGCAGTTGAGAACCCAAGCATTAATCGGTGGTACACTTAAGTATTTAACGAATAATGACCGCGGCCCTTATATAAGTGGTATAAAAGTAGGCGGGGATAATTTCCATCGTCACTTCAATGACGATGGTGTATCGAATGCAGGATATGGTTCTGGCTATAATGTTGTTGGTCGACCTTCTGATAGAGCAAGTTATTTAAGTGATAAGCTGCTAGAATTAGCAGATCCTATCCTGATGACTAATCTACCTTATTTACAACCAAATGAGGTATGGCCATCTACTCAGATAGATTTAGCACCTTATCCAACTTCGATTAGTTCTCGTATTGGTACGGACCTTAATATTAAGATGACTTCTGCTAATATCCCAGGTAAGGAAATCAGCGATCTCATTTATCGTATTGAGATGAATGATGTTAGACTCAACGTTGATGATTTTCCGAGACTGGACATTAATCCAAATAAGAATTTTGGACCGTTTGAACACAAGTACGCTATCTTTAATTTTGATGGTGATAATGAACATGTGGAACCCTCTGCACGTGACAGAGATAAAACTACAGCGGAAAAAATTGACTATGGTGTACTGCATCGCATGGTTTTGGGCAATTATAATGAGCGCATTGTGGGAAGATATAACTCGCAGCAGATGCACGATCAGTTGCCTATCGGCCACAACCCCCGTGAAGCTAACAGGGTATGCTATCCTATTTGCGAGAACTTCAAGTTAAGCAATGCCCACTTCAGAATACAGTATAATCGATATAGTCCAAGTATACCAGAGACATCACTTAGAATAGGTGGCGTGACTTTTGACCCATTCAAAGGTCTTAAGTATACACCTGGTATTGGGGATTTAGGAATTGGGTCTAACTATCCGAAAGGTAAATATCTCCCTCGTTACATGTGCCTATGGGCTATTGAGGGTGATAATAACTACGTAGAAATAGACTTGGATTACGGAGGTAACGTCTACATTAACAATGTTGATCCAACGGTACTTAGATATTTGTCACTTGTTGGTATCCGTGGTACGGGAAATGTCGTAGTGATAAGATTAGGAAGAGAACTTAAGTTCTATGGTAATCCTAATTCAGATGATGGCGGTGTTGCTGTTTTCACCATGACGTCAAACCACCCCGATAAAAATGTTGTCTATATCCTAGGACCAAAAAACCAGAATATCTCTGAAAGTATTATATTCAACGAAGAGACATTCAAGAATAGATTGCGCAGAACCTTATTTGGTTGCATTGAGATGGACTTACAGCACTCGTACTGGGAAGCCCAACAAGCTGATCAGTTTAAGATATACGATAAGTACTACACTAATCTCTAATGTTAATTCAATCCAACAACATAAATCGAGGCATCCCTAGGGATGCCTCTTATTTTGTCCACTATATCAAAGATTAGTGTTGTTTTTGAGCCATATAGTGACTTACTAAAGATTCGCGTAACTCTGCGGTTAATGGTTTAACAACAACTTTATCACCTGCTTTAGGTGTAATCACTGTCATTTCATCATTTAAGTCAGAGAGTTGTTTTGCGAATAAAACGAAGTCTACATCGGTGCCTTCAGAAATACCCGTTACGGTAGTCCCTGCTTTAGCAATGGTCGCATAGTTATAGTTGGTTGTACCCACTTTATACGGTTTTGCCAAAGTCATATCGATCACACCGGTTTCTAAAACGGAAGACTTAAGTTCTTCGAAACTTGCTTTAAGTAAATCAAGTCCGTTCTGGACAGGATCAAATCCTTCTGTTAATCCAGTCACTAAATCTTCCGGATTAAGCTTTGGGCTGTCAACACCCGCCGGCATCTTAACTGTATTAGTTAAGATCGCATCTAACATCCCAATTACACGCTCATCCACAGTACCGGTTAAACCTTCAGCAGTACTGTATACTTGACGTCCATCTTTCATTGCAGATTTAGAGCAAATCGCACGTCCGTTTGCGAAGTAAATGGCTGTTTTGTTGCCATCCGCATCTTCATGGAAGAAGAATTCATGCTTACCTGTTTTCACTCAAACTCCTTAAACTAATCTCGCTGCGATTTCTAATTTACTTGCAGCACGTGATAACCAACCGTTCGTGAATGCTTCATTTTGTGGACGGTTCTCAGTGATACTGATATAGAAATTAGATTGCATTGCAATCAAGTTAATAATAAAATAACGTAAGCCTGTTTGGCCATTACGTTTAACGAAATCCTGGATCGCACGAACAGTACCAGGACCAATCGCCCCATCGACTGCCACATCAGCGTAATCTTTACCACCACGGTTTACTACGTTAAGTAAACGTTGTACGTGTTTAATTACGGCACCAGAACCGCTATTTACTGCCATATCAAAAACATGGAAAGCAAGTAATGGATGGATTTCCATTAACTCATCACAACGGTTTTTCTTCCAGTATACGTTGTAATAGATGTCGTAAGCTTTTGCTTTAGTTAACTCACGCATTGCACCAGCATAACCATTAGCCACCGCTACGGCTTTAGTAATCCCGTAGTTGGTTTCCCCACCACGGTCATTTGGGTTATTCACGTAGCCACCTTCTACCTCAATGACTTCTGAGATGATGTTGGTTGGTGTGAAATCCCCAAGAGTTTTAAACTTAGCAAGATTGAAACTCATCTTGGTTGTTACTCCTTTATTTATAATGATAGATGTGAGTGGTCACCTGACCACTCACATAAAGATATTAACTACAGGCCGCCACCATTGATATCTTTATCCTGTCTATTGTAGACTAATACCTCTTCACTGTTAATGATGAGGTTACCCGATCCAGGACCATTGATACGTCCAGTTTCCGCATTGGTAGTATTACCAGTTGGGAAAGTACCGATTACCCATGCTTTATCCTCATATTTCGTATTAAAACATGAGAAATGGAACATTGGGTTGATATCATAAATCCAAATGCGTTTACCATTGATCTCACGATACCAAGGTGATAGGAATAATGGTAACTTATTGGTGAAACCGAAGATACCCCAGTAATCACCATTGTTATCATTTGGTAGTAATCGACGGTTAGTCTTCATCTTAGGTAACTTAGACTTATCTACAACTGTAGTAAGTCCTGATGGATCATAAGCTTGCGGTGTATCCATGAATGCATACGTCCAGTTATAGTTACTGCGATTATCCCAATCAAGTGAACCGAGTAACCAACGTGGTAACCAGATACCAGCAAACTCACCACCTTCCACCTCAAGTATTTCGGTTTCGGTTCGACCAGCAGATTCCATCCAACCCATTACTGTAGTAATGCTATCATTTGATGAACCCCATGGCTTGATGATTTTCTCTAATGCTTTCACTTCACTGAAGCTTAGCATTCTTATACTCCAATCACCACCTGAACCAATCGGTAGGTCATCGATTCCGTATAACTTACCGAAGTCTGGACCAAATGATTGCATGGTATACAACGGAGACAAACCACTAAAGCGGTCGTATAACTCAAGAACACGGTTGATGAACGTAACATCCATCTCTGCAGTTCCATCACTATTAAATTTCCATGGAACACCGCTGTTACCATTATTACCGAACCACGCACTATCCTTTCTATTAAGCCATGCTGAAGTACCCCAATAGATTGCCATATCTAATGGTAATCGCTCTATCTGTACTGCAGAGTGCTGTGCTGGATGGAACGGTGGGATACGATTAGTCTTCGCAAGTAAGTAACCAAAATACCAGAACAACTTAACTGGGATGTTGACTCGACCCATACCAGGTATTAAGTGTGGAACACTATAGGTTTGATGTGGTAATTCCTCGTCCTCGTACGTATTTGGACCATCCTTACGGATACGTTTTACCATATTAAGGATTTCGTCTGGATTATCCCTTGCTGCATCTGACATGCCCTTATAGACCTCTAATGCACGCATCGTATTTAACATCGGATGAAGTGCAGCTGCAACGTACTGAGTCCAACCCCCCAATAATGATCTCGAGGTGTGAGAGTTATAAGGAATGATTGGAATATCATTTGCTCTAGTACGATAACCACCATACATCATTTTGATTGGTTGGTTACTAAGTCCTAGGAATGCCCAGAATGAACCGTAGTCATATCCATTTGCTCCTGCATTAAGTAGATTATAATCATCAAATCGAATCGTACACGCATTATCCTCACCCTTCGGTTTGAAATAACTGAAGTTCAAGAATGAATCCGTATAGACAGTACTATCCGATGTTAACTTCGTTCCACGATATAAGTCAATCGAGTTAGCCGCAAAGCCAACATCTCGTTTTGAATAACGATAGTTAAACGGACGGTTGATCATACTCGTTTGAGTATAACCCGTGCGGTTACCTGCCCAAGTATAATCACGGTAGAAACGATAAACATCATTTTTACTGTAAATCGTAGCAGGTTGATTCACCATAATTATGGTTGGTCTAGATGAGAAGAAGGATGTTGGTACCAACAAGTTTCCTTTTGTTGCATCTGACCTTTGTACATCCACTGAGATTGTATACGTAAATGGCGTATAGTCACTATTGCGCAGCTGCGCACTCGTACTCACTTTCGCCAGCATGTCATTATACTTCGCACTGTCTTGCGCCGTCAATAGTGCACTACTATAGTCAGGTGAACGGTTTAACTGAAGGTTAGAGTCAAGTCGTCTGTTCTGATTTAGAACAGGCATCACTCGTTGTAGTGCATGTTTCGTTGCTCTAAACTCAGCACGTTCCGTGTTAATCTCAGCATAGTCTCCATCTGCGAAGGCATCATATAGATCCACAACACAGTTGATGATATCTGATCGACTGATCGTACTAGCGATATCTGTTGCGTTGTTAATCAAATAGCCATTCATTCTAGACATGATAATCGTCCACAGGAATGTATGCTCCGTACCTGGCATGTTTGGTGGAACAATGTACTCAGATGTCCATGGCACACCTTGTTCGCCTTGAGTCTGGCTGTTCGAGGTGATAAATCTCGATAGTAGCATGACCAAGTTAAACGTCGCAGGACCACAAGCTGAGTCACGACCTACCGATGCGAATCCATAAACTTCCGTTAAGCATTGCAGTAATCGCACTGCTTTAGATTGCGTATAACTTGCAAGTTTAGAGATATATGAGTGAGCAAGTACACTGGTGCTCAAACCCGTACGATAACGCGTAGGAATGAACATCCATCCGATCTGGGTTGGTGCACCATCTACACCTGAAACGCACACGTTACGGTCAGATCTAAGTGCGATCACCCAAGGTTTCATTCTATAACGACTATCTGCCTCATAATCCGGAATCGCCGTATGATTGATCTCGATCTTACCAAGGTAGTTATCAAATGAAGGAAGAATATTATAAATCTTCGCTTTCTCAATAATGGATTCTTGATAGAAGAGATTGTGATCGTAAGTCGTATACTTCACACTCGGTACACGACCTAACTGACGGAATTCAGCTTCTGCGGTGGTCATCTTTTGCGGTCGATATGGACGCCAGTTATGCGCCCCTTCCCATGTCGTAAAGGTAAGGAGATCTAACGTAAGTTTTACGTATAGTCTTGCAAGATCATCATCTGATTTACCACCACCAGACGCACTCTCACTAAACTGTTTACCTGCCTCAAATCGCTGATCCAGCATAAACTCATAATCTGGATCGAGTACTTGTCGATAAGCACTATCTTTATTTTTACTGTTCCATTTATCCTTATGGTAATATAAGTTGATTACTGCAAGATGATAAGCAACTAAAGGTTGTAAACCCATGAAGTCAATTTTACCATCACGTGCTGCCATGAAGATCTTAGCCATGTGGCCGTTTAAGTTTTGGGTGACTTTATCACGTTTCTCAGCCAAGGAGATAATCGTATCTCTAAATCCAATCAACTGACCATCTTCAAGACGGCTTCGTAACTCGATCTTAAAGTATCTTGGCGTCGGTGCACCATCTGGTGAACAACAACCCGCAAACTTCGTATCGTTTTGATCACGCCACCATGTACGCCCTAATAGATCCAGATGGTCAATAGAACAAGCAATCGCCCTGTTTTCTGAGTCAGGCCCTGATGCGAGGATATCACGATAATGGTTGATATTATATCGCATCTTATTGAAACATCGCGGTCCTACGATCATCGAGTAGAGAACATCGTAATCCTGAGGAACCCATGGTTTACCAGGTCTTGCTTGGTAAACAAATAAGCGATAAGCCACGTATTGGTATAACCATGGCCATTCTACACGGCAGTATCTTGGGTAACGTAGATTATGGTGCTCATTCGATGCATATGTGTTATTCTTCGCTGCTAATAAGTCATTACGAATAATACTAACGAAGTCCTCTTCAGTAACGTTATTTAACCCGAATAGTTTCTTGATCTCAACTAAGAGATACTTATTGATCACCGTATTAGCGGCTTGTTTAAATTTACCGTTCGGTCCAGTATCTTCCCAGAGTTTCTTAAATCCTTTCTCAGTTGGCGGATAATCAGCATAGAACTGAAGATACTTATTCTCACCTTCACCCGTATAAACGTAGTTCTCAAAGAAATCAGATATCGCTTCATCAGAGATCCCGATTGGGAATAAATGGGCGAAATAAGGATACATCAGATACTTACTTCTACCTGTGTGATACATGGCAACAGGACAGCGATTGAAGTAGTGCATATGCACGATACGCCATCCATTTGGACCCTTTAATATCTCAAGCATCTTATCATCATTTGGAAGTGTAGTGTTGATGATACGAGTATTCGGATCACTCATCACTTCATCTTGACTAAAGACACTAAATGGACCATAGAAGTATGGCCATTCTGATTGTTTATCGGCAAAGACATCTACACCAGATGTACTGGGGTCAAAACGCGCATCCCAATAACCATGCCAACTATCACGAGTAATACTTTCAATTGAGTGGTCATAAGTGATACCATCCGTCACGTATGATTGATAGTTCATTGATTGAGGATAGAACTCATCGAAGTACTTACTGTTATCAGCCACGAATTTCTGAGTCGCAGTAAAACTACCACTCTCATTCCAATAAGTCCCATCGATACGATGCACGAAACGATGTCTGGTTCGCCATGCCTTAAAGAAGTTCGTATCTGTCCAACTGACATTTGACTCGGTAATAAAGGCCGCATCAGCGACCTTAAAATTAGCCTTATCGATTTTGAATTTCTCCGCTTCTGAATAATTGTCTTTCGTATGGATAAGCCAATCATCAAAAGGTTTAAGTACCACATCGATGTCGTATGGTCTATCTTGTAACCCTTTCGAGTAACCATGTACACCATCGATAATACTTAAGAGTTTAGCTATGGTAGTTGGTTCACCATAGTACTCTATCTTTTTCTTTTCATCTGCCATAATAAGCTCTTATTTCTTATAGCTGCACAATTTCGGTTTTATACATCCCAGTTGGACTGTCCTCGATGTTTACACCACGCTCTACGTAATATCCAGTCACAAGAGATGACCACTTGTTTTCTTCATACCTGAGGTTTCCTCGAATCAACTTAGCTGATGCAAAGAAGTACTCTAACCAAATATCGTTTTGTAAGAAGAAAACTTCCGGACCTTGTTCCCAATCAGGTAACCATTTACTATCTGGTATTCCGTGCTTAGCAAAGATTTTGGCGAAAGCAGGTTTGAGATCTTTCGGGGTACCTTTCACGCGTTTAGCATGTTCGATCAAGATATCCAATCCAGCCGTAATCAACCAACTTTGCGGTGAGTTGTGTACTTCAATATAACCATTAACACCAGCTAACTCGCTGACGTCATTTGGATCAATGCTGGTCCCGTATGTTTCTCCAATACCCAATTTAACTGCTCTTTTTCTCGTATAAAGAATAGAACGATATCGCGGGTTATTGTTTGACTTCCCAGCATAGATACTTTCCTGTCTGTTTTGGTTAGGTAATCTGAATTGATTTATCAACCCTTTCGGGCCATCTGCTATCTCTATCGCATCTAGGTGATAGTCATAAGTCGAGATAGGATGTCCTTTCGTATTAAATTTATAAGGTAACTCTCGATCGCGCTCTCCTACGAGTGTGTATTGGTCAAATGCTTTGCGATACCACGCTTCACCGTCAGTATAGTCATAGAGCGGGTTCTCAATCATTGTAGATGATACACCGTCGATAAGCTCGTTGACATTACCCTCATACGGCTTCCATTCGTGTGGTAACAATGGGGACACTGATGCGACTCGAACTAGTGGAGCAATATCGCATGAGCCAAAGATACCATGCCGCAATGGCGGCGGTGCATCACGCCTGTAATTATATTGCAGATCAAAATAAAAACCGGATAAACAAGGGAAATAACCACCTAGTACAACACGGGCTGGTGAGTTGCGACTAACGAATAACTTATTGCTCTCATACTGATGCAACCAAGCTGTGTTGTCTTGTATTGTACCATGTAAATAACCACGAATATACTGATAATCCACCTGACCATTTTCCCATGGGATCATGGTATAGATTGGTTTATCTTTGAATAATCTCGCCGCTGGTGCTGGTTCGAAGTTGACCAATGAGTGAAGATTCCCACGATGCCAATTATTCTTATCTGCGTTACCGGTAAATCCCCAGCCATCACCTTGCGTCAAGTAAGTCGCATTCGGATTTCTTGCATCGAAGTTATATCTTGACACAATGGAATTCGCATTTAAGTTCGCAGGTAGTCTAAAATGGCCTAGTGGTACATTGTAGAATCCACGATTTCCAGTTAAATAATTCGGTGTACTAACATGGAGATACTCGGTTCTTTGCGATGGCACGCCGTTAACACCAAACATCGCATAGATAGTATCTGATTTACGATTATCTGGATTGTTTTCCGGTACTTTATTCATGAAAGAAAGACCAGTGTGCAAGAATCCGTGGAGTTGGATATCCTGATATGCATAAGTCGGTCTTAGATTCTCGCCATCTGTCATCACAGCCACACGCATATAGAGTTCACTATATTTCAGACGTGGGATGATGTATTTCATCCAGTATTCTTGGTTCGGTACATTCCCGTCATTGGATAATTGTAACCCACCAAGATATGGTATTGATCCTGCCACTTCATTAACATTATTAAGATTAACAGTATTGATGAACGCATCTCGCTGTTTAAAGACATTATCACGGTAAGTAGCCATGTCTTTATGATAGATAACCTTTATTGCGTTTAAATTAATGAAATTACTAATGACTTTCGTTCTGGTTGCATACTGGACAGCATAGGTGATGTTTGCCGTGTAGGTAATTCCATCGGTGGTTGATAGTGTACAGTTTACATCAGAAATACCACCCCTGAAGTTATGGTTTCTTCTTAGGGCATATGTTGTTAGCCAAAGATTAACTTGCCATTCTAACCACTTTCTTGCACCAATAGAGTTGTTCACTAAACCACGATAAATTACACCCATGAAGCCGAGTGCATCGTTTTGGAATGTCACTTTACCTTTAAGCTGTTTCGCTTCACTACCTACGCGACTGATATCACCTGCACTTGTTCTAAGTGGTCCATGCCATAAATGAGGTCCATTTGAGATCTCAAGATATTGGTCATTAATTGGTACAAAACCAAAATAGTTATCTAAATCTTTTGAAATAGGACCACTCACTGGTTTACACGGAATGCGTAGTAAGAACTCGCTATCTGGATTTGGTAGGTAGTAGTATTTTTCATTCTCGTATCTATCACCAAAATCGTCAAGTTGTTGTAGTTTTTCAAGATCATTACTTAATGGAATCACTAATTCGGCTAACCAAATCGGTGTATCATCATAAAGGCGATTAGCTTCATCTAACGCATTCCATTGTTCAGCTGTTTTTAAACCAAGCTTGGATGGAGTATAATTCACTTCAGAAATGGGAACGACGACGTTAGTTGGAATCACCCGACCAGCTCTATGGAACCACCGAATAGATCCACTATTCCCAGTATTTGGTAGGTCACCACTGATTGGTGTATACTCATTGATATTCGCTCGAGTAGCAAGATTATGCTGACCGATGATATCATTATACATTAACTCAGCAAGCGAATCATTTGGCGCGGGGATAAACTTACCTGATGGTGTTGCACTTATTTCGAGTGGCACGAGCTCACCATCACGTGCCCGAATCATCGACATTTCTGGTTGGTAAATGGCAATGTACTGATCAACACCAATGCGAAAAGCATCGTTACTTTCGATATTTAGTGAATAATAAGTATTACTGATTGTTCCAGTATTACCATCCAACTGAACGAAGTCAACCTTAGTTTGGTCATTATCAATACGATAGAATACGATATCAGGATAAGCTTTTGGATTATCCTTACGGGAAACGAACACCATGGTACCTACGCCAGGATTACGTTTACATTCCCATGTCGGATAAAGTTGTTTCTTAACATTTTTATACCGTGCTCGGTTAAAGCCGTAGTAAGTAACCTTATCCTTACCCGCACCTACCGTCTCTTCAACAAAGGAAGCACGGATCTTAGTCTCAGGGTTATCTGAGAAAACAAACCCGCTGCCTGGTTTAAAGTTAGTCGTATCCTTAACTTCTCTCCCTGTTGCCGCATCGACTGAATAGAAGAACTTAGGTTTTGCTTTTTTATTAAACTGATCTATATCTGGATGTTCTCTAATAATAATACGAGCTACGTTACCTTGTGCAGTAATCAGTGTTCGCCCAAAGTAATCATTTAATATATCAAGCTTAATATCTTTAATATCGGATTTAGCGAGTTCGCTTAATTTCACTTCTTCGGGTAATACATTGATCGTATCCTTGTAATTACCACTTCTGTTTAATCTCATCCACCCATTACCGTACTTACTTGCGATATCAGTACTCTTATCGTCCTGATTGTATTCGGTAATATAGGCTGTTATATTTCCTGCCATATTTATCTATAGCTCCTATTTAAATTTATTCTTATTCATAGATAGACGACATAAGTGCGGGGTATCACAAGGATACCCCTACTTGTTATTTTCCACAACACAATGCGTTTTATTTAAATCATGATTGTTGATAAAAACTGTACATTGCATTTGCGTCGTCTATGTTGAGGTACAAACCGTCAACTACTTCGACATATGTTGTCGTAGCATGTTCATATAAAAGACAGATAACTCTTCAGCGTTAAATGCTTTCTCAAGTAATAATACTTCATTGACTGTATCATATTTGAAGTTTACATTAGAAACAATACTGAGAATATGGCGTATACCAGATTGAGTTTCTATACTAATACCCTTCGTCCAAGTTGCCATATTTGATAGTGCTTCAATGTAGTGATATAAACCACGACTTAATGAATCACACTCTAACGAACCAGGATTTGCACCAAAGTAATAGCGATTATCCATCACACCAAATGCAAAATCGAATTCTGGTTTGGTGCCGTCATTCATGGTGATATAGATATACTCATCCTTTCTGCCACTTGTCGGATTAGGAATACCGATATTAACGTACTGGATTTTATCCTCACCCCAACGACCGATTTCTTGTTTGACAATATTTCTATAAAGGAATGGATTATGCAGACCAAGATAACCTTCTATGATTGGGTAGTATACTTCTTCAAGATAACTGATGATTCCCTCTTTTAAATGACGGGTGTATTGAGTCATGAACTCAAACTTATCGCTGATCTCACTAAATTTGTCTAACGCACCATCAATCGATGTTTTCGGATGTCGACCAATACGAATACCACTGATCATGGCTTCTTCTACCTTATTGACTACAGTATTGACCATAGTGAAATAATCACGTAAACCCAATACGACTAAATAGACGACCATATCAGCACGTTCAACTAAATCATCCGGTAAGGTAGCATCATATCGACCACCATGTATCTTCTGGATAGCCTTAGACTTATTGCGAGTTACACCAATCTCATAACCCGATGCCTTCTTACTAGTTACTACAAGTGAAGTATTTGAGCCAAGTGGAAGCTTACAAATAAAACTTTCGGTAAATGCTCGACTTTTATCGAGTGCATCATATAACGAAAATGCCATATTGATTTTCCTTTTTAAATGTAACATAAACAAGGGAGTACGATAGAGTACTCCCATACATGTTTATTAATTAAGATTGTAATGATTCTTAGATCTGAGGTAGATCACCTAACCCTGTATCATCTGAGATACTATCATCTGAAGTGGATTCATCAGTTGAATTTTCATCTGGATTTTCTTCGTCCGCTTTATCAGTATCTTCGTCAGGCTTGTCTTCATCTTTATCTTCAGAAGATTCATCATCGGTGTTATCATCCGCAAATGGATCAGTTTCATCTGATGTATCATCATCTCCACCAATATTAAACTCATCATCACTGCCTGATGCTGAACTGTCATCATCATCTGAACTAAAACTATCCCCATCACCTTCTCCTTCACCATCTGGTGGAGTGAAAGCATCACGGATACGTTTTGCGATATCACCAAAGATATCGGCTGATTCAGCTTGTTGACTAAAGATGCGATCAATAAGGTTGTTATCACCCATCTCTTCATCGTTAAGACGAATGAGATCATTAAACTCAGGGAAGAAACTATTCTTATCCATCCATTGAACCATGAAGAAAGATTTCATGCGTTCACGGAAAGCTTTAATTGCCTCACCTTTACGTTCTTCGTCAAGATCTTCAAAGACCATATCTAACCAATCCTGATCGATATAGAAGTTCAATGCAGATTCCACACGTTCTTCATAAGTCTTCATGGCTTGATTTGATAACTCATTACTATTACTATCTGGTAATGGAATAGAAACAGTAAGATCATTTAAGAATGCTTTAATTGCAGGGATCGTTGATTTCTCTACTTTACATTCTTCTAATACATCTTCAGATAATTCAGAATAACTCTCACGAATCGCATCAGAAAGCACCTGAATCAACTCACCGTCGTGTAATGTATATTTCCCAACGAATGAGGTTAACATGCGGTTAAACGTGCGAGCGATGATAATATTGCGTTTAGCAAACAACGCATTCTTCGTAATGAATTCAACCGCAAACTCAGTATCACGTGCACTATCTAATAACGTAGGTGGAATAAAACCACTGATGTAATCATTTTTCATCTGCTCCATGTAATCAGTATCGATCAATGGGACATCACCAGAACGGTATTCCATATTCACATTCGTTTTATCAACCGCCTCACCACCTGTGACATTGACTTCATAACCAAACATGGACATGGAGGATTCAATATTACGCGGATCAAAGCTGCTGAATAAACGAGAGAAGCTGTTCGCTTCCATCGTACGGTTAACGATCTTCGCCACGATTTCTTCATGATCAAGGTCATCTTCATCGAGTTCGATGTTAAGCACCTTAGTACCAACAGCATTACGAATCAATGCTCGAGTATTCGCATAATTCATTGCGATACGATGCGCTGCGGTAGTTTTTGATTTACTGATCAAGGATTGACCGATACCCAATCCATTATAATAGAATGCAATATATTCCAATAATGACTCAGGGATATACACTAACTGGGTTTTACTACCACTTAATGCACGAGCCAGCATGATTTGATAAATCTCAAGGGGTCTTGGGATAGAAACGTTTTTACCGTATACTCCATCGTTTAAACGTGCAATCAAATCACGTTCAATTAATGAAGCATAAAAGGCTGTCATTTGTTTGGCTGTCATCTTACCCCATTTACACTCACCTTGACCTGCAAGGGAGTTTAACTCAGAGAGAGTTTGGGTCACAACCCCATAATGACCACCGAGTGCACCACCATCGGTACTGGCTTGTGTACTCACCGCAGAAGCAAATTGGTTGATCTGTTCTAAACGATCCATCTCATCAGTATAAGTAACAGGGTTGCCACTTTCATCTAATAAGACAATATAACCGATATGATCTTCAGGGTTACCTGGCGTAAATACAGGAATCACCGATTCATGTGGAAGATCTAGTACTAGTGGATGTCCAATTGATTTACGAGAACTTCCATCACGATCATTGACAATCGTCACGCCATCATAAGTCCCTTTTGGTCTTACATCACGATATAACTTCTCAACTGGTAGTACACGTTCTTCATCTTGAGATTTACCATCCACCCACATCACGCTTTCCGCACTATAAGTTTGGAACTGAGATTGGATCTGTAAATCAGAAAGCTTACGCATCAAACGAGTTGATTTTAAGATATCAAGGTTATCGACCACGGATAGTAAACCTGGGATGATCTCATAGTTCGTCGCTTTCATATCACGACGATAATTATCTTTAAAGAAATGCTCAAGTGCAATGTGTTGGTTTAATTTACCCCCATCTACACCAGCTTGTTCTTTTAAACCACGACCAAAGATCCCACGACCAATGAATTTCCCATCCTTATCGATCGTATCAGAAATCTTCTCACGCACACTCTCTAATGAGGTAACACTATTTTGATGTAAGATATCATCGATACTACTCTCAGGTAATATCGCAAGAATATGGCTACCACGATCAAATAACGCATTTGTCAGCATGGGATAAAGCTTATCTTGTAAGCAATAATGGTCTGTGAAATGTGTTTCTATGATAGCTAATAAATCTGTCCCTAATTTATGCGGGAATTCCCCGTCTAAGGTAAAGGTCAGGTTTTCGTTGATCATGTCCTGAGGAGATAAAATTGATGAGACTAAAATATCTCTGATTGTCTCTAACTCAGGCAGGTTTTTCTTAATATTAACGATATCAATTAAATCATGACTGATTTTATTTGAGATACCTTCAACGGCATCACGTGGTAAGGTCGCATTACGCTCAGCACTGGATTCTGCTGTCTCAACTAACTTGGTTGTGACGGCTCTGATCTCAGTGGGCTGATTGATAAGGTACTTGTAGATACGATCCTCTTCAGTAGTGAGCTGTCGCTTTGACTGAGAGAGGTTTCTACCTTTTACATTATCGTAATAGTAACTGGTATTGGCCATAATGATTTTACCTATATTAAAGTAATATGAAACATATAGAATTGTTACGCGGGTAGTTAATCTGACTACCCGCTTATTTTTAATGATAAAAAGGATGACTCATGACTTTGAATGAAGACCTTGGCTTTGATGCCAGTCAGTTTTATCATGCGTCTTGTATGAAACTTGCTAAGTCCATGGTGCTTAAGTCAACTGCAACAGCTATCGCAATGAACAATGAAGTCAATGCGAAATTTGCGGCTTATAATACGAGCTACCTTGTGGATACGTTGCATCCTGAAACATGGCGATATTACTGCCATTTACAGGGAAAGTATCATTATACTGACGAATTGATGCAAGTAAGAAGTTTGGATACGTTACAGACGATTGACTTCACGCCTGAAAACTTGAAATTACACCGTGCCACATGGATACATTACAAGGATAAAGGTGAGTATTATTACGAGTTAATTGCAAAGTATCCAGACCAACATCTTTTAGTAGATGGCATCTGTAATCCGATCGATTTTGAAACCGCTTATAATGCAGAGGAATATTCTATCCTTGATTATGACCGTAGTTTAGTGGAAGAACAAGAAGTCGATCTTATCCCGAAACTTAACCGCCAGATTATTGAAACCTGTAATCGTTTCCATAGCCGTGGATACGGTGCATTTGATCCTACATTTAATGCATTAAAACTTGGTATCTTGGCAGTTCACTTACCAGGAATGATTATTGCTTTACGTGAGCAGTATATCAAAACGGAACAGGTGCATTCTTTCCACATCTGGAACTATCTGGGTAGTTACTTCGGTTTAGATAAATATAAACGTTTCTTAACCCATGAGCAAGCGATGTGGTTATATAAACACCTTCCTTATATAGATAGACATGCAGGTAAAGAAGATACCTTCTTAGATATCATCAAATGGATGTTGACAACTCGCAGTATTCCTATCTATGGTTACCACATCGGTCGTGATACCAACCGTATCCTAGATCATGTTGATACTCCGGATGTTTATCGTGAACAGCTTAACTTAAAGCATATCGATTATAAATCGGATGAAGACCATCTAAGTCTTGCTAAATTGATTGATAAGGAAGTGAAGGAAGCGAATCGTAATGATACCTTCAGAAATCCAGATCTAAAACTATCTGAAAACCGATACGATAGAACAAAACACTCTAACCAAAAATCTAAAGTATTAGAATCAGAAGTGTTTGACTATGCTAACCAGCAAGTGAAACCAATGAGTGTGATGTTAACGAACTATTGGGCACATCTTGCTTTCACGAATCGATACAGTTTAGTCGGTAGTATCACCAACCCTCAAACAGGTGAACCGATCAGTATGGATGCAAGAGATGCATTCATTACTTGGTTGTATTGTGCGATGAAGATTGCTGATGATCGAGATCTTGATGACGATAATAAAGGGAAGTGGCCAAATCGAGCAAGAGTTGAGAACATGCTGATCCCAACTTTCACTCCTAAGGATATCACTTGGGATAGTGTCGACTGGCAAGACCTTAAATCGAACTTCCTTGATAGAAAAGCAGATATCAATCTTGCATTTAACGATCTTCAAGAAAACTATCCGAAGAAAGGACACTACTATAGTGCTGAAGGGTTCCACACTTACGTAAAAGAAGTGAATGATTATTTCAAACGTATCCGTCATTGGTTAGGGGTCTATCATGATCTCTTCCATGCAGGGGAAATCCAACAACTCGGTGATCGTTTATTCTATCAAGAGAAAACAAGACTAGTTAGTACTGAGATGACCTTTGGTCAGTATTTCAAAATGAAACACTGGGAGATCGATGAGTTAAGTCGTGAGAATATCGTGACGATGGCAAATCAGATCTATAGTGCATTTACAGGTCAAGCGATTGATGATGAAGCCTCTTTATCTGAGATCCAACAAGCCATGATCGGAATCATGCGACAACTCAGTAGTTACTCAGTTCAGTTTACTCATAAAGCTAATGCAACGAATGGTCGTATCTTGGATATGCCTTGGTTACGCTTTGGTAAGATCATGACGATGAGTAAGTCTATCCACCACCATTATCGTAATTGGTTGATTAAGTTCAATGAGTTTAATGGTAAAGGTAAGGATAGTATTTACACGGGTGTCCTCTATGGACCAGAAAGTTTCAAAGTCCATGATAAAGGATTTGATGTACTGACGATCCCACCACCTATTCGATTCGGTGTTGATGGGTATAACCGTGTTTATCATCGTGGTACACTTGGTATCTTAACGATCCGTAAGATCCGTAAACCAGTTCAGTATACTGAACCTTATTTCTACTATATTCACAATGGTACGCTATTTAGATGGTATAGAGAAGAAGACATGGCAGGGGTGGAAGCTGAGCTTGCTGAAGGTAAGTCTGGTATCAAACCTGATCCGCGTGTCGCTTATCGGGTAGTGGATCGAAATACCTATCCTGCATTTGATGGGTTAGATGATGGTGAATATAGTGATTACTATCGCTTAGATACACCAAATAATTGCACCCGTGTTATCGGTCCTGGTGAAACAGTTACTGACTAACTATAACAAGAATAAAAATAAAGAAGGATAACTATGATTATCAATAATGTCAAGTATCATCGTGATCTGGAATTATCCCAGAAACTTCCGATGACTACTTATGCCAATAACGATATCCGTTCTCTCTTTAAGACTTATTATGAACATCTTAAAAAAGAAGAAGGATTCGTGCTTTCTCATATCGAGGCGGTTGACCCTGAGTTTGGAAAGCGTCTTGGTGCAAGCCAGGTTCTTGGTTTGATTCAGACCGATAACCATGAAGCCAACACGATCGTGAAGTATAAATTACCTGAGGACCTCGGTCATGTACGTGGTGAGTCTGAAATCCACCACCATCGTGTCAGCCTCAAAGAGTACTTTAATATCGATGAAGTGATCCTATCTCATCGTCGTAATAAAGAACTTGTGATCAACTATGATCGTTGGGTAAAAGCAGTAAAAGCAGGTCATGGTAGTTTAACCACCTTAATTCATCGTGTATTAGGTTATAAATTTGGTCGTACCTTTACGCATGATGGGATGATGGTCTTTAATGGTGAATCAAACGGTAAAGTGTTAAATGGCACTAAACCACTTGCACTGATCGTTCCAACTTTAGATCAAATCGAATTAGGCTGGAAATACTACGAGAACGTAGACAGTTTAGAAAAAGATGGGACATTAGACTATCAGATTCTAAATATCCATTTACGTTTAGTGGCATCAAACCACATGTTCATTGAAGATGGTGAAGTATTGATTCGCATTCAGTTACGTTACCCACTCCAAGCGTATAAACGCTTACGTGATGGTAAAATCTATACAGAGGAGCAAGCTTAATTATGGGTATTGATATCGAATTAATTAACCAGAAGTTTGGATTGATTCCTCTTGCTGAGTTAGAGAAAAATCCTGAGTTCTATACGGCGGTGTGTTTAACAGGTGAGAACATGTCAAGATTCTTATCTCGTCGTTATAGTCTTGCTAAACCAACAATCAAGATCGATGGCAGTAAACCTGAACTGGTTGAAGTGAAAATGGTCAATGGTTTTAGTCAGGAGAAAACCCTCTTAACTATCGAGCGTAATGTCTGGACACAAGAGAAGGCAACGACTTCCTCTTTCACTATTTGCATCAAAGATGAGAAAGAACCGATCTCAACGATCGAAGATGATATCATGCAATTACTTGATATCCGTGAGTGGAAGTTCCCAGATGAGATCCGTAATCGTCCATTTAGTGATTTCGTAACGGAAAAAAGTCCGTATTGTTTTGATATCCAAATTAAAGTGGATACCTTGACCACTTATGCAGACTTCCCTATCCATGTATTACTTGATTGGGTGAGTATCTCAGATGCATTCAAAGAGCTTGCTCGCCTTCATAAGAAAGCCAATGGTGCCAATAAGACGATCGACGAGCTTTATACTATGATTCCGAAGGAAGAAGATGCACTCCCTTATGCGTTACGTTATAAGGCTGAAATGGAAAATCTTCCTTATGTGTCACAAGTTAATCATATTTAATTTGAGAGAGAAGTGAGATGGCAACATTAAACAACATCCTCGGTGATGAAGGTACACTTGACCGTGTGAAGCATACAGCGATCGGTCAGTATATCCAATCCCGTTTATTCCTTGGCTTGCCGGTTGAAGTAACGAAGTATACCACGTTAAATGAGAAATTCAATATTAACGTGAAAACCCGTACTGAGACAGGTGATGTATTCAAGGCAATTTATTTCTGTATCGGTAATGGTGGTGTGACCATCAATCGTACAGCAGGCCAACCAGTGATCCCTGATTTCATCGATCATGATCCAACTGACTGTGCATTATATAACCATATGCCATTTGTATTACGTCCCGTGAATAACGACCTAACCGATGAACAACGTCAGCGTTATCGTCTACGTCGTAAGGAGACTTACAATGGTCAAGATTACTATGCGTACTATGCACGTTTAATGGAATACGAAAACACCACTCGTATCTTAACTGAACGTGTACAAAAAGGCGCAACTGAAGTAATGCCTTATGCCTATACTGAAAGTAACTTAAGCCCACGTGAGCCTGAGTTAACTGTGGGTCGTAAAGTCACTGCATCTAATGTGAAAATCAAAGTTTCTACTGGTGCGAAGATTGTCTTTACTGAAGATGATGTACGTGAATATGCTAATGCAGTAAAAATCATTACAGGTAACAGCCGTTACTCTGTGATCACTGAAATTGCGATCGTTGCGGGTGTCGATGATACAAGTTACGTATCAGCGGATGATGGTAAACGTATCAATGAACTTAAATTAGCAACAGTCATCTGTTTTGCTGATACTTACCAATTATTAACTCGTAATAATAATGGCTTCGAAGAAGTGATCGAGTTAGGTGAGAAAACACCATTACCAACTACCTCTGCGATTCTCCCGACTGTGGGTGTTGATCCAGATTCAGGTCGTGGTGTTGGGGGTTAATCATGTTACCCTTCAGTACACCAGGTAGACGAGAGTCAATCTATCTGAGTGTAGACGGCGGAACCTATACAGTAGGACTTTGCTTATTTAAAATTAATGATTTAACCAATGAGATGGAAATACTAGACACCCATCTGATTAACATCCGTAAACCCGATCATAACTATGATTATCTTGAAGAACGTCATGGTTTTGAAACAGTGCGCATGTTACGATTGGAAGATGAGTTAGATCGCTACCTGACTGAGAAAATCAGTGAGTACCAGTGTATCGATTTGCTTATTTATGAAAGTCATTTCTTTAATGTAAGACGTCCTACTGCAGCCATTCCGTTAGTTCGCTTTATGCAAGTGACAGAACGCGCTTGTGTGAATCATGGAATTATGATGGTCACGGTTTCACCTCAACAGATGAAACGCACTATCGGGATCTCAAGAGAACTAGCGAAAGCAGATAAGTTTGCTGTTAAGACAAAGATCCAAGCATTAATCGATAGACGTATGATCCATTTTATGGGCAGTCTTGATGATATCTCAGAACACGAGATCGATGCGATGGGGATCGGTTACACGCAGATGATTATTGACAGGTTACTGGTGGATAATCCATCTTAATAAATAGGCGGGGTGAGGTGATGGTATCACCCCCTTGCTTATGTTTGATTTTATTTTATTTCCCTTTATATGAGGTTTATTATGTTTATTGTGGTAGAAGGCATGGATTACTCAGGTAAGAGTAGTTTAGTTAAAGAGTTGAAAAAGAAATACGAAGCACAAGGTAAAGAAGTCGTTACTTATGGTAATCCAGGTGGGACGCCATTTGGACAGGAATTACGTCAGATCTTTAAATCTGATGTTCCCCGTAGTCGAATGGAAGACTTCTTGTTACTATGCGCTAATCGTGTTAGTTTATCTCACCAAATCAAAAAAGATTTAGCTGAAGGTAAGATCGTAATTTGTGATCGTTGGGATATCAGTGCGCATGTTTATCAAGCAGCCCCTGATGTTGGTCAACTCAAGGATGTCTTCTATTACCGTAATATGCCTTTATATGAAGCGATTCATGATTTACCTAAACCGGATTTAACGATCTTACTCGATGTAGATTGGGATATCATTAAAGCACGGAGTGAAACTGTACGTGAGGAAACGGTTGGCGAGACTGATCGTTATGAGACTAACCTTAAAGCCTTACATGAAGACTATCGTAATGTGATGGCCGTATTTGTCGCTTGTTCAAATCAATATAAGAAAATCCTTGAGCATTGGGACAAGCGTAAGGGTGAAGCGATCCTGTATTGGGGTTTACCACATCCAGCAATGGCTGTAAAACCTTCTGAACGTTATCTTCGTTTACCTGTAACAGGTTGTACACCAAATAGTGATGTATCACCCGCACTTGCTGATACTGTTATCAGCATGCTTGAAGGTCATGAAGAAATCTATCCATTAGGTAAGATCGAAAATGAACTCAACACGATGGATAAGAATGGTTTAGACCATATGGCAACGGCTTGTCGAAATGAACTCGGTAAGTGGTTGGAAGCCCGTGGTCGTACTGGAGTATAGTGGGGTATACTCCATTTAAATTCAATTTTTAATTTTAAGAGTGAATGAAGGATAAATATGCGTTTAAGAAAACCAACCGTATTTAGTCACCTTAAAGATGCACTCGACATGCCGATTAAAAGAGTCCCTTTTGGTCGGCTCATTATCATGTATGCACCAGAAGACAGTGAAGTGGATAATGGCATGCGTGCAGATGAAGTCTTGAAGTGTTTTCAAGAAGAAGGCTATACGAAATATTTAAAACTTCCATTGGAAGAGTTAGTACTTTTTGATGAGCAAAAGAAAACCCGTAAGCTTGCAAGATTTGCATTCTATACTGGTTTGATTGGAAGCTTCGTGGCATTGATTGCGATCAGTGCGATTGGCTATATTACTCAAGAGTACCCACATTGGGCATTACTTGCTCCACCATTGATTATCCCTGGATTTATCATGTGGAAACAAGTCGGCTTATTTAATGCTGAGAATGCACGTGGTATTGCGCAAATTTTAGGTAATGTTCTTCCATGGAATCGTGGTGGTAATCAAGGTGGGAATTATAACCAATATGATAGTGGTTATGAAGATGACTATGATGATCGTCCACGTCGTCGTCGCAATCGTCGAGACGAAGAAGATGATGAAATGGATACAGGTACTCAAGATGTAGAAGAACGTCCAGCAAAAACGCAAGATGAAGAAACGACTTCTACACCAAGCAACGGTAATCCGTATGCGGATGGGAGATAGTCACTTACATGTTTAAATTATTTTTTATGATTCTAAGCATGTGGGTGATGAGTTGTGCAATCGTGAGTACTGAGGTGGCACTCATCGTCCACCTCTTCTAATTTATCGCTACCCAAGTAAATGCTTACTGACGTATTAATATATGTTAATAAATGATAGATACCCAATAAATAGAAAATAGCTGAAACGAAATTTATACGAGCAATTTCATTTCTGTTCTATGTTAGGACAAGTATATTGAAATGATGGGATGTGTCCTGCCTGACAATGACGACTACGCCAGCCGTGACCCCTATTACTAAATGGAAAACACCTAACGTCTATTTACTCTCTCATTTGTTAACCATTTCTTATGCGTTCACGAAAAAGAAAAACTAATATAAGAAATGATTACGTCAGTTCGCTCATTGGAACGGGGAGTGATACTGATGAGCCATTTAGGGTGGGCTGAATAGCCACAGTAGGCCCACCTCTTTTTTAATGGCAAAAGTGTAAAAAAAAGAAGATGAGAAGAATGAGGGTAGCATTTGCTACCCTCTATTTTTGTCCGACTATTTCTTTTACGTCTGATTTCCTTCCAGGATGATAAAATAACTATTGCTTGTTTTCGGGACTGAACAAGAGTTATCTTATCGGGTTTGCAGATGGTAAGAAATCATCCATATCAGAGATAATCTGACAGCTGATTGATATCAAGTCTTATATATCAATTATAATACACCTAAATGCGTCATATTCGATATATTTTAGATAACTAATACAATTTATCATCTTAGACAATAAAATGCGCGTATGAGCTTAATATAAGCGTATTTAGGAAAACACCTGATAAACTTCTACGTTCATCCAGACCGTCCCAGGAGATACGTACAGTAAAACTGTAGCACTACCCACGTCTTAAACTTTTCGATGCATATCGCACATGCTACCTCTCCACAATACGAGTGAGGAATGCGTAGCCGGTAAAGTGGTCTCAATACCACGATCCTTTCCTATCTTTCATTATTGCTCAAGTCTAATTATCCTAAACCTGATATCTCTCATGAAGATGATATATCCTCATGAGATAGAATACAAGTTGATCATTTGCTATGGTTCGATCATCCTATATGCTATCCGATGCAGACACAACTCAGGGAGTATCCGAAGATACTCCCTTTGCATATCTGCGTGATGCTTATTCTTCAATGAACATGTATTCTGTTGCATTAGTCTTATAGACCGCAAAACGAGAACCATCTTTCAGTTGAAGATACGCTGCATTGTTTCCATCCGCGACTTTAACAATCGTATTAAAGAATGGGGTATTGTGTTGACTGATATCGACACAGTTCACACTCAGGATAAAACCTAATTCCTCTCGACTATACGGTAGGAAGTAGATATTACCAAATACATTCTCAAGGATAGTAGTTTGTACCACTTCTTCAAGTTTGTAGTCTTCGAATTCAGGATAGAATGATTTTAAACGCTCTGCACTGATTGAAACCATACGACCTAATTGAGAAACGAGATATTGCTCGAAACAATCAACTTGTGCATGCGTGAACTTATCATCGTTTAGACCCATATTGATATACTCAATGAAGTCATCGATTTGATTCACGAAGTTATCCATCACTACACCCGGACGTTTTAAGATATAGGTGATACCGATGTTTGTTGCACGGGTAGCACGATCATTAAGTTTATTTAAGAGATCTTTATCAAGACCTGCTGATTTAAGACTTAATGCAATCTTATCTAACGTACTACTACGTTTACTTAATCCCACTAATAAGTTAGATTGAAGTTGGTAGTTAGATGGTGAACCACAGTGATATAATGGGTTGATCAAACTAAATGGTAAGAGGTAACCTTTAGATGGATCATCCATCGTAGATAGCTGATAGTTATAAAGCACTTTCGCTTGACTGATTGCTTCATCAAGACTACGCACATCACGTTTTGAACTAATCGTGGTAATTTTCAGTGTATTATCATTGACTGTACCTTTCTCGATTTGTTCAGCACGTTCTTTCGCATATTTCTCACGTTGCTCAAATTCATAGACATCGGTGGATTCTTGGATGATACGACGTTTGATGTCTTCAGGGAGTTTCATGAAAGGTGTCCCTTCTTTCACTTCCTTATTATCAACCATACGTTGTAAGATCGCATCAACACGAGAGTTTTCCACTAATGATGGTGGTAATTCAATCCCATCTACCACGTAAATGACTTCACGTGTTTGTGGGTTATTGAACTCACGGTCTTTGTGTTTATCGATCATGTTCTCGATAACACGTTCATGTGCATCTGGATGCATGTCATTTACTCCAACAGCTTTGATGGCATAACCATCACCTTCTTCTTCAATTACGTGACGTTGACTGAATGGCTCAGCATACTCAACCTTAACGATTGGCCATGTGAATTCTCTAAGCTTACGATCAGAGATACCATGAGCAAAAGCATTGCGAATGCGTTTCACTTGTTCGGGATCTTTAATCCCTGCAAGTGTTTTCGGTTCTTCTACTTCGATTGGCTTAATACGGGTACGACCACGTAAGAAACGATTTTCTGATTCCGCTTGACGTTGCTCTTGTTCAATTACACGTGCTTCATTACGTGCCGCTAAACGTTGAGCGCGGTTTGTTGTCACCGCTTCTGTTGATGCACGGTTATTATACACCGGTGCACTATCATCACGGAACATACTACCACTACGACGTTGGTTATCACGATTGCTACTGTAGTTTCCTACACCACGATTAAGTGATTCACGACGATCGTAAGACGGACCAGAACGGAAGAACGCATCCATTTCACGTAAGGTGACACGATAATCTTGAATCAATTTATCCATGTCATCTAACTGACGATCACTATAACGTGATTGAAGGTTACGGTCTTTAAGGATGATGTTAGCACGAGTGACATCTAATACGTAGTTTACGGCTTCATCAAAACACCAGTTAGTATCTTGGCGGCGATAAGCTTCTTCTGTATAATAAGTATACGTATCGCATACACTGGTCACTAATTTATCGATGAAACGACGGTCTTCCTGTAAAAGATAACCGATCTCATCGAACCCTGCGTCTCTGTCACGATTTTTATCCACGATATTGAAAATCGCGTTTTCTGCATCACGCATAAATGCTTGATCTAAATTACTAGCCATAATTTGTTTACTCCTATAGTAAATTTCTTTTTCCGATTTTTGATTTTAAGATGAGACGACTTAATCACGAGCGATCATCTTATTGATATAAGCAATACGAGGTTTCAATTCTTTATTCTGTAACGTAATCCCAGTTCGATTTAAGATCTGGTATGGATTTAATAAAGAACGACCAGAAATCTCTGAACGCTTAATCGCCAGATAACTACCGATCTCTAAGATAGACGCATGTAAACGACTATCAGGATCTTGTGGATTCACTTTATCTGGACTGCTGTTTTCTGTGATGTTATTCTGCATCAAGAACTTATTGGTATACCCAAACATCTTGTTATCAGATGGAGAGGTTTCCGTACGGACGTATGGTTTCTTACCCATCTTCAAGATTTTCTCTTCTTGCAGATTTTCACGGATATCTTTACGCACGGTCTTATCTTTAAGCTCTTGTCCTGAGAGTGAACGACTTTGAATCGTATTGATCCCATTAATAAGCTCATCGAGTACGTTACGTAAAATCAATAGACGTTTATTATATAAACTACCATTATCGTTTTCTGTAATGATGTTAGCAAAGTTTGCCATTACATAAGCGAGCATATCAAACATGTCCTCGATGTTATTCAACTCAGCACCTTTCAAATCTTGTACTTGATGATAATCGAGCATGTTTCTTACGTGTGCCATATGACGAGTCACTTGCGTCACGTAAGTGGAGATATGTTCATTTGTCCAGAAGATAGCATGACCCATCATTTCAGCCCAGAAGTTAAAGTCTTCAAATTCTGAAACATCACGGTCACTATCAGGTTGTGGCATCTGTACGATATAACTGTCTGCCAAATAGAAGAATCCGACTAATAATGCATTAAGCATATTGGTCTCTTCTTGAGTCCGATCATCTTTACGTTTAAATACGATCGAAATCTCATGCGGGATATAAACCCCACGTTTGAAAGAGATCGGTTTCTTCCCTGTTGTTTGACAGATCACCCATTTACTTTCATCATAGTACTCTTTCGGAATATTCCCGCAGAATACCTTGATATCAGTATTGGCATACTTCTTGAATGCACCGGTTAAACCGAATTCAGTGAAAAGATATAATGCCAGTATATGCTTAATTTGTACACTGTCATTTTTCTTCTCTTCATAGTGCGTCATCTTACGACGATCACCACGCCATATCTGACTCCACACGATCCCATGACTAGACGGTTGTCCATTCATTAAGAATGTATAAAGATTGATACGTTTGAATGTGAGTTTAGCTGCTAATAACTTCAAGAAGATTAATGGGCTACCGCCTTGTACTGTCACACTGAACACAGGTGCAGTCAAGACAGGAATAATCGTGTGCAGTACGCCACGAATCCACAGTTGATTGTTACCCACGAGATAAGGAAGATAAACACGATGTTCAATCTTCTCACCATTGAATTCGAAATCAAAGCTCACCAGATAAACACTACTCTCGGCAATCTCCACAGTACGGTTATTGCTCTTTTCACATTTCTCTAATACATGCTTCGCTTCGACTTGTGGGTCTACTCGTCTCATCCCAAGAAATTTCAACTCAGGAGGAAATAAGGATGCGGCATCTCGAAAGACTTTCCGGATATAGTTTTCAAGATCCTTAAACTGGTCAGAAGCCACCCCATCAGCAATCGTTGGATTGAATTTTGGGATCGATTCTTTTACAAGATCTCTTGCCAGTTTCTTTGGTTTAAAATTACGCGCCATGGTTCGCATAATGAATACCTCTTTTAAATGTTGTTACAGCTGTTGTATCCTAAGTTCAATAAGAGTAGTATAAGTTCATCAATTAAAAATTGAGTCCCGAATTGAACTCAATACTATCTCTTATCTCTTTAAGATAATATAGGAATATAATTCCTATTTAAAGAAAGATACTAACGATACTCAAAATACCCCCAATAATAGCTGGGAGCCACTTAAAGAACTCATTGGTATCTGCGCGATTCATCTTATTCATATCCCACCGATATTTACGTTCAGATAAATTCTCCTCGCGCTGTTTCTTCATATCACCTAACGCTCTTGCATCATCTGCTGTGCGATATAACTCAGGTGCATTTGGTTTACCGTGATCAGTCGCACTGTTGTGATCGATAAAGATGTATTCTGGTTTACTCTCACACCAACTACTGTCGGTGTTATTCATTAATCCATCGGTAAAAACGTAGATACCTGATTTTAATGTCGGATGTCTACGTGGACTGATTTTAATGATCACATTACTGAAGTTGCAGTAGTACGTGGGACCATTTCTGCCATTGGTATTATCGACATTTAGGATCTTAATCCCACCGATCTCAGTTGCACCTTCATCTATCGCATTGTTTTGCTCATAGTGCTCAACAATTAACTTACCTTCACAGCTAAATGGATGATAGATATCTTCCGATTTTGTCGCTGTAGAGACAAAGGCGAGATCAAGATCATCTACGTACAACAATGGTTTTTCTGTATTACCGCCAATGATATCCTCGATTGGAATAAAATACTCAACACGGAATGCTTCGACGTAACGACTTGTTGTATATAGTCGTTTATCCGGGTCACGATTTAGATACTCACCGCTAAATACTGTAGGCCCCAACCTAATCTCACGGTCATTACTAAGAATCAAGTTCATTGCTTCTATATTATCGACGTTTGATTTGTTTAGTTTTGGTCTGAGTTTGTTCTCATTAGGATGATAATTCGCACCATCATGATAGCTGATCGTTTTTCTATCACATCCCTCAAGAACAAAATCGGGTTGTCGTGGACGATCATCATCTCTCGTTAACGCAGCCACCGATGTGTTCTTCCAACTCTTATCACTGTTTTTCCCGAGTAACGATGTTCTATCCGCATGACTAAAACGATTAATATTATCTGCCCCTTCCTTGTAATTTGACTGGGTCAAACTTACGTACTTGTAAGTGCGGATATAGATCCCTTCTCGAATAGCCGGTACAGGTGTACCGCGTCTTGGTTTACGGGAAGGTTTACGCTTACCAAACATGTCAAATTTCCAATCCATCCGATAACACTGTTTCCCACTTATATATTCGGGTGGAGTATTATCGAGTTTCACGACATCACCCTTACGAGTCGTCATGATAACTGGTTGGCTACTTAGATTCATGATCTCCATCTCATCGTGATATATATCAATACGACGATACGGCAATGAACCTGGACTGCTAGTTTCTGGATTACCTCTGCTATAGTCATCTGAAACACTTGGACAGAGTGCTAACTCTACGGTCTCCATGTTACGGTCATTCGGCTGAAAGTCATAATCCATTTCACGCGATGCTGTCTTCTCAAACCCCTCAACCAATCTTTCGACATCAAGATATCTTGGATTGAATTCTGTTCGGGCTTGAGTAGGATTGAGCAGCTTCGCCTCATGTAAGATACGATAAGGTTTGCTCATATCTAAACTCCTTATATATTAGAAAATTATTTAGGTTAATCGGTGGGTCTTGGACCCCTTGTGTACCTTCTTCATTTAGATAATATACACTTATAAGTTTAGATAGATTTCCCAAAATAGCGGACATAAGCAAGGGACACCCCATCCAGGTGTCCCAGCTTAACTATTAACTTAACATTTAAAAAGGAAACTCATTTAATGAAAAAATCTCATTCGCAAAATTTTATCATCGTGTACAAAAAGGCCATCAAACTGTCTTTATATACATAATATATTCATGGATATATTTTATCGGGACATAAGCAGAGGGTAGCATTTGCTACCCTCGCTATATGCGGTTACTAAACAGTAACGATCACTTAAGGTGATACACCAGGGGATGGAACTCCACCCGCGCCAGGCGCACCGCCTACACCAGTGCCAGGTGCTGCAGCCGCAGCTCCAGGACCCGTAGCCGGAGCTACAGGAGTACCTGTTACCGCACCAGCGGCTCCAGGTGTACCCGTTCCAGAAGTTACTGGAGCAGGTGATGCAGGAGTCGCAGCGGCAGCTGCTGCACCGCTAGTACCGCTTTTTACTTTACATCTTGAGATAATACACGGTATTTGTTGTAAGTGGTCATGAATTCTTGAACACCTTTAACATCTACTTCGATTAATAGAGGTAAGTTTGGTACGTGTTGGTAACGTGGAGAAACCATTACAGTTTCTTTATATGCACCATTTTGGTTGTGTGGTGATAATGTCGTTACTAACTCTGGGTACATGAAGCAGTGACCGAAACGTAATTCGTTGAATTCGTCTGATTCTGGTACAGCAACAGTCATGAAGATCTTGTTGTCAAGTTCTTCATTAGTTGTAGTTACAACAGTGTGGCCGAAGTTTTCGCCTAATAAGCGTAAGTCACCACGAGCTGATAACAATAATGGTAGATAGTTATCAGTTACGATAACGAAGTGAGGTTTCACTTGTTTACCATCATTTAACATTGTTGATGCAACGTTGTATTGAGATTTAACGATTGCACGTGCAGCGGCTTCTTGAAGGATTGCTAATAAACCTTCACGAGCATTTTCAATGTTGTAACGAGTTTCAGTTGATTTAACTAATTCAGCTAAATTCACTTCTAATTTTTCGTAGTGTGGTTTGATCAAGTATTTACCGAAACCGATCATACCTGAAGTACGAATACCATCGTTGATTTCTGAAGCAACGTATGCTGCTAAAGTATCACGATATTGGAAGAATTCATACCAACCATCAGCAGATTGACGAGTACGAGTTACTTGTACTAATTTGTCAACTGTTGGGTAAGTTGCTTCTGAACCAACTGGACGTTGTAAACGAACTGGTGAACGAACACCGATAGCAATTTTCGCTGTAAATACATCAGTATCAACAGTGAAACCTTGGCTACGTAAGTTGCGGTTTGTACGGTTACCATATGGGTAGAAGAATTCACACGCTAAGTGTAATTTTTTCACTTCACCAGCTACTGTTGGATCGTTGATGTCTACTTTGTCAACGATATCTGGTTGACCTTTAGTACCTTTAGTTACTTTATAAACATCAACTACTTTAACTTGTGCGTGTTGAATTTGCAAGTAAGAAGTTTCTACGTTAGCAGAACCTACTACAGTTAATTCTAAACGAGCACGGTAGCCTGCGTCTACGAATGCTTTAACTTCAGCTGGTACTTTACCGTTTACAGATAAAGTACGACCATCGATTAATAAATCAGTAGTACGGAAGTTTAAGTCCATATCAAAGCCGTGGCCTTGTACTGATTTGAAGAAGTTAGCGCGTTCTAAATGACGAACTGGGAATTCAACAACAGTGTCTGCAGATGCAGTTGCACCCATTGTGATGTATACTTTATCTAACGCTAAATAGCTGTCGATAGTATCAGTTTCATCAAATACACCACCGTTTAATAAACCAGGGTGTGCAGAGATGTCTAATAAATCGTATTCAGCACCAACTTTTAATGGTTGAGTTGGAACTTCAACGCCTGCTACAGTACGAGTTACTGGTGCAGAGATTGCTTTATCCATGAATAATGCTTGGTAATGAGCTGCGTCAGCACCAGTTTCACGGTAGAATGGAACGATGTTTAATACATCTTGACGTAAAATAGATGGTTTACGTACTGCGTCCATTAAGTTGTATTTGTCGAAGTTACGACCTAATTTCTTAGCGGTTTCAGTTGTGTGTTTGAAACCATTCCAGAAACGGTCAACTTGGATTTCGTAGTAGAAACAAACTTGGTCTGGTGCTAATACGATAGTTTTGAACAACGCTTCAAGTGCAGGCTCTTGTACTGCAGCAACTAAGTTATAAACTACTGAGTAGTTCATTGAAGTTGCAAGGTTGTTGTTTTCGAATGCTTCCATTGACACTTCTTCAGGTGCTAAAATACCTAATGCAGAAGCACGAGCACCATTGGTGTAGTCTGCTACATAGTCGAAGTGTTGGTTAGCGTTGCGTTTGTTGAAAGCTTCTGCTGATTTAGCGAAACCTGCACGGTAAGCTTCAGGGTTACCAGCTGCTTCTAAAGAGATAGCTGCTGCAGCGCGTGATGCGTTTTCTTGTGAAGCTTTGATCCAGTCGCGGTTAGATGCAGATGTAGAAACGATACCTGCTTCTTCGAAACTTTCTAAAGATGCAACTAAGCCTTTACCATCGGTTGCAACATTGATGATTTGGTCGATGGTTGCTGCGTTGTTTTTAAGGTTAGCTGTTAATTGGCTAGCAGTCGCTGGATTGCTCCAAGATTCTAATGAAGCAACATCTGCAGACATAGCGCCAGACAAACCACCTTGGTTTAAAGTTGTTTGAACTTGAGTAAGTAAGTCACCGTACTTAGTTTCACCGTGACTTTTTGCATTAAAATAAGAACGCATGGTTTCTTTTTCCTTATTTATAAAAATAATGAGGGAAATAAATTGAATATTCATTTTGAGTAGAATAACTACTCTATCATCTCACCTCAAAGTGCTATTAAATGATCACCTTAAGATAAGATGACACCATTCGCAGTCTTTTAAGTGCAGCATATAAAGCATCCCATCATTAACTTAAATCCCATCATTACTTCGTACACGTTAAACTTCCCCAAGCTACGGAAAAGCAACAACAAAATAATAAATTAATAATCAAATGCAATATTCTTTTTCGTGTGTGACTATATCACATAGATAATTAGCCACGTCCTGCTAATAAGTCAGCTTTAGATTGTAGCCATGGTTTTTCATGGAGCCATTCTTTAAAGACATTATAGCTGGTTAATTCATTGAAGGTCATATATTGACCAAGTGCATCTAGCACTTCTTTTAAACCTTTATTGTAATCATCTTGATTAACAATAGTGGTGAACTGACCTTGGAATTGAACATAAACGTAAAGAATACGATTAGCACTATCAAATACTGCACGTTCAATTTGTTGATAGGCAGGGAATTGATATTTACTATAGTGATCTTTATCATTATTAGCTTTAACAAGATCTTCATCTGCCCAAGCTTGTTTTTGATCTTCACTCACCATGTCTAAAGCTTCACCTGGTGTGGTATAAGGTACCATATCACCAAACGGTTTTGCATAAGCACCTTCTAATGTCGCTAAAGCGAAGTTAAAATGAACGAAATCTAAGAAGTCGTTTGGGTTTAATAAGGTTGCAAGTGTTGCAGGATCTTTTACCAAGATACGTTTCGGACGTCCAGCCGCATCAACTAATGATTCGTCCTCTGGACTAATCAGTGCTTCACGCATGTCACTCGGTACAAAAATTACCTTGATCGGGGCGTATGTTTTGTTCATCATAGAGGGAGCTCCTTTCTCTAGATTTTGATTTATTTTATTTTTATAAGTATCGTTATATAGCTGATCAATACTATACAAGGATACGATTATCTTAAGTCTTAAATTCGACATAAGTTGTCGAGATATACAGGATGACGAGATAAAAACGAAAACGAATTTCTATTTTCAATGTGGTATTTTAATTATGAGTGATACTTTCTTAAATGAGAAAAAGGTCGTGGTGTATGCGATCGCACTCCGTTACTGGGAACTTAATAGTGAGAACCCGCCTGTTCGAGCTCGAGCACTTTGTGAACGGGTATTAAAAGAAGTCAGACCGAAAGAGAGCGTGGCTGACGATGGTCTAAGTAAAGACAATTTAATCAATCTAGCTTCAACATTAGGTTACTTGTTGGATACTGAGCAACCTCAAAGTTTCAGTATGATGAAACAATCTATCCGTATGGCAATCAAGAAAGATGATGAGCTATACGATGCAGCTATTATGGCACTTGAAGGTCCATATAAATACGATGAATTACTTGAAGCGTGCTTATCATGGCAACGTGAGATCAGTGCTTATTTCCAACGTTTAGATTTTACTAAATCCGTTCGTAAGTATACCAGTAACGTGTTATATGGCGACAGCCGTAATGATATCATGGAACAAGCCCGTGAAATGATTGCGATGCTACAGCCTTATAGTACCTACGGCGATAGCAGTGGTGGGACAGGGATTCACAACCCTATTCTAGTCGCAGGCTTTAGTACTGAAGAAGAAGATACCGTAAAAGCCGTTTGGGAGAAAACGCAGATTGCGATTTCACCTGAGTCTATCATGAAAACAGGTTATAAAGGAATCAACCGTGCATTAGGCGCACCAGGTGGTATCTTTCGTGGTGATACAGTTTTATTAGGTGCATTACAGCATAACTATAAATCAGGTATGCTTGATGATATCTTATTTGATATCCCTCGTTTTAATAAACCTCACTTCTTTACAGATAAGAAAAAAGCCGCAATCCTACATCTCTCATTAGAGAACAATGCAGGTGATGACTTAATGCGTATCTATAAACGTGCTTACGTGGTGAAATACGGTACGATGCCATCATTACAAGATTGTATTAATGAAGACCCTAAAAAGGTTTCGGACTTAATCAATGAGTTTACTGCACAAAATGGATGGACGTATTTCTATATGAAAGCCAACCCAAGTAATATCGGTTATATCGATGTGCAGAACTTGGTGATGGAATTTGAGATGAATGGGTATGAAGTACACGTATTAGGTGTGGACTACTTAAGTATGCTTTCATTAAAAGGGATTAGTCGTATCGGTGATGGGACAGAATACCAAGAGTTATTCAGACTGATGCGTAACTTCTGTTCTGAACGTGATATCACTTTGATCACTCCACACCAATTAAGTACGGAAGCGACTTATCTTAACCGTGACGATTATCAAGCGGATTTTGTTAAAAGTGTCGCAGGTAAATCCTACTGGGCGAAAAGTAAACAGATCGACCGTGAGGTAGATGTGGAGATCGTTCAGCATATTGTGACCTTACCTAAAGTGGGTGGTCGTAAAGGTGAAACGGAATCATTCTTGACATTTTGTCTTGGTAAGAACCGTCGTGTTCATGATACGAAACCTGAGCATAAATCAGGTGCACTTCGTTTTACGGATTGTGGTATCGTTGCTGATCTTAATGAACCAGATGATAAAGAAACTTACGTGAAAGATCTTCGTAAGCTTAGAGGCACGGGTAGTGTTTCTGGTGAAGAGGATGTTTGGTAAAGATAAAGTAGATGGAGGTAACTTCGGTTACCTCTTACTTTTGTCCCTAAATTTCTGTTAAAGGTTTTTATTTTATATAGGGAGTCTTATTATGACACGAGAAGAATTGGATGCACTGACGCCCTATGAGGCGAAGTTATTGTGGCGAGAGATATTTGATACGTATTATGATGTTGAAGCAAAGCAGATGTACTGCTATAGTGATTGGACATTAGAAGTAGCGGGTATCCCGATGACAGGTAGTGATGAGTGGGATATGGCGATGGCTGAACAATATAACGTCACAAAAAGAACGATCGGTGAATTAGCCGATTGGGTAGCCGATGAGATCCCCTTTTATATCCATCGTCAAAGCGATAGTGTTTATATCTTCAATATGATTAAGAAATATAATGGTTTTATGGTGGCTTTATTAGATCGTGCTAATGTGGGTGCAAACCGCATGAGACGTAATGAGGACTTCCAGCACATCATCGAAGATTGCGAACGTTTAGCTAATCTTGCTAATCATTTATTCACCACAGTACAAATGACAGTGGGTGATGAAGTTTATCGTATCTTTGGTATCTTACCAGATGAACTTGTCACTGAAGGTAAATCAGGTCGTACTGCACTTCGCTTTGGATATCAAGGTAATACGGGTATTAAGGAAGATAATAAAGAGATTCCGAAAAGAGTGAGTATTACCGATGGCATGAGTGATCGTTTACGTCAAGCTACTCGTTTATGGCGTAACACAACGGAGGATTAATAAATGGCATCTAAATCAGAGATCTATTATAAAGGTGTCGTTGACCTTTGTAATCTAGATATCAAAGCGATCCATTGGTACTATGAAGCATTACTCAAAACAGATAACGCTTCATTTGCTTTTGATAAGGTGATGGGTTTTGATATCGTGAAGGATTATGAACTTGGGTTTACGGATAACTTCGTGATCGAAGTACAATGTACGAAGAAGTTTTATATCGAAACGTTATACCCACTTCGTAATAACTTTAAGATCATCCTAAAACAAACTCAACAAACTGAGAAAGAAGAAGGGATGAAGTTAATCAAACCTCAAACTCATCAGCGTGTTTATAAGGGTGTTTTAGTAAACCCAATTGATATGGGTCAATCTACTAGTCAATCTTCTACACCGGATAGCAATACTGATCCGAATGCAGAGAAAACCCCTGTTACCGTGAAGATCCAATTACTTCACCCTGCCATTGAGTATATCATGCGTTCTAACTTTGGGGGTAATTTCCACGGTGTTCCAGGTGATATTGTCAAAGGGATGTTATCTAAATCCATTGAGATGTTAGATTGTAAACCGGATGAGAAACCGAAAGGGGTTGAGATGGTACCACCGGATAATCAGAAGATCACTACCGATGTTTTGATTCCACACGGTACACCGATCCTAGATCTGCCCCGTTTTGTACAGAAAGATCGATACGGGATTTACAACTATGGCTTAGGAAGTTATCTCTGTAAAGATACCTGGTATCTCTATCCTCTATATCAGTATGATCGTTATAAGAAGTCTGATACACGTCTTACGATCAACGTGATTCCTAAAGCGAAGATCATGGATAGTCCTCGTACTTATCATGTTTATAATCGTGATGTCACAATCCTATGCGGCGGTGGGGTAGAAGTCTCCGATGATGCCAATGCTCGTACCACTAATGAGGGGGACGGCGCAACGATGTTTGATCCGGCTAAACTCCGTAATGAATCCGTTATCCAAAACGAAACAGGGACTTACTTAAATCCGGTGGATGCGAAGAAACAATTCGTTCAAAATAAACGGACGGACGATCTTAACTATGCTCCTATGGTAAAAGATCGTTTGACTACTTCATTGCAACATGCAATGAGTAATATCGCTCAACGCAATGGGATTGTACTTACTTTTATCTGGGAGTATGCTAATCCTCATTTGTTAGTACCAGGCATGCCAGTACGTGTGGTATATTTCAAAAATGAAGTGAAATATGAGATCACCGGTGTCTTATTAAAAGAAGCAGGTGCTTATCAGTTAGTTGGTGGTACGAACAGTAAGAAACATCTTGGTAGTGTCGGCTTAGCCGTTATGGTCGATCAAGATCAGTTTAATAATACCGAGAAGAAACAATATCAATCCACTTCTTCAGGTGTGGGTAAATCATTGATCAAGAATATTCTCTCAATATTTTAACTTCTTATTATTTGAGAAATAATCTGTATTGATATTAATCACTACAATGCATGGGGTTCTCCTGCTGGTTACTTTAATAAGTTCTGGCGAGACAAGCTGCAATTTTAAATTTCTCTTTTTGCATAATCTCAAGTCGGGTATATGGTGATCCATATACCCACTTTTATGTTGTCAATTTTCATAAGGCTCTGTTTACATGAGTAATTAAAGGATATTTTATTATGGCACTAAATACTGGCTCAAGCAACAGTAGCAATAGCTCCAAATCAACAGGTATCCTCGATAAAGCAATCGAGAGTGTTTGGTTTGAAGGTCCCGAGAAGAGTAAGAGTATCGGGGATACATTTGGTAAAGATATCGATCAGATCTTAGGTGAGTTCAAACAAAAAAGTATCACGAATCTTGATACCTTATTTAAACAAGGGGTGAATGGATTAGGTGGTTTACTCGGTGGATTTGTTAGTAAGTTTAATCTGAAATCATTAGGTATTGATCCAAATAAAGTTAAGGATTATATCGACCAAGGGAAACGTATCGCTTCTGCAGCATCTCAGGGTCTTGAAGTTTATAAACAATTTAAGGAAGGGAACTATAGTTTAGTTCTTGATAGTCTTGGTGGGGTACTAGGTAATAACCTGGTTAACATGGGTAAATATGGTCTTGAGATGCGAGACCTCGTTAAGAATTCAGATTTCCATTCCTTTGCTGGATTGATGGATTTCGTCTCTAACGTAACTGGTGTGGACATGCGTGATGCGCTTGGTATCAATGAGATGCAGGCTAAGATCGGCGCTCTTGTCCAGTTAGCCCAAGAATACGGTGGTGCAGACCTTATTGCTAAATTACAGAATAAGTTATTTGGTGAAGGGATGTATCCTGGACTTGAACAAGCATTAGCGACTAACCTTGCATTAAATGCTTCATTCAGTCAGGTCGATACGATCGATGAGATCTTAAAGATCATTGATGGCCGTATGGCAGGTGAAATCAATCCCGATCTGATTAACCGTATATTATTAAACTACCGTCTACCAAGTAACTGGAAAGACTCCAGTCTTAGTGAAGAGAAAGAACGTTTATTCCGTATCTTTGAAAAAGTTGATCCGAGCTGGGATAAAGAAGTCATCGACGGTAAGACTTATTATAAAACAAAACCGTGGATGGCAATGAGTGAGGATGCGAAAACCTTATTCGGTAATGATGCGTTATATGGCGTAACGATTGCAATTGCAGGTAGCTATCCAGAGCTTACCGTAAAAGAAGGTTTGAACTTAACCTACCCTTATCTCAACCTTTCTATATAATAGCGAGATCATGTTTTGTAGCCTTTGCTTTAACTAGAGAAGTATGGGCTATATTTTATTATTTGCAAATATTAAAAGGTTTAAAATAACAATTATGAGTACGTTAAAACAACGCATTCTTCAGGCCACTCAAGCTCGCTTATCCATGGAAGCGGTCGATTGGGATGACGATGGCACACTCTTTAGTGATATCGCAAGAGCCATCTCTGAGTTTCGCTCTGAAGTCAAAGCAAGTGATGCACTCGCTGCAGAGAAATTACTGCACAGTGAATTCGGTCGAGTGGTACTCAAACATATGGGCATGAAAACTACGCTGACTATCGATAACAGCAATGGAATTAATGCTTATATCGTCGTACCTGCTATCGATCGTAATAACCCTATCTTACATCGTTTTGCTAACATCACTACCGCAAACCGTACGGTATTAGATAAGCTTGTAAAAGAAGAAGAGCTTTATGCTTTAGTTGACCGTAAAGAAGGTCGTGTAGGTGGGATCTTATCTGAGATCGATCATCCTATTTATATCACACGTGGTATGCTCTTTAATAATGACAAGTTTAGTCCAAGAGAGATCGCTGCAGTGATCTTACATGAACTCGGTCATGCATTCAGTTATTATGAAGGGTTATCTCAGTATATTCGTCAGAACGTGATTCTAGCTTCCAACGTAGCAGAATTTCGTGATACTTCTGATGCGCAAACCAGACTTCGCATCATCTCTCGTTTAAAAGCTGAGAAACTCTTACCAAAAGAATTCGATGATAGCCGTGTAGCAAGTGCAGGCGATAAATATACCACCGTGGTGATCTCGATGGGTCAACGCATGATCGCAGAAGATCCAAATAGTATCTTCCATAACAGTACTACATTCGAATCAGCAGCAGATCAGTTTGCTATCCGTAAAGGCGCAGGATTATATCTGGCTAAATCATTAACGAAGATTTATAAACAATATAACTCAAGTGCATTTGAATATTACTTCGGGTTGTTTGTTTCAGTTGCAATGTCAATCATGACTGTGCTCTTTGTTGCAATTGGCGCATTACATCCAGTTTTCTTCTTATTTGGTTTGATCTCTTACATGACTGCTTTAGTACAAGGTGCATTCTCTGATGCATTAAGTAGCTATGATACACCACGTGATCGTCTAAAACGCATCCGTACTGAAATGATCGGCAGACTTAAGAAACAAGATCTTTCAGATGCTGCACGTAAAGAGTTACTGAAAACGTTTGATTCATTAGATGAGTTACTAAAACAAAATGATCATCATTATAATGCGAATGAAACGTTAGGTAAGCTGATCTATGATCGTCTGGATAATTTATTTATCCGTCAGAAAGATGCAAAGAAACGTCAGCAAGCACTCGAAGATTTATTGAATAACGAGCTTTACGTTTCTGCAGCTCGCTTTGCTTAAATCATTTCTCTTTTACTTAAATAAATATAATATAAAAGGTTTAAAATAATTATGGAAAACATCCAAGCTGTGGTGATGGCTTATCGCCAATGTTTAAATAGCGGTATCGACCGTACTACTTTATCCCGTGGTGTCGCAACTCACGTAGGTTGTCGTATCAACATCTTAGCCGGTGGTTTAGATGCACAAACTCGTATGCACTTTAAATTTGGTATCACTAAACTTGCTTCTTATATCAATGAAAACATCGTAGGTTTCATTGGTGAAGAGTTCATCGAGCAAGTAGTTAAAGTAGTAGATTACCGTATTGCAATTGCAAGTGGTACATTAAACTACGAAGGGGATAAAACCCTAGTAGAACTTCTTGATGCAGATAAAGCAACGTTAGGCGATGAACCAACCGAAGCACAAGAAAATGCATTAGGTCAATTGTTCAGTGCAGTGACCGCATTAATGGGTACTGATACTAGTCTTGTTGCGATTGCAACTAACCTTGGTAACTACAAACCTGAAGCTTAATCCTTAGGTTCAGATAAAAGAAGGGAGTATAAAACGATGAGTGATGTCGTGAATATTTCAGACCTTCGCCGTAAAATTATTAAAGGTTACCAAGTTGATGGTGACCTTTTAGATGCGGTAGAAGAATCTGAACGTGCCATCGCAGAACACCAAGAAGCGTTACGTCCTGTTGAAAGACGTTTAGAACGCATTGAACGTGTAAAAGCGATGATCCAGGAAGGCGGGGTAAACCGTGCGTTAGTGCAACAGGTGATCGAAGAAACTGAGAACCCTGCTTTATTAGATGAAGGTGGATTAACAATGGAATCTTTTACTACGGTTCCATCTAATGTTAATCGTCTTTCATTAGAAGCAATCACTGAACAGCAAAAGAATATTGCACTTGGTGCAGCTGCTGCTGTCGGTGTAGGTTTAGTCGTTAAATTGATCGCGATCATTTGGGGCTTTGTTCGTAAGCTATTTAGTAAACAAGAACAAAAACCAGGTGAGAAAGCCGTAGATTACACTAAACAAGTTGCACTACGTGAAGAAGAGGCTGAGAAAGCAATCCTTCGTCTTGAGAAATCAAATGTGATCCGTGAACAATTAAAACGTTTCCAAGATGCATTTGAAGATGAAGCCAATCGTAATGAAGCAGATCAAAACTTACATGAAGCGTGGAATGAGCTACTACAAGAAGCTTTCATTAAAGGTAGCCGTATGGATGCGATCCATGGTATCTTCAATGACATGCCTAACTACAGTTCAACTGCAGTAGAATGTAATGCAACCACTCGTGAATTAATTGCAGATCTTCCTGAGAAAGGTGCAACCCCTGAAGGGAAAGCCTGGTTTGATAGTAAGGTTAAAGATTGCTATCGTAAATTTGCGCCTCAAGCAATTCGTAAGAACCTTGAGAAGATCAAAGATGTGCTGGATAAAGCAGAAGGCATGCGTGATCACATCCTACCTTGGAACAGTGAAACCGAAGAAATGGTTTACAATGCGATTAAAACTCGTAAGAACATCATCTTCTTAAATAAGATCATGGAATACGGTCCATTTGCTAAAGACAGTCTTCTGATCAAAAATAAAACCTTCGATGAAGAAGCAGCAAGTCATCTTGATAAACTTAAAGAAGTGGCTGAGAAATCAACCATCACAAAAGAAGTCGGCGCATCACTTAAAGAATACATCACTTACTTTGGTGATAACATGAAGTGCTATTTTGCAGTACTTAAACTGTACATGTTGATTGCAGGTAGCTATGATCGTTTCATGTATCTTTATAACAAACAAGGTGGTAAATACTTTACCCTATTAAAAGCCATTGCTAAAGCAGCAAATAAACAAATCAATAGTTTCCTCAATAAAGATGGAACAGTTAATTTAGATAACCTTGATGAGTTTGCTGTGAATATGGAATACAAGATGGGTGAAGGTTGGACGCTAACACCAGTTAAGGGAGATGAGTAATGAGTTTTGATAATCAAGTTGAGATTCATGAAGAGATGGGTGGTGTGACACCTGAAGAGACGGTATCTCAAGAAGGGATCGTTTATGAAACTAACGAGACATCTCAGTTAAACGAGATGGTGCAATCTCATCTTGCTGGTATCGCTCAACAAGAAGAAGCCTTTACTGAATTAGAACACGTTAATGCAACGACACCTTTAACGGAACGTATCCGTGGTATCGTCAATAACGAGAAAGTTCGTTTAGTGGAAATGGCGAATACAATTGAAGCGCCAGCTGCACCAACTCCATCAGAAAACCAATCTGAAGAGTGAAAAAAAAAATAAATAAAGATATGAGGGTACCAGCTGGTACCCTCTCTTTATGTTAATGTATACTAGCCTTACTAATATACTGTGGAGATCTTGCACATCTCTGCGGTTACCGCCAGTGTCTATACACGTACTTGTGAATACGATTCAACAGGTCATATTTATAAGTACAGCATGCTTCATTGTATACACTGAAGTCATTTAGTAGGATTGCTTCAATGTATGGTTTTGCACCAGTAACGACGTGGTAGTAAGGATTAGCCGGGTTTATCGTATGGATAAATTTCCGGAGTTCTAGTGTTCTTTTTATATCAAACATGATAACACCTTATTTAATTAAAGTTATAATTAAAGGGAGTTCTACGATACTCCCGCCGGTGTCAAATGCATGGTGTATTAAGCGCCTCTTATGTGAGATAAATCGAGTCGTGGCGATTATCTCATGTAGATTATATACACTTGTAATTTTAATAGAATAGGTAAAAAAGAAAAGAGCACAAAAATAAGAGGGTACCCTAGGGTACCCTCTCTCTTATGTCGCTATCCTAGAACGGGATGTTGTACGGTATTGTGGTTTGAAGTGTCAGATTATCCATCGCATGCTTATAAACTTCCTTACATGCAGCTTCGATATCAACCTGCTTATCGTCCTGATGTTCAAAAGCATATTGACGTAAGTGTTCGATCATTGATACCGTATCACGCGGTAGGTTCTCAAGATCAAATGGATTGCCATCCATATCCATAATCCAACCATTTGCATTAATATACACCCGATACAATTTAACTGCGCCTTCTTTGATCATCGCATGACGATACATCGGATCGTATCGATCGTACTCATAAAGCACCACATCAAATGAAGCATTCTCACCTGATATCCAGTGTGTAACGTAGAGGCCTGGATATAACCAACCATGGTCATTCTTAGTTGAACCAAGATATTTATAGTTAGTAATCAGATCGCCTGAAACATCTGCTTGATCAATTTCCATTAAACAAGTTGATAACCGTTTTAATGTTTGACCAGTAAGATGTTGTCTTACTTTAGGTTGAAATACATCAAGATATAACGCCAATGCTTCGAGCTCAAGTTCCTCTTCTGCATGTTGATCACGTGGCATCATTTTTCACCTCCTGCTGCAAGGAAAAACATCGCTTCTTTAAGACAGAATTCCTGTTGAGCTACTGCATAAGGACTCACGCCTTCTTGATTACCAAGATAGAATTTAGATTCCTTAAATTCATCGACAGTATTAAACTTGAATTCCACTTCATCACTCGTCTCAGGATCATAAGTCGTATAAGTGATTTTATCGAAATCTTCTGATACGACAAATACTGGCCATTCAGACGCATCCTTGATATCAGCTGGATGATTCTTGATCAGTACATTCTCAACGCATTGCGCAGGTGGGTTAAACCATCCACTGTGAGCTTGTTTACCTGAAAGTGTATATCCCGCTAAGCCGAGTCTTGCGTTACGGACACCCTGTATACTGTACTCTCTTGCATTGATATCATACGCTTCTACAAACTTATGAATTTCATCATTTCGTTTATTAGTATAGTTCGTATGAGAGATGTACTTCGGTTTATCTTCCTTATCCTTCTCAAAGATCGATACACTTGCATTGATCTGATTATAGATGAGGAAATAGTTGATGATATAAAGACGAGTTGGATTCGCTTTAATATCGGCAACGTATACCTTACGAGTCATATTAGATGGATTATGCTCAACATCAAGGATAACGAATCGGTTTAAGATCGTATTGTATCCAGTAGGTTTGATGTTATTGAGCATTTGAGCGACTTTCGTTTCAATATCCAACTCCTGTTCTCTTACTACTTTTTGGTCTGTATATTTCTTTGCAATAGATAAACAAACACGCTGTTGATCAAGAACAAATTTAGGATATTTCGTTTCATCAGAAAGATAGTATTCTGAGTCCATGAACTCATCGATTGATGTGAATGTTCCAAATCGATAAGGTGAGGTTGCTTTTGCATCCGCACCTTGATATTGGTACTCAGTATATGAGAATATCGGACCAGATTCACTCACAGCAAAATAGATCTGAGGATAGAACGGTTCTTCACCCTCTCCATTATCAGCAAGGATACGAGATACAATCGAGAAGAACGGAAGGATGATGCGTTTGTGTACATCGCCAATCTTGATCTCACGTAATCCGCCACCCGTTTCAAGCAGCTCCATATGACTAACTTGATAAGCATCCACTAATGCACGAATAAACTTACGTAATTCGTAGTTAGTCAATTGACTTACATCAGTTAAAGTACCGACACGATAGATTCGACTACCATCCAACATGAAACTTACGATACTATTGATCGTAAGTTTATCACCTAGATCTAATACCACTTCATATAAGTGGTTATTCTTTTTACCCAGTTCCACAATGTGGATGAAATGATTTTCACCTTTAATCTCACCGTTAACTACCACGTATTTATTGAACGCAGTGTTATAAGAAGTAGGTGTGCATTTACTTGCTATATCAAGCAATTCTTTTATTGTATACATGTTTAACTCCTATTAGTTAATGGTACCAATGAGTTGACGCTCAACTTCCAATAAACACTCTTCCTGTTGTATGCGAACATGAGGTGCAACGTCATCACCTGTTAGGTAATACTCAGAGTTAATAAACTTATTAATATCACTGAAATCGACAATGGTTTCACCTGGAATTCCCTTACTGTAACTAAAGGATTTATCTGTTTTATTCACAGTAAACATTGGGAAGTAGAAGTTCGTTTGACCAGTTATTTTAATACTAGTCTTAAGTGCCCAATCTAATGCTGCACCACTTACCAGGTTAACGACTGGCGCTACGGTGAGCTCATTTTCCTTATATGGAGTGATCAGAAATTGTTCATACTCACCACCATCACTAACAACTGCACTCACCCAATCACAGAACCCACGAAAAATACAACCAAGTTCAGTATCTTCATTGCAAGGGTCACCTTCGATCACCATTTCTACCGGTAATCCTTCTTCTGATTTGCGCCATGCAAATATTTTAGCGGATAACTCACCATCTCCATCACCTTTTGGTTTAGCCGTTACAGCGATATGATAGTAGATAACTGGATATTGATTAGTATCTAAAATACCGAGGTCACCCGCATGTCCATTGATATTCATCATGGTAACAATATATCGACCGAAGAAGGTATTATATTCAGTTGGTCTGGTGTAACCAAAGATTTTACTTAAGTAAAGCTTATCATTTCTGGTGTCTGTTGTCATGGTGTAACTCCTATTTGTTACTATAGTTAAAATTAATTTATTTGAAGAAGCGGTCTTTTAGACTGCTCATTTTACTGGTCAAGCCAGTTTCTTCTGTTTTGTTTTCTACCTTTTTAGGTTCAGCCCAACGATAATCGTATTCAGAAGCATGCGGTTTGACCTCTTCATCTTCATGTTTATCATGGAATGATTTCGCAATCTGTTTACCATCTAAGATGAAACGGCGTAAGTTAGTGGTTGGTTTACCATTTAAACCATACTTAGTTAAACCTACTTGTGCAATTGTAGTCGGTTTACCATCGACCATCTCAGATCCAACGAAGATAAATAAACGGCGTTCACCACGATAGTATTTATCTTTGATGTAACTTTCAAAGTCAATCCCTTCCAATACATGATCGATTGTTAATGTATCAGATTTACTGAACATGGTAATCAAGAAATCCTTGTTCATGAATTTAGTCCGGATTGTTTGGCGATGTTCATCTGTTAATCCGTATTTTGCTTTAAGTTCTTCAGCTTTCTTACCGAATTCCTCTTCGTCTAATAAGCCTTTGATTTGAGTAGTCATAATAATCTCTCCTTATAATCTGGTGATGCTAAATTTAAAAACGTTTTGAAATCCACAGAAAAGACATGGTAGCGGATTCCATCATTTAATTTTGGTTCGGTTGTTTCAAAGGTGAATACGCATAAATGATTATCCACATCACCACGCTTAGTTGTGAAAAACCGAATAATATTCCATCTTGGATGAACATCCAAATTCGTTAACATTTGAACGATGCTATCAAACTGGTCATGGAAGTATCCATCACCATAGATCTGGATATATTGGTTGCAAACACTGGACTCCCCATTTAATCCAGTAAATGGCACCGTTTGGATGTGCGTACCAAGATGAGGGATATTCTCGATCTCTTCATCTTTGATCCCGTAGACATTAAGATAGGTGGTAAACACCCTCTTATCAAAGAACTCATTAAACGTCTGAGGACGACGTCTAAACTTGTTCTGATTTTCAAGTTTAGGTTTTGGTTTACTTGACATGCTATACTCCTATTCGTATAGTTAAGTTATATGCGATATAAGGCCTCTAAATCGCACGCTAATCGATTATTTATCTTAAGATGAATAATCACTCGAGTGATGTAAGATAATGCTGTTATCAGCGTTCTATCATCATATAAATAATATATACTTATAAATTTAATAAAGAGCGGACATAAGCAAGAGGATATCCTAAGATACCCTCATAAACCTGCTACTGTTTTAAGAACTTCAGTACTTTATTTTCAGGATGAAGTTTATCCATCTGGTTATTATAAAGTGAGGTGAGTTCTTTTAAGGTATAACGATAGAAACGTTTCCCTTCAGATAAAACATTAATAAAGACGATCACGGGGTTATTCTTACCCACACTAATCAAACGGTTATGCCCATGTGCCACATGTAAGGTACCGATTTCCACATCTTTATTAATGAATTTGAACATGTCGACGACTTTTTGACCTACATCATTAGTTGGATGGTTTAAGAAGACTAAACCTTCATCCACTTCAACAGGTGTATCATCTTTAGGGATGTGATATCCTACTTCGATATATTTAAAAAATTCATGTTCTTGCTCGGGTGTAGTGATTAATACATCACGTGTTTTGAGCTCAGGGGGTGTATAATCTGCAATCATGTGCTACTGCCTTATTTGTTTTATGGTGTTATTTTTATGAAATTAGGGATAAAATTAAGAGCCACCTAAATGACCCTAATTACAAACAATATTGTGATGAAATAATCATTTAAATTTTAAGAGGAAAAAGCCCATGATGATTAAAGATGAATCCGTTGTATTCCCAGATGATACCCCAGAGAACAAGGATGAGATGAAAGTTTATGAAGTACAATACGAGCACAACGATAGTACTTATGCAATCGATTTACCTGCGGGTAGTTGGGAAGAAGCTGAAGCTAAATTAGAAGCCATTAAGCTCACTGGTAAGGTAACAGCGCGTCTTATCTCAAGAACTAAGATAGAATCCATTGATAAAGTCGATATCGACCTATCTGGTAATGGTACTTTGAACTAACAACATAAGACGAGAGGCATCACCAAGATGCCTCTGTTTGTGTCGGCTTATAGTCCGTTATAAGCGATCTTCACTTTACATAAACGACTATTCACAATACCTAATGATGAAGTATAGTCTGCGATAGTACGAGACTTCGGTGTGATGTTATCGATCACAAATACCGTACTGATACGATCGTGCGCAACGACTTTAAACATTTGATCTGGAATCGGTAATCCACGTACATGTTTAGTGATACGACAGTTATCCACTAAGATACCAGAGATCACGTAGTTTGCTTTACTGTTTGATTTACGAAGATCTTTCGCAAAGTTTTCCATGTGTTTCCAAGTACCACGATTTAATTGTGGGTTTTGTGGCACGATGTTAGTCATCAGATAGGATTGGCTTACGGTCTCATAATCTGAGGTGTTAGAAGAGGCGGCAAGATGACCCTTGTCATATCCGCTTCTAGCGTACTGTTTAGGGCTGATTTGATCGAAGTAAGACAATCTATCGTCTAAACGGAAATCGTTCGTTCTAGGGGCTTTAAATCGCTTAAAATCACCCTTCTCGAGTTTCTCTACAACTAATACAGGCATTCTCCATTCTTTACTGAAATAAGAGATATACTGATCATTGCAAAGCTTGACGATATCATTCGTATCAGTGATCTTCACTGAGAGTTCCGTCTCGATATCGGGACACTGCTCAGCATAACTAAATAAACTACAACTTCCGAGTAGTAATCCAAATAGCAACTTTCTCATTTTTATTTGTTCCTTGTTGAAAAAAAATATGGCGGTAATTATAGGGAGCGCATATGCACTCCCTCCATATAATTATTTCAAGCAATCAGTTGGCATACGATAGATATCACCAACATTGTGATTTTTATCGAATAACACTTTCACTTGACAGTGTTTCACTTCTGTGCCGTCTTTGTAGTTGAATACATAATCGAATTCAGATACACCGTATAAACCTTCACCGAAGTGCGGGCGACCTAACAAGTTTTGAACTTGGTCTTTATTCATACCACGTTCCACCATGTTTAGGTTTTTCACATTCACCCAGCTACCGAATTGGCTGCCATCGTGATTGAAAGTTGCATCTTCTGCTTTAGGCCATACAGGGCTTTCTGAGCGACCATTTTCATCTACCTGTGATAAGTTACCACATCCGACTAATAATACTGCCATGAGTGCTACAGCGGCTTTCTTTAACATATTTAATTCTCCTATAGAAATATTAATGATGAGAGGGTAGATCTCTACCCTCTAGATTTGTCCACAATCGTGAGACTACCATTGATACATGTAGCCTGCGCCCACAGTCACATCTTTCTGAGTATCTACACCAGCAGAAAGTTTGATGATGTGGTGACCGTTGTCAGATGAACGTGAGTAACCTACTGCTACAGCGGATTGACCATGTTTATAGCCCACACCTACACCAACACCAGATTTACCTGGTAGGTATACTTGAGGGATATTAGCCATCGCTGCAACTGAAGAGATACCTGCATCAGCACGTTTACGGTTTTTCTTCACATCGTGATCTAAATGATCAACTTTGTTTTCCAAACCAGTTACACGGTTTTCTACGTTAGCTAAACGAGCACCGTGGTTGATCACAGTACGACGTACTTGTTTAAGTGCGCGTGATTGTGCATCTTGACGTGCTTTCACTTGGTTTAACTGTGAAACGTTCACTGCATCGTTGTCGTCTTCACCAGCCGTCACATTTTTGATTTTGGTGTTACGCGCATCGATGCCATCTTTAGTGATCTTAGGACCATTGTATACGGTTAAAGAGTTTACACCGATATCTTTAGATGTAGCCACTTTATATACAGTTGCACCATTTTCATCTTTAGATGAAGTGACTTCCATATTGTGGCCAGCTTCTACGGCAGTGTGACGTTTCGCTTCTGCTTCTACATCCGCAATCTTAGCTTTGTTGCTTTCGATTGCCTTAGTATTGTCAGCAATGCCTTTAGTGTTTTTGTCGATAGCTGGTTGATAGTCAGCTGAGTTTACAGTATAAGTGACTTTACCATTAGCATCAGTTGAGATGTCAACTGTAGTGTTTTTACCTGCTGTAACAACTGGTAGTTTTTGCTCTACTGCTTTAATGTAATTGGTATTTGCTGCGATATCTTTCGTATTTTGAGCGATATCTTTAGCATTCATGTCAATTAATTTTTCAGCAGAACGGATGTCAGCTGTGTTGGTGCTGATTGCATCTGCATTCTTAGCGATATTTGCTTTGTTCGCATCGATAGCAGGTTGGAAGTCTTTTGAACTTACAGTGTAGACAGTTTGACCGTTTGCATTGGTTTTAACATCAACTGTTACATTTTTACCTGCTTCAACAACTGCCGGGTTAGCTGCACTGCTGATTTTAGATGCTACCGCATATAACTGAGAACCGTTGATCGCATCTGTAGAAGTCGCGGAGATTTCACCTGCTGCTACATTTACAATTTGACGTTCTCTACCTTTGGTACCTACAGATACAGTTCCTTTTGGCGCCGTACCAGCAAAGCCATTATAGGTGGTAGTACCAACTGTTGCTTCTTTAACTGATTTTTCTGCTTTAGAAACGGAGTATGAACCTAACGCAACGGAGTTCTCATGTGTAGCGCTAGATTCGCGACCCATGGCCATTGAGTTAACACTCTCAGCTTTAGAGGCATATCCGATTGCAGTCGATTCGGACCCAGTCGCTTTGGAGCCTGTACCGATAGACACCGCATTGTTTGCGCTAGCTGCTGAATTAGTACCTACTGCAATAGCAGAGCTACCAGCTGAATTAGAGCGAACACCGATAGCAGTTGAACTTGAACCCGTTGCTTTTGCTTCATTACCCAATGCCGCAGCTTGAACAGCACTGGCTTTAGCGCCATTACCTACAGCAGTTGAAACGATTGCACTCGCATTTGCACCTGTACCTAAAGCTGTTGCACTTTGAGCTCCAGCATAAGAACGACGTCCTAATGCTGTTGACTCTTGTCCTTCAGTGACTGCTTGAGAACCAACTGCAATGGAGTTGTTCGCTTTAGCTGATGCGCCTATACCTACTGCTGTTGCACCCCATGCTGAAGCTGATGCACTAT